AGTTCTACTGTTACTGGATTTACAAGTCAAATAAATGATCTAAGTGGAAGCGTAACTAGTTTAAGTGCTTCATTAACTGCTACTGGAATTTCAGGCAGTGGAGTTCCAACATTCATTGCATTATTTGATAGTTCTTCTACTTTAACTGCTTCTTCAATAATGTCTGAAAGTGCAGAAGATATTTCAATTAGTGGAAATATTTGTTTATCAGGAGCATATTTTAAAAGTACATCTGTGGATGGTGTTCCTTATATTGTTCAGACAAATCAATTACCTGATGAAGAAGGATATTTTGCAATTTCTCCTAATGGCAGTCCAACAAGACGTAATAAATCAACATTTTTAGTTTATCATAATGATGTGCTAGCAACTAGTGGATATATCAATGGAGAATGGTTAGAAATAGTAGCAGGTTCTCCATGTTATGATATAGATGATTTTCTAATTTCTGTAAATGCTTTTGGTACAGGTACTAAAAGAAATCTTTGTTTAGGTGCTATGTCAACAACAGGAGCAGCTCAAGTTGCTATGACAATACATGGAAATGTTGATGAAGTATATACAGAATTTAATAAAGGAATATCAGCAAATACTTTAAGTGCTAAAACTATTTATGAAAATGAACCAGTTGTTTTTAAAGGAGTAGAAGTTAAATTAATATCTCCTTATACTGTAAAAAATAATTCTTATAGAGGACAATTACATTGTCATACAACTAATTCTGATGGAGTAAGTAGTTCTACTGCAGTAGTAGAATTCTATAGAGATTTGGGATATGATTTTATTGCAATTACTGATCATGATTTTGTTACACAAGATCCTGGTGTAACTGGAATTTTATTTCTTCAAGGAATAGAACAAGAAGTAGAAAATTTACATACAAATAGAATAAATAGTGTTGTTGCTTCAAGCAGCACTTCTGCTACTACTGTTCAAAAATTATTAGATGAAGCTAATATTTCAGGAGATTTTGTATATTTAAATCATCCTCTTTGGGAAAATGATCATTGGTTGTTACCTAAAATACAATCTTTAGATGGATATTATGGAATGGAAGTTTGGAATGCATTAGTTACAAAGAAAGATGCATCAACCAAAATAAATCAAGTACTTAATAGTCATAGAAAAACTTATTTATTAAGTGGTGATGATTTACATAATCCAGCTTTATCTTGGGCAGGATCTGCTTGTGTTTATGTTTTTGCTAATACTTGTACTGCTCCAGAAATAATGGATAATTTAAAAGCAGGTAACTTTTATAGTTCAAATGGAGCTGTTATAGATTCTATAATAGTATCAGGTAAAACAATTACTATAAATACTCCTACTTCTGGAACTATTGAATTTATAGGAAATAGTGGAAGTAGTTCTAGCGTAATTATTCTTCAAACTTCAGCATCAACTGATACAGCTAGCTACACAGTTTCTGGAAGTGAATTGTATGTAAGAGGAAGAGTTATTAGAAATTCTGATAGTTTAACTGCTTGGACAAATCCAATATATGTTCTTGACAATACAAAAATTTATTCTAATAGAGTTTATAGAGATAGATTGCATATTAATGATCCTTCATTAGATCATCTTCGTTTAGCTAATAGATTTTCTTTTATAGGAAATTCAAGTCTTGATTTAACAAATAATGCTTATTATGATAATGGCTATAAGTATTTAGAAAGTGATAAAGCATCTAAATTAACTTTAAGTTCAAATTCAAATTTAATTTATTCTAGTGCAGTTTCTGGCACAGCTACTAGTGCAGTTACATTTACTGATGTTTTAACAGTTAGTGCTAATGGAAATGTAACTGCTACAAGATTCTATGTAAGCTCTGCAACACCAATTGCTGCAAACGAATTAGCTTCAAAGTCATATGTTGATTCTATTACTGGAGGTTCAGGAGTTACTGGTATTGCAGGATCAGGAACTGTAGGTACTATTCCAGTATTTAGTGCTTCAAGCTCTTTATCTTCTTCTATTATTTTTCAAAATGGAACTAAAATAGGAATAGATGGAAATTTAACTGCAGATTCAATTTGTTCTACTTCAGCAACAATTCTAGCAAATGCTTATAGATTTTATGCTGGTTCAAGAGATGGAAGTTCAGCCTTTGGCGACTTTAGGACAAATCCAGATACTGGAAATACAATCATTAGTGCTAAATTAGCTGCAATATTTTTTAATTATGATCATGGAGCTTCTGGTACTTTTTGGGCTAATGGAAGTCAAGCTTGTTATGCTTATATGAGCAAAACAGGACAATTATCATTAGGAAAACAAATTGCAGGTGATATTCCACCATCTATTCGTAATACTATAGATGCTGCAGGAGGAGTTGTAATCGGTTCTACTTATGCAAATTTATCTGCTGCACCTACAAATGGATTGTTAACTGAAGGTGCTGTAAGAATTAGAGGATATTCAGGGGGCACATTGAAGAGTGCTATTTCTAGTTTTGAAGAAAATTTAACAATTGGAGGAGCATATAATCAAGACTATAATTCAGGTAGTGCTGTACTTATTCATTTAGCTGATTATAGTAACGATACAGGAGATGCTGTTTATCCAATTTACGTAGAAAATGAAAACAATAATGTAGATTTTTATATATTTTCTGGTACTTCAAATAGTGCATTTGGAAGCTATATTTATTTTGGAGGTAAAACTGGAATTGGAACAAAAACTGGTAGTGAAATGTTTAATGTTTCAGGCAATGCATTTATTTTAGGAACTGTAACAGGAATTAGATTTTATGCTTTAAGTGCAATTCCATTATCAGCAAATGAATTAGTAACTAAATCTTATGTTGATTTTCAAACTTCAAGTGGAGCTGTAACTGCTCAAATTGTTAGTTTATCTTCAAGTGTTACAAGCTTAAGTGCCACAGTTACTGCTGCATTAACAGCAATGGGAATAGTAGGTAGTGGTGCAGCTAATTATATAGCTATTTTTGATAGCTCTTCAACTTTGACAGCTTCTTCAATAATGTCTGAAACTGGAAATAGTATACTTTTAAGCTCTTCTATGCCAGCTTTAGAATTTTTAACTAATAGTTCTACAGGAAAAGGTAGAATTTTAGCAGCAGCAACTGATTGGTTTGGATGGGCACAAAATATGTATTATCCTGGTGGTGCATATTGGTTAATGGATGATAGTAATAAAACAGCTTGGATGCATTTTGTACTAACTACTCCTGGAGCTAATGATGTATATAGAATATATCATTCACCTTCAGGTTCACTAACTGCTTCACTTCAAAATTATTTAACTCTTGAAGGAACATCAGGCACACTTCAAATTACTAATGGATTAACTGCAAATTCAATAACAAGCAAAAAAGGAGTGGAAATTAGAGAAATTCCTGATTCTGATCATACTTATTCAGGAATAACTCTTCCATTAACAGCACACACTGATATGGGATTTGGAGATGTATGTTTTATAAATTCAGATGGTAGAGCACAATTAATCAATTCAACTGCAATATCTACTATGAATGGAATTTGTATGGCTGTAGATACAATAGCAGCAAGTGCAGTTGGCTTGTTTATGATGCAAGGTGTTGCAAGAGATGATACTTGGAATTGGAATGTTGGTGGCTTAATTTATGGTGCTACTGCTGGTACTTCTGGAAATACATTGATACAAACTCCAACAACAGGTACTAATTATGTAATACAAATTTTAGGTGTTGCTACACATGCAGATAGAATGATATTTAATCCACAATTAGTACAAGTAGAGCATATATAAATGAAATTAAATTTAGGTTGTGGTTGTTCTAAAATTAAAGGATTTATTAATATAGATGCGAATCCTGAATTTAAACCAGATTTAATAGGAGATATACTTGATATTGATTTTCAACCAAATTCTATTGATGAAATTATTGCTTATCATATATTAGAACACATACCAAAATCAAAACAAGAATTTTTGTTGAGTAAAATTTATAAATGGATGAAACCTGAAAGTAAGTTATATATATCTGTTCCTGATCTAATAAAATTATTTAAACTTTATCAATTATATGAAGATGAATTAATTCTTAACTATATATTTGGTTCAGGAGAAAATAATTTATTTAAACATTATTGGGGGTTTACTGAAACATATTTAGATATATTGCTAAAAAAAGTAGGATTTATTTATTTAGAAGTCAACACTAATTTAGTTGGATTTGCTACTGAAAAGTATAGAGGTTCAAATGTTTCAATAAATAAAATCTATATAAAAGGAAAAAATGGCTGAAGTAGTTTTAACATCTTTTACAAACACAGATAATAGTAATTATTTATACTTTGGTAATAGTGGTTATACTACTATTACTCCTCATGCACAGGGATTTCAAATTCAAAATTCAGGATTAATAACTTCAATAGAAGTTAAAATATTAGATGTACCTATTACTAAACCTGATTGGACAATTTCAATACAAACTGATGATGGTGGTAAGCCTTCAGGAAATTTAATAGATGCTAATGCAACAAAGACTATAGCTGGTCCTAGTGCTACAGGTATAACTAAAGTAATATTTGATAATAATTTTTCTTTTAATATTAATACTCAATATTGGTTAGTATTACATCAAGCTGAACCTGTTTTTGGAAATGTTTGGCAAATGAGTTATAATGCCAATGATGAATATCCTTACGGAAGTTTTTTATACTCAACTGATGGAGGATCAAATTGGACTGATTCAGAAGGTGATTATTATTTTGTTATCTATGGAGAATTATCTAGTGCAACTAAAATTTCTAAAGTAGCTGGTGTTTCTCAAGCAAAAATTAAAACAGTTTACCCTACAGCGCTTTCTAATATTAAGAAAATATCAGAAATCACAAACTCTTAATAACTTCATTAAGATTATTTTGATATTTATGTTTAAGAAGTTTAGTGTTTACAGTTGGACTGTAACACACAAAAACTTAATGAGGTCTCAGAGCTTTGGTAGCTCACATTAAGTTAACGAATAATTCAAATTTTTATAATCTAAATGATTTGTTTAATTTGCAATTCATATTATAGTTCTAATAGAAGTTTTGCTAGACATCTACAGAGACATCATGAGATGAAATACTGTTTATGAAGTATATGAAAAACGTCATGAAAAACAAAAAGAACATGATTTACAGAGACAAAAATTAATACAAGAAAATATGAATTGTAATTTTATTTTAGATAGAGAAAAAGAATGTCATTAGTCACAGTATCACCTGGGATATTCACTCAAGAAAATGATCAATCTTTTATTCCGCAAGGAGTTGCTGCAATTGGTGGAGCAATTATAGGATTGACTCAAAAAGGTCCTGCTTTTCAACCTACAAAAGTTACAAATTTTACAGAATTTAGAAATACGTTTGGAAATTTAGATACCAAACTTTATGTTCCTTATACAGCAAAAAATTATTTACAAAATTTAAGTACTTTAAATATTGTAAGAGTTTTATCTACACAAACTCCTACTACTTTAGGTAATGCAATTATTTTGGCTTTTCCTGCCACTGGAAATGTTAACACTACAATAACTGGAACTGCAACTGCAATGGCAATTTTAAGAGCAAGATCAAGTATAACTGCTGCTACAATAACAGGAGTTTCAAATAATTTTACACTCAATGTTGATGGTGTTTCTGCAACTAATCTTTCATTAAATTATGCAGATTCAAGTTATATTGGAAAAGTTTTAGGTACAAATCCATTTGCTGCAGCTGCAGGTGATTCAATTACAAGTGTTTATGTTGAAGAAATTTTTGATTATGCATATTTTGCTTCTTCTGCTGTTACAGGAAGTGCTACTGCAACTTCAAGCTTTAATTCAGCAATTGGAGGATATTCTCCAGGATATACACCTTGGATAGTATCACAGAATTTTAATGGTTCAGTTTATGATTTATTTAGATTAGCTACTCTTGGTGATGGAGATGCTGCAAATACTGATATAAAAGTAAGTATTTCAGTTGACACTTCACAAGTATCATTATCAAGTTATCCTACATTTGTTATATCAATAAGAGATTTTAGTGATACAGACCAAAGACCAGTAGTTCTTGAAACATTTACTTGTAATCTTGATCCTACTTCAAATGCATATATAAAGAGAGTAATTGGTGATAGAACAAAAACATTTAATACAACCATTGAACCTCCTGAATTAGTATATGATGGAGAATATGAAAATGCAAGCTCATATGTTAGAGTTGAAATGGCAGGTCAAGAAGGCGGATGGCCAGCAAATTCTAAGCCATCTGGTTTTAAAGCTATTCCTGCAATGGGATTAACAGTTTCTGGTCCTTATTTTAAAACACCTTTTAAAACTGATCACACTAATTTTACAAGTGTAAAAGATTCTAAAGTTTTTATGGGATTTGATTCTACACAATTAGGTGCAAAAAATCGACTTCCATTTTATGTAACTGGAATTTCTGCAAGTACATCAGGATCTGTTACAAAAGGATTTTTAATTGCATCTACTACTGGAGAAAAATCATCTTCAGGAAATTTAACGGCATCTTATAATTTTATTGATGCTTCAAGCACTGCCATTTCAACTTCAGCAACTGTTTATGATAGTCTAATTAGATTTACAGCTCCTTTCTATGGTGGTTGGGATGGAATTGATCCAAGAAAAGATAAATTACAATTGCTTTTAGATGGTACACTTTCAGCAGATTTTTGGAATGCAGTAAAAGTACTTGGAAATCCTGATGAATTAGATTTTAATCTTCTAACTATTCCAGGAGTTTTTGCTGGAGGTCCTGCAGCACAGGGATCTATCCCTCAAAAAGCTCTTGAAATGGTAACTAATAGAGGAGATGCTTTCTATATCATGGATATTGCTGATAGTACTCATACAACTACTTCAGGTGCTATACTTAATTCTACTGTAAATGGAGTTGTTACAACTGCACAAGGATTTGATTCAAGTTATGCTGCTTGTTATTTCCCATCAGTTAGAATTCTTGATACAGATAATAATAAATTTGTTTGGGTTCCTGCTTCTACAGTTGTTATGGGAGCTTATGCATTCAATGATAAAGTAGGAGCTGCTTGGTGGGCACCTGCAGGTATGAATAGAGGAGTTCTTAATGTATTTGAAGCAAGAAAGAGAGTAACACAAGCACAAAGAGATACTTTGTATTTAGGAAAAGTAAATCCAATAACTACTTTTGCTGGTCAAGGTATTGTTGTTTGGGGTCAGAAAACTCTTCAAACTGCAGCTTCTGCTCTTGATAGAGTTAATGTACGAAGATTAATGTTGTATGCAAGAAAAACTATTGCTGCGGTTGCAAAATATTATGTATTTGAAGCAAACAATAGCAAAACAAGAAGTGATATTGTAAATGCAATTAATCCTATACTTGAAACAATACAAAAACAACAAGGAATTGAAAAGTTCCAAGTTGTATGTGATGATTCTAATAATACACCAGATGTTATTGACAGAAACATTTTAATAGGAGATATTTATATTCAACCAACAAGAACTGCAGAAATCTTTATCTTTACATTTAACTTAACAAGAACTGGAGTGGCATTCGCAGCTTAAGTATTGAATTAAATGCTATATTTTTAAACAATAGGGAATTGAAAAGTTCCCTATTTTTTTGATTGGAAATTGCTTCTAAAAGATATTTATTATGACTTTAAATTTATCAACTTAATTTGAGGAATAAAAAATGGCAGACATATTAACAGTCGATCAAATGTTAGCAAACACTGCAGAACCAAAAAGAAAACATCAATGGATTCTTTCTCTTGCAGGACTTGATGCTTACACCTGTATGACAGCAACAAGACCAGGTGGTGGAACTTTTAATGAACAAGTTATTGATTATATAAACAGTAAAAGATATTTAGCAGGTAAATTTACACCTGATGATTTTGCTTTAACTCTTTGGGATCCACTTGCTCCATCAGCAGCTCAAAAAGTAGACCAATGGGTCAAATTGTGTTATGAGCAACTTACAGGAAGAGCAGGATATTCTGCTATTTATAAAAAAGATTTTGAAATTAAACTTTTAGATCCCCCAGGAGGTGTTGCTGAAAAATGGCAAATAAAAGGTGGATGGATAAAAGTAGTAAAATATAATAACTTAGATTATAAAGATGATACTCCTGTAAATATTGATTTAACAATACGTTATGATCAAGCGGTTCTACTTTATTAATAATCAGTTTCGCGCTGCTTCTACGTGAAAAAAATAACATGAAAGATAGTAAAAATGGAAAAAAATTTAGAACAGTTTCTAACTACAATATCAGTTCCACTTCCAAGTAAAGGTATTTTATATCCAAAAGATTCTCCACTGTTTAAACAAGAGAGTCTTAATGTAAGAGAAATGACTGCTAATGAAGAAGATTTACTTACTTCTTTAGCTTTAATTAGAACTGGAAAAGCAATAGATGAAGTTGTAAAAGCTTGTATTATGCAAAAAGATATTGAACCTGAAAAAATATTGGTTGGTGATAGAAATTCTATTATTGCTGGATTAATTTTAGCAAGCTATGGAAATTCCTATAAAACAGATGTTAAATGTGAAAGTTGTGGTGAAACAAATGCAAAATATGAATTTGATATAAATAATTTACCAGTTAAATGGCTTAAAACGCAACCAATATCTGAAGGATTTAATGAATTTGAATTTACTTTGCCTAAATCAAAAAAGAAAATTACTTTTAAACTTTCTACAGCAGAAGATGAAAAAGAAATTTCTAATTTGATTAAAAAAATTCAAAATTCTACTGATAAAGAACAAAATGTTACTATAAGACTAAAAAAACTGATTACTTCAATTGATGGTGTTACAGATAAAGCAAAAATTGCTACATTTATTGAATCTAGACAATTGCCCATAATGGATTCTGTTGCACTAAGAAATTATATTGAAGAAATATCACCAGATATTGATACAAGACAAGATTTTGAATGTAAAAAATGTGGTTACCAGACAAAAATCATAATGCCAATTAGCTTTAATTTTTTCTGGAGAGCATAAAATTAAAGGGAGACTCTCATAATGCTTAACTTAAAAGAAGGTAACATTATATTGGGAGATGGAAATGACATATTTGATAAATTGCAACACTTTGTTAATGGAAAAGGAGCAACTCATGGTTGTTTTTTTACGTATCCTACTGGTTCAAAAAGAAATATGTCTATGGTTTTATCCGCAGAATACAACGGATGTGTTCATGTTTTATGGAAAACTTTTTTTGATGATGATGAAGAATACAATGTATGGTGCTACAGTGTAAAAGGAGCAACTCAAGAAGAAATAAATTATGCTCTAGATTATTGTACAAATTTATTTCTTAATGATTCATATGCATATTTAGCATGGCCTTGGTTTGGTTGGAAGAGTTTATGGGAAAATGTTTTGAATCCTTTAGGGAAGAAATTTAAAATTTTAAGTTGGATTCATCATGATGTAGAAAAAGAAAATAATTGGTTTACAAAACATGTATTTTGTACCAAACAAACTTATATTTATTTAGACAAATTAACTGAATTACATTCAGAACGATGGAAAAATTTAAGAAATATATTACATCAATGGCTACCTGATACTTTTCAACCAATGCAATTAAAAAAAATTCTTGAAGATAATCCGGAAATTTTTAGTTGGGAATTTCAAAGAGTTAATAAAGTAATAACTCAAGTTGATTATGGACAAAGAACGCGAAATATACGAAGCTAATCAAAAAAATCTTTTAAAGTTATATAAAACAAATGTTCTTGAAGAAATTTTTCTACTTGTTTATAAAACTTCAATGACTTATGAAGATGTAATAAACTTACCTATCAGCAAAAGAAGATGGTTTGTTAACAGATTAACCAAACAGCTTGAAGCTGAAAATCCAAAAAAATAATATGGCTAAAAAAAGAAAAATCAATGAAAATACCCTTCTTGACGCAATACTTAAAGCAATTGTATTGCATACTGCTAGAAAAGAAGGGCTAAAAGATCCAGAATTTAGAGAAATAGTAAATAAACATGGAAGTGAGTTAAAACAAATAGCTGCTGATATTCAAAAAGATTTAGATACTATAGATAGATTAAATAAAAAAGGTATATTTTAATAAAAAATGCCAAGAAATATAGATGACATAGAAGAAGAAGATCTATTTAGTGGTGGTAAATCTGCTCAAGATACTGCTTTAAGATGGAAGTTTGCGCAATTAGAAGCTGCTAAAGGTATGGCAGGAATGAAAACTTTTTCAAGATTTGTAGAAGAAGCTTCTAAAAATATGGAAAAACTTGCTGCTAATATTTCCGGAAGCGAGAATTTATTTGGCCCAGGTATTAGAGCTTTTAGTAAATATCAAAAAACAATTGAAGATCAATTGCAACAAAAAATTAAAATGGGCAATTCTATGGCTTCTATTGAAAGCAATATGTATACTATTGCTGATATGAGATTAAAAGCTCTTGCCAAAATTGCTAAAGAAGAAAAAATGACTGCTGAAAGAAGAAATGCAATTGAAGGAACAATTTTAAAAGAGTTAGAAGCACAACAAGTACATGAAAGAAATTTAAATAAATCAAAGCAACTATATTCTCAAGCAATTAATAAAATTTCAAGTTTTCTTGGTGGTGGTTCAATGTCAAAAGCTTTTGAAACTTGGGCTGGAAAACATGAAGGAGCAATAACTGGTAAAATGGCTTCTGATATAGGAGCTGGAACTGGATTTGGAGCAGCATTTGAAAAAATAGCAGGAAGTTTGACAAAAATTGCACCTGCAATAATTCTGATTGGTGGTGCAATTGCATTTCTTACAGAAAGATTTGTAGCTCTTTTTAAACAAACAGTTGCTTTTGATTCAGAAATAGTAAAAGCTACAGGAATTAGAGGTTGGGGATTAGGAGAAACTAATCCATTAAGAGCTAGAATCACTGCAGCAGCTCAAGCTTTACAAACAGCTACTTTAAATCGTGTTTCTCAAGTAGAAGCTTTGAAAAAATCAACAGAAGCAGCTGGAGGTCTTTCAAGTGCTTTTGGTGGAGATTTAAAAGCTATTACTGAAAGTAACATTAAAGCTGTAAATGCTTTATCTGATAGATTAGGAATAAGTGCAGAAGAAGCTGGAAGAATGGTTTATATGCTTGAAAGAGGTGCAGGAATATCTGAAAGTAAAATTGCACCAGCTTTTGCAGGAATGTCTGCATTAGCTATTGAAAGTGGAGTTAGTTTAAATACAATATTAAAAGATGTAACAGATAATGCAGCACTTTTGAGAATAAATACAAATGGTACTGCAGATGCTTTTGCAAGAGCAGCAATTAATGCTAGATTAATGGGAACAACATTAGAATCTCAACAAGCAACTGCAAGAGGATTCCAAACCTGGGAAGGAGCTGCTGAAAAAGCAGTACAATTAACATTTTTAACAGGACAAAGATTTAATGCTTTAGCATTATACACTCAAGCTAATTTTGGAAGTTCTTTAAGTATGCAGGAACAAATGTTACGTAGTGTAAGAGCAACATTTGAAAGTCAATCTACATCTAGAATTAGAAGAGAAATGATTGCTCAACAATTAGGTTTAGGTTCAGCAGCTGAAATGCAAGCAAGATATTCAGCAATGGATGCAGAAGCTAGAATTACCCAAAAAGCAATGCAAACTTTTAGTAGAGAAGATATAGCAGGATTCAAAAAAGCTGGAACTTGGGAATCAATTAGATCTGCAATTAAAATGGGTGGACCATTAGATGCTGAATCAATTAAAAAACAAGCAGATATTTTAAGACAAAAAGCTCAAACTGCAAAAGCTCAAAAAACAGAAGCAGAAGCAGCTTTAGGTTTAGGAGAATTAACAACTGTAACAGATCAAATTCTAGGACAAATTTTTGCTGTAGTTGATAAGATTTTAGGTCATGTAGTAGGTGAAATAGTACCATTATTAACTATTATTGCTCATCCTGTAGATTCAGTATTAAGAGCTCTAGGTATTCCAACAGAAGCAGAAAATATTGCTGCAGCAAAAGAAAGAGAAGCTAAAACTGAAGAAAAAATTAAAAATGCACCAGTACCAGAATTTTTAAAAGGTGGGACTCCTTTAACAGCTGAACAATTAAAAGAATTTGAAAAAAGTAGAAGACCCGTAATTAGATTAGATTCATGGAAAATGGGCGAAGTATGGGAGAGATAATGGCAGAAATTTTAACTAAAGTTCCTCCATCAGAATTTATAAAATTACCCGAATATAAAGTTAAATTTGGAGATGCTATTAGTGTTAAAAATCCTGATCAAACTATGATAACAAAGACTTTAAATCAAGGAGAATTTACTTCAAGCCATCCAGCGCCTACTAATATATTAGATGCAGATAAAGAACTCATGCATAATATTAATAAAAATGTATCACCAACAAGAATTGCTGCTTTTATTGCAGGTCAAACTGCTCTTTATGCACTTAATCCTCATACTTCTTATATTAATGTTGCTGTAGTATCAGGAGTAATTCCGGGTGAAGGAGTTATACCAACTACTCTTGGTGATGAAACTCTTAGACCTTCTCCTCAAACTTCTTATGCAAAAACTTATGGTAATAGTATTTCTGCTTCAAAAATATCAGGTGTAGCTATAAAAACAATAGAAGGTTCTAATTATGAATCTATTTTTGGGAATACTTCTCTTGCTACTGATCAAATGAAAGATGTTACTGAAAGAGCTTTTGAAACAAATGCAATTAAAGATAAAACTGAAAGAAGTTTCAATTCAAAGGGAGACTTACAATTTAATCCAGATTTAGAAGCTGATGCAACTTCAAATCTAAAACCTGAAACAAAAATTGATGGAATGTCTTTTCCTTTCTTTTTTGAATCTCTAAATTATGGTGAACAAGATTATTCAGAAAAATTTATTTCTTTTCAAGCTACATTTAAAGGTATTAAAGAAACTTATGCTCCTAAATGGTCTGAAAAATCTTATTTTGGTAGAAGTACTTCTATTTATACTTATGCTAATACTGCTAGAACATTAAATTTCATGTTTACAATTTTTGCTAACAATAAAGAATCACTTTGGTTAGTTAAACAGAGAATTAATTGGCTAGCAAAGCATTGTTACCCTACTTATGTTGATTTAGCAAATACTAATTCAAAAATTATTTATGAAGCTCCAGTAATTAAAATTACTATTGGAGATTTATTTAGAGATACTCCTGGAATTATAACTAATCTGGAGTTTGATTGGGATATGGAAGAAAATGCTTTATGGGAATTAAGTAAAAATATGATTATGCCCCATGGAGTAAATGTTACAATGGCATTTACAATTTTACATGATAAGTTCATGAGAAATTCGCCACAATCATTATCTCAAGATATACAATCATCAGATTTTTATTCTTTTATTCTTCCTGAAAAACACAAAGTTAAATTCAAAGAAGATTTTACTTCTGAAGATGCAGAAGTAATAGCTGCTAAAGAACTCAAATAATTATGACAGAACGATATTCTTTTCAACAAATTAAACAGCTTAAAGATTCTAATAATATTCAGCAAACTATAATGTCAATTCTTCCAGCAATAAATCCGGAAGATTTATATAGTTCATCAGATATTTTTGTAAAAATAAAGATAGGACAAAGAATAGATAATTTAGCTTATCAATATTTAGGAGATGGAAGATATTGGTGGGCTATATGTTTAATTAATGGCTTAAGAACACCTTTTGATGCTTCATTAATTTCAGGTAAGCTTTTAAGAGTACCTACTTCAATTAATAAAATAATTCAAATTTTAGAAAGTAATGCTACATAATGTCTCAACTAATTTATGATAAAAATATTCTTCCAATTATTTCTGGTTGGAATGAAAAATTAAATATGAAAAATGATGAACTATCAAAATTAGTGCCATTTGTAGAACTTTTTGCAATTTATGATGATGTTCTTCCAAGCACTGTAAAAGATGATAGATTAAAATCTGAAGCAATATCGGTTAATCTTAAGCCTTTAAGTGGTGTAATAGAATCAGTTAAAATTATACCACTTTTTAGTATGATAAACCAACAAACTTCTACTAATGCACAAGGAAGATTATTATATTCAAGGGGAATACCAGGAATTGAAAATTTAATAGTTTCTGCTTTAAATTATGACTCTAATGCAATGAGAGTAGAAATGCAAATTTCAATACCTACTCTTGAAAAAGAAATCAAAATAAATACTGCTCTTAGAACACTTCTTACTTTAAATTCTGATTGGATCTTAATGTATGGTTGGGCTAAAGAAAGTCAAGGTATTCCAATATTTAGTGAAGATAATTCTTCTAAATTAACAATTGATTTAACTGCATCTCATAAAGGTTATTATAAAGTTGCTAAAATTACTTTAGTTAGATATGATTGGGAATTAAGTAAAGATAAAATGGCATTTGGAACTCTTAATTTTGCTTCAAATGCTCAAACTACTTTAACTGTATTTGATATTTCTCATTATAGAAGTAACATTCAAAGTTTCTTGAATGGAAAATTTGCTTTTAAAAATACAACTACTACAAATCAATTAAAAGATGCACAACCTGTATATAAAAAAATAAATAAAGTAAAACATAGCAGTAAAAATGAAATTTATACTCATACTTATTACAGTCTTGGTTGGGCTATTGAAGCTATAAGACAATCTATTCCTGAAGATGTTAGAAAAAATATAGATCATATTGAATTTGATAGTTTTAATACTCCAAAAAGTATGAATATATTTCTAGATGATACAAAAAAACCCATAAATATTGTAATAAAGAATGTCGGATATATTCCTTTGAATGCTTCAGAAGTTAAAACTCGAGTATTTGATAATTTGGGTGATAATTTTATGGAAGCTATAAATGAACTTTGTAAAATTGCTACAGAATCTTCAATGGGTGTAGGAAATGACGCTTTTGATATTGTAACTCTTATGGGTAATGATGGTAAAAGTCTACATATAATTGACTTAAATACTACTCTAAAATTAAAAGTAGATACAAATAGCAATGATAAATTAACAGTACATCTTTCTTCAGAAAATTCTTTATTGGATGAAGTAACTTTTGCTAGTCAAATTTCAAAAGATGCAGCATATGCTTTGCCAAGAATAGTAAATACAGAAAATGGAGCAGCAATTATTTATAGTGTATTCTTTGAAGATGCAAAATTAAATAAACCAACAACTACAATAGGAAAGCTAATTAAAAAATTAGGAATTTCTGATATAAATGCTAAAGCTTTAGATACTACTCAATTAAAAGAAACTTGGAGACAGAAATTACAACAAGCTACTGAAGGAGTTTATAAAGACCAAATATTTAGAGAAATTATTGAAAATCAAGCAACTCCAATAGGATTAGCTTTAAGAGCTTACTTTACTTCTTTAACTTTAACTATTCATGGAACTGCTATGATCCCTTTTACAACTTATGTAGACTTTAGAGGTTTTATACAAGGAGCAGATGGGATTTATTGGGTATTAGGTTCTCAAGACATTCTTTCACCAAATGAATTTAAAACAGTTTTAACTTGTACTTTACAAGAACCTTATACTTAATTTTTATTTACAATTATCTAGTAATTTTATAAATTTAATTCTTAGCATGTAATTGTTCTTTCAATACTTGAAATATGCTTTTTGCTGAATTTACTCCTAATAAAAAGAATTATGGCGAAAAGCACTATATATTTTGGGTCAGAGACAGAACAAGCCATCCGCGACTATATCAAATGCAGTAATGAAGCAGAAAAAGAATTAATCTATTTACATAGAATAATGCCTGCTTTCTTAAAACTTACTGAAAATATTGTGAATATGCCCCGTTTTAATTTTAAAAAGATGGGAAACTTCAATTCTTTACAAGATGAAGTAATGGCTCATCTTTATTCTAATATAGAAAAATTTAATCCTCGCAGACTTTCAAAAAAATCCAAAAAGAGAGTAAAAGCTTTTTCTTATTTTGGAACAGTTGCTAAAAATTATCTTGTACAAAAATCTATAAAACATACTAAAACTGATTATTTAAATGAAAATATTGAAGGATTAGAAATTCCTTTAGATACTAATTTAAATTTATCTGTTAATGATGAAAACAATAATGAAATGCAAGAATTTTTTAAAATATTAGTAAATAGATTTGAAAAAAATAGAGATAGTTATTGTGAAGATAAAAAGAAAGTTGCAGATGCAATTATTTATTTCATGAAAAATGTTCAGAAAGAAGCAATATTCAATAAAAAACATCTTTATCTTCTTTTAAGAGAATATTCAGGTTTAAACTCTAAAGTTATAACTCAATATTTAAAAGAATTTAGAAAAGATTATCTTAGAACAAAAACTCAATATTATGATGGTGTAATTTAATGAGAAGTACTCGTGAAATATATGATCCAGGAATTATATTTCATAAAACAGCAAAACAGCAATATAGAAATGAAAAAAAATTCAATAGAATTCTTTATAGGGGAATTGTGACCTTTGTTGATAGAATAGGAAATGAATCAAGACCAGCTTTTAGTTTAAGAATTAAAGTTTTTGGAATAGATGATCCATATTCTTCAGAAAATGAAAATTTTTATCCATCATTATTGCCGCCACACTTAATTGCAATTCCTGAAGTTAATGAAGAAGTGCTAATAATATGTGAAGAAATTGGAAATTTAAAGTCTGGATTTTGGATTTCTACAGCACGTAATAATAACTTATTAACAAAAATTGTTGTAGGAAATGATGATCAAGATTTTACCAGTATTCAAAATAAATATGGTACTGAAAATTCATTATCTGTTGAATCTGATGATGTAAATCCTAATGAGAATTATAATATTCCTGAACAAAGATTTAAACCTGGAGATGTTTTAGTTCAGGGAAGATCTAATACAAAAATTAATCATTCATTCGATTCAGTTACTAAAAAAGGATATATTGAATTACTAACTGAAGCTCAAGCAAATGATAGTAATTTCTTATCTGATGACTTTACTAAATCAAGAGGGTCTAGAGTTATAATAGCTACATTAAGTAGTTTAGATGATATGATTGCTAAAAATATTGGCAAGACTTTTTCTTCAACATTTGAAGGATTTAAAAACACAAATTCAGCCTATTTATTATTAGAATCATTAAGATTAAGATTGATATCAAGAGATGGAGGAGATATTCAATCTGCTGTTTTAGGAGAGAATTTAGAAATATGGCTTAAAGCATTAACAGAACAAATTATAAATTTAACTGATCAAGTAGATAAATTAAAATCAGCTCATGATTCACATGATCATTCAGCTGGAACATTATTAGATTCTACTGGTAAGCCTTGTTCTGCAAAAACTGCATCTCCTACTAGTTCTGGTGTTGATGTTTCTTCTATAAAAACTGCTGTTAATGATTTAAATCCTAAAATAAAAAATCATCATAGTAAAGTTATTGCACTTAATTAATGAGAAGAATAAAAAGTTTTAAAAAATTGTCAATAGCTCCAAAACTTAAGGGGAAAGGTAAAAAATTTTTAGGATGTGACTTTAGTTCAGAAAGTGAAAAATTATTTTTAGATCAACTTGAAATAATTTATAATATAAAAATTGAAAGACAGTTTTGTTTACATTATAGATTTTTTGATGGTAGATATAATAATTGTTTATTAGAAATTGATGGTAGAAAATGGCATAGTAAGAAAAAAGATGTTTTAAGAGATAAATGGAAAGAAATGATTGCTATAAGAAATGGATTTAAATTATATAGAATAGAACTTAATAATAAAAAAGAAATTCCAATAGCTTTAGAAAAAAATAAATTGCTATTAGAAGAAATATTTAACAATGTCAAATAAAAATTTTAAATTTCCTTTAACTTTAAGTGATACTCAAGGATATTTTGCTCTAACAGAAACTACTCTTGAAAACTTAAAACAAAATATAGCTATTTTGTTTGCAACAGATCAAGGAGAGAGAGTAGTTAATAATCAAATTGGTTCTAAATTTAGAAAAATATTATTTGATCCAAATAGTCAACAAAATTTACAATCTATTTGTGCAAATGAAGTAAATAGAATATTTTCTAGTTTTTTTCCTCAACTACAGATTTTAAGTTTAAACATAAATTATTTAGATGATACTACTCAAACACAAAATGCTGTAGAAATAAAAATTACTTATGCTTTTAAAAATTTAGATACAATACAAGATTCTTTAACAGTTGTTGTAGGTTAAAATAATGGAATTATATAGTCAAATTAAAAAAATACCAACTGTTTCATATATTTCTAGAGATTTTGATTCTCTTAGAAATAGTTTAACAGATTATATCAAACAGCAATACCCAGATTCTTTTAATGATTTTTCAGATCAATCTGCAGGAATGGCTATTTTAGAAGCAGTTTGTTATGCGGGTGATATTCTTAATTTTTATCTTGATCATCAATTTAATGAGTTATTTTTATCTACAGCTCAAGAAGAAAGTAATATTATTGCAGAAGCAAAAAACTTAGGCTATAAAATTAGAGGAAAATCGGCTTCTCAAAATAATAATATAATTTTAAATTTCAATTATCCTACGCATCTTGCAACAACTAATTATGAATTTGTTTTAAGAAAAGGTACAAGATTTGCAGATAAAACAGGGCAAGTTACACAAGAATTACTTTATGATATTGATACAAGTAGTACTACAGCTATAACTAGAACAGTTGATGCAGTAAATGGTGTAACTTCTGCTTCTATTTCAGGTTTAATAACTCTTGGAGGTATTTCTAAAACTTACCAAGTTAATATAAGTAAAGCTGTACAATTCTTAAAATTACCCTTACCTACTGCAGATGTGTTAGAGATTTTGAGTGTAACAAGTTCAGATGGATTTACTTGGTATGAAGTTGATTATCTAGCTCAAGAAAATCAATTTGTAGGAATAATAAATGATCAAAGCTCTAGTGCAGAAGTACCTTATATTTTAACATTAAGAAGAGTTCCACGAAGATTTGTACTAGAAAAAGAAGCTAATGGTCAATCATACTTAAGATTCGGAAGTGGTACTATGAACTTAAGTGATGCAGAATTTATACCTAATCCAGAAGATTATGTTTTACCTTTAGGAATAAGAGGGGCAATTTCTGGATTTAGTCCTGCTTCTGTTGATCCATCAGATTTTATAAATACTGGGACTTTAGGGCTTGCTCCTGCAAATTGTACTTTAACAATTAAATATAGATCAGGAGGGGGATTAGCTTCTAATGCTTCAGCTAACACATTAACTGAAATAGCTCAAAAATATTTAGAATATAAAGTTACAGGAAATGATTTTGGTAAGAGTAAATTAGAAGCTTCTATGAAAATTAGTAATCCCGAGCCTTGTACTGGTGGAGAAGAAGGTGAAACATTAGATCAAATAAAGTATAATGCTTCAGCAAATTTAGCTTCTCAATTAAGATGTGTTACATTACAAGATTATATTGTTAGAACTTATACTATGCCTTCAAGTTTTGGAAGTGCATTTAGAGCCACAGCTTCTAAAGATCCAAATGTTAATAATGGATTAAAACTTTCTATCATAACTAGAAATTCAGATGGTACTCTTGCTTTACCTTCAAATGCATTAAAACTTAATATAGCTAGTTATCTAAAAGAATTCAAAAGTATTTCAGAAAATTTAAATATTGTTGATGGTAAAATAATAAATTTAGGAATTAATTTTTCTTTAATTTCTGATAAAACTACTAATCAACAAGAAATATTAGCAAATTGCTTATTAGAACTACAAGATTTCTTTGATATTAGAAAATGGAATATTGGACAAAGTATTTCTATTAGTTTAATTCAAAAAGAATTAGTCAATGTTAATGGAGTTTTAGCAGTTCCAGAAGTAAAATTTGTTCAAATGCCTCCAAGTTATTCTGGAAGAACTTATATAGATAGTTCGGGTTACTTCAATGTAAATGCTAGAATAAAAAATAACATAGTTCAATGTGATCCAGATTGTATTTTTGAAGTACGTTATCCAAAATTTGATATTCAAGGTTCAATCATAAGTTAAATCTAAATTATGCCTACAGGAATTTACATAAGAACTGATAAAACTAGAAAAACATTAAGTGAATCTCGTATGGGATTTCATCACTCTGCAGAAATTATAGCTAAAATTGCGTTGAGTAAAACAAAAACTCGAGAAAAAATAATATGTTTAAACTGCAAAAAAGAATTTGAAGCTCTTGCAAGTACTAAAAGAAAATATTGCAGCTTAAATTGTTTTTATTCATCTAAAGAAAGAAAAGAAAAAATAAGCAAAGGTGTTAGTAATTTTTTAAAAAATAGAAATGAAACTTATCATAAGAATTATCAATCAAAATCTGAAATATATTTTGGAGATAGTGTATTTAAAAATTTTAATATAATTCTTCAACCTTCAATTTGGATTCAAGGTAGGTGTTTTGATTACAAAATTCCTAATAAAAATGTTTTAATTGAAATTGATGGATCATGGTGGCATAGCAAACCCATAGCTATAGAAAACGATAAGTTAAAAAATGAAATAGCAGAACAAAATGGCTATAAATTATACAGATTTTCAATAAATTCTATAAAAGAAGCAGAAAAATTTATTCAAGAAAATCATAATTTATTAGCAAAAATATTAGGAGAATAAATGGGACTTTATAGAGCACCACTCTCAAAAGATAATACGATTAGTACTTATAGCAGTATCTTAAGCTTAACAGGATTGGGTAATGCAGGTAATTCTCAAATTGTAGATTTATGGGGATGGTATAAATATGATACAAATAAAAAATATCTTGCTAGAATTTTAGGACAAGTAGATATAAATACTATTATTTCTGAAATAGCAAAAGAAACACTTCCAAATCCACTTAATTCTTCTGTAACTTGTACTTTGAAATTTTTTAATATCAATCATGCTAATCCTCAAGCATATGATTTTACAGCACAAATATTTCCAGTAACAACTCAATGGACTGAAGGTAGAATGAATAGAATAGATTCATTCACACAACAAGGAGTATCAAACTGGTTATCAGCATCTACTTCAGCAGTTTGGACAACAGCAGGCGGAGATTATAAAATTGATAGTAGTTCTGCAACTCAATATTTTGAGACTGGATTTGAAAATTTAACTGCTAATTTAAGTGCAATGATTAATAATTGGATAAGTGGAGTATCTGCTAATTATGGATTTATAATAAAAATGGATTCTACAGCAGAATCTTTAACTTCAACAAATGAACAATGGTATAGAAAATCATTTCACAGTAGAAGTACAAATGAGCCAATGTTTGCACCATATTTAGAATTTACTTGGGATGATTCAATAAAAGATGACAGAAACACTGGAGTGTTTGGAAATTCAATGAACTTATATTTTTATAATACTCCTAATGGAATTTATACAGACATCGATTCAGTAACATCTAGTTTCCCAGGAACTGTTACAATATCAAGTAGTTTATCTTCAGTAAGTTCTTTATCTGTAAGTGCTGCAAGAGTAAAAAAGGGAGTTTATAAAGCTACATTTACTTATCCTCTTTCAGGAAATTCAGCAACAGCTTTTTATGATACTTGGACTGTAACTTCTAGTTCTTCTGGTTCTCCTTTAACTAGAAATTTTTATCCTTTACAAAGTGTTACTAGTCAAAATAATCTTTCTGTTTATGATGTTGTATTCAAAGTTATTGATTTTGAAAATGGACTTATACAAAAAAATACTAATGTAACTAAAAAGATTTTTATTTGGCAAAGAACTGCTGATATTCAACCATTAGTACAATCAGAACTTAATTCTATTTCATCCATTGCAGCTTCAACTATTTCTAGTTATATTTCTACAAATGGATTTTGGAGAATTTTAAATGATGCTGATTTTGTAGATATGGATTGGCAACCTTTATCTTATGATTCTGAGAGTAATTTCTTTTCAATAAATTCTGATAATTTTGCTAAAAATTCATCATATAAAATTGAATTTAAATTAGATATTCAAGGTCAAACTTTATTATTTAATAAAACATTTAAAATAGTATAACTACATGTCAGTTAGTGCTTTTACAGGAACATATTTTACAAATCAAGATCAACTTTTTAGAAAATTTTATGATTCTAATTCGTTGAGTTCTACATTTGTACAACAAAGCTTATCTTCAATTCGAGTAATTGAGCCCACAATTGACTTTAGTGATTTTTCAAAACATGTATATTTTAATTCTGCAGAACGTAAAACAAATGCAGCAATTGATAAAATTAGAACTACTTATCCAATTGGACTTTCAGGTCAATCTACATCTGCTTTAAGTGCAGAAAACACTGCAGCATATGATAGTTATCTTTTTGGGTTAAATGGATTCGAAAAATATGTATTATTTTATTTGGGAGGTGTTACAGGAAATTCATATTTAGATAACACTCCAACTATTACTGCATCAAGTTCAGCTCAAGATGGAACTGTAATTTATTTAATAGACTTAGCAAGAAGTTCAAGTAATGTTATTGCAGGACAACAAGCTACTTTAGCAAATAATTTAATTTCTTTAGCTCAATCTTATGATGCTGGTTTAAATACAATAAGAAATATCTCAGGAACTGCAACAGATTTTGAAATAGTTTACTTTGATGATAGTGATTACAGGACTTCAAGAATAAATCCTGAAACAAGAATTGATTATGTTAATAGACAATCAAATATGACTGATTGGCTTCCGGAATCATTATATCTTAACGATACTGATGAAAATTTAGAAAAATTTATTTCTATAATTGGAGCAATTTTTGATGATATTAAACTCTATATAGATCAATTTGCAAATATTAATCATATTTCATATGATGATTTTAATAGAGTTCCTAACGGTGTAATACAAAATTTAATAGCTAAGCATTTTGGTTTTGAATTAATTGATACATTGTTAAGACAAGATATTTCTCAATATTTAAGACGTACAGGAGATAATGAGCCTCTTTATATAGTTTCTGCAAAAATATGGAATAGAGTATTGAATAATTTAATGTACCTTTATAAGAAAAAAGGAACATTAGAAAGCATTAAATCTTTAATTAGAATCTATGGATTACCCGATAATTATATGCAAATTGATGATTATAGTTTTCATAGTGATCCTGAATGGCAAGAAAAAGTTGAATATAAAGATGTTAAAGTTTTAAATCTTTCAAATAGTGCTTATATAATTACTCCTGATTCTCTTTCTTCAAATTTTAATATAAATTCTGGACAAGATTTTACAATAGAAGCTAGAATATCTACATCAAGCTTGTCAAATTCTTTTGTTATTATGTCATGTTTAAGTGGATCTACTTCAGGTTTTTCTTTAGCATATATTCTTCCAGGTAGAATTCAATTTATTATTAATAAATCTGTTACAGCAACTACTGCTGCTTCTGTATCAGCAAGTTTAAATTATGCATTAAGTACAGGATATGTTAATATATTTGGAAGTAGGCAAAGTAATACAGCATATGTTCAAGCTTCTTGGGTTAATGATATAGCAACTGATATTATTACAGTTTCTGGATCAGATACTACTGATCAATATAAATCACTAACTGGAAAAAGTACAGGAACTGCAGTAGCTATTAGTGGTGCTACTAATTTATATATTGGTTGTTCTGCTAATAGCATTTCATGTTTTACTGGAAATATTCATGAAGTAAAAATGTTTAAAATTGCATTGAATAGTTTAGATATGCAAGAACATACAGAAAATTATGAATCAGTTAGTATGATGAATTCAGGATCAGCTGCATCTAATTCATCAGTTGTATTTGAGTATAAACTAAAAGAAGATGTAGTTCTTACAGGTTCAAATTATATAGTAAATTCTTGGACATTAAGTTCATCTTTAACAGCATCATTTAGTGGTTCTACTTCTGCTGCAAATAATTATCTTCTTGTAGAAGATATGAGAAGAAAAATTGAATATTCCAATATTGGGGAATTTGTTGAAGATAATATTGAAACTTATGTAAATAGTGTATCAAAATTTGATAAAGCAAATATTTTACATGTAGGCTTTAGACCAGTAAATGCAATAAATAATGACATTATCAATGTTTTGGGAGATTTAAATGTCTCTGATATGATTGGAGATCCTGCTAATTTTTATGGTTCTTTTAGTGGTTATCCTTATCAATATATAGCAGAATCAGCCTGTGCATCAAGAGTTTTTTGTAGATATACAAGCAAATTTGATTTTAATGGATATATTGATGTTCTTGAAAATTTAGCTCCTATTATTGAAGGAATTATGCATGGAGTTCAGCAATTAATTCCAGCAAGAACTAATCTATTAAATAGAGGAGTTACAATTGAAAAGCACTTGCTTGATTCTTCTAGATTTCATACTGATCACCCTCTTATTTGTGCTGAACCTAAATTAGAAGCAAACATAGAAAAAACAGTTGATGTTGTTAGTGAACAACAAAACACAAATGATAAGCTACAAGTTTCACCTGCAATTACTGATTGGGTACAAGAACATTCTACTAATTTTAAAAGAGTATTGAATAATAATACTGAAATACAACCATTTTATCAAGAAGTAACTGATCCTATTAATACTTTGTTAGTTACAACTCTTAATAGAAATTTTTTACAAACTGATAGTAATTTTAATGAATGGACAACTTCAATAACAGGAACTATTAAATTAATAAGACAAAGTACAGGAAAAACTATAACTTCTACACAAAATTGTGTTAGAATAGAAGTGCCATTTTCTTCAAGTGCAACAGATCATTTTGAGCATTGGTTTGATGCTATAGTTAATAATGTTCAATTTAGTGATGCTGAATTATATCATGATTATCCAATAACTACAACAAAAGGTATAACTTTTAAGATTACTAGAAAAGCTAAATATTTAGACAAATCAATAGGTTTAGTTGAATTAAGAATGACCAACTTATTAAGTGGAAATTCAGATAAACTTCCAATTGTTATTGCAGTTAATGAAAGTGGCTTTGGTGGTGTTGTAGAATTAGTAACTCAATTGAATGTATAATTTCTAGATATTTATAATCTATACAAAATTAATACGGAGATACAACTTATGGGATTCCTAGATTCAAGTCAATCAATTGTTGCTGCAATATTAACAAGAAAGGGAAGAGAATTACTTGCAAAAAATGATGGATCTTTTAAAATAGTTAAGTTTGCATTTGGTGATGATGAGATTAACTATCAACTTTATGATCCTGATACTGAAGATGATACAAATGTATTAAATTTACCTATTCTTGAGCCAAGTTCAAATGAATTAACAGCGTTAAGATACAGATTAGTTACTGCTCCTGTTGGTACTCAACAAGTAGCTTATCTTGTAGCTAATCCTACTTCTTTACTTTTACAAAATATTACTATTTCAAATTCTACTTTAGCAAATAAAGGAACATTTTCAATAATTACAAAAGCAGGATTAGATACTTCTTATAATGCATATAGTAGAGATACAAAGATTGCTAAAGTTGATAATTCAATAATACAAGCAACTGTTGATTCTAATGGACAAGCTAGTGCTGTAATTGCTATTAGTTCTGGATTTACAAATGGAACAACTTATATTGATATAATTGGAAAAGATACAGGAGCAATTATTTCTGTACCTATAACTATAACAACACAACAATAAGAGAACAAAATGTATTTAACTACAACAGGGACTTGTGTAGCAATTTTGACTAGACTTGGTAGACAGGTTGCTGCTGAGAATTCAGTAAATTTTAAAATTACTCAATATAGACTTTCTGATGATGAAATAGATTATAGTCTTTTTGATGGAACTGCAAATGCTGATCAACATGATATTTTAAATACACCAATTTTAGAAGCTTGTACTTTGGGAGGCTTAGCAAGTCAAAAATATTATCTTGAATCTTTTACTAAAGAAACAAATCAAGTAGCTTATATTGATACAGATATAAATTATCCTTTTGTTGATGGTCAACAAAACAATAGATCAAAAAGAGATAGAATAACTGTTCTTGTTGATACAAATTCTATTTCATCTACTACATATTCTCTAAAAGTAAGAACTTTTTATGGAGCTGACTCAAATTATATAGTTCAATCACAACAACCTCAAATATTGCAACCTGTAAATTCTAATTATGCTTCAGTAGCTTGTTCAGACTCATTTGAAACTAGACAAAATCAAACTGAAGTAATTGTTCAATTAATTTTAAGCTTAAATAAAGAAACTCTTGTTACAGTAAATTCTGATTTATTAAAATCTCTTTCTCCTAAGACAATTCAGATACTTGAAGTAATTACAGGTAAAACTGAACGAAAAGAAATGCGACTTTCTACTGGTCAATTAATTAAACATGGTGATGCTGCTACTTGGAATCTTATAGGTGCTGCTAGTTGTGTGATTCATATAGCAGGAGTAACTACTCAAAAAGGGTGTGATGTAGAATTTTTATTTTATAATGGTTTAACTTTATCACAAAGAGAAGCTGTAGTAGTACAAGAACCTGTAACAGCTTCTGCAACTAGTTCTACAGTAATAACTACTACAGAACAGCCAATTCCAACAGTTGAAACAATTCCAACTGCTCCAACTATTACAGAAAATACAACTGTATCAACTGTTTCATATGTTAATGGAGTAGCAGGAAATTGGATTGAAAATCCTGAATGGATTAGTTTAAACAAAAAAATTCAAGATATACAAACTCAAAAAACTGGATTTAATGCGATATTTGGTAATTCAATGCTTTTCATATATCAATCTATGTTAAAAACAACAAATCGTTATATTTTTGTACCACTTAATAAATAAAGAGAAAAATAATGTCATTTATAAAATTTGATGAATCAAAAGATATAGTCTCTACTAAAATCGATACTCCCAATACTGAAATTAATATTTCTAGTTCAGCAATAGCTGCTGCTTCTTCACTTTGGGTGTTTTCTGCGCAAGCAAGTGCTACAGGATTTCTTAATAAACCTGATTCTACATCTAATTCAGCTACAACTATTTCTGTATCTTCTGCTTTTAGACATATAGCTAATTATTTTTTCGGTACTCCAGATTATATTTACGATTCATATGATGGAATTACACCACAAACAAGCATAAGAGTAATTGAATTAGGAAGACCCTTATTAGATGAAGGTTTTTATCCAAACTCTATAACAGCAACAATTTCAGCTACTCAATTTACTATAACAGCTTATGATTCGCAAAATATTAATTCTGCAAATAGTCCTTTAGGATTAACAGGAAGCTTCATAAATAAAAGTAATACTGCAGATGTTGTAGGAACTGTATTTTATGATCATGGAGTTATAGTTCTTCATGGAGGAGCTCCTTCTTCAACAGCACTTATAAGTTCAACTTCTGGATTTGGAATTAGTGCTGGTTATGCAGCAAATTATGTTAATTTAACATTATTTACTTGTAAAACTAGAAATATTTTAAAAAGAACAATTTATTTTTGTAGAGCTTATAATACAGAAATGAATTTTACAACAAATCCTACAGCTAGAACTTCTGATGGATATGTATTAAATTCTTTAACTGCTGAACCTACTACATTTATCACTACTATAGGTTTGTATGATGATGCAGGTAATTTATTAGCTATAGGTAAATTGAATCCTGCTAAAAAGAAGGATTTTCAATCAGAAGGGCTTTTCAGTGTTAGATTAGATTTCTAATATAACCTTAAAAGATTATATTTTCAAAATATAACCATAAAGAGTTATAAATGGCATTAACAGCAAATACAACTTTACCCGCAAATATAATTGCAGAACAAATTTCTACAGAAGAAGGAAAAGTTCATCTTAGTAAAAATCTTGATGTTATTCAACTATCTACTGAAAATGAAGTAGAAAAACATTTCGATAATTCTAGTTCAGGGACTATGTTCTTTTCAGAAGCTATTCCTCCAGGATATGCAATAGGAACATTGACAAGTGGTACGATTAGATATTTTTCAAATCTTATCAGTGCTAGTAGTGTTGGTTCTATTCTCAGTATTAATTCTGTACCTAGTGTTGGTGGTATGTTTTATGGTCCTGGTGATACAATGTATATTACTACAGGTGCAGGAGATGCTATTGTTAGAGTTTTAACTGTTAATCCTAGTATGGGAGGACAAGTTTTAACTGTAGAATTAGTAAGTAGTGGTACTAGTGGTTATAGTGTTAGCACACAAAATGATACTAATAAAATTACTGGATCTGGTATTGGTTGTAAAATTGATATTACTGCAATATCAATGGGTAATTTAAGTACTATTGCTATTTCTTCTATCTATGAGCATGTTAGAGGTTATGTTTGTAGAGATTTTAGTGATAATGCTGATGCAAGTTGGAATAATTATTTGTCGTCAACTGCTGGACAATTAGGACTTATTAGAAGAAAAACTGATGGTTCTGGTTTAACTGGAATTAGAGTTATAATGTTTAACAGATCTGATTATGGAGATAGAATAAAACCTGGAAGTTTTAATGCAACAGTAAACACATCAGTATCAGCATATAAATATGGTGAAAATTTAGATAATTCAAAAAACTATCCTTCGCTAACAGATAAAACTGCTAGTGACTCAGGTTTTTGGATGGGTATGACATCTAATCCTGGATTGATTGGATCTACACAAAACGGTGTTAGTGGTTCAGTTTTAACAGGATTTTCAATTTATTTGAGAGTTAGACCTGAACTTACTCCTTGCCCTATTCAAACTTTACTTTCTAGAAAATCAGGTGATTATTCACAATCAGCATTTGGAAATGCTATAGTTGATAAACAATATATGAGTTTGGATCCATTATCAGCTAATGCTTTAGTTTCTTCACCTTACATTTTTAATGCAAGCACAAATACTTATGAATGTACTATGAATGTTGCTGTAAATTATCGTATAGCAGAAGTAATTAATACAAATCTATTTATTACAGGAACTATTCAAGTTGGAGATATTTATGTGTTAAATGGTGGTGATGGAACAGCATCAGTAAGAATAACTCAAGTTACAAATACATTTCCGAAAACTATTCAATTTGAAATTTGGAATAAGGGTGTTGCAGGATATATTGAAAATTATGCTTATTCAACTATTGCTCCAGCAGGAAGAGCTGCAATTAGTGTTTTTGTTTCTAAAGTAGAAGCAGTACCAATTTCTACTCAATCAACAACTGGAGCTTCTAGTGCAGTTATTACTTTTTATAATGTAAAACATGGAGTTATGAGATGGGGAGTTTCAGCGCAAGATATTTATCCAGCTGGAGTTGGTACAGCTGGAAAACTTAAATTTACTACAGCTCAAGCACAAGCAATAACAAATAGTGGATTTGCAACTCTAACAGGATGGTATACTGCAGCTGGATCTGCTTATAGTTCTTCTTATGTAGGTAGTACTTCACAAGTTGTTTCATATAGTAGCACTGCCATTGCAGAAGATTTAGTTGGAAATAGATTAATTATATCAGGCATAACTTCAGGTGCTTCTTCAGATTATATTTTCCAGAAATTAGTACTTTCTTCTGGATTATCTGGTTTAATTGTATCATTTGATTTAACAACTACTGGAGATAATATGTATACTGGTCAAAAACTTAAAACGTTAATACAAAAAGATGCTGGACCATCTGCTCATACATCAAGTATTTGTTCATTTACTGATTCATATTTAATTGGATTTTCAAGATGGCCATATAAAACAACTATTGAAAAGCATGTAGATTTATTATATGACGCTCCTGCTTATGAATTTACACCAACTGCAGTTTGGATAGGTTTTTCAATTGACTCTAGTGCAGCTACTGCATATGATAGAGAATTTCATATTCAAAATGTAAAAGTTAGTGCAGTTCCTTCAACACTTTATGACGGACAATCTGCATCAATAACAGCTTGGTTTGATGCAGTTCCTTCTGATTTATCAACACACTATTTAACATTTTATGCACGAAAAAAGAATTTAGAAATTTTTCCAAATAAAAAAATATATTTAAAGCTTAAACAACAATTTATATAAATAGAAAATTATGTCAGATTTAAGTTTATCTACTGATGGGCATGGAAGTATAACAGGTGATTTTACAGAAGGTGGCTGGACTATAGTTCAAGGAACTTTTTACAATATTAGTGCAGTACCTGCTTCTGGGTATACTTTTTGGTATTGGCAAATTTCATTAGGTAATCCTCAATGTAGTGACATATATCTTCCTGATTTTTCTTTTAGATCTTGGGTGCCCCCTCCAGGTGATGATATATCATTCGTTGCACATTTTCAACCTGAATTCTTATTACTCAATATAATTGATGATGGGAATGGAAGGACAATTCCTTCTTTCCCAATTCCTGTATCAAGTGGAACAATTAATACAATTGTTGCTACACCTGCAACAAATTATTTTTTCAAAAATTGGTCAGTTCAATCAGGTGATGCTTCTATAGCAGATCCATATAGTTATATAACAACAGTTACTATTACAGCAAATGCAACTATAAAAGCAAATTTTGATACTAAATTAATTACAGTTGATAATATTCCTGATGATTATCCAGGAATTGGAATGGAATTAAGAAATGACGGTAAAATTTATTGTTATGTAATAGATGCTAGAGATACAGGAAATACTGATCAACTTAATTATCAAGCTTCAGTGTGTGCAAATAATAGTACTATAGCTGTATTTGATACTCGTAATATAAATTTTTATGATGGAGGTTATCATAATATTTTATTTGAATGGTCACTAGCAAATAATGAGTCTCGATATGGAATATTACATGTTGATAAAAATTACTATATACCTGAATCTTCTTCATTAAGTAGTATAAGAGTTGGTAAACAAACACCTTGTACATTTACATTTGATGCATATAATTCTTCAGCAAGTAGTGCTCTAGGAACTTTTCTTGCATTAGGCGCAAATCTTTATGGAGAAGGTTCTTCCGCATTAACTGGATTTACAAAAAATAATAAAACTTTTACAGGAAAATACCATAAATTTGTTTTATGGGATACTGTATTATCAAATCCTGCTTATCTTAAAATTACAGGTGATTATGATCCTTTTGTAAAACAAATTATAAGTCAAGCAGAAATCAATCCATTAACAGATAGTAATTTATTATCTTGGAATAGAAATGTTGTTGCTTACCACAAATTTGATACTCTTGATGTAAGTATTTCTGCACCTGTATTTTCAGCATTTAGTCCAGTTAGTGGTGCTACTGGTGTACCAGCAAGTGCTGAATCTGCTTGTGCTTTAACTACAGATTTAACTTGGGTATGCACTGATCCACTTGGTCTAGATATTGATTATGATGTATATTTTGGATTAGCATCAGCTGGTTCAGCAGGAGCAGTATTAATTGCATCAAGTATTTCAACATCAACAGCAACAGTTACTGCATTAAGTATTATAACAGAATATAATTGGTATGTTGTTGCAAGTAATTATAAACTTTCTACAACTAGCCAAGTTAATACATTTACAACTAGAACTTATGGTGGAGATGCATTAAGCGCCGTTTCATTGAATCTTACAAGTAGTATTTCTTCAACAATTTTCTCAAAATCTTTATTAAATGTTGAAAATGCTACTTTATCAAGTGCCTATGTTATTTATGCTGTTAGTGGAGAACATAACTGGGTTGCAGTATATGAGGATTGGATTAGGATGTCTGATTCAGCAACAGATAGAACAGTAGATGTATCTATTGCAACTAGTCCGTATAATTATACAGAACTAGAACTAATTCCAGATTCTATTACAAGTATTTCACAAACGTCTATAACCTCTTAAGGTAAAAAAAAATGAAAAATGATTTAAACCAAATTAATATAAAAACAGAGAATAAAAAAGAAGTAAAAGAACTTAATCATGAATTAGTAATTGGTGGTGGTAATTTAGATGTTTATATGGATGCTTACATCGATGGAGAACTAGTTCTACGAAAAAAATCTGATAGTATGCTTAGAGGATTTTTAAACATTCTTTATCTACAAATGAATGGATTAAACTTCACACGAATGCCTGATGTTTATTTTGCAAATGATGTAGGTGCAGCAGCAAACAATATAACATATTTTAGTGCTGTATCTTCTGTAACTTCAGGAACTACGGGAACTGTTGTTAGATTGAATATTTCAGGAGGTAATTTAAGAAATTCAAATCCTGTAACAGGATATTGTAGCATCGCAAGTGTTGTTCCTGCTTGTGATTTGAAAGAAGGAATATATGAATATACATGGAAATCTGCTTCTCAAGTAGATATTTTTCTAACAGGAACAACTGCTGCTACTTCTGCAGGATATGTTGCTAGTAGTGCAACAATTAGACAAGCAGTTCTATCTGCCAATCCTGTTGATCTTACTCCTTCTACTGAATCATTCAAATGGCCAATGATAGTTGTAGGAACAGGAACAAAAGCAGTAAGTTTATCTGATTGTTTATTAGAAAAAGAATTACAAACTGGTTCAACTTCTGGTAGATTAGTTTATGGAGGTATGACTGGTCAAGATGATACAACTATCTCTAATCAATCAGAAATTTCATTTGTTAGACCTTTTACAAATTCAAGTGGTTCAGCAATTACAATTAATGAAATTGGTATGTATTGTGTTTATGGAACTAAAGATGGAAATGCTTATACATTAATCATAAGAGATGCTATTGCTCCAGGTCTTGAAATTGAGAATGGTAAAATCTTAATAATCATTTATTATATAAGAGCTATCCAATCAGCAGGAACTAATCCTGGTGGTTTTAACCAGAATTTAATGAAGTTATTGAGAAGACATTTTGGGCAAACAACAAGATCTGCTATAAATACTATTAATGTTGATTCAAACTGGGCAAATTCTACAGGAACATTCAAAGTTTTAGCTCCTGGAGGTGAAACTCAAGCAATTACATACGGAGATGTTACAACTATTAGTACAGATCCTGCTTGGAAACATGGTATTGTTTTAGGTTTTGGAACTTCTGCAGTATCAGAAACAGATATTTGGTTAGGTCCTACTGCAGCAACTGATTCACAAGCTTTTCATCATGGCTCAGATTCAATTAGTTCTCTATATTACTATGGACAATTCATACATAATTTCACTGCAATAGCTGATACTACTACAGCAGTTAGTTTTGATATTATTAGAGTTGTTGAAAATGCTTGTGGAACAGCTGTAACTGCTAATGAAATAGGATTAACAGTAGGAGCACACAATAGTAATAGTGAAGGTTCAGATCAAGAATATCCTGTAAGATTGTTTTTAATTGCTAGAAATCTCTTAACAACTCCTGTTGTTATAGCTAATGGAGAAATGTTAAAAATTACTTATACAATTAAGGTGATTTTATAATGGCATATACTTCAATAGATTATGCTTGTTTAGATCAAATCGGATATCAAGATAGTCCTACTTCAGGAAACCCTATTCATCTGTTTACTTTTAATGCAGCTTTTACTGCTGAAGAAAATATTTATACATTGAAAGATTTACCAGACTATAATCAAGATGGTATCATGAAAACAGGATATGTAGTGTTTGTTGAAGATAATGGAATAACAAAAACAGATAGAAGAGTAGGATTTATAAATTATGATTTAGGAATGATTATTTTTGATGATGAATATGCACCAGGTGGATATGATTTATTAAGTTCAATCGGTACTTCTGGTATGACACTTGATCCTAATTTAATGGCTACTAATTTTTATATTAAACGACTTAATTTTGTTTCAGTTAATTTTGTTGAAAGATTAATGGTTAATGTAACTGCTACTGGTAATGAAATGAATATTTCTGAAAATAAAACGGCAGTTGATAGTACTACAAATTTACAAAGATACAATCCTTCAGCTGGATATATTACTTCTGTAGGTTTATATAATGATTTAAATGATTTAATTGCTATTGCTAAATTGAGTAAACCTTTAAGAAAAGATGCTGAACATAATGCACAAGTTCAAGTAAAATTTGACTTTTAATTTATGCAAATTTTAAAATTAGATAATACATATATTGAAATAGACCAACCAAGAGGTGCAGGTGCTACACCTACTGCTTCTTCAGTTGGGTTTATAACTTTACATAATGATGATTACTTTTTTTCTGAATCTCATGTAACGTCAAAACAATCTTTTATTGTTTCAGCTTCTAGCGCATCAGTTACAAGTGTTGTAGGTGTATCTACTGGATCAAGCTCTGCTTATGCATATTTTGCTAATATGATGATTAAAAATTATGATTTTGATGATGGAAAAACTCTCAGTACTACAACTGGATTCACACAATATTTGAGTAATTTTAGAACTATAGACGGCGTTATTATTCGAGATAATTTGTGCAATTTAGGAAATGTTGGTGTAATTGCTCTTAAGAAAAATAGATATGGAGAAAATATTCAACCATTAAGTTTTACTGCTACTACAAGTGCAGGAGTTACTTTTATTGATTCTGCAAGTGCAAATTCAGAATGGGGAATTCTTTCACGACAAGCAGATGGACTAAGTGCAGGAATAATATTTTATGAATTAGGAATTTGTTTAATACATGGTCCTACTTTAGCTAATATAAATTCAACCACTTCAATTACATCTATTGCTTTTTCTTCAACTTATACTCTTTGGCAATTAAATGCTTTCTGTACTGCTATGCCCAATGAATTAAATTATACTTCTAATGATAATGCATTTTATAATAAAGCAGTTACTTCTGATCCTGCATTATATACTTCAGTATCTTCTTATGCTTATAAGTGGGGAAGTTCTAATACTTCTAGTACTGCAAGTAAAGGAACATTTTATCTTCAAGACATTTATCAAAGAAATATTTACATTACATCAGTAGGATTATTTAATGATGATAATGAACTAGTAGCTGTAGCTAAAGTAGCACAGCCAATTAAAAAGCCAAAAACAATTCCAATTACTTTACGAGTAGCAATTGATTTTGACTAAAAGTTTACAATTGTATTTAAGATTTTTATATTATTCATTATGATAGGTTTTTCAATAGTTCCATTTTCAAAAAATACAGGTATCATTTGTAGATATTCAGAGTTTCATCCGAATCTTTCTTATTTTGTATACAATGAAGCAAATATTAAATCTTGGATTGAGAAACTTAAGAAAGAATGGGGCAATATTTTAATTGTAAATGATTCTAGGACAGTGTATAGATCTTTATCTTTCTTAGGAGCTGATTATCTATTAAGTTTGAATTTGTTTGATTGCAGAGCTTTTTTTAATATTTATAAAAATGCTTTAAACATTGATATCTCAAATTTAGCTCAAAAAAATTTGAACATTACTTTAGCTGATGAACAAAGTAGGATTCAAAAAATTTGGAGAATTCAAAATGAAGAAAATTGGGAATTAATTCCGCTTTCTTTAATTGAAGTATTTTTAGAGAAAGATGCTACTACAGCTTTCAAAATTGGATCTCAACTTAAGAAAATAAAGTTATCTTTAGATGTTTCAGCTTATTATGATTTATTTAGAGAATTTTTAATTTACTTAACTCTATTAGAAGAAACAGGAATTCATTTTAAAAATGAAATTACAATTCCACGATATGAATATGATAGAGTTATAACAGGAAGATTAGTAAATACTACTCCATATTGTTATCAAGTAGTATCAAAACAAAAATTTATTGAAACTTGTTCATCTAGATTTGGTAAAGATGGAATACTTCTAAATGCTGACTGGAAAAATGCAGAATTTAGAGTTGCAGCAGCAATAAGTAAAGAAAAAATTGAAGGTGAAAAGAAAGATCCTTATACTTTATTGGGAAGAGCTATCTTAGGAAGACAGGAAATTACTAAAGAAGAAAGAGAAGAGAATAAAGAAACAGTTTTAGCAACTATGTATGGAGATTCTTATCAATTCAGTAATGAATTCTTTTCTACTTATCCGAATATAGCTGCATATAAAAAAGAAATTATTAAAGAAGCTAGAAAAAATCTAAAGTTAACCACTAAATTTGGTAAAACAAGGTTTTTTGAAACAAATGAAAAATTTGAAACTAAAGCTTTTAATGCAATTAATCAAATGACTGTTGCAGATTTATGCAAAATTGCAATTATAGAAACTCAAAAAGAATTTAAAGAAAAGAACTTAAGAAGTGTAATGTTACCTTATGTTGTCTATGATAACTTTCTCTTTGATATTTATAAACCAGAATTAGAACAAGCTAAACAAGCAATACAGACTGGATTAATTAATAGAACAATTCCTTATTCATTTAGACAATATGTTGATTTTGAAGTTTCTATAGAAGAGTTAAAATAAAATAATGGAAAGAAAAGAATATCTTGACATAATAAAAAAATACAAGATTAGAGGTCCTTGGACTCCAGATGAACTTATTCAGCATTGGAATGCTTTTAAACAAAAATATCCTAACACTAAAATTACATTTGAACATTGGCTAGGGTATTTTGGTAAAGTATATTTTAAAAAGCAAAATGAAACAAAAATGCATTTCAGTCAAAAATGGGTTGATCGAGTAACATCAGAAGATGATGATGGCATTTATGTAGTGGGTAAAGATCTTTTTGAAGGACAAAAAATTCCACCTGTACAATCAGGAAAGCCTAATTTATTAAGTCCTGATGCATATTATTCATGGTATGTTACACATTCTGGTTTACAAGAAAAAGGTCAAATAGCTTCTAAAGCAAATAAACAAGAACGACTTAATAGAGTTTTAAAACTTTACTATGAAATATCTAAAAAAATTATTGAAGATCTTAAACCTCAATATATTTCAGAAGTTGAAGTACTAAATAATCATATTCAGCAATTAGAATCTCATCTTGATAATAAATTAAGAGTAACTCCAGAAGGCTCAAAATATATTAATATTAATGGCAAAATTAAGTTTGATGGATCTCCTGAAATTTATGAAGAGTATTTCCAATCTGGTAAGTTGAAATTTAGAGAATTTGTTAAAGAAGTAGTACGAGAATTAAGAAATAGAATTTATGGCAAGCAATTAGAAGAAGAAGATAAGTCACTTATTGAAGGCCCAATGACTACTGTCCAACCTCCTAAGAAACCTGAAACTATTGCTGTAGATTTAGACAATACTTTAATTGATAAAGAACAGAACTTAATTGATGGAGCAAAAGAAGCATTAGAAAAACTTAAAGAAAAAGGCTATGAAATAGTGATTTATACTGCTCGATTTGCCTTTACTCCTAAAGAACAATGGCAATCTTTACAAGCAAATATAGAGGGATTACTTAATAGATTACAAGTTCCTTTTAATAAAGTTTCTATAATAAAACCTGTTTGTAAATTTTATATTGATGATCGTGGTGTTAAATTTGATAATTGGAGTGATGTTATGAAACTTATCGAGCCTGACTTAACTGAAGAAGGTCCTCAAGACTTAAAACCTGCAGCAATTAATTCTAAAGCACCTTCTGAACTTAAAAAATCTACTGCGGGAGTTGGTACTGGAAATATTGGACTTAGAGAGGAAGATAAAATTGATTTAACTCCTGAAGTTGATGATAAGTCAAAAAGTTTTGAAATTTTAAAATAGTTTTATTTACAACTCTATAAATTTTGAATATATTTATTTTAACAAAGGAATACACTTGCAGACACAGATAATTACTCCAGGTTCCAATCAAAAAACTGTTCTATTAGCTTCTTTTATAGATAGACCTGAATTAGACAACTCGATTAAACAAATTAAAGAAAATTTTGTTATTATTGGGTACAAAATTTTTGTGTTAAAAAATAAAGAAGATAATGATAAGTTAATTTTAACTTATAATATTTTATTAAATGATGAAAAAATTAAATTTGATTGTTGTATTCCTGGGACTATAGCATTACATCGAAAAAAAGAAACCAATACTTTATATACATTGAATTCATTAAATTCAATTATAATGGAAGAAACTCAAAAAAATGTTGTTGACAAAACTCATAAAATTAATTGGACAAATTATTTGAATTGTATTTTGATTACACATAAAACTAAAGGATTGGTTAAAATAGAAACAGAATTAGAAGCAATTATAAATTTTGAAAACATTAAATAAAGGTTTACTTAATGCAAAAAAATAAATTAGTTACAGTAATTGTTTTAGCTGAAGTTGCTCCACTCCCTGCAGTAAATGAAGCTCTCAAATCAGTATTCAGCCAAACATTTAAACAATTAGACATAATTGTTTCATGCTTCAAAAGAAATGATTTACAAACTCTAAAAGATAATTGGAAAGAAAAAACCAATATCAGGTATTTTGAGTGTGATATGGGTTCTCTAGAGCTTTTACTTAAACCCCAAAGAGAAGCTTTAGGTGATTTTATATTTTATAAATCTGTTAATCCAGTTGATTGGTACCCTCGTCATATAGAACATCATCTAGATTTATTTGAATGGGATGACAAATCTTCTTGGAGTTTTTCTTTTACAGAACTTAAGAATATAGTTGAAAAAAGTGCTCCAGCAAATACAATCAATTATAAAATAGATAAAACTCCTATAGCAGAAAGTTTTTCAGTTGATGAGTTTTGTCATTTGAAAAAAATTATTGTTGATTGGAGTAAATGTATTGTTACTACAAATGGAGCAAATGCAGTGTTTTATCCAGGATTGATAATTAAACAATTAGAATCATATAGAGTTGCAATTCCTGAAGAAATTACTGTGATGCAATGGGTGGATCCAAGACCCAAAGAAGTAGCTTTAGGCAAACCTGTATCTGATAAAAATATTGAAGTTGTTATTGAAAAAGATGGAGAATTAGATATAAAAACAGAATATCCAACTGTAGTTGGATCTTTGCAATGGCAAGATTATAACAATAATATTCTTAATAGAATTAGTAATTTAGATCCTCTATCAATTAAAAAGATTGCTGTTAAAAGAACAATTGGTATGGGAGATGTTTTATTAGCTGAACCAGTTGTAAGAGCATTAAGAAGAAAATATCCAAATGCAGCAATAACATTTTTTGCATCCAATAGCAGAAATGCTAAAGAAATTGTTCCATATTTTGAATCAAAACCAGATGAAATTATTGGTCTAGAAAATGAACAAGCTCTTATTCAAGATATTCTTTATGATAAGAAAGGTTATGATTTAAGATTTGATTTTGATTTAGCATATGAATCAAGAAAAAATATCAATTATATCGATGGATATTTCACTACAGCAGGATTCAAAGAACAAGTAAAAGAAGTTGATGGAGAATTAACTATTGTTCCAGATGTTCCTGAGCATGAAAAAGTACCCAGATTAAAATATGAAGAACCTAGATTAATTACTGAACATTATGTAGCTGTAGAACTTGGTGGTAGTGGTTGGGGCGGAAAAGAATGGGATATGGGTGCATGGAAACAGATTTTAAATGAAATTCAATTAAAAGGTTATAAAATTGCTTTCGTTAGTAATCTTAGAGTAGCTCAAGTTGAGGGTGACCCACTAATTTTTACAAATCCTAATAATGATTTTAAAGTAATGCTTAACTATTTGAGATATTGTGAATTTTTTGTGGGCAGTGACTGCGGCCCAATGCATATTGCTGCAGCTTTTAATAAAAGATGTTTTGTAATAGCAGGAGCTGCTTTACCTAAATTTACTACTAAAAATCCTAAAGTCTACCAAGTAACTAATCAAATAGATTGTCTGCATTGTAAAGGTAGACAATACGTAAATCAAACTGATCAAGGATTCACATTTGTATCTAAATGTGAAAATCCAAAACAATATGAATGTATGTCAGGATTAAAAGTTGAAATAGTATCTAAAGAACTCGAAAAATTTTTAAAATCAATATAATATATGAATAAACCGTTAGTCTATTTAGCAGTACCTTATTCACATCCTGATCCTGAAATTAAAGAATGGCGTTTTGCTGAAGTTAATAAAATGACTGCAAAATTAATGAAACAAGGAATTATAGTATTTTCTCCAATATCTCATTGTCATTCTATTAATAAACATAATGAATTACCAACTGATTGGGAATTTTGGAAGCATTTTGATGAAGCTTACTTATCATGTTCTAATAAATTATTAGTTTATAAACTTGAAGGCTGGGAAACTTCTATTGGTGTAACTGGTGAGATAAAAATAGCAAACAAATTAGGAATTCCTATCGAATATATAGAATATGAAGAGGACAAGTAAAAATGTCTGGAGTTAAAGGAAGATCGGGAAAATATCTTAAAACATCAGAACAAAAAGAAAAAATTAAACAAACTTTAATGGGACATTCTGTATCAGATAAAACTAAAGAAAAGATCAGTTTAGCAAATAAAGGTAAAAAACATGATCCTATTATGGTTAAAGCTAGAAATTTAAAAATCAGTATAGCTAATACAGGAAAAAAATTATCAACTGAACAAAAATTAAAAATTTCTAAAGCAAATAAAGGAAAACATCCTTGGAATTATCGCATAGGATTTGTTGGAGATTATAGTCCTGAATTTACCAAAAAATTAAAAGATTTTATTATAAAAAGAGATGTAAATACTTGTCAGATTTGTAATATACCTTATTTACGAGAAAAATTAGTAGTTCATCATATTGATTATAATAAAAAAAATAGCAACACAAATAATCTTGTTTGTTTATGTAAAACATGTCATTCAAAAACAAATGTCAATAGAAATAGATGGATTCTTTATTTCAGTGAAAAAAGAAAATATCTTCCAAGCTTTTCAGATCTTATTGATAGACTCTGCATATCTCAAATGAAAGAAATTTTTATACCTGAACACGCAGAAGAATATAGAAAAGAAGCTTTAGATATATCAAATGATATTGATATTTTGATTAAAGAAAAAAATATAAAACTTAATGCTAAAATTACTTGGGCTATTCTTGTTATTCAACTCGCTAACAGAGTTATTTGGGAAAACGAATCAAAAGCTAGAGCTGGAGATATGGATCAAGACAAACTGCTAAAATTTACGCACTCAATTAATGGAATTAGAAATACAGCAAAAAATATAATTTCTCAAGAATTAGGTGAAAGAGTTGATTTAAAAATAGATTGTCTTGCTGCTGAATTGCCAAAAGAATTTGGAAATTGGGATATTTTCAAAAAATTATTAGAATAATTAGCAGCAGAACTAACTAAAGAATTCGGTAATTGGGACTTATTTAAAAGAAAAGTTCAAGATGAATAACAACGATTTAATAAATACCAGGTTTTGTACATCCATTGGATGAACCACTATGAATGTAGACATTATAGGAAAATTTTATTTAGGAAATGGTGGAATAGGAGATTTTCTATTACTGCTTAGCACTTTCTATGATGATATTCCAGAAGATCAAAAAGCAAATGTCATTTTCCTAGCTAATGATCTTGATAAGATTAAAGAACTTTACAAGCTTTTCCCTAAACTTGGAAAAGTACTTATCGTTCAGAACGACTGGCAGTTACTTCATGAACTTTTTACAAATAAGAGTTGTGTAGGCACGGGAATACTGCCACAAAATTTACATTATCCTCAATGGAGTAAAGTTAATATCTTTAAAGACTATAAAGTAAAAGAATTCCCAGAATTTACTAAATTAATTAAAGCTGAAAAAATTGCTGATAAGTCTCATAAGCAATTGTTTATTCAAGCTGAAGGTTCTAAAGTAGAAGGTTCAAGTAAAATTAGAAAAATATCTGATAAAGAATTAGAACTTATCTACGATAAGTATCATGATTGGTTAATTTTAGATAGTAAAGAATTTAGTTCAATTAAAGAAACTTTAGAATTTATTAAAGGTTCAGATTTAGTAATTGGATGTGATTCATTTGCTAAAACTTGGTCTGCTATGTGTGGTATCAAAACAATTGTTTATGATAATGTTTACAATAACAATTATCTTGATAATTTTATTAATAAAACAGATGCTGGCCATTATGTCTTTATCTATCCTTGGTGCAGAATTGAATTCATCACACAAGAAGAATCACATAGATTAAGCTATAAAAAATTTAGAGATGAGTTATAAATTAGATATATTAATCGATAAAATAATAATGATGGCTGCTTCTGGATTTTATGGTCGCTGGATTCCTTATCCTGGGAATAAGAATAATAAGCCTGGTAAGTTAATTGAAAGTTTAACTCTTGAAGAAAGAAATTTATTAAAAGAAGCTACATTAAAAGATTTTGATGTACGTCTTGAAATCTTTAAGAAGAAGAAATGATACAAACTAGTTACTTTGCAAAATATAAAGGAGATAATGGTATCTCAATTGCTTTATATACTCCCAAATGGTTCAAAGGTGAAGTATATAAAAATTTAGTTCCAACTCCAGAAATTCTTTTTACTTACAAAGCTAGTAATAAAACAAGACTTGATCAGATTTGTTATATATGTGAATATAAAAATTCTATTCTATCAAAGTTAGATCCTAAAAAAGTTGCTGAAGATTTAGATAATAAAGTTTTATTATGCTATGAAAAATCTGGAGATTTTTGTCATAGAATAATTGTAGCAAAATGGTTAGAAGATAATTTAAAAATTATAGTTTCAGAAGTTGAATAGTCAACATAAATGCAGACTATTTGTTGTTTCTTGAATGGAAAGTAAAACGAGATCCGCTCACACTGTAAAGTGGAGATTATGAATGTCTCCGTTGGTGGCGTCGTGAACCATCATCTCCTGTCTCGCGTAGCTTTTGTTTGTCTAGTGGACGTGTCTGTTTTCAGATAACTTTTTAAATTTAAATAGTAATACAGTTTACAGAAAGCATGCTTCTCTGTCATGCTGTCGAAAAGGAACACTCAATCATGATTAGTATTATAACTGTTACAAGACGACCTGAAGGTTATAAAAATATGGTAGAATCAATAGAAAAGCAAATCGGCGGACTCGTCGACAGATATCTTGCTTTTACTAATAACCTCCAAACTCAAGAACAATATAAAGCTATTGAAGCTGAAAACAGTAAAGTTAAAATATTCTATGGAAAAGAAAACTTTATTTACAAGAGTGGATTTGATACTGTTTATAATTTCTTACATACTAAAGTTCCACCAGAAAATTGGATATTTATTGCGGTTGATGTAGATCAAATAGAAATAAATAAAGAACAGTTAGAAAAGGATATGGCTACTGATCCTGATATGATGAGTATTCAAATGTATATGCAACGAGGAGATGTTTGGGAAACTAAGAACTTATTCTATAAAGCAAATAATTTATTCCAATGGTATGGTTTAGTTCATGAAATCATGAATTTTAATAGACAGCCTAAAATTATACCAACTACAGCAATTAAAATTATACATAAAAATGCTTTAGATAAAACTAGTCAAGATATTAAAAAATCTCCAGATGGTTTTCCTATTTTAGAAAAAGCAGAAATAGGTTCTGATTCAGAAAAAAGAAATCTTTTGTATGAATCATTAGTTTACCGAATTGTAAATGAAGGCGGTAGACATGCTCATAAACAATGGTATGATAGATATTATCAAATAAATAAAGAAGTTATAGATTACTATAACGAAAAAGCAAAGGAATATTTTAAATGATATTTTTAAAACTTTTAATATCAATGTTAGTAATCAGTTTAGTAGACTGTATTACTACAGAATTATATTTTAAACCAAAATGGAGAGCTCCTGGAGCAGATGCTAAATTTTGGGATAACTGGTATCGAATACGAACAGTTATTATGTTTGTTCTATGGTATGGAACAGCAGCAATCTGGTTTCCAGAAATATTTTGGCTTCAATTAATTTTACATGTTGGTGGTTGGGAAGATTTTATATATGCTATATGGGTACCTTTATTTGCTAAAGCTAAAGAAGCTTGGAAATGGGAACCTGGTTTTGAAATTGGGCCCTGGATATTTCCTTATGAATGGCCCTGGTTAGGTAATTATGGTGGATTTTGGAAGTTCCTGAAATATAATCTTTTAACTTTTTTAGGTGGTCCAAGAGTTTCAATTTCTGGAATGTTAAAAGCAATGGCTTTAACACTATTTATTGTACTAGTAATTTAGTAATTTGGAGAATTTTATGAATTTTTATGTAGTAGGATATTTAAAAAGTAATAATACAGAAGTTGAATCTGAATTGATTCAAGCATCAAGTTCACTTGAAGCTAGAAAAGAATTTTCAAAAAAGCATAACATGAATTTATCTAAAGTAGTAGATTTTCATGGTAAAGTAGAATTGCCAGATAGAAGATACTAGATATGATTAAAACAGCATTAGTTACAGGTGGTTGCGGATTTGTAGGAAGACGATATGTTTCTCATTTATCTTCTTTAGGATATGATGTTACTTATGTTGATGATTTATCAACTGGTTTACATTCAGCAGATTGGCCTGATTTTATACAAACTAGGACAAATTTTAAAAACACTACTTTCTTTTATGAAGATGTTAGAGAATTTTTTAAAACAGCATATAGAACTAACAAATTTAACAATTTTGACCTTGTAGTTCATCTTGCTGCAGTTGTTGGTGGTAGATTAAATTTAGAAACAAATCCTATAGCAGTTGCTACTGACTTAGCTATTGATTCAGATTTTTTCAATTATACAAAAAAATCTTATAATAAATATTCAATGTATTATTCATCTAGTGCAGCATATCCCACTAAGTTACAAACTAAAGATGGATTTAAGATATTAGATGAATCTGATATTGATTTAAAAAATATTGCAAATCCTGATTTTACTTATGGATGGAGTAAGTTAACTGGAGAGTACCTTAATACATTTATTCAAGATCATAAAATAGTGATTTATCGCCCATTTTCAGGTTATGGTGAAGATCAAGATCTAACATATCCATTTCCAAGTATTATGAAACGAGTCTTAAAAATGGAAGATCCTATTGAAGTATGGGGTGATGGTAAACAATCAAGAGATTTCATTCATATAGATGATTGTGTTGACATCTCTATGATTCTTTGTAATAATCACATTACTGGAACTTTTAACTTATCAACTGGAATTGAAACTCCTTTCGAAGAATTAATTAGAAAAACTATTTCTATTGCTAAAGAATTGAAATTAGTGGATGAAAATTACAATCCTTCAATTAATAGACTAATTGATAAACCTGTAGGAGTTTATAGAAGAGTAGGAAATAATAATAAAATTAATAAAACAGTAAAAGCTGTAAATTCTGATCCTACTTGGAATTATACTTATTTAACTTTAGATCAAGGAATTAAACTATCACTTTTAAAAATGAAAGATTTTGTATGATACAAGAACGAGAATTAGTAAAATATACTGCAACAAGATTATCAAATACAAAAAATCCTAATCAAGGAAATTTTAAAAAAGTACTTTGTGTTTGTTCAGCAGGACTATTAAGATCACCATCAACTGCATTTGTTCTTTCTAATCCCCCATTTAACTTCAATACAAGAGCTTGTGGAATGAATCCAATATATGCTCTTGTTCTTCTTGATGAAATCTTAATTGAATGGGCTGATGAAATTGTAATTATGGAAAGTAGTCAATTAAATACAATAAAAAAGTTAACAAACAAACCTATTGTAGTACTAGATTTACCTGATTATTTTAGTTTCAGAGAACCTGAATTGTTAACACTCATTAAAGAAAAATACATTGCAAAAACAGGATTTATTCCTAAAGAGGATAAATGAAAACATTAGATATGATGCTTCTCTATTATGATAATGCTTCAATTCTTAAGAATTGGTTTTATCGATTGATCAATCATTCTGATTTTCATGAATTCAAAAATAGATGTCAAATTTTTATTAGTGATTCAGGAACTCCTTGGGAAAAAATTCAAGATTCATTAGATGTTTGTGCTCAACAACCTGATTGGATCAAAGAAATACTTACTTATGTTCGGTGTGAAACAGAAGAAATTAGAAAGAAAGTACCTGAAGGAATTTCAGCAAGACCTGGTTGTCATGCTAAAAATGTTATTGCTTTAGATCTTTCATTAGCAGATGTATTCATGACAAGTAATGTAGGACACATTTTTACACCTGATTATTTTAAAGGTCACATATACCAACATTTAAAAGATGAAAAAGCTGTAGTTTTACCAAAAAGATATGATTTAATTTCTGATACATATCATGAAACAGATTATCAAAAACCTTGGGATGAAATTATCAAAGGAAATATGCAGCATTCTGGTGGTTGGCTTGATATGTCAGTAAGAAGAAAATATATTGTTGAAGTTGGTGGTTTTGATGAAGAGTATATTACAATTGCTCCTGAAGATATGGATATGGGTTCAAGACTTACTGGAAAATTAGATAATGGTGCTCCATCAGAAATGCTCTATCCCTATAAAGGAAAATTTCAAAATTTAGGATTAAATTTTCATCAACCTTTTGAATCTACTTTCTTCTCTTTGCTTTGTAATACATACAAAGGGCATATCAGTAAAGAAGATCCATTAAGACAAAAAGGATATGAAATTGGGATTCAACATTATCTAAAAATGTGGGGAGTAATAAATAGAAATAAAGATAGAAAACCAATTCAACATAAAATTTTGGAGTTTTAAATGAATAAAGAACGAGAAATTATAGAAAACTTACATACTGTAAAAGGTATATTTTTCGGTCGAACAAATGAAGAAAAAGAAAGAGAAAAAATAGAGAAATTAAAGAGTTTCAAGTCATCATTGTGGTTTGCATGGCGACCAGTTAGAATAGATGATGGTCGGTATGCTTGGATGACTTGGTTGAAAAAAGATTATAATATCAAAGGGATTGTTTATTCAACAATCACTAAATATAGCAGATTAGCTGGAATTGATAAAATTGAAATACCAAACAATGATCCTTTTGATTTGCAAAAAGAAGAAGCTGAAAGAAAAAGAAAAATTGAAGAACAACGTAAAAAGAAAAAGGGAACATAATGGCAGTAAGCGTACTAATCACAGGTGGTGCAGGATATATTGGTAGTATTTTAACTGAAAGATTTGTAACCCAAGATTATAAAGTAACAGTATATGACAATTTTATGTATCGTCAAAATACTTTACTGAATTTATGTTTTCATCCAAACATTAAATTTGTAAGAGCAGATGTCAGAGATGAAGCTTCACTTGCAAAAGAAGTAAGAAATAATGATGTTATAATTCCTTTAGCTGCTATTGTAGGTATGCCTGCTTGTAAAAAGAATCCTTTAGTTGCTAAACAAATAAATCAAGATCAAATTGAAAACATCTGTAAAGTGAAATCAAAAAATCAATTACTTCTTTATCCTAACACAAATTCAGGATATGGCCAAGGAGAAGGTGTAGTATTCACTGAAGAAGATGCTTTAAATCCTATTTCTGTTTATGGTCAAACAAAATGTGAAGCAGAAAAAATGGTTAGAAATGTTGATAATTCAGTAGTATTTAGATTAGCTACAGTTTTTGGTTGTAGTCCTAAAATGAGATTAGATCTTTTAGTCAATGATTTTACTTATCGAGCTTGGAATGATGGTTTTATCTCTTTATTTGAGGGACACTTTAAAAGAAATTATGTTCATGTAAGAGATGTTGCTGCAGTTTTTGATTGGACAATCCTAAATTGGGACAAAATGAAAAATGAAGTTTACAATTTTGGACTATCAGATGCTAACTTATCAAAATTAGAATTATGTCAGAAAATAAAATCTTTTGTTCCTAACTTTAAAATAGTTCAATTTGAAGATGCAAAAGATCCAGATCAAAGAAATTATATAGTTCAAAATTCAAAAATAGAAAAAAGAGGATTTAAAGCTTTTATTTCAGTTGACCATGGGATTCAAGAATTGTTAAAGTCATTTGAAATATTGAATCCAAGTATTTACACAAATCTATAGAGAATATTATGACAAATCAACAGTTAAAACAATATGCAAAATCAGTTAGAAAAAGAATAGTTGAATTCAAAACAAAAAGTGGATATGGACATTTATCAACAAGTCTATCTCCAGTTGATATTCTAGTTTCTTTATACAAAGATCCTGTAACTGATTTTGATCATACTAAAGACAAATTATATTTTGGAAAAGCGCATGGATCTCCTTCTGTTTATCCTATTTTAGCAGATTTAGGATATTTTCCACATGCAGAGCTTGATAGGTATTGTACTCCAGAAGGAATTTTACGATTACATTCAGATCAAACAATTCCTGGATGTAATTTTATTGGAGGTTCATTAGGTAATGCTATCGGTTATGTAGCTGGTTTAGCACTTGCTAATAGAAAAATAAATCATTATATTATTCTTGGAGATGGTGAACTGTATGAAGGTTCAAATTGGGAAAGTTTAATGTTTATTGCTCATTATAAATTGAAAAATATCATAATAATCGTAGATAGAAATAAAATGAGCACAATTGGTGAAACTGAAAAACTACTTAAATTAGAATCTATTCAAGATAAATTTCATGCGTTTGGTTTTGCAGCAAATAGAATTAATGGTCATGATTTTGATCAATTAAGAGCTTCATTCTCTATAATTAAAGATAGATTAGAAGAACCATGCGTTGTAAAACCTTTTGTAATTATTGCAGATACCATTAAGGGAAAAGGTGTCAGTTATATGGAAGGTCGATTTGAATATCATAATACTATTCCAAAAGATCCTAAGTTAATTGAACAAGCATTGCAGGAGTTATCATGACAAAACGAAAAAAATTAGATATTCTATTTGCTTATAATTGTGTTTTTGATGAATACAAATCTATAAAAAGAAATAGAGAAGAAGAAACTATAAAAAAATTGAGATTAGAATTCTACAAAAGTAAACTTGAAGGTTTACAAAAAATAATTACAGAAGATTTCAAAATAAATGTTGAGTTTGCTAAATTATGAAAATTAAAAAACAAATTACTATTGATGAAGAAGATATAGCAAATCTACTTGATTGTATAGATAGAACTAAAAATACTTGGGAAGCTTTTATAGATTTATGGCCCTTTGTTATTCGACATATCATTGAAGAATATGCTAAACAATTAACATCAGAAGAGTTAGAACAACTTCCTCAAAGAATAGGCAATTTCAATCTTACTGAATTTAAACAACAGTATATAGAGAGAAGTCAAAAATGAAAACCCAACGAAATGAATTTTTAGACATATTATTTGAAAAAGCAAAATTAGACAAAGATATTATGCTTATTACTGTTGATATGGGAGCAGAATCTCTAGATAAATGGAGATCAGAACTTCCTGATCAATTTATTTCTGCTGGAATTTGTGAACAAAATGCAATAAATGTAGCTGCAGGATTATCTCATTCAGGTAAAAAAATCTATGTATATTTTATGGCTATATGGGCAGCTAGATGTTTTGAGCAAATTAGATATTCTTGTGCTTTAGCAAATAATCCAATTACTATTTTAGCAAATGGTGTTGGTTTAGCTTATGCTCCAGCTGGACCCGCTCATGAACCTACTGAAGATATTGCTTACATGAGATCAATTAATAATATTGAAATTTATAATCTATCTAATACAAGACAAATAGAGCAATTAGTTAATTTAACTTTAGAAATACCAAAATTAAGATATGTTAGATTAGAAAGAAATTTAGATCCAATTATTGAAAAAGAACCAATTGAAAATAAAATTACGCAACCTGTTCCTCCTATCATTGATGCAGGAATGATATGTGTCAGAGGTGGTTTAAGAAATTCTAAAACTTCTCAAAACTCTACAGATAAAATTTGTATTTTAACAACAGGATTCATGTTAGGCAGAGCATTGAAAGTTTGGCAACAATTAATAGAATTAACCTATCAAATTTCTGTATTTGATATTTGGAAATTAAAACCAATTAATAAAGAATTATTACAAAGAGCAATTGATCATTATGATTATATAATTACTCTTGAAGAACATCAACTTGATGGTGGTTTAGGATCAATTATTTGTGAAACATTAGCAGATTTAGGAATTAAAAAGAAAATTTTAAGAATAGCTCTTCCAGAAAGATATATTTTTGAAAATGGAAATAGAAATCAATTGTTAGATGCTAATGGATTATCAGTTGAAGAAATAATAAAAAGAATTGATGCATTTTTAGCTATTCCAGAACTTGAAGAACCAATCACAAATGAATTTGAAGATGCTGATTAATGAAAACAATACCTGCTCACAATTCACAATTTACAGGATATTATCACATGGAACCTAATAAAAATTTAGTTGATTTGCGCGATTTTGAAGAAAAAAGATTGGATGCACAAGAGAGCACTTTAAAGCATTGCGTGTTTGATAATCTTGAAGTATTGAAAAACATAAAAGGAGTTATTCAAATTGGTGCTGCTTATGGAGAGCAAGTTGATTTATTTAATAAATTAAATTTCAAATATCAGATTTATTTTGAACCTGTAACTAGAGCTTATAATACAATTAAAGAAAAATTAATAAAAAATTACCCTAAAGCAAATACTTTAATCTATAATGTTGCTATTGGAGAAAATGATGGACTTATGAAGTTCTTCGAATGTGGTCCAAATAATTCGAATTCAAGTTCATTGTTGCCCTTTTCAAAAATAGCAACAAAATATAATCCAAAATTAATCACTGCTCATGAATATGATGTACCTGTTTGGTCATTGAATAATTTTATAAATTCTTGCAGCTCAATTGTTCAAGATCATGTAAAGCACTGTAATTTGCTTTATATGGATGTTCAAGGATATGAATATTTTGTAATTAAAGGTGCAGATAAAGTTTTAAATCAGTTTGACTATATCTATACTGAAGTTAATCATATTCCTCTTTATGATGGAACTATTTTATTTAGAGAATTTAATGAATTAATGAATAAAAATGGATTTATTTTAGCAGATTTAACTCCTCTTATAAAATCAACAGGTAGCCAAAGTAATGCACTTTATAAAAGAAATCCATTAGATTTTTCAAGAATTGTAGATTTATCACATACAGTTCAATTTAATGATGATTGGGATGAAGACTAAATGAGAATAACTGATACACATATTTACTTCTGGGGTTCGTTTCTTTCAAATTGGATTCCAAATGACTTAAAGATAAACTATGACAACAATATTTTCTCTAATTCTGAACAATTGTTTATGTACATGAAAGCAAAATTTTTTAACGATAGTGAAAAAGCAAAAGAAATTGTTCAGAATGGTTCAGAACCTAGAATTGCAAAAAAACTAGGTAGAGAAGTTAAGAATTACGATGATGAAAAATGGTCTCAAGTTAGAGAAAAATTTATGTATGAAGCAGTTTATTTAAAGTTTTTTTATAGTCAAGAATTGAGAAAATTGCTTCTTGATACAGATAGTAAAATTTTAGTTGAAGGGACTCCTAAAGATATAATTTGGGGTGTTGGAGTTCATTGGGAAGATGATAAAATTTTAGATGAAAAAAATTGGAAAGGATTAAATTTACTCGGAAAAGTATTAATGAGAGTCAGAGAAGAGTTAAAATAAAATGGATATTTTATTTATAACACCGAATAATACTAAAAACTATCAATCTTTAGCTACAAAATATTCTGCAATAGAACCACCAACTTGGTCTCTTTTATTGGCTCAGTCTATGCGATCAGCTGGATTTGAATGTGGAATTTTAGACGTAACTGCTGAAAACTTATCTTATGAACAAGTTTCAGAAAAAATAGACAGATTGGATCCAGCAGTAATATGTTTTGTTGTATATGGGCAAAATGTAAGTTCAGGAATTGCTAATATGGAAGGAGCAGTTGATTTAGCTAATTTTCTTAAATATGAAAAGAAAATATGGCCCATATTACTTGTTGGATCTTATGTTCAAGCTTTACCTTATGAAGTTTTAGAAAAAGAAAAATGTTTTGATTTTATTTTTCCTAATGAAGGAGTTTATGCTCTAAGAAATCTTGTAAAATTAATTTTAACTGATGGTTTAGTGAAATATGATGATTTAAAACAAATAAAAGGAATTGGATTTAGATTACATGATGAAACTCCATATTTAACAGAACCTGAAGATATAATTTCTCAAGAAAGAATGGATATTGATTTACCAGGATATGCTTGGGATTTACTTCCTTATAAAGAAAAACCTTTTGATTTGTACCGTTCTCCTTTATGGCATGGAGAATATGATGAAGCAAAAAGAAGTCCTTATGCTGCTATTCAAACTTCTTTAGGTTGTATGTTTAAGTGTAATTTTTGTATGATTAATCTTATTAACAGAAAAGGAAATGAAAGAGTAGGAAGAGCATCTAATTATGCTGGAATGAGATTTTGGTCTCCTAAATTTATAATAAAAGAATTTGACAAATTAGCTGCAATGGGAGTAGAAACAATTAGAATTGTTGATGAAATGTTTTTATTAAATAAAAAATATTATCTTCCTCTAGTTGAAGAGTTAGCCAAAAGAGATTATGCAAAAAATTTAAGAATGTGGGCATATTCAAGAATTGATACAGTTTCAAATCCAGAAATTTTAACCAAAATAAGAGCTGCTGGAATAAAATGGCTTTGTTTAGGTATTGAAAGCGGAGATAAGAAAATTAGATTAGAAGCTGCAAAAGGAAAATTTGAAGATGTAAATATTTTTGAAGTGATAAAAAGACTTTCTAATGCTGATATAGAAGTTATGGGAAATTATATGTTCGGTCTCCCAGGTGATACTTTAGAAACTATGCAGAAAACTTTAGATTTATCTATACAATTGAATACTGTAGGATGGAATGCTTATGCAACAATGGCATTTCCAGGTTCAGATTTATATGATCCAAATGATGAAAAAAGAAATTATTCAGAATATGCTTATTTATCTTATGATACAAATCCAATTGCAACAGGAACTTTGAGCAAAGCAGAAATTCTGAAATTTAGAGATGAAGCATTTCTAAAATATCATACAAATCCAAAATTTATAGATAAAATTTATAGATTGTACGGTAAAATTGCTGTAGATAATGTTGTGAAAATGACAAGTCTTAAACTTAAGAGAAAATATTATGATAAAGAAAACTACAGAAACTAAAGAAGTCGTAGTAAACAAAAGATTTTGTGATGATTGCGGCAAAGAACTTCATTGGGGATTACAGTGTTGTGTAGCTCAATGTGAAATTTGTAAAAAAGATTTATGTAATGATTGTATTGGCTATGAAGAAGAAACAGGTGGTGATTATAGAATAGTTTGGTGTAAAAAATGTTGGGAGATTGGAAAACCGTATAGAACTGAACTAGAAATTCTACAAAATAAAATTGAAGAAGCCAGAAAAATGTGGGAAGCAAGGTGCAAAAATGATTAATATAGCCACAGAAGAAATAATTAAACGTTTTCAAATCAACAAATTTATTGAAACGGGTGTTTATCAAGGTGATTCACTCATGATTATGCAACATGTTTTCTGTAAACTATATGGAGATGAATTTAATGTAGGTGTTCAAGGAAAAGGAACTCGAGGAAAATATCGACTTTATGGAGTAGAATATCATCAAAAATATATTGATCAGTTTCTACCAATTAGAATTCAAAATCATACAAATGTTGAAATAGCTTGTTCTGATTCTGTTAAGTGGCTTAAAGAAAAAATTGATTCAAATGAGTTTACAAATGAAGATAATTGTTTATTTTATCTTGATGCACATGATCATGAAACTCCTAATCCTAAGCCTTTAAGAGATGAACTAATTCAAGTTTTAAGGTTAAATAAACCTATAATCTGTATTGATGATTGGCAAACTCCATTTCATCCTGATCAATACAATCTTGATATGATTAGAGATTTAATTAAAGATAGAACTGATGCAACTTATATTACATCAAAACATAATTTTCATGGACAGTATTCTGTATTTATTTTTGCAGATCGGCTTTCATTTGAATTAAAAGAACAATTAATGGGTTTAAAATTAATCAAGGAAATAGTATGAATCAATTAAAATGGGATATTCGTTATCTTGAATTAGCTAGATTTGCGTCTAATTGGTCTAAAGATCCCAGCACAAAAACAGGAGCAGTAATTGTAGATCAAAATAATTACGTGATAAGTTTAGGATTTAATGGACTTCCAAGAAATGTTTTAGATACTGAAGAAAGATTGAATAACAGAGATTTAAAGTATAAAATGATTGTTCATTGTGAACGAAATGCAATTATAGCAGCTAAAAGAGATTTAACAGGATGTACGCTATATACTTATCCATTCATGTCTTGTTCTCCTTGTGCTGGTTTAGTTATTCAAGCAGGAATAGCTAGGTGTGTTGCACCTTTTAATGATAATCCTCGTTGGCAAGAAGATTTCAAAATATCGAAGCAGATGTTTTCAGAAGCAAAACCACGCATAGAATTAGTATTAATTCCACCAGATATTTTTCAAATATAAGGAAAAGTATGATAACATTAGAACCACTCTATGATAAAATAATTGTATTACCTGATGCTGAAAATGAGACAACTCCATCAGGATTAGTTATTCCTCTTAGTGCTAGAGAATCAAAAAATACTGGAACTGTAGTTGCTGTAGGACCAGGTCAATTACTTGGGAATCCTCAAGTAATTCTTCCATTGAGTGTAAAAGTTGGTGATAAAGTTCTTTTCAATAAGTATACGGGAACAGAAATAATGCTTGATGAAAAGAAACATTTAATCATGAGAGAAATAGAAGTTTTAGCAATCATGAGAGGAGAACCAAATGTCAAAGATTGAAGATCTATTAGCAAAGCATAAAAAAGAAATTGAAGACTTACAAGAAGAATGTAAACATGAAAAGATTTCTGACTGGATGGATGAATGGTGGGCACCTGGACATTCTACTTTTAGACAAGTTAAAGTATGTGAAGAATGTAATAAAATAGTTGAAACAAGGGATATGATAAATCTAAATAGTGGAATCATTGTTAGTACTTCAACTGCTAATACTCAAAATATTCAATGATAGATTATCAACCAAATAAAATAGTTAATTTTTCAGGAATAAATAACATTGAATTTACTGACAATCTTTTTATTTATTTTCACAATAATCCTGATAAAGTTAGGTTTAAATATGATCGAGCACCTAGTCCTACTTTTGTAATAACTATTTTAGAAGATTTAGAACTAATACAAAAACCTTTAATTTGTGCAAGTAGAAAATTAAGATGTTCATTTGTTGATTCACTTGATTATTCTAAAAGAGAAATACTTGATCAATTATTTGATGTAGTTACTGATGAATTAAATAAAATAGCAACAAATAAAATATTTTATTTTCTGACATTAATGCCAACTGTACCGATTATTGATCCTAGTTTTATTCCTAGAAGGGGAATTATAGCTAGATATGCTGAAACAGAATTTTCTGAAGGAATAATGCCACTTAATATGGGTAGTAATAATTTAAAAGTATCTCCACCAAACTTTATCCCAAAAATTATAGATCCTATCGAAGTTTTAATGAAAAGAATCGGATATTAATGGAAGAATTTAAAGAAGTAAAAATATTTTCAGATGAAATCAAACTTGCAAGAAATTCAGATGATGAGTTTTATCGAATCTTAAGAAAAAGATGCAATTGGGAAAATACTAATTATGAATCATATACTGACTTAGCAGGTTATGATGGATTTAATACTCCTGAATCATTTAAAGCTAAAGTTAAGTTTCTAAAAGAAAATTATGAAGAAAGAATAAAACTTAAGTGTGATAGAGAAGACAACAAAACAATTATCACAGATGCTCCAGGTTATGGGGCTGTTAGATTGAATCCTCCTTATGAAAATCCCGGATTTGATGTTGAATATGCTAATTTTATAAATTCAATAATAGAAAAAGATGATACAGTAATTGATTTTGGTGGAGGATCTTCTCCATTTTTAGCACTTTTACCTGACTGTAAAGAAAAAATTTTAGTTGAAGTTAAAGATTTTAGAGACTTAATGGCAGGAGTTGGGATTACTTATAAACATCCTGATGAATTTACGAAATTTCCAGAAAAATCAATATGCACTTGTTTTCATACATTAGAGCACGTTAGCAATCCTGAAGAAATGATTTTAAAACTTTCAAAAGCAGATGTTTTTATTTTTGCAACGCCTAATCAAGAACTAATTGATACTTCTAAGTATCATTATATTTTAATGCAAATAGAAATTTTTAAAAAGTTAAGTCAAAAATACAACTTAATTACTTACTTAAGAACTTCAAAAAGTGGTTTAGATATTCATGGAATTATTTTTAATAAACGAGCGCTTGATAAGTTTTCTAAAGTAAAAGAAAATAATTTTTTTAAAAATAATTACGCATTTTACAAACAATTGTTTACTTAGAAAATATTTGAATTATATTTATACCTACCAATCGGTTCTACATCAAATTAGTAATTAAATAGAAATCAACCCTAGTAGCGTAGTACCTCAATATCCTTAGTAAAAATACGTTACATTCTACGGAGAAAATCTCAATGCCAATCGACAACAAGGTAATGAGTTCAGTCAAAGCAAAACTTGACGCAATGACTAATCAAACAAAAAAACAAACATTAATTTTTAGACCACCTCGAGGTCAGGAAGTTCAATTAAGAATTGTTCCATATAAACATGGTCCTGATCCTTTTAATGAATTATATTTTCACTATGATGTAGGACCTGTGAAATCAATTATTTGTCCTCGTTCTATAAATCCTGCTGAAAAATGTGCTATATGTGAATATGGTGCATATTTAGTCCAAGAGAAAAATGACAAAAATTTTGCTCTTTGGAAAAGACTCAAATCTCGCTTGAGAGTTTACATTCCTGTTTTAGTTAGAGGTCAAGAAACAGAAGGTGTGAAATTTTGGGGAATAGGTAAAAATACTTATACTTCAATTGCTCAATTATTTATTGATCCAGAATATGGTGATTTAAGTGATCCTATAAAAGGAAGAGATATAAAGGTTATGGCAACAGCCCCAACACCTCAATTTATTTATGGACAAGTTCAAGTTAGACCTGCAGCAAATCCTTCAGCATTAAGTTCTGATGCTAAAGTTGCAACTGATCTAATTAAAAACTGTCCTAATGTTTTTGATGCATTTAACAAACTGACACCTGAAGAAATAAAGAATGCATTAGATGCATTTGTTGCTGAAGGAGATCAAGTTCAAGCTCCTATAACAAATCCTGAAGCTTCAGAAGATGAAGGAACTTCAGAAGATTTAAGTGAGCTCAGTGAAATGTTTGATGCAATAAAAAACCAAAACATAAATAAATAATTCTAGAAGCTAGTGAAGATTCAAAAGTGAATTAATTTGACAATAATTCATATTTTGTTTCTTCCTAGCTTAATTTTTTCAGGAAAATAATATGGCAAAACGAGTAACTTCAGCAGAAGATGCGTTGAGTAATTTGGGTGACAAATCTTCTTTATCTGATGCATTAATAAAAAATATGTCAAAAAGTATTGGTGATAGAGCTTATCTATTAGGTGAACAAGGAACACCAACTGATATAACAACTCTCATCTCTACAGGTAGTACAATTCTTGATACAATAATTACAAATGGTAAATGGCAACAAGGTGGAGGAATGCCAGTTCGTAGATTAGTTGAATTAACTGGTAATACTTCTGCTGGAAAATCATTAGTTGCAAATCAAGTTTTAATTAATACACAAAAAATGGGAGGAATTCCTATTCTTTTTGATGAAGAAAATTCAACTGATATTAGTTTACTTGTTAAAATGGGATTAAAAGTTGGAAAAGAAGCAGAAAAAGCAGGAGTTCATAAATTAGTTTATGTATCTGCAGGAACAGTTGAAAAAGTATTTGACACTATTGAATCTACAATTAAAAAGATTAGAGAACTAGGAAGTAAAGATTTTATTACTATTGTTTGGGATTCAATAGCTGCAACACCTTCAACTGAAGAATTAGAAGGCTCTTTTGATAAAGAAGGTTATGGTACAGCAAAAGCTCTAGCTATTTCTAAAGCTATGAGAAAAGTTACGCAATTTATTGGAAGAGAAGATGTTTTATTACTTTTTACAAATCAGTTAAGATCAAATATTGGTGTTAGTTTTGGTGATAAATGGACTGCTCCTGGTGGTAATGCAGTTCCTTTTCATTCTTCAGTTAGAGTTCGTCTAACAAAAATAACAGATATTAAAAAAGATGACATAGTTATTGGAGTAACGGTTCAAGCTCAAACAAAGAAAAATAAAATTGCTCCACCACAAAGAAAGTGTACTTTTGATATTTATTTTGACAAAGGAATTGATGATGAATCTAGTTGGTTAGACAATTTAGTTCTTAAAGGAAAAATTGAAAGACCGACAAAACAAAAATATCTTATAAATCTTCCAGATTATGTAAATACAAAAGAAGGAGATGAACCAAATATCATTCAAGTTGAATTCAAAAAAGATGAATGGAGAAAGATTATTACTCCTCCTGAAATTCGTGAATATGTAAGAAAAATGATTATTGATGCAAATTCAATTGACTATAGTAATTGTACACCTTCTTTTGATGAATTAGAAATACCTGAAGAAGTAGTAGAAGGAGATGTTTCTTAATGGATGGAATGACAGATACAGGAAAAAGAATTGTTTTCGGAAAAGGTAAAGCTCTTAGAGAACCCGCTATTGGAAAAGGTAGATATGATTTAGTTTCTCCATTTGCTATTGACCGAATAGCAAAGTGGATGGAAAAAGGAGCTATAAAATATTATGATAGGAATTGGGAAAAAGGCGGGATCCCATTTCATAGATTTGTTGATTCTGCTAGTAGACATTTAAATAAGTTTTTAGCAGGTTATGAAGATGAAGATCATCTTGCAGGAGTAATGTTTAACATTATGGCATTGATGCATTTTCAAGAAATTAACAAATTAGAAGACGATGATTTACCCCACTATCTAAGAAAAACAAATGATAAGCAAAATAGGATTAAACCAAGAAAGAGGAAGCAACAACGTTGAATTCTTAGAAGAAAACATTAAAAATATTATGCCAACACAACCAGAATCAATAAAAGCAAAAGAAAGTGACGTATTAGGAGTTTTAAATGTTCCAGAAGATAAAAATCAATCAGCAACTTTAGCATATCCTGATGAAAAACTACAATATGAACAAAAAAATGAAATAAAAAAAGAAGAAAATAGTTCATTTTTCAAAACAAAACGAGAAAAAATTATTTTCTTTGCATTTATAATACCCCCTCTAGCTATTTCATTAATTTCTATGATGCATTTAATTACTTTATTTGCTACTTCTAATAGTTATGCAATGGCGATAGCTATTTCAGTATCTATTGAATTAGCTTCTATGTCTTCACTTGTTGCTTTAGTTACACTTAATAAATTAAACAAATTTACAATATGGTCTATATTCTTTGTATTGAGTGCCTTACAAGTTATTGGAAATATGTATCATGCATATGTAAATACAACACCAGAATCACTTAAGTCAATTTTAGATTTACTAGCATTAAGTACTTCACCTTGGTCATTACGATTTGTAATGTTTATGGTTAGCGGAATACTCCCAGTGATCTCTTTAACTTTTGTGAAAGGAATAGTAGATTATTTTAAAGAGGAAAAATAAAATGCCTTTAGTATGTTGTTGTTCATTAGCAGGAACTGAAGCTTGTAAAAGCTGTTCAGAATATATCAAATATTTTGGAAATCAAAAACCTAACAATATAACTATAACATGGCCTCCAATCAATCCAATTCAACCAATTCAGCCTCTAATAACTCCTAAAAAAGTTGTTGAAGAGTATGAATATGACAAACAAGGCCGTATAATTAAGAAAATTATTACTGAAAGCACAACTTAATGGAAACTGTAGAAAACCAAATAGCTGCAATTCAAAAAGATAAACTTTTAGAAGTTGAAATTGAAGAAAAAGGTTCTCAAAGAATTCTTTTAATTGACTCAATGAACATGTTTATTCGTTCGTTTGCAGTACTTAATTTAGCAAATGGATCAGGAAACCATGTTGGTGGGATGTGGGGTATGATGCAATCTGTAAAGTCTATTGTAGAACTATTTCATCCTACTAAAGTTGTTTTTTGTTGGGAAGGAAAACACTCATCAAGAAAAAGAAAAGAAATACTTGCTGAATATAAACAAGGAAGAGATATAAAAAGATCTTTGAATAGAACTTTTCAATGGGAAACTCCTGAAGCAGAATGGGAAAGTTTTAAAAAACAGCTTTATCGAGTAAAAGAATATCTTGAAACTTTACCTGTTTATCAAATTGAAGTAGAATTAATGGAAGCAGATGATGTGATAGGTTATATAAGTCAGTATTTATGGCTTGATCAACACAAAATTATAGTTAGTTCTGATAAAGATTACTTCCAATTAGTTACAGATAAAGTATCAGTTTATCGCCCTATTAAAAAAGAAATAATCGACGTTGAACACATGATTAAAGAATATAAGTGTTATCCAAAAAATTGGATAATGATTAAAACTCTTCAAGGAGATTCTTCTGATAATGTTCCAGGAATTAAAGGAATTGGTTTAAAAACTATAAATAAACTATTCCCATTTTTAATAGATTCAACTCCTACAAATCTTGATAGAGTATTTGAGCATTGTCAAGCAAATATTAAGGGTAGTAAATTTTACAAAGTAATTTTAGATGAACAAGAAAAGTTGAAAAAGAATTGGCAGGTGATGCAATTACTTGAACATACTTTTAGTGTAGAGGGATTAGAAAAAGTTAAAAGTGCACTAAATCAAAATCCTGTTTTTAAACCTTTTCAGTTGAGATTGTTATTTATGCAAGATTCAGCTTTTAAACAAATACAAAATTTTGATAGTTGGAATCAAATTTTTGCTCCATTAAATTCATATGAAAAATCCATTTAGAATAGATAGAACTAATCTTATTATTGATAATGACAAGATTAGAAATTGCACAAAAAATGAAAATGAAATGTCTATTTGGGAAAACATGATATTTGATTGTAATAGTTTTTTGAAACAATTTTTAGAAGAATTTAAAAAGTCTATTAAAGATTTTTTTCATGGACTTATAATTATATTTTTATTTTTGACTTGTTTAATATCATTTCCTATTATTCTTTTTATCCGAGCATTAATTACAAAACACAGAGCTAGAAAACAAATCAATGATTTTACCTGAAAATTTTAGTAAAAACTGTTCTCAATGTGGCAATTTACAGACATACAAAACTAAGCATTTATTACAAAGAGCAATAGACTTGAATACAAAATGTAAAAAATGTTCAGGAAGTATAGGAGGTAAATCAAAAACCATAGAAGGCAGAAAAAGAATTGCTGAAAGCAATAAATTAAAACCAAGAAACTTAGGAAGCATTTGGACACAAAATCAAAGAGAGATTGGTAGTTTGGCTCAAAAGAAGCGATATAAGGAATTTCCAGTAACACAAGAAACTCGATTAAAAATTAAAGAAAGGTTTAAAATCAAAGAAAATAGAGATAAGTGTATCAATAAAGCTATGCTTGGGAAGCATCATTCTTCTGAAACTAAAAGAAAAATGAGAGTTTCAATGCTAAATAGAATCATAAATGGTAATTCAAAACCATATTTTAATATAGGAAAAATTGAAAAACAACTATTAGATTTACAAGAGCATAGAGATAATTGTAAAATTCAGAGACAATATCACATAAAAAAATTAGGTTATGTTGTTGATGGTTACTGTCTAGAAACAAATACTGTTTATGAAGTGTATGAAAAAAGACATGACAAGCAGGTTTTTAAAGATTTAGATAGAGAAACAGAAATCTGTAATCATTTATCATGCGATTTTATTATTTTATGGGAGAAAAGATAATGAGTCAAAAACAAGATTTTTCTCTCTTTGGTAGCCACTTTCAAACTAAAGTAATTCAATCATTACTTATTGATACAAAATTTTTTGAACGTATTTTTGATATTCTTGAGTTAAGCTTTTTTGATTCAAAACCACATGAGACAATTTATAAGAAGATTCAAGAATATTTTGAAAAATACAAGACACCTCCAACATTAGATAACTTAGAAGTATCTTTGTCTCAGTTTGAGTGCGATGAAATCATGAAAATGCAAATTCATGAAATCATTAAAACTATAAAAAAATCTGCAGTAAATGATACAAAGTTTATAAAAGATGAAGCTATCAAATTTTGCAGAAATCAAAAAATGAAAACTGCTCTTTATACTTCTATTGACTGTTGGGAAAAAGGTAAATATGATGACATCTACAAAATAGTTGGTGAAGCTTTAAAGGCTGGTGAAGAATCAAACATCGGTCATAATTATTGGGAAGATTTTGCTTTAGAAAATAGGATAAATTTAATGAAAAGAATGCCAATACCAACAGGATTAGTTCATTTAGATGAGCTTTTGAATGGAGGGTTATCAAAAGGAGAATTAGGAGTAGTTATTTCAGGCCCTGGTTTTGGTAAGTCTTGGATTCTCTGCACTATAGCAAAAAATGCTGTTCAACAAAAACTTAAAGTAATTCATTATACTTTAGAACTTTATGAACATCAAGTTGGATTAAGATATGATACAATGTTCACAGGCATAGCTCAAGAAGATATTCCAAATATGAGTGATGTTGTAAAAATGAAATTGAAAAAATTGAATATTAAAGATAATTTGATGATAAAATTTTATCCAACAAAAAAAGCTACAATTAATCATCTTAAACTACACATAAACAAAATGCATCAAATTGGTTTTGTCCCTGATGAATTAATTATTGACTATGCTGATTTGTTAAAACCCGCACAGAAGTATGATCAAAAAAGATTTGAACTTGAAGGAATTTATGAAGATTTAAGAGGTTTAGCAGGAGAATTAAAAATACCTATTTGGACTGCAAGTCAAGTAAATCGTTCTGGAGCAAATAATGATATTATTAGTCTTGAATCTATTTCTGAATCATTTGCAAAAGCTGCAGTATCAGATGTAATCATTACTCTTTCAAGAAAAATGGAAGATAGAATGAAAAATACAGGTAGATTATTTATTGCAAAAAATAGAGCAGGAAAAGATGGTATAGTTATTCCTATTATAATGAATCTTAAAAACTATAAAATTGAAACTCAAAAACCTTTTGAGAATATGGATGAATTAAATGCAGCAATATCTAGTCTGAATAGTGTAAGCATTGATACTAACAATCATAATAAGAAAAAGTATGAAGAATTTAAAAAATCCAAAGAAAATGGAAGTAAAGAAGAACAAAAATGAATAAAACTTTAGCAGATGTAATAGATTTAAAACAAATTGTAGAAGTAGTTCTCAGAGACTATAATATAGATGAACAAAAAAGACATGAAATTGCTGGACGAATCTATGAGCAATATAGAAATTCTGTAAGAATCATAGCAACAAAATATATTGAAGAAGAATATAAAAAACGTAGTTCAATAGCTGGAATTAATAACATTGTATTGAATCCCGAAAGAAGAAAATGAGAATAATCAAACAATCAGCTACATTAGAATTCATAACACCTAATGCTCTTCAGTTTATTGAAAAATGTGGAAGAGTTTGTTACAAATCAGAGAATTTAATAACACCAGAGTCATCAAAAGACTTTATAAAAATGTTATTAAATCCAGATAAAAAACATGAATCAGTTCTTGAACATGCAGTTGCTACATTTCGATTTATTACTGATAGAGGAGTAACACATGAAATAGTTAGACATCGACTTGCTGCTTATAGTCAAGAAAGCACTAGATATTGCAACTATAGTAAAGATAAGTATGGTAATGAAATTACAGTAATTCTTCCAGTAAGATTTTATAAAATCTATTTAGCTACTGAAACAAATGATTGGATAGGAATAACTGAAGAAGACAGATTCAAGTTTGGAAACTGGTTCACAGGCATTGAACGATGTCAAGAACATTATTTAAGAGCAATTGAGTATGGTGAAAAACCACAAGAAGCAAGAGATCTTCTTCCTAATTCTTTAAAAACAGAATTAGTAATGACTGCTAATTTTCGTGAATGGAGACATTTCTTTAAATTAAGAACGTCTGCTGCAGCACATCCACAAAAGAGAGATTTAGCAAATCAAGCACTATCAATTATGAGAAAAGAAGTACCAATTATTTTTGACGAATTATAGGAGAAAATTATGCCAATTTACGAATACCAATGTCAAGATTGTAAAGCTATTTTTGATGAATTTTGGATGAGTGCTAAAGAAGCAGAAGAAAATGAAGCTAAATTTTTAGCAGAAGCAGAATGTCCAGCTTGTAAGTCAAAAAATAAAGCTAAAATCATGAGTAATCAAATGGTTCAAATGAAAGGTGAAGGTTGGACTAATAATACAATTCTTCCTGAAGGAAATGGGAAAAAAGATTCAACTGAATCTTTAAGAGAGCGAGCTAAAGAAATAAAAGAACAAGCAAAAAACTTAACAACAAAAGATTTATATGGTGATTTAGATGGAGTTTAAAAATGATAATATTGGCAATGTATATAAACATGACTAAATTTTCTCCAGAAAATGCTGAAAGAGTTGTTGATAATCTTAAAGAAATGGCAGATCAATTAAAGAAAGATGGGATTAGATTAATTTATATGCCAATTATAAATGATTTAAATTTTATAAACAGAGTTGAGTGTCTCTATCCTCACTTTGTAGTTATGGATAAAGAAGAAATAGAAAAAATAGAAAACTTAAATAAAGAAATAAAAGACAGTTTGAATATTGACGCAATAATTGAAACACTAATGAAAAGAATATATCAACCGGAGAAACAGATTGGATAAATTTAGATTATCAGAAAGGTTTATAGAACAGTATGAAGATAAAAAACCACCCTTTGGATTTAACGGTTTAGGAGAAATTACTTATTTAAGAACATATTCAAGAATAAAATCAGATGGTTCAAATGAGCAATGGTGGGAAACTTGTCAAAGAGTAGTAAATGGAACTTATAATATGCAAAAAAGACATATTGATGAAAATGGCTTGGGTTGGAATGCATATCAAGCTCAAAAGTCTGCTCAAGAAATGTATGATCGAATGTTTAATATGAAATTCCTTCCACCTGGAAGAGGTATTTGGGGGATGGGATCTTTAATTACAGAAGAAAAACATCTTTATGCAGCACTCAATAACTGCTCGTTCATTTCAACAGAAAATATAAAAGAAGAACCCTCAAAACCATTTTTATTTATGATGGATATGTCAATGTTAGGTGTTGGTGTAGGATTTGATACAAAAGGGGTTGGTTTAATTGAAGTAAAAGGACCAAATAAAAAGAGATCAATAGAAACTTTTAAAATTCCAGATAGTAGAGAAGGCTGGGTTGAATCTTTAAGATTACTTTTAGATGCATATTTTTTAGGAACTGGGGATATAGAATTTGATTATTCAGACATACGAAAAGCAGGAGAGCCGATTAAAACATTCGGGGGAATTTCTTCAGGTGCTGATCCTTTAGTTGATCTTCATAAAAATATTAGATTAACTTTAAATAGAGAAATTGGCCAGCAAATTTCAACAACAGCTATAGTAGATTTAATGAATCATATTGGTGTTTGTGTAGTTTCAGGTAATGTTAGAAGAAGTGCTCAAATATCTGTAGGTGATTATAAATCAGATGAATATCTTAAATTAAAAGATTATCATTGGGATGATGAAAAGAAAGATTATATTGGTAGTTCAAAACATAGAGCAGGGTATGGTTGGACTTCTAATAATTCTATATTTGCTGATTTAGGAATGAATTACAAAAAAGTAGCAACTCAAACTGCTAAAAATGGAGAACCAGGATATGTTTGGTTAGAAAATATGAAAGCATATTCTAGAATAAATAATGGTCCTGATTGGAAAGATAAAAGAGTGGCTGGACCTAATCCTTGTGTAGAACAATCATTGGAGTCGTACGAACTCTGTACATTAGTTGAAACATTTCCAAACAATCATGAAAATTTAGAAGATTTTTTAAGAACTCTCAAATTTGCTTATCTCTATGCTAAAACTGTTACTTTGGGTAAAACACATTGGGCAGAATCTAATAGAGTTATGCTTAGAAATAGAAGAATTGGATGTTCTATGTCAGGAATTGCTCAAATAATTGAAAAAAGAGGAATAAATGAATTTAAAGAATGGTGTCAAAAAGGTTATGATGAAATTCAGAAATGGGATGAAGTATATTCTGATTGGTTAGCTATTCCAAAATCTAAAAAATGTACTTCTGTTAAGCCTTCAGGAACTACTAGTTTGTTAGCTGGTGCAACTCCTGGTATGCATTATCCTGAATCTCGTTTTTATATTCGTAGAATTAGAATTTCTCAAAATAGTCAATTACTTAAACCATTAGAAAAAGCAGGATATCATATTGAACCAGCATCAAAAGAAGTTAATACAGTAATTGTATCAATTCCAATCGATATTGGAGAAATTCGTTCTGTAAAGCAAGTTTCAATGTGGGAACAATTGTCTTTAGCAGCATTTCTGCAAAAATATTGGACAGATAATCAAGTGTCAGCTACAATAAGATTTGACCCTGAAACAGAAGGCAATCAAATAGAATATGCTTTAAATTACTTTCAATATCAACTCAAAGGTGTCAGCTTTCTTCCAAACACTCCAAAAGGTGCATATGCACAAATGCCCTATGAAGAAATAGATGAAAAAACTTTTAAAGAATTATCCAAAGGATTGAAGAAACCTCAATTTGCAAAAATCAAAGGTGAAGAAGCCGAAACCGATAAATATTGTAATAACGACGTATGCGAAATTCCACTACAGCAATAAAACAAGCTCCTGGTTTTTTAAATATTTCAATAACTGGAACAGATGGAAAGTGGGTATCATCTGAAATAGGAACAGGATTTTGGACAGATATTCAAATTTATTCTGACAATTCTCTTTTAAGTCCTATAGAAAAATTGATGAAAAAAATTGGCTATGAAGTACCCACTAAAGTAGATAAACTAATGCAGAAAATAGGTTATGATAAATAAAGAAGATGTGATAGAAACTAAAGATTTTTTTGCAGTTAAAGTTAAAAAAGATTATTTTCTAGTAGGTCATAAAGGAAAATCATTTTTAGAACAAGGATATGTTTGGGCTCCTTACGCTCCATTGTATGTATCTCCAACTTTAATTGCAGAACAAAAAATAATAATTGATCCAATAAAAAGACTGATGAGAAAAATAGGTTATGACTCCGAATAAGAATGGGCGTATTTATCCTAAAGAAGCTTTTGATTGTCTTTATCCTGATTGGGATGGTACATTAATTAATGGAAAACATGATTTTGATAAAGATGGTTATTGTAATGTGTGTGGCAAATATAACTGTAATGCAAAAACAAGGTCAATTTCATCAAGTATTAAAGATCCAATAAAAGCTTTGATGAAGAAAATAGGATATGAAATAGATGAAGAAGCTAAGAAAACAGAAAAAGCAAGTAAACCACGAAAACTAAAAACAAAGTGGACAGTTGAAATTGGAGAATTACAAACATTTACAGGAGTTGATACTGAAGCAGAATTTATTAAAGCTCTTAGTGAAGAAATCAGAAAAGAAGTAGATCGAGAAATAATTTTAAAGATATGAAAAATTACACTTACGGACAACAAAAATGAGTAAATTAGTATTAGCATTATTATCAGATGACAATCAACTTCAGAAATTTGAAGAAATTGATATGTCATGGGCAGATAAATTTAATGAAGAATTCAAAAAAAATGAAATACCATATAAAGAAGAAGTATATAGGTCTGAGTTTACTGATATGACTTCTTATGCAGTTTTGAAAGATTTTGTAGTCACTCAAAACGATGAAGAGTTCCAAGTGGATCGTACTCCTTTAGTAAATAAATTACATAAGCTTTTTTGGGATGAAAATGATTCGCTCAAAAGAATCTAGTCAAAAAGCTGTTTTGACAAGAAAATGTAATGGAAAACCTTGGCATACTGAAGAAGCTAAAAGTAAAATAGGCAAAGCAAATAAAATAGCTCTTAAGGGAAGAAAAATACCTAATCATCATTCAGGGTGGGTAATTAATTCTAAAACTATTGAAAAAGCTAGAATAGGAAGAGCTAATTCTGAAAAATGGCAAACATCAGCTAGATCAGATCAAAAAAGAAATAAAATATCCCTAGCACTCAAGGGAAGAAAACATTCAATTGAGTCTCGGAAAAAGATGAGTGAAGCAGCAAAATTAAGACTGAAAAATGGAAATTTTACAAATCCAATTTCAAAATCTGAAGCAGCATTTGGTGATGGAGTTTACCAAAAATTTAAGATAATTTTAGAATCACAAATTTGGATTGATGGCAGATGTTTTGACTATAAAGTTCCTAATAAAAAGATTTTAATTGAATGTGACAGTAACTATTGGCATTCTTTACCAGAAAGCAAAGAAAATGACAAACTTAAAAATGAAATTGCTGAGAAAAATGGATTCAAACTAATAAGATATAAAATAGATACCGCTGCAGATGCTAAAAGAATAATAAAAGAAAATGCAGCAGAAATAAAAAAATTACTACAATGAATGAACCAAAAAGAAAAATAACTTGTATTAAACCTGGTTGCAAAGGTAATGGAGAGTTTCAATACTTAGGAGAAGAAAAATCTTTAACTTTAGTAGATGAAGAAGGAAAAGTAACTTTTAAAGCTGGTAAATACATTTACAAATGCATGGCTTGTCATTCTACATTTTCATGTGAAATACCCCCTCAAAGTAAAAAACTTATTTTAGGATAAATTATTTACAACTAATCACAAATTTAATAAATTGGTAAATGAAAAAAGTATATCATGGCATAGTGTATAAAATTACTAATAAAAAAAATGGTAAAGTATACATTGGTCAAACCATCAATATTAAGTATTTTCATAATTATTATGGTTCTGGAATATACATTTCTAGAGCTATTAGAAAATATGGAATAAAAATATTCAAAAAAGAAATTTTAGAGCACTGTAATAGTATTAAAGACTTAAATGAAAAAGAACAATTTTACATAAAAAAATTCAATTCTAATGATAAGAGATATGGGTATAATCTTAATTTGGGTGGTAAAAACTTCATCCACTCTGATGAATCTAAAAAGAAAATATCTCTATCACATAAAAAATTATTTTTAGAAGGAAAACTAGACCACAAAGCTGAAAATAATCCAATGTATGGTAGATCTGTTTATAGTGTATGGCTTGATAAATATGGAAAATCTAAAGCTGATAAACTACAAAAAATAGCTAATGAAAAAAATAGATTATCAAATTTGGGTGAAAATAATGCTTTTTATGGGAAACATCATACCGAAGAAACAAAGCAGAAAGTTAGAACTACAATAAGAAAAAAAATAAATAACCATACATTTAAAGTAAGCAACCAATACATAAAAGCCAAAGAAAGAGTAGATTACTTATGAACTTCATTCTCGGCGGCGGGGTTGCTGGACTAATAAGTGCATATTATTTACCTGATTATTATTTAATTACTGATAAAATTGGTGGATGGCAAAATCGAAATACTTTTCAATTAGGTCCAAGACTTTTAGAAGTTACTCCTGAAACAACAGTATTTATGAAATCATTAAATCTTCCGATTAATGAGAAGAAAGTATATATAGGGTATAGAGTTGGTGACTTTACAAGTAGCTCTAATAAAACTCCAGATTTTGCAAAAAAATATGCATTAAAAACTAGAGAACATGAAAATGTAGATGCTGTAATGTCAGGGAATAGAGATACTTTAACAATTTTTGATATAGATTATGATTTAATTTTGAATACAATTCAAGAAAAAGTTCAGAACAGAACAACTATAGTAAAAATTACAAAAATTGATTTAAAAGAAAATACATTTTATGTTAATAATTTTAATAAGCCCTTTTTTGATGGAAACTGGGATCATCTAGTTAACACACTTCCACTAAATTTGTTTTGTAAATTAGCAGATCAAGATTTACAAAGAGACTTTACAGCATTTCATACAACTTTTTTAAAAATAAAACCAACTAATTATACAAAATTTTTCTATAAGATTTATGATTATATTTACTCTTTAGATACTTTTTGGCATAGAATGAGTATTTTTAAAGATTACACAATACTTGAAGTAAAAGGAACAGTTGATACAAAATTAGATTGTTGGCATGATGGAGATTCTGAAATTTTTGAAATTTTAGATAAAATAACAATACCTTATGCACAAATAAAATACTCTTATAAAAATTTACAAAATATATTTCCAAATGTAACTAATGTTGGGAGATATGCACAGTGGAATCACTCGATAAAGATGGAACAAATAATACAATACTATGAGCGACTTAAAAAGAATATTTGACTTACAAAGAAACTACGAAAAGAAATTTCTAGAATTTAAAAGAATAGATCTTGAACGCATTACAAAAGAAGAAAAACAAGCATATACAAAAGAATGGTTATTGTGTTTAATTAAAGAAGCTACAGAAGTTTTAGATTGTATCAATTGGAAAGATCATAAATTACAAAAATTTGAAGTTAATCGATCTAATTTAATAGAAGAACTTATAGATGTATTTAAGTTTTACTTAGCAATTGTAACTTTATGGGATGTTGATGAAAAAGCTTTTTCTGAAGCTTTTGAACGAAAATCTATTGTTGTAGCTCAAAAATTTGAACAAGAAAAACTTCTATATTTCAAAAATTATACAAAAGTATGTGCTTTAGATATTGATGGAATATTATATCCTTGGCCTGAAACATTTGTTGAATTTTGTAAAGCAAATTATGAAAAATTAAAAACTGCTACTTTTGAAGACATTGAAAATTTGAACATTAAGAGCAGACTTAAAGACGAATATAGAACTAGTGGAATAAAAGCAAAAGCTGGAGTTATTGATGGAGCTTCTGAATTTACAAATCTATTGAAAGAAAAAGGTTACACTATTGTTCTTATAACTTCAAGACCTTATCAAAAATATCAAAGAATTTATGCTGATACACTTGAATGGTTAAATAGACATAATATCAAATTTGATGCTATTATTTGGGAAGAACATAAAGAAGATTATCTTGCAAAAAATCTTTCAAATGTTGAATTTGTTGTAGAAGATGATCCTGATAATATTCAAAAATTAGTAAATTATGATTTTCAAGTTTTTGGAAAAAAGACTCAATATAATGAAAATTCAAGAAATAGTAATGCAATTTGGTTTAGCAACCTGAAACAGATATTGGAGAATATATGATTGTAATAATTTTTGGACCTGATTGTTCAGGAAAAGATTCTGTGAGACATGAATTATCAAAGTTAATGAATTATGAGCCTTGGATTATAGTTAGAAGTCCAATTTGTAATATGGTTTATGATAAATTATATAAAAGAAAAAGTAATGAAACTTGGCTTAAGATAATTATAAATCTTTTTGATAGAGTTTTTGAAACAAAATGGATCTATCTATATGCTACTCCAGAAGAAATATTAAGAAGAGCTGATGGAAAAGGTGAACTTCATATTTTAAAGTTGAAACATGCTAAACAACAATTAGATTTATATGAAAAATATTTTAACAAATACAAGAATAAAAATTTCTATAAATTTAATACAACTCACAAAACAGTTAAACAAGTAGCTCAAAAAATTTATGATACCTTTAAAAAATGAGATAGTAAATTGTAAAATTTGTGATTATGGTTCTATTCTTCAAAATACTTATTCAGAATTAAATCCTCATTTTGGAAAATTATTACCCAATCAAAAATCAGAAATTGTAAAGTATTTCTTCATTGGTTTAAATCCATCTCTAAGAAGATTTCCAGGTAGTACTATGATAACTTATGAAGGTAACCCATTTACTGAATTACTTAAAAAAATTGGAATTTATGATCAAAGTTATTTTACAAACTTAGTAAAATGTTCATCATTTGATAATAAAGTAGATATTAAACATTGTGATATTTGCTTTGAGCAATTTTTAAAAAGAGAACTAGAAATCATAAAACCTCAGTATATAATTTGTTTAGGGAATCAAGTATTTGAATATATGAAAACCAAACATGATCCAATATATAAAATTAAACATCCGAGCTATTACTATGCTTATAAAAAAGAGCCAGAATTAATTTATGAAAAAGAAATTAAAACTTTATTAGGATTTTTGAAATGAATGACATGGATAAGCTTCAAAATAAGATAGTAAGATGGCAAAATAAAACTTTTACTGAATCAACTGCATTTTCTAAACTTATTCATTTAAAAAAAGAAATTAATGAACTGTCAAAAGATATGTCATCTGGTAGAGATGTAGGTTCAGAAATTGCAGATTGTCAAATTTTACTGTTTGGAATAGCTGGGAAATATAAAAAGAGTTGTTATAAAGAAGCTACTAAAAAATTAGAAATAAATAAAAAGCGTAAATGGGGAAAACCTGACAAGAACGGAGTAGTTGAACACATTGACTAAAAATTTACTTGTTTTTTTCGGTTGGAGAGTAAAGTATATAACATATACTCGAATTAGAGCAACTTGTTTTGCTGCTCAGAAGATTTGCTCTATGTTCAACCTGAATCCAGTGTTCATTTTTGTAAATGAGAAGGCTTACAAAGAATGTGAAGATATTTTAAAAACTTTTAATTATCGAGACTACTATATTTTTAATTCAGATGTTAAAAACTGGGATGATGCTCAACAAGAAGTTATTGCATTAGGAGGACAATATAACTTTAAATATATGTTAGTTTCTTCTTTACCAATTTTAAAATCTTACAGATTAGGAAATGAACAAATTCTTAAAGATGAACTTGATAGTTTTTATAAAGATACTTCAAAGCATAATAAAATGATGATTCTATTCACTTTTTTTAGAAAAATGTTTTTCATTTATGATATGCTTAATCAGTTTAAAAACATCAAAGTATTACAGTATTTAGATGACCCATGGGAAGTTAATCTTTCAAAAATTGTATCAAATGAATGTAAAACAATTTATGAATATAATCTAAGCGATAGGAAAGTAGATTATACTATTCCATTTATTGGTTATACATTTTTCTACAATGATTCTCGAACAAACTTCAATGACAAAAAATATGACTTTACAACTGGATTTATGGTTCCTTATGAAAATATAGATAGACTTAAGAAAGATAAAGTAGTTGAAAAAAGAGTACAATATGCTTTACAAATAAAAGATATTGAAAAGCAGTTTACTGAATCAAAATTAAAGTTTAATTTATTCTATAATTTGAAGTCAAAAACTATAGAAAATAAAGTAATAAAAGATGTAGATTACAATAAATTGATAGGTCAAAGTAAATTTTCTTTTATTTTCCCTTCACCAAAAACAAATGAGTTTGCAATAACTAGATTATATTATTCGCTTGTTAGAGACTGTATTCCTTTTATTGATAAAGATACAAATTTTGAATGTGGGCTATTTAAAGATAATCCCGAATTGCTCAGTTTTTTCAAAAATAATGATCTAATTCAAAACTTAACAGATATTCCTAAAATATTACATACTATAGATTATGATAAAGTAATATTCCAATTGCATAATTTAAATTATTATAAACAACTACAAAAAGATTTATATTACACATTACAATTTGCAAAATTAAAGGATTTTTTCGAATGATAAAAAAGACAAGAACATCTGTTATTCAATATTTCATTGACAAAAAACAATACTTATCTTATCTTGAAATAGGAACTGCTCATGGTTCAAATTATAAAAAAATAAATTGCCAAAAGAAAGTTGGAATTGAACCTAAAAAGTTTAAGAGTTCATCTGAATTAGGTATCTTATCTATGACTTCAGATGAATTTTTTGCTCAAAATAAAGAGAAATTTGATATTATCTTTATTGATGGTTTACATATTAAAGAACAAGTCTTGAAAGACATTATCAATTCATTAGATGTATTAAATGAAAATGGAATTATAATTTGCCATGATATGTTACCCAAAACAAAAGAAGCAGCAAATCCTGATAGACATATTGCAATGATTGAATCAAAAAAATGGGATTGGAATGGAAATTGTTATGCTGCTTGGTTAAGATTAAGAGAAAAAAGACCAGATTTATACATGGGAGTTTTAAATTTTGATTATGGTGTTGGAATTATCAAAAGAGGTACTCAGCAAACAATTGAAGTTCCAGATCCAGTTACTTATGAATGGTTTGATCAAAATAGAGACAAAATGAACATTATTGATAGGACTGTACTTGAAAGTATCTAAATTAACAATAGAGCAAAAAATTGAGAAAGCTTTTAAGTCAAAAGCAGCTAAAAAGATAGAAACTTATAATTCAAAGGATAAAAAGTTTCAAAAAACTCTTGAGTTGACAAATTATAGATATATTCTTGATTTTCATAAACTTCCAGAAAAATTAGTAATTGTAGACATCAAAAATAAAAATAAAGAAGAAAAAAATGAAAGAAATTTCATTTTAAATAGGACAAGAGATGTTGCAATGTATCTTTTAGCACATCCTGAGTCAAGACAAGCAGCATTTGTTAACAATTATGATGGAGAAGATAATCACTGCTTATCTTATTTTCATTTTTATATCCGAGATGGTGGTTTATATCTGAATGTATATGTCAGAAGTCAAAATTATGATACAAATTTTTTATATGATGCTCAAACTTTTATCTGGGCTTGTCATTTGATGTCACAAATCATTCAGCATGACTTTCATTTAGAAAAAACTATTATAAATGTTCATACAATGTCTCTTCATAGAGTAATTAAAACTTTAAAAAGGAAAAAATGAAAAAAATATTCATTACAGGTGAATCAGGAACTATCCCTTTAGCAATTCAAAAAATTATAGCTACAAATAAGTGGCCCTTTGAAGTTATAAATAGACAAATACCAGACAGACAATTAGTAGCATATAAAAGTCATCAAAGCTTTAGCATTAGACAACCAGAAATTGATTTTACAAATTTAGAAGGATTTAATCATCTTTTTGAAGATGTAGAAATTATAATTCATTCAGGTGCATATGTTGGAACTGATTTTTGCAAAGCTAATCCATCTGAAGCAATTAGGACAAATGTTGAAGGCACAAAAAATATAGTAGATATCTGTAACAAATTTAATATTAAGCTCGTTTATTATTCTACTACTGCAATTTTTGACCCAAATGATTATGGATATGATAATCCAATAACTGAATATACTAGAATTAACCCCCAAACTCTTTATGGAATAACAAAATATGCTGGAGAGATGATTGTTAAGAGATTATGTAAAACTCCAAAGCTCATTTTACGCCCAGTTTTTGGTTTTGGCGATTATCCTGAAGATTTACATAGTGCATTAACTAAAGTTATTTATACAGTTTTAAAACCCGAATCTAATCAATTAAATGTTCTATTGGATCAAAAAATTTGTAAATCATATACTAGAGTAGAGAATATTGCTTTAGCTACATTAAGTTTAATGATTTCAGATGTATGGAATAGAGAAATTAATGTAGGAACACACTATAGTGATGCAAAAAATTGGGATGAATTATTTGAAATTATTCAAAAAACCTGTCCGCAAAAATTAGATTTTAGCAAAATTAATTTTGATGGAACTCAAGACTATTTACACTATCACAATATTGATAATAGTAAATTATTAAAATGGGTTCCAGATTTTAACTTTTACTATAAATTAGAAGATGGTATTTTAAGTACAATAAAATCAGTAATTAACAATTCAAATATAAAACCTTATTGGATGATATAATGAAATTTTACCAACTAACAATTTATTATGAAATTGAAAGTCTTCATAATGGTGATTTAAGCGATAATGAAGATACTTTTTTAGTTAAAGAAAAAATAGATGATAATCACTACATTGTATTAATGGGAGATGAATGGGGGAAATTAGATTTAAATGAAAAATATAGATGGAGCACAATTAAAAATAAAACTTACAAAATAGCTACAAAAGCATTTGTAAAGAAAATACTTGATGACTTTACTATAATTTATATTAAAAAACAACAAGGAATACTTGCTAAATTATTTGAAATAGAAAAAGAACTAGTAAAAGAAGCATTTTTGAAATAGAAAAAGAACTAGTAAAAGAAGCATTTAATAAAAAGAAATGAAAACTTATTCAGCAATCCATGCTCACAGTTGCTATTCATTTGGTGATGGCTCTATGACTGTTGAGAATTATATCAAAAAAGCTAAAGAGCTTGGAATGCCGGGTTTATCTTTAACCGAACATGGCAATATGGCTAGCTCTTTAAAGTTCTATAAAGAATGTAAGAAACAAAACATTAATCCAATTATAGGAATTGAAGCTTATCTTAATGATAATAGAGATAATCAAGGAAAAGATAAAGAACCAAATCCAGAAGAAGAAATTCAATTCAAAGATTTTGATAAATTTAATAGTCATATCATTTTATTAGCAAAAAATTATCAGGGATATAAAGATATAGTTCACATTTCTGGTGAAGCTGTAATGAATGGTTTTTACTACAAACCTAGAACAAAAAATGAGTTAATTTTTGAAAAAGCTGGAAATATCATTGTAACTACAGCTTGTCAGGGCTCTCAATGGGCAAATAAAATTCGTTTTAGTGATTATAAAGGCTTTGTAGAGCTTGTTCAAAAATATAAATCGATATTCAAAGATGATTTTTATCTTGAAGTTCAATTTTTGGAAGATGACAATTTTCAAAAAGATTATAATGATGCACTTATTGAAATTGGTAAAAGTGAAAATATTAAAGTTATAGTTGGATTAGATGCCCACTATGTAGATGAAGAAGATTGGTATCTTCAAAAAGTAAAGATGATGATTAATCAAAGAGCTACTTTTGAGGATTTGACTAAACCTGATTTTAATGTTTGGTTGATAAATCAACACGGATTTTATGTAAAGACATATGATCAAATCATTGAAACTTCTAAAAAATATGGAGTTTCTACTTCTCAAGTAGAAGAATGGCTTGAAAATACATTAGAAATAAATTCTAAAGTAAATATTGAAATTCCATTCTATCAATTCAACTTTCCTAAATGCAAAATTCCTGATGGCTTTACAAATGAAAGTTATTTTACAAAACTATGTGTAGAAGGATTTAAAAATAGAATAGATGAACAAAGAATCCCTAAAGAAAAAAGATATTTAGAACAACTCAAATATGAAATGGACATTATCAAGAAAAAAGGATTTGCTGGATATTTTTTATTGATAAAATCTGTTATTGAAAAAATAGCAGAATTAGGTGGAAGAACTGGAGCAGGTAGAGGTTCTGCAGTGGGTTCATTAGTATCTTTTTGTTTAAAAATTACAAATCTAGACCCAATTAAAAATAATCTATATTTTGAAAGATTTTTAAACCCTGAAAGAAAAGATCCTTGTGATATAGATTGTGATTTTTCTTCTGATGAACAAAAAATGATTGAAGAAGAACTCAAAAAAGAGTATGGTTATCAATCAGTAGCTCATATTGCAAATTACATTAAATTTGGAGCAAAATCTATAGTTCGAGATTTAAGTAGAGTAAATGATTTTGATTTTGCTTTAACAAATGAATTATCAAAAATATTTGATGATCAAAAATCATTAAAAGAAAATCTACAAGCTTTATCTGTAAAAAACCTTCCAGATAATCTTAAGCAATTTATTAAAAATCATGAAGATTATTTTCTTAAATGGGGAACAAAATTAGAAGACCAAGTAAGAAATGCTGGCTCTCATGCATCAGGAACTGTTATTTCTCCTGGAAAATTATATGATTTTATTCCAATTATTAGATTAAAAGATCAATACATGACTGCTTTACAAGAAGGTGGAGATGAAAGAGAAGTTTCTGAAATTGGTCTCATTAAACTTGATTTGTTGGGATTAAATACTTGTTCTATTATCAATGACACATTAAAATTGATTCAGCAAAAAACAGGAATTAATGTTACATTAAAAATGGAAACTGATCCATTAGAAGATCCAAAAGTATATGAAAAATTTCAACAAGCAGATACAATTGATATCTTCCAATTTGGTTCTCCAGGTATGAGATCAATTCTTCAACAATCAAAACCCTCAAATTTTGAAGACATCACTACTATTAATAGCTTATACCGACCTGCAAGTATTGATGCTGGATTTGTAGCTCAATATATTGAATATAAGAATAATCCTTCAAAAATAAAGTATATTCATCCTAAAATGGAAAATATTCTTTCAAAAACTTATGGAGTTATTACTTATCAAGAACAAGTAATGGGTATTTTGAGAGAAATTGGTGGATTTAGTTTAGCTGAAGCTGATAAAGCAAGAAAAGTAATGAAGTTACTTCATAAAGCAAATCAAGATTCAGAAAGAAAAGATGATTTTGATAAAGTATTAGAAAAATTTAAACTTGGTGCAGAAAAAAACGGATTAGATGAACAACAAATTGACTTATTGTTAGATCAAATGGCAAAATATTCAGAGTATAGTTTTTGTGCAGCACATGCAGCCGGATATGCTCTAAATGCTTATCAACAAATGTGGCTAAAAGTCTATTATCCTTTTGAATATTTTACTTCTTTACTTAATAGAATTTCTCAAGAAAATATTCCCGAAATGATAAAAGAAGCCAAAAAGAATCAAATTAATATTATTCCTTTTGACATAAATAAGTCTAGTTATGAGTTTACTCTTGATGAAAAAAATAATATAATAACTGGATTTAAAATTATTAAAGGGTGTGGTAAAGATGAAGTTCAAAAACTCATTAATTGTAGACCTTTTGATTCTTTAGAAGATTTTTTGCAAAAAGTAGTTAAACAAAAAATCTCAAAAAGAGTAATAGAACCAATTATCCAGTTAGGTGTATTAGATTCTTGGAATAATAATAGAAAATCAATTTTGAATTATTACTATCAACTGAGGGAAAAGAAAAAGAAAGACAATCCAACTTTTAAAATAGAAGATGATTATTTTGATTCTGAAAAAACTTCTTTTGAAACAAAATATTTAGGATTTTATTTAAGAGAACATCCCATTTCAAAATATAATGAAATTCTTACAAAATATAAAGTTACTAAAGTTGGACAAGCTGATACAATGACTAGAACTGTTGCAGGTATTTTACAAAATGTATTATTGAGAAAAACTAAAACAAATAAAAACTATTATGTCATTACTATTGCAGATGAAGAAAAATCTATGGATGTTAAAGTCTGGGCTCAACAAATACCATTAGATTTTAATGTGGGAAGTTTATTAGTCATGACAAATCTTGATAATAACAAGTATGGATATTCTACAAGAAGTTTTGCAAATATAAAAGTAATAAAAGGATAAATTTATGATTAAAGAATCAATTAAACAAGAAATAAAAAAAGTAGTTGATTGGGATAATCCTGCAACTGAACCAAAAACAGAATTTATAGTTGGGTGTTCTCAAATAAAAGTTCAAATAGTTTCATGTGTTGAAAATCCATATAGAGCAATGGTAAATTTTGCTCTACAAACTTGGGGAAATGACATTCATGACACTGATAAATGGAAAAAGCTATCACCTGAAGCAAGATTTGTAGTAACAAAAGAAGTTTTAGAAGGTAGAACACTGCCTTTAGCTTTAGAAATTCCAAAATTTACATTTATGATTTCAGGAATTTCAAGAGCTGCTGCAGACCAACATATGAGAACAAGACTTGGTTCAGTTTTTGCTGCAAGAGGTGTTAGAGATAGTTCAGCAGCAGAATGGCCAGTAATTGTTCCAACAAGCATAGCTAATAATGAAGAATCATTTAAGCTTTTTAAAGATCATATTGAATGGACTAAAGAACTATATTGTAATATGTTACAGACAGGTCAAGAAAATTGGCAATCAGCAAGATCTATTCTTCCTATGAACATAGGATATTCTATTGGTTGGGATATAAATTATCAGTCACTTAAAGGAGTTTGTGCTAGACGTCTTATAGAAACAGAACAAGAAGACACTGTTGGTTCTACAGTAGTTATGTGGTTTAAAGTTTGGGAAAAATTTCCATTATTAGCTGTATATCTTAAACCAGCAGAAGATTTAGCTAAAAAATCTTTATTAATTAAAGTAAATTCAATGCCTGATATTTTAGGACTTTTATTTGCAGCTAATTCAAAAAATCCAAGATGGCCACTACCAAAAGTAGAACAAAATGTTAAATTTAACCAAGCAGGTGCAGATTTTACTACAATAGGAGAACAAACAGGTTGTTATTTACCCAGACCTGAAACATGGCCCTATTTTGATACTTATGAAAGTCTTCCTGACATAGAAAAGAAAAGGTTTGAATAAATGTTACTACACCATAAGGAGAATGAAATGGAAAAAAATTGGGAAGTAGTATTTCAAGTTTATGCGTATATAAAAGCTGAAACAAAAGAAGAAGCAATAGCAAAATTTATGGAAGAAAATAACGTCAAAGATGAACTAAAAATATATATAACGGCTGAAGAAGATGGAAATTAAATTAGAGGACATAAAAAATGAACAATACACTAGTCATCTATGAATATAAAGCTGCTCTATATGATGTTTATCATTGGATTGAAAGATTCAAAGATAAGATAAAATCAATGGAAAAAGATATAGCTCAAGAAGATGTCATTCATCCAATTAGAGGGAATGTTAAAGTAGAAATTGGAATAATTTTTAAAATAAAAATGGATTATAATAATGAAGAAATCACTATTGTACCATTTAATTTACTTAAAACCATAACTTCTTACACTAATACTCATTATGTTGGTGGGAATGGTGGATTCTGGAACAAAATAGTATTAATTGGTAGAGTTCCTGTTGAAAATAAAGAAATAATGGATCAACTTCAACAATTATTGTATAAATGAAAAAATATCAAATCATTTATGCTGATCCTCCATGGAAATATGGGAATACTGGTGGTTCAAAATGGTCTCCTGCTTCAAATTATTACAAAGTTATGTCTTTTGAAGAAATTAAAGCTTTAAAAGAAACTTTAATTGATAAAATAAGTGATGAAAAGTCATGTTTACTTTTTTTATGGGTAGTTTCTGCTGCTTTAGATCAATGTATTGAAATTGGTAAGTCTTGGGGGTTCAAATATATCACTGTAGCATTTGTTTGGTACAAAAATAGAGCAAATGTAGGAAATTATACAATGTCTGGATGTGAATTGTGTCTATTATTTAAAAAAGGGAAAATTCCTAAAGATAGAGTTAGAAATCCAGGACAAAAACAATTTTTTGCTGAATCAGTTAGTAAACATAGTAAAAAACCAAATGAAATTAGAAAAAGAATAGAAGCAATGTACCCAAAATCCAATAAAATTGAATTATTTGCAAGACAAAAAACAAAAAACTGGGATGTGTGGGGTGATGAAATAGATGGAATTAAAACAGATTGATAGAATCATAGAAAACAATATCGGCAATCCAGTTAAAATTTATTGGGTAAATCCTGAAGATGATTGGCACAATTTTGTTATTGCTAGATATAAAGAAAACAAAGTAACATTGATAGGTATTTCAGATGGTAATATTGAACATGATGGAGTACCTTTTGATGTATCACTCAATGATATCAAAAGTTTAAAAAGTTATAAAAAATCTAATTTTGATAAAATTAAATTTTTAATGAAAAATATAGGATATGAAAACATTCAATAATACAACATTAATACCAAGAGTTATCTCAGAAATAAAACACAGAAAAGATTGTGACACATCAATAAATTGTTTCGGAACAAAATTAGATGTTCCGATTATAGCTTCTCCTATGCCCGATGTATGTAATGGAGAAATGTCTTATAGATTAGCAGGAATTGGTGCTCTGGGAATCATTCATAGATTTCAATCTATTGAAGAACAAAGAAAAGAGTACTATACAAACAATACGGCGCATTTAGGAGTAGAACTAAAAACTATAGCTTGTGCTATAGGAATTACGGGAGACTATAAAGAAAGATTTAAAGAATTATTTGTTGCGGGTTGCAGAATTTTTTGTCTAGATACAGCTAATGGAGCAAATAAACAAATTGAAGAAGCGATTAAATGGATAAGGAAATGCGTAAGTTTATATGAAGATTCATTAGCAATAACAAATTTACGTATTGGAGAAACAGAGCCTATAAATTATACAGGTAAAGTATATCTTATTGCTGGGAATGTAGCTACAAAAGAAGGATTTGAATTTTTACAGAATTTAGGAGTAGATGCTATCCGAGTAGGCATAGGTGGCGGCTCAGTTTGTTCTACAAAAACTGAAACGGGTGTGTATATGCCTACTCTTGAATCTGTATTAGAATGTAAGTCTGTTCAAAAAAATACTCTAATAATTGCTGATGGAGGAATTAGAACTCCATCTGATATGTGTAAAGCTTTAGTTGCTGGTGCTGATTTAGTAATGGCAGGAAAAATATTTGCAGGATATAAAGAAACTCCAGGAAATGTTCTTAAGTTAGAAGATGGTTCAAAGTATAAGACTTATAGAGGTGCAGCATCATTTAGTGTACAACAAGAATTTAGCAATGAAAAACCAGATTTTAATGAAGGTAATGAAACGTTAGTTCCTTATGTTGATGATTCTGTTGCTAAGGTTATAAAAAGATTCAAGACAGGATTACAAAGTTCAATGTCTTACATGAATGCAACGAATATTTCACAATATCGAATTAACGCAAGGTTAAAAAATTTATGACTTCATTATCAGAAGACTATCAAGCAAAATCATTTCAGGAAAAAATAGACACTGAAAATCAACTATTACAAAATATAGAAAAGAAAACAAATTGGTCAGTTGTTAAAAAACAGCATAAAGGATCTTTAATTGATTTTGCTAATGCAGAAGGAGAATTTCTTCAATTATATACTGACTATAGAATGTTACAAACAGGGAATGCTTGGATTGAAATAGATAAACTGGATAATTGTAAAAATCAGTGTAAATGGTGGGTAACTAATAAACCCAAAACTTTAGACATGCCAGAAATTCTTTATGTAATAGAAACTAAAAAATTACAAAACATTTTGGGCAGTGGAAGTTTCTTAATAAAATCTTCTCCAAATGGAGGCAGAGGATGGATTATCCCTGAATGGCAATTGATAAAAATTGCTGATCAAACTATTCATTTTTAGTTTTGTCATGTATTTACTGTTAAGTAGTTAAGTATTAGATTTACTTAACAGTGAAATAACGTTTACTCTTAATCATTCTTTATTTATATTTATTTCAATCAATGATTATTATAGACCAGAAAAAACTTAAGATAGTAAGTAATGAAATACCTTTTGAAGAAAGTCAGCAAGTAGTAGATTTGCTTCTTAAAGAAATTCCGGAAATGGGTTCTGGTTTAGCAGCAGTTCAAATTGGGCTACCTGTTAGAATTTTTATAACTAAATTTAAGAAAAACAAATCTGAATGGCAAAATCCACAAATAGAAGAATATGAATTTATTAAATGGATCAATCCACAAATAGAAGAATATGAAAAAGAAGAGATAATATCAGAAGAAGGCTGTTTATCAATTCCAAATAAAGAAGTAAAAGTAAAAAGAGCAAAACAAATAACAGTTTCTACACAAGCTTCTATAACAAATAGGCAAAAATTTGTCCTCGTAGACGAAGAAGCAGTTATTTTTCAACACGAATTTGATCATCTTAACGGAATATTGATAACTGATAAAATTTACAAAGAAACAAAACAGATTAAAGTTGGTAGAAATGATCCTTGTCCTTGTGGTTCAGGAAAGAAGTTCAAGAAGTGTTGTGGAAACTAAATATTCATTCATCAGAGGAACTCAATGAAAATAAAAACCTTAGTAGTTGTTTTACTAATCCTTACAACTTTAGCAGGAATCTCAAGTTGTAGAATTTTGGAAGTATTTGATAGTGTAAAACCAACATCAGCACAAGCAGAGACATTACTTCCAATCCAAAGTCAATCAGTAGCATTTAGTCCTAAAGACTTTATTGACATGACAGATTCAGTTTTTTACAAAATTAAAGAACAAGAAATCATGAAAATGTTAATAGATACAGCTAAAGTTAATGGACTTAAGCCAGCAATTTTCTGTGGAATGTCTTGGCATGAAAGTGCTAAGTTTAAATATGCTCATAGAAAAATAATGGACAGTAATAAAAAATGGTCCTATGGCTTATTTATGATTCAATTTGAAACTGCTATGAGAATAGATCCTAAAGTCACTGAAGAGAAATTGTTAACTCCAGCTTATAATGCACATATTGCTGCACAGTTATTAAAAAATTCTCTTGTTAAGTATGGGAGATATGATTATGCTATTTCATCTCATAATGGGACAATTGACATCAAAGGGTCAAAAATGAAAAAAGTTAATGATAAATATGTTAAGTTAGTATATGCTTCAGTTGGAGAAATTATTGCAAAAAATGATTTTTAATTAGATAAAATTATATTTATATTATAACATCCACAAATGAGTAAAAACTACTCATCGGAGGTCATTCAGGTCAAGCAAATCTTAGTCAAGATGACGAAAAAAGTCTCCCTTTCAAAAATCATCGAGAATTTGACATTATTTTGTTTGACCTGATTTTTTTAGAAAGAAAATATGTCTGAAGAACTAGACAAGAAATTAGAAGAATTTATAGAACAACTTGCTCTTATTTATACTGAAAATAGAAAATTAGTAGATGAAAAATTGACAGGTGATGATTTACTTAAAAATGAAAATGTTCAAAAATGCTTTATTATAAATTCTATAATGAGTTCAAGAGAAAATTTAGAAGCAGGTTATGTTTGTTGGTTAGAAGATAATAAAGATACTAAAAAATTTATAGATTCTTATAAAATTCACTTTGAAAAAACTTCCGCAGGTTACAAATATACTGTAGATTATGTAAATGATACACCAGAAAAAAATAATTAATTTATTTGAAATTTGGTCAAAAATTGGTGGCTCAAAATTACAAAATGTTTTAACTGAGCCTCAAAAACTAAAATTACAATTCATAAGTAATGTTAGTAATAGCAAGTCAAACCAACTTCTAGAAAAAATTAAAAAATTAACAATAGAAAAATACCCTTCTGGGAATGTATCATTTATTGGATTTTGGAATGATACACAATATCGTGTGTATCGCGTTGATTTTATTGATCCTGCTACAAATGAAGAAATAGATTGGGAAAAAGCAAACTTATGGTTTGATAACTTGATAGATTTAGTGAAAGAAGTTAGTAGTAATGAATAGGAAGAAATATAAAGAAATTCTTCAAAAATGTTTAAAGATACTTAAACCGGGTGAAAGACATAAATGGTTTACATATGCAATATTTGAAAATCTTCCTAAAGAATATCAAATAAATATTACTACTTCTTTAGAAAAAAATGAAATTAGAACGGCATTTTGTTATGCTGGTGATATATCAAGAGGTTTTTTAGAATTTTATTATGCTTCTAAAATAGATTGGGAAAAAGAGCAAATTATGTTACAATCTATTGAAGATGGACCTAGTCAAACTTTTTATTTAGATGCTGTAGCTATAGCTCCAGCTGAAATTATTCATAAAGATTTAAAAATTAAATTGATTCATGATCATAAAATTATTGAACTTGAAAAAGAAAAAAGAAAAATTAAACGTGTTACAAAACAACGAAATGCTGAAATGATAAAAACTCTTGCTGAAGAAGCACAGAAGAGAGAAGAAAATAAATTGAAGGAAACTGAAAATGCCCGAAAGTCCGGAAGTTCAGAGAATAGTTGATCAATTCAATGATAAATACAAAGGTAAGATTTTAATTGATAGTGAGATTCATGATTTCAAATGGAAAACAAAAAAGAAGCTTTTAGATTTAATGACAAATTCAGTTCTAGATCAAGTTTCTAGAAAAGCTAAATATATTATTTTTCAATTTACATCATCTATCGGAACTTTTTATTTAACAAGTCATTTATCAATGTCAGGTAGTTGGATAAATAGATTAAAATCTACATTAGCTCCAACTCATACAAGAATGTCTCTTAGATTTGAAAATGGAGTTATAGACTTTATTGATCCAAGAAAATGGGGAAGAATTGAAATTTATACTCAAGAAGATTTTTTCAAAAATGAAAAGTTACAAGCAAAATTTAGCAATTATGGATTAGATGCATTAACTGAAAATATTACAAGTGAGTGGCTTTATCAAAAAATTCAATTAGAAAAGAATAAAGAGATAGGAATAAAACCTCTATTAATGGATCAAAATTTTATTGCTGGAATTGGAAATATTTATGCAAGTGAGATATGTTTTTTAGCTGGGATTAATCCATTTAAGAAGATTAAAAACTTAACAGCAGAAAATTTACAAAATCTTTCTGAATCAATTTCAGAAGTTATCAAAAATGCATATACTTATGGAGGTTCCACCATTAGAACTTATAAAGATACTAATGGAGAAAAAGGAAAAACTGTTCATATGATTTATGGACAAAAAATATGTAGATTGTGCAAATCTATAGTTTCAAAAGGACCTCAAAACGGAAGAACAACTTACTGGTGTAATAAATGCCAGCCCATTTAGAGAACTTTTACGGATAATTTAGAGAACTTTTACGGATATAAATAAAACTTTACGATTACCAGATGATCAATATTATAAACAAAGTTACCCAAAGAATCAAATAGTTTTACATCACACAGTTGGAGGTTCAGCACTTTCTACTTTCAACTGGTGGCTTCAAGATCCACAAAGAATTGGTACAGCTTATATAATAGATAGAGATGGTACAATTTTTGAAGTTTTTGATCCAAAATATTGGTGCCATCATCTTGGACTTAAAACAGCAAATAATAAAATAATGAATCAAAACTCTATAGGAATAGAACTTGCTTCTGAAGGTGGATTAATAAAAAAAGCTGATGGAAAATTTTATGCTTTTGATGGAAGACAAGTCTTTAGAGATACTTATGTTGACTTAGGATATGAATGGCGTGGATATAGATATTTTGATGCTTATGAAGAAAAACAAATTGACTCTTTGATTTTTTTACTTGATAAGTTATGTAAAGATTTTTCAATACCAAATAAATGTACAGTACATGATCAAAATAGATTTGACACAGATTTATTGAAATTTAAAGGAGTGATTACTCATTGCAATGTCAGATTTGATAAGTCAGATGTTCATTTGCAATTTCCTTGGAAGAGAGTTTTTAATGTTTAAGTAATTTAATTTTTTGTTTTACCTAATCCACGATTGAATACTTGCATAGCAAAGGAGTTATGTTATGGAATTCAAAAATCTGAAAACTGAAACTTTTGATAATGTAAAAATAAAAGGAATGTATGAATCAAAACTTAAGCCTCTTCAACTGATTTTAAATGTAAGTTTTTCTCTAATACCAGTTAAGGGTGCTATATCATGTGAAGAATTTAAGAAATTATTGAGAAAGAAATTATCATTATTTGCAATTGACAAAAACTGTAAAGAGATACAATTAACAAACTGGTTTTATGAGGGTTCTAGATTTACATATGAACATGACTTAAGTTCTGTAAAACTAGACTCAAAACAAACTTGTTCTTTAGGAGTTGATTTAAATTTCATTCAAACTGATAACGATGCTTCTATTAAAGAATTTTATAAATTAATTTGTCCTGAAATAGCAAAAATACAACCATTTAAAACAGAAGATTTTATAACGATAAAACCAAATAGAAAAAATGTATCATTTTAAACCAAATATTATCTTACAAAATACTTTAAGTGCAGAATTTAATGCACATTTTTCTTCATTTATAGCTGATAAAGTTGAATTAAATGAAATATTAAAAGAATGTACAGAAATTACAAATAAAGAATTATTTATTGATTCTTCTTATTATAGTGATAAATTAAAAGATTTACAAGAATTATTTTTGTTAAAAAGAATGAATTATATACAGAGATTTGAATTATTAAAAGCAATAACACAAAATGCTATTTATTTAAACTAATTGGTTTTCGATTAAATGACACATAAAAAACTTCCAAACACGAAAATGAAAAATGAAACAATATCATATTTTGGTAACAGGATTCGAACTTACAAAACAAGGAAAAAATTCTAACGAATCAAGAACAACTGGATTACGTCACTATAGATACGATTTAGATACGCATCAAATAAAATCTGAGAATAATTCTTGGACAGTTACAAAAGGGAAAGAATTACTTGCAGTCTTTCCAGCTTCTCATACTATGATTTTAATAGAAGATGTAGAAAAAGAAGTTCAATAAATAATTCACTTTGAACCCGGTAGAGATTTTGCCGGGTTCATTTTTTATAGCAAAGAATTGAAAGTACAATTAGGAGACACAATAGAATTTGATTATTCTGCCCCTAATGTTCATGATAAACACCCAAAGATATTTTTTCTTGCAAAAGTAGGAAATTTAGTACATGGATTAAACCAAAACTATCAAACTCCTCAAGAAAAAGCTTATTTCTTTTTTACACTGAAAAAACTGCTTTACGGACAATTAAGACCTGGCAAAATTACTGCACAAAATTTTTATTCATCTTATGTTAGAAATAGACTGCAAACTGATTCTTACCGAACTTACAAATCTGTAAATATAAAAAGTGTAACAAAAATATCTTCTGCTCTCTGGACTTATTCTCAAAAGATAGAAATTCCTTCTGGAAAATATTCATCTTTCACAAAAGGTGAGCGAGTCCGGTTTGTTTCTATAGTAAAGGGTAAACTTGCTTGGAAAGAAGGAACAGTTTTAGGTAGAAAAGTACCTGGACTACAATATGTAGTTAAGATGTCTGATGGGTCAACAGTTACAAGACATCCTTCAGATTTGAAAAAACTTAAATAGGAGCAATATGAATTTTCAACAAATAAAAGCTGTTATTGATCAATACAAATTCAATGGACAAGCAGTTTTATTAGCTTTAATATTTTTAGGAAACTTTTTAATCACTTTATTTAATGCAGGTTTCTTCCTAGCCTTGATACAACTTGTTATGCTTGTTATCATTGCTTTTTTGTGTAGAACCGCTAGAATTTGGAAAAATAATAATGAACAAAACTGAAGAAGAAATTAAATTATTTGAAAAAGCAATGGATTCATTTACTGAACCCAATAAGACAAAAATTAATAATATGATAAGTGTTATAGGAGATAGATATTTTACAGCTCCAGGAAGCTACAGAATTGGACTACATGATTGTGCCCCCGGCGGACTTTTGCATCATAGTCTTGCTGTTACAAAGAACTTAAATTTACTTTGTGATCTTTGGGCACCTGAAACTTCTAAAGAATCTAGATTAATTTGCGGTTTATTTCATGACTTAGGAAAAATTGGAACAATTAAAGGAGAATTGCTTTATACTCAAACTCAAGAAAGATGGAAAATTGAAAAAGGGCAGCTCTTTGATTATAATGCAAAACTTCCAGACGGATTAAGTCATGCTCAAAGAAGTATTAGAATTTTAACACATTTTGAAGTTAGTCTAACTGATGATGAATATTTAGCAATTTTAGGGCACGATGGAATGTTCTTAGAAGAAAACAAAGTACATAAAGAATCTAGAAATAAGCTAATGTTTTTCTTACATACAGCAGACTATTTTACACATATAGAGTAATGTTATGATAATTTTATGGTTAGTTATAGCTTTTTTAATTATTTTATTAGGAATAGCTACATTCCTTTTATATAAAATGAGTCAACAACAAGATGTGCTACAAGATGATCTACTTGAAAGTTATCATTTAATGTGGGATTTTCATCAACAAATTAATAGTTTATTTGAACAAAATATTCATTATTATGATGATACAATTTTCCAGTTTGTTGAAAACACTAAAGCAGTAAGGAATGGAATAGAAGAACTTGTTAAAAAACATTCAGAATTGCAAATTATACCTGATGAAAAACCTGCTGAACAACCACAAGAAATTTTAGGAATTTCAAGACCTTTAATTTATAATAGAAAAATATCTTAATGACAAATATCACAGGATACGAAAAAGAAGATATTATTAAGTTAATCCAAAGAATCATGGATGAAACTGAAGAGAATCGCAATAAAGCAAATAAACTGTACCAACACATGGAAACTGCAATGCTGAGTAATAAAGGAGATTTAGTAGTTCTTTCTCAAATGGCAGACCGTTGGCTTGAGCAAGCTAGTAGACAAGCTGATATTTTAGTAAAATTAGCTCAAGTAATGCAAAAATTACGACAAACTGAAGATGAAGCTAATAAAGATCCAAAAGAAAAACAAACTAAAACTGATTATACAAAAATTCTTGCTGAATTAGATTTAATAACAAAATCACCTTTCATTAGAAAGGTAAAATCAGATTCACTTTCTGAATTAAGTATAGCTGAGATACCTGAAAAAATTGAACCTATTAAAGTTAAAGTTGAAAAAAATATTAATGAAAATGGAATAGAATTAGAAACTGAATTATAAAATGATGGAACTTGATATCTCTCCAAGACAAAGTGGAAAAACTCACCGTATGATGCAAGCTGTTCATCAATGGGTTTTATCAGGAAATGGAACAGCCACTATTGTTGTTCCAAGTTATAGCATGCGAGATTTAATAAAAAAGAAATATGATTGTTCAGATCCCAAAAAAATTCAAATAATAACTTACAATCAATTACATAGTAATGATCACATCGTTCGGTCAAAACAAAATAACAAATATTTTTTTGATGAATTTGATTTTTCAGATGTTGATGTTCCTTTATTAAAAACAGCTTATTATTGCACATCTCCACATCATTCTATACAAATTAAACGAATTATACAATTTGAACAACAAATATTTGGATCAATAGATGAAATCACTAAGCTAATGAAGAAAATCGGATACGAAGTTTGAATATTTTAGGGCTTGACATAAGTACTTCTACTGTAGGCTTAACTATTTTAGATGAAAACAAAAACTTAATTTTAATTGATTATATTAAACCAGTTGGTGATACTTTATTTGAAAAACTTAACTCTGCAATTGAACAATTCGATAAAAAACTTAAAGACTTTACAGTTGATAAAATTTATGCTGAACAACCTAACATGATGTTTAGTAAAGGATTATCTTCTGCACAAGTACTTAGCACAATATTGCGTTTTAATGGTGCTTTTTTATTTACACTATGTAAAAAATTTAATACTTTTCCTATAGAAATAATGGCATCATCTGCTAGAAAATCAATTATAGGAATAGGTCGTTATCCTAAAGGAGTAAATGCAAAAGAAGAAGTTTTCAAGTGGATAAATTCTAATTGTAAGCTCTTCACTTGGCCCTTAAAAAATAAAGGTAGAAATAAAGGAAAAATAATTCCTGAATGTTATGATATGGCGGACTCGTATATCATTGCCCTATATGGCGTGAAAAATGAATCAACAACAAATTGAACTACTTCACAAAATATTCCCAGATAATGTATCAAATTCAAAAGAATTTACTATTTTCTGTCCTCAGTGCCAACATCATAAAAGAAAGCTTGTAATTAGTTTAGAAAAAAAGCTATTTCATTGTTGGATTTGCAATTATGGTGGGTATGTATCAAAATTAATTAGATCTTATGCTGGAGAAGCTGCTTGGAAAGAATGGAATAGATTAGAATCTGGTGTTGAATTTGAAACTGATTTAAGAAGTTTACTTGCAGATAAAAATGAAGTTGTATTTAAAGAAACTATTAAACTTCCTTTGGGTGCACAAATATTAAGAAATTGTATTCCTTCTGTTATAGCACAAAAATCAATAGCATTTCTTAATTCTAGAGGTATAAACTATAGAACTATTAGAACTTTTAATATTCATTATTGTGAAGAAGGAAAATACAGAGATAGAGTAATTGTTCCTAGCTATAATTCAAAAGGTAGAGTTGATTTTTTTGTTGCAAGATCAATTTATAATTCTCCTGATATTATGAAATATGTTCATACTCAAACTACAAAAAAAGATATAATTTTCAATGAATTATTCATTACATGGGATAGACCTATAATTTTAGTAGAAGGTCCTTTTGATGCAATAAATATTAAACAAAATTCTATACCTCTTTTGGGATCAGCTTTAGCAAGTGACAGTGAGCTATTCAAAAAGATCATGAATTATAAACCAAATGTTTATTTAATGTTAGATAATGATAAACCAGGTCAACAAGGAACTATTACTGCAGGAAAGCTATTGACTGATTGGGGAATAAATACTTTTATCATTGAATACAATAAAAAAGATCCCGGAGAATTAACTCAAAAAGAATTTTTTCAAGCGCTTAAGAATAGAAAGAGATTTACGCAATCTGATGTTCTAAGGAGGATATTAGAATGAATATATTTAAAAAATTATTTAATATTAAAGAAAAAGAATCAGAAGAGCTTGATGACTTAAAATCATATATCAATTCATACGGTAAATCAAATTCATTAATATCATATAGCAGTTCTTGTGCTAATGTACCAAATGTGCTACTTCCTCCTTCAACAAGTGGGATACAATCTTTTTCTTCAAATATTGGTGCATCTACTTATGGTATATCTACTGGACCTACTGGTTTAAATCATCCTAATGTACATGAAGAAGAATTTTTTAAACGTAATATTAAAGCTGAAATTAAAGCTGAATTAAAAGAAGAAATAGTAACTGAAGTTTTTGAAGAAATATTTAAACAATTATTAGATGCAGATATAATGAGTCAAAAAGAAATGAAAGAAAAATTATCAAAAATAATGGAAAGAATGGGATATAAATGATAATAGCACATTTAGCAGATATTCATATTTTGCTATATAAGAGACATGAAGAATATAGAATAATTTTTGAAAAACTATATCAATCATTAAAAGAACAAAAAGTAGATAGAATTGTTTTAGTGGGAGATATTTTTCATAGTAAGAGTATTCTATCTCCTGAAGCAGTAGATTTAGGTTCTGATTTTTTTAGAAATTTAGCTAATATTGCTCCTCTTGATGTAATCATTGGAAATCATGATGTAAATCTCAAAAATAATGAAAGATTAGATTCTATAACACCAATAGTTAATAATATCACTGATTCAAAGTATCAAATTATTGTATATGATCAATCAGGATTATATCCTATTTCTGATGATGTAGTTTATGGAGTTTTTTCATGTTTAGATGAACCAAATTTTCCGATAAATTATGATATAATGGATGTTGTTACTTCAAAACCTACATTCAATACTAAAAAAGGAAAATTTATAGCTTTATTTCATGGGAATATCTCAGGTTCAGTTTCTGAAACAAACTTTACATTTAAAGATACTGGATATGATGCATCTATTATGTTTAAAAATTATGATGCAGCATTTTTAGGTGATATTCATAGATTACAACAAATAGGAAAAATGAATGTTTGGTATTGTGGATCTCTTATTCAGCAAGATTATTCAGAAGGACTACAAAAAGGATATTTGCTTTGGAATACAGATAGTTTATCTTCAAAACCAAAATTTGTTCAAATTCCTAATGATAATGCTTTTTATAATTTAAAAGTTGCTTACAAAGTAGATAAGCAGAATATGCCTATTATTGACAATCCTGCAAAAAATTCTTCTATCCGTCTTACTTTATCTAATTTTACATATACTGTTTCTGAAATTAAACAAATTGAACTTGAATTAAGGCAAAAATATAATCCAATTGCTCTCGAAGTTAAGAGAGATTATGAACAAACTAAAAAAGAATCTGCTTTTCAATTTCAAAAAATCAAGTCAACTGCTGATATTACTGTTCAAAATGATTTAATTACAAAATTTTTAGACAAAACTGATTCAATTACAATAGAGCGCATTCTTAAAATTAATAATAAAATCCGCAATTCTATTTCAAATGAAGAAATTATGCAACCTAATTTCTGGAAAGTTCATGAAATTGATTGGGATTTTACTTTTTCTTATGGAGAAAATAATCATTTAAACTTCAAAAATCTTAAGGGAGTTACTGGTTTATTTGCTCCAAACAGAAGTGGTAAATCAAATTTTATTGATACATTTCTTTATGTTCTTTTCAATAAATCTGCAAGAATGTCAAAAATTACAAAAATTATTAACAATAAAGCTGATACTTGTAAAGCATTTATTACTATCGAAGTAAATGGAGTATTGTATAAAATAACTAGAAGTTCAAAAAGAGTTGGTGATGGTACATCTACAAAAGTTACTTTAGAAAAATATATAGATGAAAAATGGACTAGTGCAACAGGAGATTCAAGAACTGATACAGATAAAATTATAAGAAAATTGATTGGTAATTTTGATGAAATAGTAGTTTCTAATATTTCATCACAAGGAAAGATTTCTTATTTTCTTGAATCTGGATTTGATGAAACTTTTAGACTTGAATTACTTTCTAAATTTCTAGGTCTTAATATTTTTAAACTTCAATATGATGAAGCTCATAGATTAACAAATGAATTTGATACATTGCTTAAACAATTCAAACAAATTGACTATGCAACTTTTATCAAAAATTACCATGATGAAATTGAAAAACTTAATGATTCTTTAATTGATTTAGAAGAAGATAAACAATATTCAATAACTCAATTAGATCAAGTCAAAATACAACATGCAGTTCTTAAAACAATGATTCAAGAAGTAGAAGATATTGCAGTTGCAAATTTTGATAAAGAAAAAATTGAAACTTTACATACAGGACTAATTGTTCAAAAACAAAGTGAAGAAAAACTATTAGAAGAAGAATCTAAAAAAATTGAAAGAATGAAATTACTAAATCTTTCTAATAAAGTAACTGAGCTTCAAGTAAAATTAAAAGAAAAAGAAAGATTAACAACCGATTTACGACAAGTAGAATCTGATATTCGAGTTTCTAATTTAGGACTAAAAAAAGATAAATCTAGAGTTGAAATTTTAGAGAGACAACCTTGGACAGAAACTACTGATACATGTCAATCATGTGAATTTTTTCAAGAAGCAGATAAACTTAAAAAAGAATTGAAAAGAATTGAAAATGAACAAAATAAGCTAATTGTTAAAAAATCTAAAATTGAATTAGATATAATACCTATCAGTAATGTAGATAAAGAATTAGAAATTATAAAAGATCAAATTTTAGAAATTCAGAGATTAGAAAATCAAATTAAAATTAGAAGCTTAAATATTGAAAAATTAGCTTTACAAATAGATAAAGCTCAAGCTATTCTTGATGAACAAAATAAAGAAGCACAAACTATAGAATCTATTAAACAAATCAAAGAATCTAATGCTCAAATTTCTGAACTCATTGCTGAAAAAGAGATTGAAATTATAAATTTAAATAAAATAGTAAATACTGTAGATTATAACATTGTAGCTCATAACAAGAGAATTTCAGAATTAGAAAACAATATAATTAAATCTGAAACTGATCTCAAAACAATGAATCAATTAGAATTAGATAGTAATGACTACAAATTGTATCAAAGATGTGTTCATAGAGAAGGCTTACCTTACATGATTGTTTCTTCCTATATTGATATCATTAATGATGAAATTCATAAAATTGTTGGTGATTATATCCCATTTAGTATTAAATTTAGCTTAGATTACGATAAGAAAAGTATTCCAATCTCTATTATCTATGAAAATGGTACTTCAAATCCAATTGAATTAGGTTCTGGAATGGAAAAAACTATTTCAGCTATTGCAATTAGAGCTGCACTAGCTTCAATATCAAATATCCCTCATTGTAATGTTTTCATGATTGATGAATCTTTTGGTACTTTAGATAAAGATTGGATATCTTCAATTGATAAGTTTATCAATCAATTGAAGATATTGTTTGAACATGTAATATTAATCTCTCATGTATCTGAAATACAAGATTTTGTAGATCAAACAATTACTATTGATACAACATCTGGTAATTCACAAATTCAATTTTAAAAAGGAATTAAAATGATAAATGAAAATTATCAAAAAAAGCTTGAAAAATTAGAAGAACTTAAAGTTTTTCTAAAACATGAATTTGTAGGTTTAGACAATATCATAGATGAAATTGTCAATAACATTCAAATATGGTATGTCATGCCTGAATTACAATCTAGACCTATGATAATTTCTTTATGGGGTACAACAGGAGTGGGGAAAACTGATTTAGTTAGAAAGCTTGTTAAATTTTTAGAATTTAATGATAAATTCATTGAAATTCAACTTGACATGAAAGAAGAACACGTTAAAAAGATTCAAGATGTCATTGAAAATACAAATGTAGATTCTAAAGAGCCTTGTATTTTATTGCTAGATGAAATGCAAAGATTTAGAACTATTGATGAAGAAGGAAACATGATCAGAGATAATGAATATTTTAATGACATTTGGATGCTTCTTTCTGATGGAAAATTTCAATCAAATTCTAGCAATAGAAGAGAAATATTTTCTTTAATAATGGAAGAACTTTATGACAAAGAATACACATTATGGCATAAAAATAATGATCCTATTCCTAAAAAAAGAAAAAGAAAATCTAAAGCTTTAAATAGCAATGATATAGAAAAAATAGAAGATTCAGAAGTACCAAAAGAAAAACCTCAGTTCAAATATCAGACATATTATTATAAAGCAAAACAATTTAAGAGATTGTTAAAGTCTAATTTAACAATTGAAGAAATAATGCAACTATCTCCAGATGAAAGGTTAGATTTGCTTCAAAGAAGTTTCGACAAAAATGAAACTTATGAAGGTGATAATTATCAGAAAATGTTAATTTTCATATCAGGAAATTTAGATGAAGCATTCAGTATGAGTGGTGAAGTAGAAGATGTTGAAATGGATGCTGACATATATCATGAATTTTCTAAAAAAATTAACATAGTAGAAATTAAAAAATCTTTAATGAAACAATTTAAGCCAGAACAGATTTCTAGATTCGGAAATACACATATTATTTATCCTACTTTAAGCAAATCTAGTTATCAAACAATCATCAAAAATCATTGTTTTGAAATTTCAAAAAGAGTAAAAGAAAATACTAAAATTGATATAAGTTTTACAGATGCTATTTACGATTTAATCTATAAAAATGGAGTGTTTCCAACTCAAGGAGTACGACCTGTATTATCTACAATTTCTCAAATATTAGAGAATAATCTACCATATTTCTTATTTTATTCAATGAAAGACGATTTACAATCTATAGTTATTGATCATGAATATGATAAGCTAATTTGTGGAGATTTAAAAAGAACTATAAAACTTGATATTGAATCTATCAAAAAGAAAAAATCTATAGATGAAAAAATATTAGTTGCAGTACATGAATTAGGGCACAGCATTGTTTATAGTGTTTTATATAAATGTGCTCCAACTCAAATAAACATAAATTCTACACGTATAACAAATAATGGATTTACTGCTTTTCATGATAGAGTTTCAAATAAAATATATATGAAAAATGATATTTGTATATGTTTAGCAGGGCAAATCTTAGAAGAAACAATTTTTGGAGATAATTATAGATCTGCTGGAAGCATACAAGATTTAGCTCAAGCTACTGAATATGCTTCATCTTTTATTCGCAGATTAGGAATGGACGGTAATTTATCTAGAATAACGACTAAAACTCCAAATGATGCAGGAGCTTGGAATTATGACATTGATTCTACAAATAAATTAATTGAAGTTATGCTTCAAGAACAAAAAGAAAGAGCTAAAGATATAATCAATAATCATCTTAAGCTCATAAAACAATTAATTAAATGGTGTAAAGAAAACAATAAAATTGAAATTGAAGACTATATAAGAATTTGTAAAGAACATAGTTTAGAATTAAATAAAGTAGCAATTGAGAATAAATTGATTCACTGTTATGATGAACAACTTAATGAATTTTTAAAGTAAGGAAATAGTTATGATTAGTTCAATTAAAACATATTTAATAGCTATTGTAGTAATAGCTTTATTTGCATTTGGTGCATGGGTTTATCATTTATATCAAGAAAATCAAAGATTACAATTTGATAATGATGTAAAAACTCAAAATGAGCAAGCTTATAAAGATTCTGTAAATATTTTAGCAGGAAAAGTAACTACTTTGACATCTTTTGTAGCAAATTTAAATGATGAAAATACTAAACTCAAAAACGAGAATATAGCTTTAAAATCGAATACTGAAATATTGATAGATAGTATAAAAGCTATAGGAGAAGGACATGTTACAATTCGAGATTCAATAATTACAGTTGAATTTGATGGTTCTAAATCTTTTGTTAGATATGCAGGTTGGACTGAATATGACTTAAAAGCAAAAAGTAATAGATGGTCTCTGGGAATGGAATTTGATCCAATTGAAATAAAAGCAGAACTATATGAAGATGAAATAACACAAAAATGGATGTATAGAACTACTAGTCTTACTGAAGGTGTAAAGTTAAAAGGAATATCTACTTTAGATGAAGCAACTTTTATGAGACTACAAAAATATAAACCAGAACAACTTCCAAAAAACTTTGGAATTAATCTTCAAACTTTAGCAATTAAAGATTTTTATGTAGGTATAACAACTCGGTTTTATCAACAATATTGGTTCAACATTAACTATAAAATTAATAACTCTGCAGATAAATGGCAAGATAATTTGATGTTCGGAGTACATTATTTTGTATTTTAATTAAATTGTTCTATTATATTTATTATAGAATTAAACTTGAAAACTTAACAAGAAAGCTTGACAATGAAACGTAAATTAATGATTGCCTGTCCTCAATGTACAGGAAGTAATTCAGATTTTTTTAAACTTAATATTTGTTCATATTGCGGATCAACAAAGAAAGTTGATATTTTACAACACATGAAAGTTTTGGGTATTTGTGATGAACGTCTGGATAATGTGAAGAGCTTTATAGCCGATCCGCGCTTCGTCACGGATTATCTAGAACATAATGGAAAAAAATAACACAGAACAAAACATTAAGAAATGTGATAAGTGTGTTGAATTAAGGGAAGTGGATGAATCTCAAGCTACTTCCCTTGTTTTGTGTTCGCAAGTACATGATGATATTCTAGAAATAATGCTTTGTGACTATCATTGTAATGAGCAATTTGGTATGTGTTCAACTTGTTTTGAATTTATTCAAGATCCAAAAAATGATGCTATTCTTCGTAAATGGGAAGAAAAACATAAAATAGGAAACATACATGATTAAAATAATTAAACAAAAAGATTTAACTGATATACCAGATTATTCTGAATCTAGAAAAGAAGATGATGGTCAACCAAGAGATAATTTCTATGTACCAACTATAATGACAGATATAGATGTTATAGAAAATATTTTAGATAAATTTTCTAAAGCTGGTGTAACACATAAATTTTCTGGTGATGATCTCATAATAACAGCACTTACTACATCACATCTCGAACAAGAAAAAGTACTTGATGATTTGAGATATACTCTTGCAGATGTAGTTAAACAACTCAAACAATTGTATAAAGAAGCTACTGGAAAAACTTTATCAATTGAAAAAGAAAAATCATCTGTAATAGATGCAGTTTCAAACTATACAACAGGTCATATGGGATTATATAAAGTAACAAATACATATGAACTTCCAAAATCACCCTCTTCTGATGATAAGTCATTAGAAAAACATGAATTGAATGAAGACAGAAAAAGTGCTCGAACTCGAAGCGCTATACCAATCAAAAAAGGCAAAATAAATTCAGTTGTAGAAAGATTAAAATCTGCAGGATTAAAAGAAGTTCCAATGGATGCTAATTTTAAAAATAATGTTCTAAATGGAGATTTCTGGATAGATGGTGATTGGGTTAATTGCCATAATGATGTTATAAGTAAAATAGATAGAATAATTCCAGATGATTGGAAAGCATAAATCTCACACATAATATAAAGGATTTTTTAGATGTCAGTTCACGAAAACTATCCAAAAGAGATAGCAGATATATTAGTTACACATGATGAAACACCTGAAAATACTGACAAGTTGAGAAAGTTTTTTATGAATCCTGATAGATATGATTTTTCAAGAAGAACAATAGTTTTTAGTACACCAAGCAGAACTGGAACTTCTTATTTTAGAATAGAAGAACCAATGTATGCAATAGCAAGAAAATATCCTGAAAAGTTTAATTTGATTTATGCAGATAATAATTTAAATGCAAAACATTTAGAGTTAGCTGATTTAATAATAGTACATAGAGCAGGTCATTTACATGATTGGTTACATAATATTTATAAAGTATGGCCTAAAACAAAAAAGAGAGCTCTCATTCTTCATGATGTAGATGATAATGAGTTCAATTTACCTTTAAGACATCCAATGAGAGAAATGTGGTTAAGTGCTGGTAAGGACAAAATGTCAGTTAGATCTCTTAAAGAATCTGATTATATTACTACAACTGGTAGAAAATTACAACAAACATTCAGAAATTTCAATAAAAATGTATCTATTGTAAGAAATATGTTTGATTGGTCACAACCCCAATGGAGCTTAAAAAGAGATGAAAAATATAATGGAAAGATTGTAATTGGATGGGTTGGACTAACAAGTCATTTTGAAGATATTAAAAAGATGGTTCCTATTTTGAAATATGCACATGATAAATTCCCAAATACTCATTTTATACTCAGTGGTATGGCTATAAAAGATACTGAAGTTACAATTAATGTAGATGCTAAAGGAAATAAAACATTTTCTGAAAAAGAAATTACTGATGAACAACGAACTTATAGATGGAGAGTTAAAAATTTATTCAAAGATTTTGATCAAACAAGAGTAGAATTTTATAATGCAGTTGAATTAGAAAAATATGGAAAGTTCTATAAAGATCTTGACATAGGATTAGCTTATTTAGAAAATAATACTTTTAATCAATGTAAATCTGAAATTAAAGTTGTAGAGTATTTTAAATATGGAGTAATTCCTCTTTGGACAAATATTGGTGGTTATCATGATATGTTTGAGATGATGCCCCTAGCAGCTCCAGGAGGTAAATCTCTTAAAACAGAAGCTGCAAAAAGTTTAGCAATTGATCAAGAAAATCCAGAAAAATGGAAACAATGTCTTGATTATGTTATTACTCATCTTGATGAATACAAAAAAGTTGCTCAAGATGGTAAAAAATGGGTAGAAGAAAAATATGACATAAATAATCATATTGATAACAAAGTAGAGTTTTATACAACAATAATTGAACAGCATTTAGAAAAAGAAACAAACAGGATTCAAAATATTGTAGCAACAATATAAATTTTTAAGGAAAAACATGTCAAGTACATTTAGACCAATATATCAAGATGATGCAGTTATTTTAAAAAGAGATACTACTTCATCTATGACAGCTGCAGGATTAACAGCTTCTAATTTTGTTTGGTGCGGTGCATCAAATTGGACACTTACATTAGCTGGAGGAACTACAGCACTAAGTGATATTACAATTCAAACAAACAGTAGTAATCTTATCAGTGCTGGTGCTACAGGAATTGATTGGAATGATCATATTTCAATGCCCGAAAGTGGAAGATCAATTCCAGTAGGATACAATCCATCTTTTACTGCTAATTGGGTTGATTTAGCTGTTTTATCTTCTGGATATAATATGATTACAATTTCAAATATTCCTTGTAGATACATTAGATTGTCTAGTGTTGCTTTAACTTCTGCTGATTGCTATGCATTCTTATGGACTGATGCAATGTCACAAGGAAATTAAAAATGAATCAGAAAAAATTTAGATTGGAATTAATGAGAGCTATTCTGCGTTCTTCAAAATTACATTATGGAGATGTATATCCAATCTTAAATAAGATTTGTTTATCAATAGAACAAGAAATTGTTCAAGCTGAGAGAATAAAAGCTCAGAAGAAAGACAAAGAAAATGCTAACAATGAAGAAGCTCGTTTCAGAAGCTCATAAGATATCTAAATTAAGAGAAAAGCAACAGCTTTCAATAAAAGAAGGAAAAATCAATCCTAAATTTGATGCGATTGCAAATGAATTGTGGGCTTACAAATTAAAATTGATGAGACAATTAAGCACATCTTCAATGAGTTCTGCAACGCAATCAAGAATTGAGTCACACTTGAATAAAATACTAGACGAAATTCAATATTATCAAGAAGGTTAAATTGATATCTAATGAACCTAAGAGCATGTAAGCAGAAAACTAACTATACTTGTGGCCCAGCAGCACTTAGAACTATTTTTAACTATTACAAAGTTAAAGTTTCTGAACAAGAACTTATTTTATTAGGAGATATTACAGAAGAAGGAACAGATTTTCAAACAATGCGAAATCTTTCTCATGAATTTGGTTTTTCTTTTTATTCAAGAATAAATGGTAATTTAGAAGATATAAAAAAATATTTAAAAAGAAATATTCCTGTTTTAGTTTGCTTTCAATCAGGAGTTAATAATGGAAATAATGGACACTATTCAGTTATTTATGATATTGATGAATCATTTGTATATTTAGCTGATCCTTCAAATTGGATAGAAGGTGAAAAAACAAGATATTCAAAAAACATAAAAATGAGAATTGATACTTTTATGGAGCACTGGTGGGAAGAAGAAGATGTTAAAGTAATTAAAAGATGGTTCGCCATCATACGCCCGAGAAAAGTACATGAAAATAAGGAAGTCCGTACTAAAAAAACTAATATTAGAAATAATTGAATCTCAAGCTTCAGATCAAGCTAAACAACAAGGACTAACTTCTGCTGGATTTGGAAGATATAAAGATAAATCTGGTAAAGTAGTTGCTAAAAGTCAGGGAGGACAATTAGTAAAAGTTGGTGGAAAACAACCAACTCAACAACCAGCAAAATCTGCTACACCTGTTCCTACAAAATCTGAACCTACCTCTGCTCCTGCACAACTTGCTACAAAACCTGATACTACTGATTGGAAAAATGCTCCTATAAAAATTGCTCATGGAGAAGGCTATAGTCATAAATATGATAATGAGCCAAGACCTAAAAGAATGAAAGCAATTGATTCTTCTTCAGTAGGAGGAATGTATAATCGAGAAGATAGACCAGTAGATTATGGTCATTGTCAACAGATTTTTATAGACAAATATGGAAAAGAGAATGGTGAAAAAACTTATGAAAAATTATTTTTAGATCAAGGTACTAATTTTGGTTGGAGTTTAGCTGGAAAGATTCAAAAAGAAAAACGAGCAATGATTTCTGCTTTAGGATTAGAACAACCTAGAGATTTAGATGATGTTGCTTACTATCCATTATGGAGAAAATGGCAAGCTAAAGAAGGAATTGATCAGATAGCTGGGCAACAAAATAAAGAAGTACCTGTAAAAGAGCCAAGTGTATCACAAAAGCTTGCTAAAATGTCAAAACCTAGTACAAAATCTGTACCTGCAAAAACACCAGAAAAGCCAAAACAATCTGAACCTATTCCTACACATGCAGATAATGCTGCAAAACAAAGACAACAGTCTTTTATGGATTCACCAGAATTTGATCATTTAACAAATCAATTAAAATCAGGTAAAATATCACCTGAAAGATATAAATCAGTTATGACTGCAATGATGAATTTGAAAGAAAATTTTCGAATATTCAAAAAAGTACTTAAAGAGAAAAAACTTGAAAAAACATCTATCTAAATTAATCGAAATTATAAATCAGATTGAATCAGAACGTATTAAGAAGATAAGTTTGTTACAAGAATTCACTGTAGGCAGAACTGTCAAGTATAAAAATAAAATTGGAAAAGTACAATCTGTTAGTCCTAAAAAAACTTCTGTAATTATTGAATTTACAGATAAAACTAGAAAACGTTTCTTTATGAATAAAAGAGCTAATAAAGAGACTATTGAGCAATTGAGTCTTACAAACATTATCAAGGAAATTAAATAATATGGAAAATAAACAACAAAGATTATTGCTTACTTACAGACCATTGGCATATAATCAGCAATTAATTAAAGAACAAATTCAATCTGGTGGACCTGTTATTCTTTCTGGAATATTCTCAGAAGCAGGAACCTTAAATGAAAATGATAGAATTTATCCAAAAGAAATTCTTGAAAGAGAAGTTGAAAAATTTCAAAAGATGATTGAAGAGAATAGAGCATACGGAGCTTTAGATCATCCAGATAGTTCTATTATAGAACTTAGCAATGCTTGCTGGTTAATAAAAGAACTTCAATGGCAAGATAATAAAGTTGTAGGTAAAGCAGAAGTATTAAATACTTCAAAAGGAAAAGATTTAAAAGCTATTCTTGAAGCTGGTGGTTCAGTAGGAACAAGCTCACGAGCTTTTGGTTCAACTCGAAGAAATAATGAAAATCATGAAATTGTAAATGAAGATTTACAATTAATTACTTATGATGCAGTAGCAAATCCATCTGTATCTAAAGCTATTTTAACAGAATCTTATGATTTTCATAAGAAATATTTCTACAATCCTAAAATTGATAGAATAGTAGCAGTTAATAACATTTTAGATAAAATTAGTAAATTTTAAGTTGAAAGATTTAAAAAATGAAAGTCAAAAGAAGCCAAATTAATGCTTTAGCAGATTTGATCATGAAAGAAATTTCTTCTCAAATTAGAGAAATTATTCGTGAAGAATTTGATATAGAATCTAAAAGATTAAAAAAGCAACTTTTAGAAAGTTTTAATAATACAAAAATATCAACTAAAGTACCTGCTCAAAAACAGCAAGTGCATATAGTAAAGCAAAAAGCTCCTCATTTAATTGAAAAAAAGAAAATTGATACAGGAAATGATTTAATTAATGAAATAATGGATGAAATACCAGTAGAAGAAAAAGTAGAAAATGCATTAGAAGGAATTGATTTTAGTCCAACAACTACTTTTCAAGAAGCTACTAAACAATCAATTAATGAAACTAGAAGAATGAATTCTGGAAGAGAAGTATGGAAACCTGAACCTGGTGAAGCAATAAATTTTGATCCTAATACAATGGATCCTACAAAAATTGATTGGGGGGAATTTGTAGATGAAGTAGATAAAAGAGCAAAGGAACATCACTTATGAAAAATTTAATATTTTTATTTTTAATTTTTTTATTTTGTGGTTGTTATACACAAGTAGTAACTACTGATACTGAATATGTTTCTGATTATATTGGAGTAACAATAACTCATCCATTGTGGGTATGGCATCCTATTCAACATTATTGGTATATAGACAATCATCAGAATTATATGTTTCAACACCCAAATAGAAGAGATCGAGTTGAACATAAATATCTTGGACAAAGAAATCAACCAAGACAATTTCCACCAGCAAGTAGAACGAGAAGATAAATGAGAAAAGAAGTAGATCAATACATAGAATTAGCTAGAAAACTTAAAAAATTAGAAGCAAAACCTAATTCAGATATTTATTTGAAACAAGAATTGTATAAGCAAAGTACAAAAATTTATGATAAACTTGATGATAAAGAAAGAATTTATGCTCAAAAAGCATTGCGTGGTGAAGTATTAGAAGGTCTTGGTGCTCAAGGTCAGATGATTGATTCAGGTGATGAAGTATCAATAGTTCAGAAAGCAATATCAAAACTTCCAGCTAGAGTTCAATCACTTATTAAACCTGAACAAAAATATAAAGTTTTATCAGCTTTAGGAGATACAGCTACTTTAGCAGTATCAGGTATGAAGGTAAATTTACCAACTAGTTTCTTAAATAAACCCATAACATGGGAAAGTAAAAAATTAATTGAATCTTATGAATCTGAACTTAAAAAATTGTATCTTTCAGGAGCTACTGATGAAGAATATAAAGATTTAGCAAAAAAATATAATAAACCTATCTCTCAAGTTAAAAAAGATTATGATAAACTTGAGAATGAACTTTTAGAAAACAAAATGAAAATTAATAAATCAACATTAAAAAAAGTAATTCATGAAACTGTTTTAACTGAAGTAGCAAAGCAAGAAGTAGAAAATCTTGTTTCTGATAAAGCAGAAGCAGCAATGCGCTACAAAAAAGCTTCAACAGGTGAAGTTAAAACTTACTTTGGTAGATTTACAAAAATAAGTGGGGATAATGTCTATGTGGGCGTTTTAGGAAAGGGATTAAGAGCATTTAAAATAGCTAATATTCAATCAATCCAACATGTAAAATTAGAAGCTGCTCAATTAGCAGAATTAGATGAAATGTGTGGGAAAAAAGAAGATGAAGTAGTAAATGAAGCTAAAAGAAGGAATGAAACTCAAGCACTCAGAAATAGAAATAGTAATAGAATGGCTGCTGCTAGAAAAGCTAAAAAGAAAAATGAAGCATGTCCTCCCGGATTTTCTGGAACTGTTAAAGCAATGAAAAAACATCCTGAGAAATTTGAAAAAGAATGTGCTATTTTAGAAAAGATGAATCCCTATGCATTAGCTTGGTGGATGAAAAAGAAGGGATATAAATCTCATTATACAGCAGGTGGTAAAAAGAAATAATGCAATTAACAAATGATCAAATAGCTGAAATAGCTAAATGTAGACAAGATCCTTGTTACTTTATTAACAAATATGGACGTATTAAACATCCTGACCGTGGTATTATACCTTTTGGTTTGTATGATTTTCAAACTAACGTAATAAAAAGAATGTTAGAAAATAGATTTGTTATTATTGTAAAAGGCAGACAAATGGGTTTATCAACTCTTATGTCTGCTTATTGTGTGTGGTTAGCTTGTTTTTTTAATGCTAAAGAAATTCTTATTCTTGCAAATAAAGGGAATGTAGCAACTAATCTTATCAGAAAATGTAAATTGTTTCTTAATAGTGTACCTGAATGGTTAGTACCAGCGCAAACAAATGATAATCAACAATCTATTCAATTAGAAAATCAATCAGTAATTAAATCTTCTACTACAACTGTTGATACAGCAAGATCTGAAGCTTTATCTTTATTGATATTTGATGAAGCTGCAATGATAAAAAATAAATTAGTTGAAGAAGTTTGGACTTCAGCTAGACCTACATTAGCAACTGGTGGATCTGCAGTAATTCTTTCTACTCCAAAAGGTATTGGAAACTGGTTCCATGAGCAATGGGTTAAAGCAGAATCAGGACAATCTGACGATGTTGCAGCTTTTTTCCCTATAAAATTACATTGGAGTTTGCATCCTGAAAGAGATGAAGCTTGGGCAGAATCTGAACGCGCTACAATGACAACTGCTCAATGGGCTCAAGAATACTGTTGTGATTTTGCAAAATCAGGAAACACTGTTATTGATGCAGATACTATTGAATGGTATGAAAAGAATTATATACGAGAACCAATTTCTAAAGAAGCTTTTGATCATAATTTCTGGATATGGAAAGAAATGGAATATGGAAAGAATTACATTTTAAGTTCAGATATTGCTAGAGGAGATGGTGGAGACTATTCTACAATTATTGTATCTTGTGTAGAAGATATGGAACAAGTAGCAGAATATAAAGGAAAAATAAATCCAAGTACATTTGGTGATTTACTTGTTCAAGTCGGAAGAAGATATAATAATGCAATGATTGTTTGTGAAAATAATAACGTTGGATATGCAGCAATTCAAAGAGTATTAGATTCTCAATATCCTAAGATGTATTGGTCAAAGAAAGTAGAAGGACAATTATTTTTTGATCCTTTAAATTGGTCAATTCCGGGACCTGATAAGATTCCAGGATTTACTACAGGTCCTAAAAACAGACCTTTAGTAATTAATTCATATGCTGAAACTCTAACACAAAAACAATATATTATTCATTCATCAAGATTATTAGATGAAATTAAAGGATTTATTTGGGTTAATACTGGGAATCAAATTAGAGCTCAAGCAGCAGAAAAAACACATGATGACTTAGTAATGGCATTAGCTATTGGATTATTTGTAAGAAATATTACTTTAAGATTAACTTCATCTGATATATTACAAACAGAAGCTCTATTAAATTCTATTAGTATTGAAAAAGGTAGACATTCAGTTGAAGATACATCAATTCAACAAGAAAATGTTAGAAAAGGACAAAATAAAAATCCTTTTGTAGTAGCAGGTGAAGATTTAAGTTATTTGGTAGGCTAAAATGAAAAATATATTAACAATAACAATAATATCAATAATGCATTTAAATGTTAAATCACCAAATGATCTAGCTAAAACTGTAATTAAAGTATAAGGATTATTTAAAAATGGCAGACAATATAGAACGTGACTATCGATTCTACAAAAGATTACGTAATCTTTTAAGAAGACCTACTATAAAAAGTAGAATCCCAGCAGATCGTCCGTCAAATAGAATGGAGTCTAGAATATTTGGAGCATTTGCAAAAGTAGCTTCAAATCAATATATGCATTCTTTAGCTGGATCTACTGAAAGATTAGCAAGAACTCGTGATTATGAGATGATGGATATAAATAGCAGTATTCTTTCAACTGCTTTAAATATTTTTGCTGATGATTCAGTTACACATAATGAAGATGGAAAAATATTACATATAGCATCTTCATCAGATAAAATAAAACAAGTTCTAGAAGAATTATTTTTTGAGAAATTAGCAGTAGAACAACATTTATGGCATTGGATTAGAAATATGTGCAAATATGGAGATTTCTTTTTATTGTTAGATGTTGTTGAAGGTGAAGGAATAACAAGTTTTATGCCTCTTCCTACTGTAGAAATTGAAAGAGAAGAAGCTTTTGATGGTGATATTAATTCTGTTAGATTCAAATGGAATACAGCTTCTTCTGTAGTATTTGATAGTTGGCAAATTGCTCACTTTAGAATTGTTAGTGATGATACTTTCTTACCCTACGGAAAATCATTAGTAGAACCAGCTCGTAGAATTTGGAAACAATTAAACTTAATTGAAGATGCTATGTTAGTGTATAGAATTCAAAGAGCTCCTGAAAGAAGAATATTTTATATAGATGTAGGAAATATCAGTGCAAATGATGTACCATCATTTATGCAAAAAGCAAAAGATATTCTAAAAAGATCTCCATTAGTTGATTCTTCCGGAAATGTTGATTTGAGATATAATGTTCATTCACAAGAAGAAGACTATTTCTTAGCTACTAGAGGAAGAGATAGTGGTACAAGAATTGAAACTTTAAAAGGTGCAGAGAACTTAGGAGATATTGATGATGTTCGTTATGTACAATCAAATTTAATTGCTGCATTAGGTATCCCTCGAGCTTATCTTACTTTTGAAGAACAATTACAAGGTAAAACAACATTAAGTCAAGAAGATATTAGATTTGCTAAAACAATTAATAGAATTCAAAAATTTGCAGTTTCTGAACTTAACAAAATTGCAATGATTCATTTGTATGCTCTTGGGTACACAGATGTAGAAGATTTAACTGATTTTAAATTGCTTTTAACAAATCCATCTACTGTTAATGAACAAATGAAATTAGAATTGATGAATACTAGATTTGCTACATATACAACTGCTATTCAAAGTGTTGGTATGGATAGAAAAACAGCTCAGAGAAAAATACTTAGACTAACAGATGATGAAATTAAAGAAATAAATCTTGGAGTATACAAAGATACTAAATTTAATGCTGAATTACAACAAATTGCTCAAGAAGTTGCAAATGCTAATATGCCACAACAAGGTGAAGATGGTAAAAGTTATGGTTCAAAACCTTTTGGAGTAGGAAATGTTGGAGCTGGTGGGAAAGCACCTTCTTCACTACCAACTGGACAACAACCAATTGATATAATTCCAGGCGGTGGTGCTAAACCTGGAGCTTCTGCACCTTCTTTAGCAAATAGAACAGGTTCTGTATATAAAAATTCAGGAAATAGACCAATGTCTATGTCTAATCCTACTGCTAAAAAAGAAAAAGAAGTGAAAGAAGATGAAGAACAACCTAAAAATGTTATAGATTTGTTTGATCCTTCACAAAAAGAAGATAAGGAAATTATTAAAGTTGCAAAGAAATATGATTTTCTTAGTAATTCTTTACATGAACGAAGTAAAATTTCACGAGAACTTAGCAGTATATTTATAAATTTAGATAAAAAATTAAATCTACGAGAAAGCAAAGATAATGGAACAAATAAAACATCACAAGAAAAGTAATTCGGGCCTATTATTCGAATTACTATCACAACAAGTAGTTTCAAATAAAATAGCTAAAGATGATGCTAAAGCTAAAAAAGCACTTTATCTTATAAAAAAATATTTTAATAAAGATTCACAATTACTAGAAGAATTAAATCTTTTTAATGCAATCATGTATTCTGAACAAAAAAATTGGCAATCAGCATCACATCTCCTTTCAGAAGTTTTAAATACTTCAAAAAAATTAGATCTTAAGAAACTTAGAGATGAAAAATATGCTCTTTTAACTGAAATAAATTCTAATTTTAATAAAGAAACATTTTTCAAAACATATGTTCCGAACTATAAAACATATGCTTCAATCTATTCTTTAATGGAAGCAGTTAGAAATGATAAAATAAATGATGTAAAACATAAAGTACAAATTGAAGAAAGTGTTATTAACCACTTACTTGATAATAAAGAAATAAAAAGAATCAATGAGTTTGTAACTAAACCCCAAAAAGATCTTCCAGTTGATGAATTAACTTATTATTTTATCATTAAGAAATTTAATAACAAATATGATAAAACTTTAAATGAAACTCAAAAACAGATATTACAAGAATATATCCGATGTACTTCAGATAATAGTTTTGATAGATTTGCTGAAAAGAAAGTAAAGAAATTTGAAAAAGATTTGTATGGACACATGAAACAGATAAAAGACAGAACTTTACTATCTAAAGTATTTGAAGCAATGCAAAAACTAGCTGAGGTTGGTTCTTTTAAGAAACAGAAAAAAGCAGAAGCTTTGATGACGTACAGCCAGCTTTTGGAAGAATTAAAACAATTAGAGAAATAAGTTGGAAACTTATAAGAAAATAACTTTATTGGTAAGAGATGAAGATGATAATCTAGAAAAAATTCTAGATGATATTAAAAAATCTGGGAATATTGGTCATACTTTTGATATTGTCATAGATCCTGATGAAAAAGGCGGTAGAAAATATGGATGGGATGGAGATGGCGCTGATCACATTCACTATATTAAAGTAGAAACAATGAAATCAGATAAACCTCCAAAATTTACGAATGAAGGTCTCTATAAACCCGGTGGAAAATACATCGGAATAATTTCCAAACAACCCAAACGAATGGTAAAGTGTCCTAAATGTAAGGGTACTGGAGATATGAGTGATACAAAAAGTGGAATTACTTGTGATAAATGTAAAGGTTCAGGAAAACTGTATGTTGATGTTGGTGAAAGACAGAGAGATGATGTGAATGAAAATCAAGAAATAAAACCAGGTATAACATTTGACTATCAACATAACCAATGGGAAATAATTGATATAAATAATAATAATGTCACTATTAAAAATAAAAAAGGAGAAAGATACAATCTTGATATTAGAGTTGTTAAAAGAGCTATAAAATATCATCAAAACAAATCTAATTTTCCTGAAATTACAAGTGTAAAATATTCTGATGATATTGAAGAAATGTCAACAATAGCTGGAGTTGCAGGATTCAATGCTCCGATGTCAAAACAAAAAAATAAAAAATTGAAAGAAGACAGTCAATTTAAACAGAAATTTAATTTCATTGTAACTGTAACAGACTCAAATGCTACAATGGTAACTAAACGAAATGAACCAATAATGAAAAAAATAAATGTTCTAGCTTCTAGTTCTGATAAAGCTAAAGATTTAGCAATTAATTTTTATAAAAAACAAGGATATAGAATTAAAAATGTAGAATTGACAGAAATGAAATCATTCAAGCAAATTATTCAAGAAGCTAAAGTAACGTGGGCACCACCCGCTGTACCTTTTCGTGATTTACAGCACGCAAAACTTGTAATTGATCAGAAGAGTGAAATATTTGATGTTTATGATAGTCGAACGGGTGAAGTGTATTATTTGAATTTGCCAGATAGAGCTACCGCAGAAGATTTTGTGAAAAAATTGGAAGATTGGATTAAGTCAAAAACTGGCAAAATTCAATATAAGAAAAAAGAGATTTAAAATTATGAAAACATTCAAAAGAATAATTAATGAAATAGATTTAAGTACAAAAGATAAGACTCTTACAAACTTCCTTACTCAAGTATCTCAAACAGGAGAATTAGGAAAACAGTTTGGAGCAAATTATAAACCTGAAACTTTTATGGATTGGTTAAGATCAAAAGTTGAAAATTATGGATTGTCCGTTAGTGATAAATATTTAAATGCTATGGAGAAAAATATTAAAAATAAAACTCCTAATCAAGCTCAGATGTATGTTTATAATGCTTTACTTAAGGGAAGCGGTTTAGGTTTAACAGAAACTAAAAGAGTTAGAAAAAATAAAAAGAATGAAGAAGTTTAAAAAAATAACTGAATTCATTATGCCACAACAAATCCATTTAGGGCGTTGGGTTAAGTTGAAAGATGGAAGTAAAAAGTATATATCTGATGTTGATCTTAAAGGAGATAAATCTCCAGTAGGACATTTTGCAGTTTATTTAACTGATAAACCTGGAGAACCAATTGGTAAGTGGGTAGGAACTGATCAAATTGAAAGAGTTATGGGAAAAACACCCTATAGTTATCCTGCTCCAGTTGATTTAGGAGTAGCTAGTTGGAGTAATACTACGAAACAGATAAATGAAATATTAGATCAAGCCGAAAAAGAAGCTTTAATTAGATTTATTCAAAGAGCTAGACAAATGTGGGGCGGAGATGAAGATAAAATTAAATTAATACTAATGCATCATGGATTAACTTCTGAAGAAATTATTGATTTAATGAAACAGAGTTTAAAAGAAACTGAAAAAACAAAATGTTATTGGTGTGGAAGTACAAAACCACCTGTAAAAACATCTGAAGAAAAATATCAATGTCCTGATTGTGGTGAATCTGGAAATTTCATAGATTGGTTAAAAGAAGCTAGCAAATCAATAGAAAAAGATGTTGAAAAAGATGATGTAGATCAAGCTCAATTAAAAAGAGGTATTGAAATAGAATATGAACATACGGATGATTGGAAATTAGCCGAAAAGATAGCTCTTGACCATTTAGCAGAAATTCCAGATTATTATACAAGATTAGATAATATGGAAAAACAAGCTGATAAAGAAGGAATGAAAAATGAAATGCCTGATTTTCAAAATAAAGAATTCAAAAACTACTTAAGTGAAATAAAGAAAGAAAAAATGAAAACATTTAAACAATTAATATTAGAATCAACTACTCCAATCGGAGATGAACGAACATTTAGTATTGATTTGTTGAAAACTTTAGGAGTTAATAAACCAGGAACTTTATTGATAAAAAATCATGTATTCAAATACAGAAATGAAACTTGGAAAATTGATAAAGAACAGACAATGATTGGTAAAAGTGGAATATCAGCAACAAGAATTAAGTAGATATATGTATAAGAAAAAAGATAATTTTTGTAAATTTTGCAACAAAGAAAAGACAAATGACAAAAATGCTCACTTTTGTTCATTTGTTTGCAAGAGAAAGTATTATGACAAAGTAGAAAATTGTCTAAATTGTAATAAACAACTTACATATCAAGATAAATATTGTAGTTATCATTGCGCTCGAATAGGTCATATACACACAGAAGAAATGAAATTGAAAAATTCATTAGCTCATTTAGGAAAAAAATGCTCAGATTTATCAAAAGAAAAACACAGTATCTCTCTTAAAAAAGCTTATGCTGAAGGAAGGCATAAAAAAACTCATTCAGAAGAAACAAAAAATAAATTAAGCATTTCACACTTAGGAAAAACATTATCAGAAGAACATAAAAACAATATTAGAATTGGCAATATTAAATATATGCAAAATCATGAAAATTTTAAATGTCCAAGAATCGGTAAAAATGAAGCAAATATTCTTGATAAACAAGAACAGAAAGATAATTGTAAAATCTTAAGACAATATCATCTTAAAGATATTGGTTATTTTGTTGATGGTTACTGTCCTGCAACTAACACTGTATATGAAGTATATGAAAAGAAACACTCAAAAAAGAGTGTTCAGGCAAGAGATTTAAAAAGGCAAGAACAAATACAAAAACTACTTGATTGTGATTTTAAAATTATTTGGGATTCTAATTATGAAATATAATTGGGATAAAAAATTATATAAAGGGCAAAGAGTTCGACTCATAACTAAAAAACATAGGCACTTTACATCAGTTCCTGGAAAAGTAGTATCTCATAAAGGAGGTGAACTCATAATTAAAGGAACAGATGGAAAAGAGTATATTAGACATGAACCTCAAAGAATTTCTGTAAAAGAACAATCTGAATTAGATTTTCCAGTTAAAAAAGCTATTTGGAGAGAACTTCCAATTGAAATTGAAAATCCTGCTGGAACTGTTAGAAGTGGACAAGATAGAGATGGTCATAAATGGTCACAAGTAATGCAATGGCATTATGGAAGGATTCCTGATACTGAAGGATTAGACGGAGATATGATAGATGTTTATGTAAATCCACAAGGTGGTTCAGATTTAGTTTTTAAAGTTTCTACAAAAGTTCCTGATACTGGAGAATATGATGAAAGTAAATATATTTTAGGTGCAGAAGATGAACATCAAGCTGAACAGATTTTTAGAAATTCATATGATAAACCAGAATTTTTTGGTCATATAGAGCAAATACCATTTGAAGCTTTTAAGAGGAGAGCAATGAAAGATCAGTTAACAGAAAATTTAAGTCTAAAAAAATTAATTCCATTAAATGAATCTATAAGTGTAGAAATTTATAAAAAGTTTGAAGCTGATATTGACAAGTTGTTACATAGTATTATATTTCATAATAAAGACATTAAAAATAAACATGATGCTGCATTAGCATTAACAGATGTATTAAAATATTTCTATCAATAATTCTATGAAAAGCCTAAAAAAAATAATAGAAAGTGTTAGTTATGAAGAAAATAAAATCCATACTGCTAGAAAAGCTCTAAAAGAATTAATAGATGTTCTTGAAAGTGGAGGATATTCAGGATGGGACAAAAATAAGTTAAAAGCTATAATGATAAATCAACTTAAAAAAATATATAATTCATTAGAGATATAAACTTGGCATATATCACAATTAAAAATAAAACAAATTTTGATATTAGCTTTCTAAAACAATATGCTCAGAAGTTAAAGCCATTTTTGGGATTAGTAGATAAGTCAAAATATCCTTTTAAGATAACAGTTATTAAAAAGAAAGATTTTTATGACAGATCTTCTTTTGATGTTGCTTCTAATTCATTAACTTTAAAAATAGATCTTTCTAAACAATCTAAAGAAGATGTTGCTTGGGTTTTGATTCATGAACTCACTCATTTTCTAACGCGAAACAATCCAGAATTAGCAAAAATAGCTTTTTCTAAAGAAAATGATTTAGTAGAAAAAATGCTTAAAAATAAATTCAAGGTTTCCGATGCTGAATTATCTGAAGTTTTTCATGATTTGCTTAGTTACGAAATAATAGCTAATTTTTTAGCGACAGTTATAATTGGAAAGTTTCATAAGAGACACCCAATCAGTAACATAACAAAATTTTTAAACGGTAATAGAAATGGAAACAATGAAAAAAAATAAGAAAAACGGACTTTATCATTTAATATTTATAACTTGTAATATTTTATTGGTTATTTTCACATTATACATAACTAGAACTGCTATTGATGATTTTGAAAATGTAATGTATTCTCAACGAAATCATTATAAAACATTTGCAATTACTCAAATGTCACAGTACTATTATAATTCTGAAAGATACAAAATTGATAATGGTTTGGGATTAGCAAAATTTTTGAATAGTACATTGCAAGATAATGAAGCTGGTATTTTATGTACTTGGGAACCTGAAAAAGGATTTCCAGTTTTAGCAATCGAGGGAAATCCTTCTTTTCACAAATATGCAGCTTGTAAGTCATTCAGAGATGGAATAAGACTATCAGATTCTTTAGGAATAACAGATAAAAAAGAAAATTTGAAAATTTATAATTCACTAATTAATTATCAAGTTACAAATGATAAAAAACCCATAATAGCTGTAAGAAGAGATGGAACAAAATTTTTAGTAACATGGGTTATTATACCTTCTCCTAATCCAAAAATAGCAAAATATGTTTTCATAGTATATACACCTACAGTTAATTTAGATATTTTAATTGAAAATACAAGAATTAAATATGTGTGGTTGTTTAGTGGTGCCACACTATTGGCAGGGATGATATTAGTTTTGATACCAATAGCGCTAACTTATAATAAGAAAGAATAAAATAAATGAATAACGATCCACTCTATACAATACAGATTTTTTTGACTAGCATCCTCGGAGGTATTGTAAGATACTTATCAGAATTTTTGATAAAAACTCAAGAATTAGATAAATTATCTTTAGGATTAATGGCGATTCATGCAGTAGTGGGAGTGTTTGCTGGTTATATGTCTTTTTTAGTTGTTCACATGTTTACTCCTGCTGAAATAGCTGGAGTTATTGCAGCAGGAATAGGTTCTTTCGGTGGTTATGGTACTTTGATATTTTTAGTAAAAGAAATGAAGAAGAAACTTGTTTTGATGGATAAAACTGAATTTGAAAAATATCGATCTAAAACAAGTGATTCAGAAGAACAAAAAACTGATGAAGATACAAAAGAGTAACTTAAGAGAAAACAACAATGAAAATCACAAAACGAGAAATTAAACAATTAGCCTACGAAGAATACAAAAAGATCATTTTGGAAGCTGCTAGCAAAGAAGATACTTCTGCAGATGATATGAAATATGATAAGATTCAAAAATTGTATGATTTAGGGCAAAAAATAAAACAACAAGCTGATAATTCTTTTACTCACTTAGAAGCTTTCTTATCTTTAGGTTTGAAAGTTAGAGATACTTTTGAATTCAAACGTGCTACTGTTGAAATATCTAGAATTCAGAAACTTATCAATGATATGAATACAGTAATTATTAGAGCTCATGAGATTGCTGAAGAACCTTCAGAAGTAAGTGAAGTAGAAACTGATAGTGGTTCAGAATATACTGCTCTTAGAAAAAAGGGATTGAGTCATGATGATGCAATGAAAAAAATTAAAAATAAAAAAGAACCTGAAGAAGATGATGCTGAAGTTCTGAATAAAAGACCCGATAAACCTGATATGAAACATGCTTATGAACAAAGCAATGATCCTAATCTTCAAAAATTTAATAGAGCTCAGATTTCAATAGAAAAAGAAGCTGATAAGAAATTTACTCATAATAGTCCTGAATGGTCTAAGTATGTAGATAGAAAAATGAAAGAATTTAGTGATAACAATCAAGATGATGTAATGAATCATGCTTTAGAAGCAAAACATCCCATGTCTACTGTAAGACCAGTACCTTCAAAAAAGACTTTAAAAGATTTAGGAGCTGTTAAAGTTAAAAAGAAACCTGTTAAGAAAGAAGAAGTTGATGAATCTATTGACTTCGTAAAAGATGCTGAAGGTAAACCTGTCAGAGTTAGAGATCGTGTTATTCAAAAAGCATTCGATCCTAAAGCTAAAACTTATAAATGGAGCATGATGGATAAATATAGAGTAGAAAAGATTCTATCACCTGATAAAATATTAGTTCATGATTTTAATTCTGAAAAAGATTTTTCTTTGAATCCTTCTCAACTTAAGAGAATTGGAATTGAACATTTGTATGAAGAAGAAAAACTATTATGTCCAGACTGCTTGAAAGCTGGTAAGAAAATTCAACTAGTAAGAGATCAACGTCAAGACAAAGAACACAAAGGTAAATATGTATGTGCAGGATGCAACAAATCATATGAAAAAACTCCTCCATTAAAAGAATACGGAGCGGTTATTGTTAATAAATATGATGAAAAAAATGTAATTACAGAAGATGTTAAAGCTAAATCAATTAAAGAAGCTATTAGAATATTAGGAATTAAGTATCCTGCGAATGCTTTTAAAATTACAAATCTTATAGAAGGTGGAGATGAATATGTAACTAATGCTAAACCTGAACTTAGAGAATCAACAACTTGTACTAATTGTAATCATTCTGAAGATCAACATGACTCAGATGGATATTGTACAGCTCCAAATTGCCAATGTACAAAATTTGAGAGTTAAAAATGAAATCATTATCACAAATTATTAAAGAATCAGAAACTTCTGTGATGATAAATCCAGATAAGAAGCAATTTTATTTTGCTGTAACTCCTGAAAAAGAAGCTGGTTGGAAGTTTATTAAATATAGTGCTCCCTTAGATAAAATTAAACATCTTTTGACAAGCCAGGGATATGAAGAATTAAATGAAACTTCTCTATCTTTAAAAAGATTAGTTAAAGAAGCAGAAGATTGGCCATATTATGATTTTAAAAACGGATATCTTTACAGTAAAGATGATCCTAAAAATCCAGCATTTAAAGTTAAATTTAACAGTTCAATTGAAGCTGAAAAATGGTTAGAAGATAATAATGAAAGAGGAACTGTAAGAGAAGATGCGCAATCAGATGTAGATTCTGGTTCGGGATTAGATATGGATCCAAATAAATCTGAATTAAATGATTCAAAAATTGCTTCTACTGAGTATATATTTACAGCACCTGATAACAGCAAAATTAAAATTGAAGTAGAACCTAAAGATTATCATATTATGAGCATAAGCTCAGATAGAGGTCAAGCTACTGAAGCTAGATTTGAACTTAAAGCAGGACATGCAAATGGAATTTCTCAATTTAGACAGTTATTGCAGAAATTAGTAGCTAAAGGATTTAAGATATCCAAAAAAGCAAGTGCACATGTAGAATTTGATCCACCAGATGATGAAGACAAATATAGATATCACTAAAAATTATGGCACATCAAGCATTAAAAAAGACATTACTAAAAAAAGTTCAACAGGGAGATGAACTCAAACCTGGAAATGTTTGGGCTGTAACTTGGGATAGAGAAATAATTCAGACTCCTAAAGAAGAATTCAATCGAAATAAAGACAAATATAAAGATGGTCCATTTTATAATTGGGGTCAAGCGTCTATGTATAAAGAAAATTCATTACCTAAAACAAAGAAAGATAAATTTGGGAATACTTTATATTTAGCTTTTAATAGAGAAGGTAAGCCAATTTATGTTACCGTTCCTATAAAAGAAGGAGTCATGAAAGAAGAAACTGATTATTCAAAACCATTAAAAACAAAAGATGGTGAACCAATATACATTGATGATACTTTTTATGACAAATATGGAATTAAATTAGTAGTTAAAAATGATAATTATCATGGAAAAGTATATGTATTTGATCCAAAACAAAAAGATAAATTTTTTATAGATTCACAAGATTTATATTTTGTAAGTCCTAAAAAAGAAAATAAATTAATGAAAGAAGATATTAGTCCTGAATTAGTTCAGTTAGCTAGAGATATAAGAGATCTTAAAACAAAAAAGAATACTTTAAAGTCTCAAATTGCTACTATGTATCTTTATCCTCAAGATAGAATAGAAAAGATTCAAAGAGAAGAAAAAACCTTACAAGAAATTGAAAAACAAATTAAAGATAAAGAAGAAAAAATGCAATCTTATCTTAAAAAAGAAAACAAAAAAGTATTAACAGAAGCTGCCTTAAAACAATTAGCAATGTGGTGGGAACAACTACCACAACCTGATAAAGAAAAAATTGCTAATTCTTCTAACAGACCTCAAATGGCTAAAACTCCATTAGATAAATGGCAAGAAAGAGATTTAGAAGCTTTAATAACATATGCAGGAAAAAATAATGTATTGTTTGAAATTGCTACAGTATTGAGATTAGAAAGAGCTAATTTGAATGATAAGAATAGAGTGAATTCTGTTAAAGAAAATGCTTCAACATTCAGCAAAAAACAGATTAAATTAGTTAATGATGTAAGTTCTTGGTGTCAAGAAAATGACAAATATTTAGATAAACAATTAGATAGAATATATAGTCATGCTTCTGATACAGGATATGGTTGGGAAAGTGTAGCTAAAAGCAGTCCTGATCTTTTTGCTCAAGCTCTTGCCTTAGCTTTACAACATAAAAATAGATTAAAAGAAGGCACAGGGAATGAATGGTCATCTGATGCAGAAGCTTGGATAGATCAAGCTTATGATCAACTTGATGATAAGCAATACTTGATTACAGGAGCAATGAGAAAATTTAATGTTCCTAAAGATATAGCTATAAAAATCTATAATAAAGTTGCTATGACTAGAGATCCAATTACTTATAGAGCAGGTGCAATGTTTGAAATGGCTAATATTGAAGATGAATGGGATAGAATTTCTAAATTTGGTAGAATAGATTTACTTCGATCAGTTTATAAAAATCTGGGAGATTCAGCTGCTTATAACATATCAAATAAATATGCTGATAAAATTTGGTCAGAATTAGATAAAGATGTTCAAGAAAAAATTAGAAAATATGCTCTTTCTAAAAATAAGAACATAAAAGAAATTAAAAAAATTGTTAAAGAATGGATGGGAGGCATGTCAGGGATCCCAAATATCAATAGAGAATGTGAGAAATGTGGAATGCCTGCTAATGCTTGTGAATGTCAGTTAGAAGATGATAAGAAGAATAATGATAAAGCTGAATTGCCTAAAGGATTGAAATTTCAGACTGATAGTAGCACAAATATGACTATTAAGAAGGGATTGAAAGAAATGAAATTCAGAGATTCTAGTGATGTAGTTGCTGATTTAGCAAAACATTACAAGTCAACTGATCTAACTTATATGGAAATCAAAAAATTTCTTGATAAAAATCCAAAATATAGTAGATATAACAATGATAATGAAATAGAACATCTACAAATGGATTTACAAAATTATGTTATTCCAGAAACATCTCCAAGTTCTGTTAAAAAAGATATTCTACAAAAGATTCCTGGTTCAAAGAAAACTATTAAAATAAGAGAATCTCAGCTTACAAAAGAAGCAAAAAATTGGTTAAAAAATAAGAAAGATTAATAGATGTCTTTTGATAAACATATAAATTTTGGCTATACAACAGTTGTTACTTCTCCAATTCCTAAACTTTCTGGAACTAGTTTTGATGTAGTTGCTCCTCCTAATTTGACTCCGCCATATAATATGACGGTTTACCCTACAACTGCATTACCTCTATCAACAAATTCAGAAATAGTAAGAGTAATGGGAGTAATTGGGAATACTCTTAGTGTATTAAGAGCTCAAGAAGGATCAGTAGCACAAGAAATTAATCCAGGAATGGCTGCAGCAGTAACAATAACTTCTAAAGTTATTACTGATATTGAAGATTCTATAACAAGTAAATTAGATTATGTTAATGCTGGTGTAGAAACACTTCCTTCTTTTCTAGATAATATAAATGGATCTTATACAGTAGGTTCAGGTGTTTATAATCTGTATACAAATTCAGGTGCAACTGGATTAGTAGTTCAATACACTTTATCAGGTGGCTCTTTTACAGCAACAGATGATGTAACAAATTATCTTGTTGCTAACTATAATGATGGCTTACCTATACTTCAAAATATAACAGATGTATCATTTATTAATAATACATCAATCATTCCTATTTTAACACTTTATAGATTAGGAACTGCAGTTGACTATCTTTCTTGGGATACATTAGCAAATGGTTTACCGAATAAATTAAATAGAAGATTTGTAAAAACAGAAAGATTTAGTCGAGCATCAGGACTAATTTTATCAGAGCAAACAACAAGATACATAAAAGTTAGTGCTGGTACTATCTGGTATGGAGCTAATGAAATAAGTTTTAATGATTTTCAGTCTAATCTCAGTGGTTGTACATTAAGAGAGTGGGTCTATAATGGTGTTAGTTGGAGTCCATCTATTGTAACTCAATTTAGCAATACAGCTTATCAGGGTGCTACAGGAAAATTAGAACTCGGCAATAATAAATTTACTTCACTTTGGATTTATAAAAAAGTTTCTTCTAGTCAACTTCTAGGAAATGTAGTAGGTTATATTTTTGACACAGCGCAATATAATTCATTAGCAGAAGCTGCAGTTGCTGATATACCGGCTGTACCTTTAATTTTTTCAGCATTAGGTATTTTGATAGGAAGAATAATTGTTCAACAAGGAGTTGCAGATGCTGTTAAAATTGATAGTGCTTTTACAACAAGCTTTCAAGCAGGAAGTGTAACAAACCACAATGATTTAGCAAATATTCAAGGTGGAGAAGTTGGTGCATATTATCATTTTAATTCAAATCAATATTTAAATTTATCAAGATTTTTAACAGTTTCAGCTATTGATACTAATTATTCTATTTCATCATCTGATTATTTTATTTCTGTTACTGCTTCAGAAAAAATTATAACTTTACCATCAGCAACAGCAAAAGGAATGAACTATATTATTGATAATGCTTCAACAGGAAATATTACTGTAAAAGCTACAGGAAGTCAAACAATACAAAGTTTAACATCACAAACAATACCAATGGATTGTGCTATGCACGTTATTAGTAATGGTATAAATTGGAGAATTATCTAATGAGTTATTTTTCTTCTATAACACAAAATGTAATTGCAGATTCTAATAATAGTTCATCTGCAAATTTAGATTCATTATCATCTTTTACTGGAATTGGTACTTCTACTTTAGGTATAGTAGGAATTCAAGTTTCACTAAAAACAGATCAAAATTGTACTGTTTGGGTAGAACAATCTCCTGATAATATAAATTGGGATGTTTCAGATAATTTCACTTATTATACTATAAAACCATTTGGTACTACAATTCAAGCAGTAAACTCTTATGTTCGTATAAGAGTTAAAAATATTAGTAGTTCTGCTACAACATATTTTAGATTACAAACAGCATTATGTCCAGTAGTAGAAGCAGTTCCAAGAGCTCTTTCTCAAAAACAAAATTTTAAAATTAGTATAAATGAATTTTTAGAAGATCCTATGGCAGGAGTACAATCTACTCCAACTAATGAATTAAGAACAACTACTCATGTAAAATTAGTAGGTGCAGCTTTTGAAGGTTCTGGAAATTCAGGTTCACCTGATCCAAATTTTTGGACTGTTACTACTGCAGGTAGTGGAAGTACAGTTTCACAAACTGGTGGCAATGTAGCACTTCAAACAGGAACTTCTGCAAATGGAACTGTATCAATGTTTTCAGTAGCTACTGGAAGGTATGTTGCTGGTTCAACAAATTATTTTAGATGTGTTTCACGAGTTATTGCTTTAACAGGCACTTGTACTACTCGATGGGGTGCTTTTGATACAAATTATGGTTACTTCTTTGAATGGAATGGAACTACATTAAGTTTGGTTTCACGCAAAGGAACTGTTGATACACCTGTGACAAGTTTTAGTGGTGATTACGGTTCTGTATATTCAATTGACATAAATGCACATACTTATGAAATAATTTGGTCAAATAAATCAGTTTGGTACTATATTGATGGACAATTTTTACATAAAATATCAGGAAATACAACCACACAAGTAGATTCTCCAACTTTAAAAATTGGATTACAATGTATAAATTCTGGAAGCACTACAGCAAATAATATTTTAAATTGTAGAGTTGCATCAATTTCAAGATTAGGACAATTAGATAGTGAAAGTAGATATAAATATGTTTCATCAACTGCAGCAACTTCAGTATGTAAATATGGAGCAGGAAGACTTCATCGAATTATATGCGCGGATGTTTCAAGTGTTGGAACAATTACAGCTTATGATAATAGTACATCAGCAGGAACAATTATTAGTACAATAAATATTGCATCAAAAACTACAGAACCAACTGTTATAGAATATGGTTGTCCATTTTTCACAGGTCTTACTATTGTAAATTCTGGAATACCTGTAACTATTATTTATGAATAAGGATATTTATTATGTTTGGTACTTTTTATTTTGCTCAACCTTGGTTTGCAGATTCTAATCTTAGAGTATCAACTTTTATAGGTACTTCAGGTGGCAGAAATAGAGTAAGATATAATCAAGAACAGCAAAGAACAATTAAATTTTTAATTGAAGATGAAGATGGAAAACGTTCTATTCATGAAAAATTATTAATTGAAAACATTAAACGCATAGTTATCGGAGTTACAGAACCTAAAAATAAAGAAGTAAAATTTTTAGTAAAAGTAGGAAGAAAAGAATGGGTATTTTAGAGTAATATTATGAAAATCAAAAAAGAAGAAAATCAAACAATCAAATTTCAAATTGAAGTTGAAGGAACAAAAGATAAAATAAAACCAAGACTTATTCTAAAGTCAGGCAATAAAGCTCTTATGTTTGAAGGTCAAGTAGAAGATAAAGAAGCTACATTTGAAATTCCACGATTAGATTCTATTTTTGAATCTGAAAAAACTTTAGATGCTTCTATTGAAGTTGTAGTTGAAGGAAAATTTTTTAAACCTTGGAGTTCAACGATTGATTTAGAAACTCCCGTAAATATATCTGTTAAAGAACCCATTGTTGAAGAACAACATACAATTGAAAATAAACCTTTAAAAGTCAAAATATCTGGTAAAGTTCAAGAGGTATTTGTTTTAGAATCAAAAAATGATATATTGAAAGTTTTGATGAAAGATGGAAAAGAAAAAATACTAAAAAAGAAAGTTCAGGAATAGAACAAGTGGCTATTAGAGCACAAGTAAAATTAAGAAACGGTAATGATCCTACTGAGCTAGGAATAGCTCTATCTAAATTAAAAAAGAAACTCAAAGAAAGCAATGTTCTACAAGAATATTTAGACCATTGTGCATATCGAAGACCTGCAGTCCGCAGAAAAGAAAAGTCCCTAAGAGCAGCAGCAAGGCTCAGAGCTGAACAAAGAAGAGAAAGACGTAGAAGTAAATTTTTGTAGCATATTTACTATGTAAAGTTTAAATGATATATTAGTATAGTCAATTTATAAAAAGGAATTTTGAATGCTGCAAAATACAGAAAATCTTTATCTTGGTGGAAATCCCAATGGGAGATTCAAGGGTCGAGACAAAGAAATAGCAAAATTCAATAGAGTAGCAAAAATTCAGCAAAACTATTCTGAAATTGATTCTAAACTTAGAGAATATTGTTCTGTTAAAGGGATCACTGAAAGAAAAGCTTGTGCTTTTGCAGTTCTTATGATGATTGAAACAGGAATTAGAGTTGGAAATGAAGATAGTGCTGAAGGTTATGTTTCTAAAGCAAAGAAAACTGAAGGTCAAACTGTCCAGACTTATGGATTAACTACTTTACTTCGAAATCATGTAGGTTTTTATGATATTAATGGAAAAGTTGATTTAGCAAATCCTTCTAAAATGATTCTTAGTTTTGTTGGAAAGAAATCAGTTGATCAACTTATTACAGTTTCTGATCCTTTTCTTATTGAAGTAGGAAAGCAATTTTTTGATCAAGGTTTTGACCGTTGGTTGACTATCAATGGAAAAGAAATTACAAAAATTGAAGTTAATCGATTAGTAAAAAGATCAATTGGTTTTGGTTTTTCTCCCAAAGATTTTAGAGCTTTTAGAGCTAATGTAGAAGCTGCAAAATTATCAAAAGCTATTTTGAATCAATTAAAAGTAAGAGAAAATAATTTTAAGAAAAAAGATGTAAGTTCAGAAGTTAAAGAAATTGTAGTCAATGTATCTAAAGTATTAGGAAATACTCCGGGAATTGCTAAAAAAGCATACATTAATCCTGAAGTTTTGAGAAATCATTGGATAAAAAGAGGGTTTACTGTAGAAGTTATTTCTCGAAAAGGTAAGAAAAAAGAAATTATTAAAATGAAAGAAAAAAATAAAAATGATATTTTCACTTGATTTTTCAAACAAACATAATTTGTTTTGTAAATGTTCTGAAACTAATGAAATTCATCAGTGGGAAATTGAAGAAGTGGGTGATTCTAAGAAGTATGAAGGATTTTTCAAAGGAAAAGTTTCTTTATCTTGTGTTCATTGTGGATTATCAAGAATTGTTAATGCTGAAGAATTATTACAAGAAACAGGAATTCAAAAGGAACCTGAATATGAGAGCTTACTCCTAAGTAAAATGGGATATTAGAAAACAAAATGAATGATCAAAAAATCAGATATTAAAAAAATTTTAGAACAAAAGGGTATTAAAGTTGAAGATAGTAATGATAGTATCATGAAAATCATTCATAAAAATCTTGTTGTTCAAAAACCAGAATGTCAAAAACAGAAAAACCAGAAGACTACTTAGAAATTATTAAGAAAATGGGTATAGTTTTACCTAGACCCGGTGAAAATCTTCAAGAAGCAGAAGTTGAAATTAAAGCTCCTTTTAGTGGTAAGATTCCATTCTTTTGTCCTAGATGTGACGAAATTAGAGGCACTGAAAATAAAGGAACTTGTATGCAATCATCTCCTCATGAAGAGTTAATGTGGAAATCTTTTGGTATGTGTTCTGCTTGTTATCTATTTTCTAGAGATAATCCAGAACAAACTACAATTAATCAAAAGAGATGGAAAGAGAAGAAAGAAAAAGAGCAACAAGAAGCTCAAATTCTAAAAAATGCTACAAAATATAGAGTTTATTTTGAAGATAATACAAAATTTGGCAGATCCAGTTATGTAAATTCTTTTTCACCCATTGAATTTGGAAAATATGCTTTCCCATATGAAGGTCAAGAAACTACTTTAGCTGTTAAGTCTAAGAGTAAAGTAACTTTAGAAGAAGCTGAAAAGATTGTAGCTCTGATCAAATCAAAAGAAATAGAAGCTTGGTATATTGAAGAATAGAAAATTTTTGTTTACTTTAATTTGAATTTGAATTATATTTATATAAGAAATGAAATTGATTATTAGAGTCTTGACCGGTCAAACAAATTAACGAGAATAGAAATGCCACAAAACGTAGAGCCTGCAGAAATTGCAGCATTAGCAAATGGAATAATTGCTTATATTAGAAACAACACTTGCAATAAACCAGCTAGATTTGCAATCCAGGTTTTATCACTTGTTATTAATGGATGCACAAATTTGATTCAAGAATATTCTATAAAAGAACCCACTAATTATTAAGTTTTTGGAGGGCCTGAAAGGTATCGACTATTATAAGCGAACTGAATAGCAAGTAGAGCTTGAAGCTCTTTAAACTTATCTAAAAACATAAATGCAGAACAAAAATCTGCCTTCACTTTTGAGGATGCTTTAGCTTTTGTTTCTCAAAATGAATTTGCTTTAGCCTAAAAAGCTTTAGTAACGTAGTTGTTAGCCACTTCGAAAATTTGTAGACTAACTGGTGTCCTCGGCAATTGGTTTCAGGTCTGAAGTTCTTATCAAGTGATCTTCATTAAAAAATTACTTGATGAGATATAGTAAGTTTTCTAATTTTTCTGCTATATCAAATTTGTACCAGACATTTTTGCGAGCTCAAATTTCGCACTGGAAAATTAGATAAACTTGTAGAAATTCAGATTTAATTATAGTAACACTGCGGTTCGAATCCGCACAGGTCCACATTTCGCTAGAATGTTGCTCTTAAAGGTTCTTTGACATATAATAAACATGAGTTAGCTATTTAGCAACTCAGCAGGTAAATCCTGAGCAAGATGTGACGGCGCCTATAAAGTGCTATCATAAGTATATTCTAAATATACCATCCTCAGGGACTGCTATTTACGGAGATCTATCATGACTCAATCAATTATAAAAAGACAATATCCAAATTTAATCAAAGGTTCATTTGAAGATATATTCAATGTTTTATGGAACCAAAATATTGATGATTTTTTCAATAGTCCAGTTCAAAGTACAAAAGGAAGTTTTCCAAAAGTAGATATTCAAGAATATCCTTCAAAACTTGAAATAACTGCAACAGTTCCAGGTTTGAAAAAAGAAAACTTGAAAATTGAAATAACTCCTGATGAAGCAGGAACAAAATATTTAGTTATTTCAGGTGAAAAAAATCAAAGTTCTTCTGAATCTACAGGAAAAGTTTTAAGAAAAGAAATTCATTCTTCTGCTTTTTCTAGAGCTTTTACCTTATCTGAAGATCTTGATGAAAATTCAATTATAGCAAATGTAAAAGATGGATTACTAATAGTAACTATTAATAAAAAGAAAATAGAACCAATTTCTAAAACTAAATTAATTGAAATAACATAATAGCAGTCAAGTACTCAAGGTTTGAAAGCTTCCTATAGGATAATAGCTGAAATGAATGATATTTATTCACTTCATTAAACTTTTATCCAAAAGATAAAAACTTTCCTCGAATTTCCAAACATAAAATAGCTTTATAAAAGCTAAAGGGCTACAGGAAATCGTTGATTTAGCAAAAGTAGCCCTTTAATGCATCCACATGTTCCAAGGATAAAGGCGATCCGGTCTCCAAAACCAGATGGAAGAGTTCGATTCTCTTTGGATGCGCAATTAATAAGTAAGGAGAAGCTGTGTGGATAATTTTAATAATAGTTTTACTTGCTGCTCTAGCTTATTATCTATGGAAAAAGAACAGAAAAGTAGCTCCAATAACCAATTTAAAAGCTACTTATTTACGTAAGAAAGAAAATATGGAACAATATAGAATTTCTTGGACTTTGTCAACAACTACTTTTGTAGACAAACAACAACTTTTTGTAGGGCTCAATGGAGCTACACCAGCTCAATTTGGAGCAGATATGTCTTCTAGTCAATCAGAGATTGATATAGATCTTCCTACTGATTCTGAAGTTGTTCTATTTGTAAGAACTATAGGTGATAATGGAAAACAAGCTGATTCTGGTTCAACAACTTTTACTGCAACAAATGAAGAACCTGTTCAACCAGCTGGAACACCTACTGCATTTTGGCTTAAACATACAGCTTAATCATACAGCTGATTAATTTTTTAGCAGTTGTTACTTGTTTTGGAATTTCAAAGATATTTATTTTTACATTGCGGGTTACGATGGAGTGGCTCCCCGCTGGGCTCATAACCCAGGTACATAGGTTCGATTCCTATACCTGCAACAAAAAGTAAAAAAAGTTGAAAAAGTCGTTTACTTTTAACTTTGAATGTATTATATTATAACTAGTTAAATTATTTATTATTTTTACTTAGACATAAGAAGTTCCTATTAAATCAAGCCGCCATCAGCGGCTACCAGAAAATACTTCTCGTCTAAATTTTAAAAAATAAAAATGAAAACTCTACGCTTTACATATTGCCCCAATACGATTAGACCTGATAATATACTCGGGACTACATCAGATAACGTGCTTACTTCAGCCAAATCGGAACGAAAGCATAGTTATCAACCGAACTTAGCATCACGCTAAAAATTTTTTAATCTTTACACATTTTTATAATCAGTTTTAATTTTTAGAAGTACTAGGTAGTTATTTTGAGTTCGAGTCTCATTTACTTCTCAAGTTCATTGACATAGCGGCATTGGAATTAACCAAAAAGCAGACACTAGGGCCGGTTACCGGATGGAAACAGTAAATACTTTTTGCAGTTAGCCGCATTTATCATTCAACCGTGCGTGGAGCCCGGTACCACAGCGGCCTGTTAAGCCGTCGTCCAAAAGACATCGTAGGTTCGAATCCTACCGGTTGAGCATTTTGTTTACTTTAACACAATTAAGTATTAGATTACAAATATAATATGGGCTCACATGTGCCGTGGGGGCGAAAGTACAATTTTAACTCGGTCTCCATGATATTTATCATCATGGAAAAAGAAAATCAAATATGTAAATTTTGTAATAGAAAAATTTTTACAACAAAAACTGGAATTTCTTATCATCAAAATAGATGTTCTTCAAATAAGAACAGAATTTTTATTTCCCAACAAACTAGAGAAAAATTAGCAAAAGGAAATATTGCTAGAACTGAAAGAATAAAAGGAAAGAAAAAAATATTTAAAGTTGTTTGTGAAATTTGTAAATGTAAATTTGATGTTGAAGAATATGAAAAAGAATTTCCAAAAAAAGAAAAGTATTATTGTTCTAGAAAATGCTCCAATAAAGTTGGAGCCCTTGTAAGAGCCGAAAATTTTAAGAAAAATGGAACTAAATCAACATTTAGTTATAGAACAATTTGTTTTAAGCATCATGGCAAAAAATGTATTATATGTCCTGAAGAAAAAATGGTTTGTGCACATCACATAAATTTAATTCACAATGACAATAGACCTGAAAATCTAGTTCCATTATGCAGAAATCATCATGGTTATATTCATTCAAAATACAAAAAAGAAGTTTTTGATAAAGTTCAAGAATACTTGAAATTGAAATGGGGCCCATAGTAGCCAATTGGGAAAACGATGCGCTTGCACCGCATAGTTGAGGGTTCGACTCCCTTTGGGTCCACCTGTATTAGCACGAAATGTTAGCTGTTGGAGAAATCCCAGCTGTGCTTAAACACTTGAAAAAGTGATTGAGTGAAAATCTCAACAATACGAACCGTTTTTTTAAAGAAGACATAAGAAGTTCCTAATAAAATTCCTTACATGAAAGAAAATACTTCTCGTCTTCGAATTTTAATTAGACATAGAGAGTTCCTAATAATCATTTGAAGGCAATTACTCTCCGTCTAAAACTTTTTATAGGCAAAAGAAGTTCCTAATAACTAGGTTCAACTCCTAGTCTGCCCCTGGGCAGACGGTAATTACTTCTCGCTTATAAATTTTAATTGAAAGGATCCACTAATATGTTATCATTAATTCGTTTGTTTAGAGCTGTTTTAATTCAAGAAAACGGCAAAAAGAAATATCCAAAAGCTTTATTAAACAAAACTGTTGAACTTGGTTTTATCTTTTCACCAGAAGTAATTTACAATTATTCTGAAGCTGAATTGATAAAAATTGCTGATTCAATAAAATCAGAAGTTGGTATATCACCAGAAGAGATAAATAGTTCTTTCCATAAGTCTTGGAAAAAAATTAAAGATTCTTCTATCGAGCAATTAGTAATTGAACAAATTGTTCATTACATTACTACTTATGGATTTGAACAATTAGGAATATATGACGAAAAAACAGTTTATATTCCTGATGAAGCTTTGAAGATTCCTAAGATCAAACTTGACAAAATCAAGTTAACTGTAATCAAAGGCTATACTAAAGAAGAGATCAAAGAAAAAGTTTTGAATATCTTGAAAAGTGGAATTGCTTTAAGTGAAGATTCTAAAAGAGATATCTTAGACATAAGCACTTCTATTATTAATATAGATGAAAAAGAAATCAATGATATCAAAAACAAAGAAGTAAGAATTGCTTTCTTTGATTATTTTGATGTTGTTCCTGAACATCCAATTGAATTCTTGAGATACATAATTTATAAATCAACAAATCGAACTTTGTTAATTAAAAACAAAGCTCTTATTGCAGAAATCAAAAGCAAAGACAATCTTGCTGCTTTGAATTTGTTTAATAAATACTCAAAGAAATACGGCTTAGAAAAATTAGCTGAAATTTTCTTGAGATTTAAACCTTTGTTTTTAGCTTTCAGAACTAATAAAGGGTTGAAAGCTGCTATTAACAAAATCAGAAAATTGGCTGTTAAATATCATAAGCCAATGCCTGAAGATTTCTTGAACAATGTAACTTCTTATGTCAAGAAAAACAAAATAGACGAAGAAAAGTTAAAAGTTGAATTAAGTCGAGTAAACATTTTCAGAAAAATCCGATTAGCTTATGCTTTGAAATTCAGAACAAAAGATGAATTGGATTCTATTTTATACAAGATTCGAAATGGAAAAAGTTATGCAACTGATTTCGGCTTCAAAAACCAAAAGTTAGCTGAAAAAATCTATAACATTGTTTTAGATTCTATTGCTGATAGCATCAAAGTAAAAGTAGATGGTAAAAAGATATTCTTGCCTAAAAACACTGAGTATGCTTTACCAGCAACTGAAAAGATGTTTATTGATAATTTTCCAGAAGGAACATTTATTACAGTTCCAAAAGATTTAGTAATTGGTGTTTACTGGGAAAATGTTAACCGCAACCGAATAGACTTAGATTTGTCTTTAGTTGGATTGGTTAAAATTGGATGGGATGGAGAATATAGATACGGCCGTGGTGGTAGTAATGAAGGTGCTAGTATCTTATTTTCTGGTGATATGACAGATGCTGCTAATGGAGCTTCAGAATTGTTTTATATTAAGAAGCAAAAAAGCAATATCTTCATGTTAATGCTTAACTACTTCAACTTTAGTGAACAAATTCCAGTTCCGTTTAAGTTAATTGTAGCTAGTGAAAAACAAGTGAATTTACCAAAGAATTATATGGTAAATCCAAACAACATCATTTCTACAGTTAAACTTAAAATCGAAGAAAAACAAAAAATCTTAGGTTTGTTAGTAACAGAACCTACAGAGAATAAGTTTTATTTGATGAAGTCAAGTATTGGTAATACTATTACTTCTAGAAATAATGATTATACTGAAAAAGCAAGAAAGTATATGATTAATTTCTATAGTAACAGTATTACTTTAAGAGAAATCTTAGAAAAAGCTGGAGCAGTTTTAGTTGATAAAGCAGATAAAAAATGTGATATTGACTTATCTCCAGAAACTTTGGAAAAAGATAGTATCTTAAATATTTTAGTATAAATAATTTTGCAGAAGTAAAATTTAATTATGGGTAATGCGCTTATCCAGAATTATTGAATAAAATACATTGGTTTGGTCAATAGGAGCGCAGGTAAAACCACAATGAATTTTATTACTTCTGCGAAATGCTCTTATAAGTTAATTGGCCAAACTTTATCTTTCGTAAAGATAGATTCTCGGTTCGACTCCGAGTAAGAGCTCTTCTATGAATGATGATAAATTAACATTCAGAATCAAATTTGCTAATCTAAAAATTCCTTATAAAGAAGGAGATACAGTTGTTTGTACAGAAAATAAGTTTTGTTATAGCATAATCACAGAAATACATAAAATAATAAAAATTGGAGAAACTTATACTATTCAGCGAATTTATGCTGATAAGCTTGTTGAAATAAAAGAATTTCCTTATTGTTGTTTTGAATGGAATTGTTTCACATTATTGAAAACTGATGATATTGATTTATATACAAAAGTTTTAATGAAAAAAATAGGATATGATGAAAGATAAATTATTTTATTGTACAAAAACATTGACTATGGATACAGAAAATCATCCAAGTTTCATTAAAGGAAAATTCTATAAAGTTTGGAAAGGTAGAACAGGATATAAAGATCATAGTAATAAAAAAGAAATAGAATTAATTGATGAAGATAAAGATTCTCATCAACTATCAGATTGGGCAAAATATTTTATTGAAGAAGAAAAAATAAAAAGTGACGATATAAATAGATTAATGTTAAAAATGGGTTATCAAATTTAAAATGGTATTGAGGTCAAACGGCTAAGATGGCTCCCTGTCACGGAGATCGGAGAGGGTTCGACTCCCTTCAGTACCGCAAGTTATGAAATATGAACAATTACATGTTGGTGCTACTGTTAATGACATTCCTAGTAACTCAGGAGATGAAATTGGTCTTTGGAAAATTTTAGAAGTTCGTGATTATCGAAAGAATAATATCCTTCAAAAACAAAAAATTCTCATTGAACTTATACAAAAACACAGAGATTCATATTTTAAAATTGGTCATGTTATTTGGGTATCTCCTGATTCAATAACTTTTTCTGAAGAATATGAAACAGATCAACAGATAAAAAATATCATGAATCAAATGGGTTATAAAGAAAAAATTGCTAAATAGTCTAATTGGTAAAACACTTCTCTCTGAAAGAAGAGTCAAAGGTTCAAATCCTTTTTTAGCAGCGCACTCATAGCTCAACTGGATAGAGCATCAGTCTACGAAACTGGTGGTTAAGGGTTCAAATCCCTTTGAGTGTACTATGAAAAAAGAAAAAGAGAAATTCTCAATAAGCAAACTTTTAGGAATGCATCTATTAAGAAGTACTGGAATTTGTTCAATTCCAAAAAGAAAAATTTATGGTATTGCGTTTGATAAATCAAATAGTTGGATGTCTTTTTCTCATATAACTTTTGATCATCTTTTGATGATGTTAAAGCAACCATTTATTAAAATGCAGGGTAGTTTAACAGAAAAAACACTTAAGTAACTTTCTAGATAAGTCTTGAGCAATATGAGTTAAAGTCTCATCTCTGCCACTTTGGTCTCGTAGCCGAGCTAGTCTTCGAAACTAGTAATCGTAATTGGAGCTGCAATTAGGCGTTCGAATCGCCTCGAGATCACATGATAAAATTAATAAGATGTGAAATATGTGATCAAATTAAATGGTATGATGACGAAACAAAATCAGATTGTGGACATATATGCGTATGTTGGGCAACTGGTGGCCCACCTGCCTGTAGAGCAGACTCCTTAGGGACATTGGAGGTTCGAATCCTTCCATACGCACTTAAAAAATTAGAGACTGTTTAAATGAAGCAAAAAGGATCCAAAGCATTAACAGTGATGCAGTAGTCTCTTAAACTACAGAAAAAGGGGCGGTACCTTTTGGATCCACAGTTCGACTCTCAGTAGATGCACCAGATTTTTATTTACAAAATCAATTAAATGTTTTAGATTAAGCCATGGAAGATACTTCAGCAAATTTTAAAGAACATGAATTTGAAACTATTAGTAAGAATCAATCAGTTTGGTATATAAAAAATCTTACTAGTGAAGAATTCAAGATTAATGAAATGATGAAAAAAATGGGTTATGAAGTTGAACCTGGATGCTTTATTGATAGTAGCAGTAAAATTACTTCTGGAGTTGTTGTAAAAATTTATTGCGGGAATAGTTCAGTTGATAGAACACGTGCTTGCCAAGCATGAGGTCACGGGTTTAAGCCCCGTTTCCCGCTCCAAACTGCTCATTTAGCTTAGCTGATGAAAGCGCTGCCCTAACAAGACAGAGACCAAAGGTTTAAATCCTTTAATGAGCACAATGCTCTATTAGTTTAATAGCAGAACAGATCTTTGGTAAGGATCAAAATTCGGAGCGTAACCGAGATAGAGCTCAATGAAATCTGAAGTAGAAATATTAATGATAAAAATGGGATATTTTCAAAAAGATCCTGACTGGATTCAAGAATTTGATGAAAATGGGAATCATTATTTTTTATGTAAAGAATGTTTATATAAATCTGTTGCTTGGAATGTTCAATTATTTTTAAGAAATCATTTTATAAATGGCTATTGTAAAGAAAAACTTAAGCTGGATTAGTTATCAGAAAATGGAAGATGGAAATGAATACAAAAAATATAATGGAGGTCATTTTTTTGGATTCTTTGGAAGTAAATGTAAAAGATGTGGTACACAAAGATAATTTTTGCCGGATTAGTTTAATCGGAAAAATGGGGCTCCTGTAAAGCTCAGTCACCTGTTCGATTCAGGTATTCGGCTCAAATAAATGCCGATGGCGCATAACGGTTGGTGCAATAGAATCATAATCTATAAAAATATAGGGTTCAACTCCCTACATCGGTACTACTTTATGATAAATTATGACATACAACAATGGAAAAAAGAACAGAATAAAGAACAAGCTTGGTGGAAAAGAAATTATAAAAACAGATATAAATCAAGTATTTTAAATGTTCATTGTTGTGGAAATCCTTTAGCAACATTTGCTGTTCAACAAAATTACAAAGCTTTACATGAAGCATATCAAATTAGACGACATGGTGGAGCAGAAATAGTTACATTAATGAGAAAAATGGGATATGAATAAACCTTTAATGAAATGCGGACATATTGCTAATTCTATCAGTAATAACAAACCTGCTTGTGTTATTTGTTCTTGTTTTGAAATTGATACAGAACACAATGTAGAAGAATTGCTTAAAAACAGAAAGGCTCGCTGCGGTTTTTATGGAAAACAAACTCATAAGTCTGAATGTTCAAAATGTGGTTCAACTTGCACTTGTGAAAGAGATTCATCACCAAATTTAGCATTTTTTGAATATAGAGGCCCAGGTTCTAAATATGAATCTAAATGTAAAAATTGTTTCTATTTTGCTGATGCTCATCCATCTCAAGGTGGAACTGGTTATTACGAAAATAGTAAAAAGAAAATGGAATCTTTATGTGAACATAATGGAAAGCAATTTGAACCTTGTGTTGGCGGCTTAGAATTTGATGAATTTTATTGTGGGTGTCATGGATGGGATTGATAAGAATTTGGAGGATTAAAGCGTAACGGTATCGCCCTGGTCCTGAAAACCAGTACCTTCGGGTTGTGGGGGTTCAAGTCCCTCATCCTCCGCAAAAAAATAAGAAAGATGATTTTATGACTAATGAAGCTGAATCTGATGAATTTGATGTTATCATTGATAAAGAAAAAGATCTAATTATAATCGGAACTTTAGAATTTACTGGAGATTTTTTCAGAGATCTAATGGCTTGGAGAATGATAAATATTCGATTATTGCAATGGAATGTACAATGTAATCCAAATTTTCATCAAATTGGAAATCATTATTTTAATACTGCTAGACCTGAACTAAAAATTTCACTAGAAGCAACTGCAGATCAAATTGAGGCTATTCAAAAATGAATTGGATCTTACAATCAATAATCGCTTTTACTTTAACTGCTACTGCAGAATTTCTTTGGGTATTATGGATGAGAAGAACTGCTCAAGGTAAAGCTCTTAGTTCAGCAATTTTTGGAGCAATACTCTGGTTAATGGGAGCAGGAGTTATTTTAAGTTATGTTGAAAACAAATGGATGTTAATTCCAGCAGTTTTAGGTTCTTTTATTAGTGGTTATTTTACAGTAAAATTTGATGTGAAGAAGCACAATGACTAAACAGCAATGGCGTGATTATGTTAATGATGGTTTTTGGGATGGAATGATAAGAGCACATAAATATCATCCTGATTATCATCCTGAAAATAAAAATAAAAAAATAAAATCTAAAATTGAAACCGATCCTATAAGAATATTGATGAAGAAAATGGGTTATAAAAATGCTTCTATAGATTAACTGGCTAAATCATCGCACTTTTAATGCGTAAGACTTTGGGTTCAAATCCCAATAGAAGCACAAAAATATTCGGAGTGTAGGCGGGTAGCTGGGAGCCCTCGTGGCTTGGAACCACGGTCATTACTGAACTTGAGAGTTCGAATCTCTCCACTCCGACAAAAACAATTATAAAAGGAATGAACAAATGGTAACAACAGAATATATTTACAATGCTGAAGATTTAACTAGATTTGCAAATCTAGTTAAAGAAATAATATTATCAAATTTAATTGATGAAAAATTTATTACTAATTTACAAGGAACAAATCTAGCTGAAAATATGACTATTGTTGTTTCTCGTCCAGGCGTTTTAGGAAGACTTTTCGATAAAGTAGTTGGAAAGAGTAATGATAAAGAAAAAATATCAATATTGTTTAAACACATTAAGTAATTTATTTATGCCGTGTTAGTGGAATGGCCAAGCACACCTCCCTTTCAAGGATGGAGATTATGGGTTCGACTCCCATACACGGTACAAAATGAAACTGATGAAGATACATGAATGCTGGCATGTTCAAGAAAAACTTGATCAGAGAGAAATAGAATATGCTACATTTGTAGGTGATATTCAAGATGTATATCAACCTCTAACTAATGATCATATTCTTCAAATTAGATGCTATGTGACGAAAGATAGATACGGACATCAAGGTCAAGTTAAAGTAGAAAATGTAAGACTTGATGAATTGCGAAATAGTTCTGATAAATTTGATTATATGGATTTTATAAATAAATTTCACATTAAAACAGATAATAAGATAACTATCAATCCAATTGAAGTTTTAATGAAGAGAATTGGTTATTAAATGCTCCTATGGACTAATTGGATAAGTCACTTGTCTTCTAAACAAGTTATCATGAGAGTTCGAATCTCTCTAGGAGTACAAAATGAATGAATATTATACATATGAACTTTGTTCATCTAAAACACCAACTATACCTTTTTATATTGGTAAGGGAAAAGGTAATAGACTAAATCACCATGAACGTAGAATTTTAAAAAAATATCGTTTCAAAAACAATTATCTGAAAAATAAAATTTCAAAAATTATCAAAGAAGGTAATACTATCTTATAACAAATTGGCGCATTGATCGAACAGAAAGATACCAGTTTCTCAAGCTGGAAACAAGAGGGCGGCACTCTTATGCGCTACTATGAAAAATAGTAAAAGATTTTTTTGTAATACAGAATGTGAATATTATCCTTGTCATGAAGGAATTACACAACTTAATTGCATGTTCTGCTACTGTCCCTTGTATGATTATTATAATTGCGGTGGTAATTTTTCTATGACAGAAGATGGGAATAAAGATTGTAGTGAATGTAATTTACCCCATACAGATTATGATTATGTAATTGAATTTTTGAAGAAAAACGGTGTATAGGAAAGCCCGGAAATCCGCTTGGCCTGGGACCAAGAAATCGCTGGTTCAAATCCAGCTACACCGACTATGATACAGATGACATACAATGATTATTTAAAAAAATGCACTGAACCAACAATTTTTTTTAATTCTTTAAAAAAACCATATTATCTTGGAGAAGAAGTTGAAGTTGTTGAAGAAATTGACCCTATACAACAGTTAATGTATAAGATGGGTTATGAAAAAAGATAAAGCACATATTGCTTGGTTAACAAGACAACAAGAAAAAACTGTTTCTAAATATTGGAATGATGCAAAAAATGTTAATGATTTTTGTGATTGGCCCATTTTTGAAAAATCAATTTTAGAAATGATGAAAGCTGAATTTCCAAACTTGAAATTTGAATGGAGAATTATTAGTTTTTCAAGTGATCTAGAAGATTTGAAGTTTATATGCACTTTTTCAGATAATTATGAATTAAATTGGTCAGTATCATTAAATGGTTATAAAAATAATCGTATAAATAAAGATGAAATTGCTATATTCTTTGAACAAAAATCTGAACAAATAAGACGAGAAGCTATTTTTATAAAACAAGAGAAATTAAATAAGTTATTAGAAGATCCTTGTACAAACTTAATGTATAAATTAGGATATACAGTAGATGGTTTTAGTAAAAACGGTGACTGAGCAGGTGAAGCCATTGCGACGGTCTGAAGAACCGTAGAACTCGGGGCGGTACCGAGAGTCACCACAAAAAAGGAAAATTTTTATGTTAAATGGAATTCAAACTCCTGGAGTTTATAAAAACAAATTATATGAACATAAAATTGATTCTTCGCGCAAAATCTATTATATAGATGTTGGTCATCTCAAACCAAGGGAATTATCGAAATACGTAGAAAAATATGTGAAGCAGATTCAAAGAACTCAACAAAGTGTAATAACAGCAACTCAAAAAAGAGTTTCTATCAATGATATTAAAGATGAAGATTTGAAAATAGAATTATTAATGCAAAAGATAGGATATGATGTATGAATTTTTTAGAAGAAGTTTTAGATACAACAGGAATATATCCAGCTAAAACATCAACAGTTGATGAAAAAGGTAAAGAAGTATCTTCAAAAGAAAGAACTAAATGGGAAGATGGTTGGAATGCATGTTATTCTGATATCACAACTAGAGCTGCTATTTTAGAATTATGGTATAATTCTTTAAAAGATGAAGAAAAAGAAGTTTTAGAATTTTTCAAAAATCACGGATTATTTATTCATATTGTAAAAAGCAAAAAAGAATCTGATTGGAATGCTAAAAGAGAAGATAAAACAATTTACTATGACAGTAATCCTGTCTTAACATTAAGTTGTAGTGATACTTTTTGTTGGGGTTGTTCAGATAGCGAAGTAGTTACATTAAATGAGTTATCACAGCTTAAAGTCTTAACAAGATTAGTTGATGATGAAAGTGATATTAGCTGGCTTTCTACAGCATTTGCATCTTACAAACGACATAATATGAAATTAATGCCAGAATTAAAGAAAGAACAGAAAAGATTAAATAAACTTGTTGATTTGATAAAAAATAAAACAACAATCCAGCTTACAACTTGAAAAACCCGCTCATATCCCCTCGGTCTGATAAGCCGTTGAAAGGGTAGACGGTCACACGTTGGTTCAACTCCAACTGAGCGGACAAAATGACTTTTATTGAACTCAAAGAAGAAATTGAAAAGCTTAAAGCAGAACTGAAACTTCGAGCTGATTATGCTCAACAAGTTAGAGATTTGCTTGTTGAAAATAGAAAATTAAAAGCTGAACTTGAAATAAAAAATAACAAACAAGAAAAATAATAAAATGCATAAATATTCTTTATTCAAAATGTTTTCACATGATTGGATATGTGAAAAATGTAAAAAAGGTATTGTAGAATATACAGGATGGGAAAAAACAGATGCAGAATTAGCTCGATATGAGCATAAATGTCCCAAATGTGGTAAAATCGTAATGTGTATAAAAAAATATCCAGTTTTAGAATATCCTTGGGATGTTCCAGATTCTACATTGAAAAAATTTAAAATAAATAAGAAATATTTAATTAAGAAATATCTATAAACGCATCATTGTCCGAGCGGCTTTAGGAGCTGGTCTTCCAAACCAGATAGAAGGGTTCGACTCCCTTATGGTGCTCTAACGCGAATATGACGGAATTGGAATACGTGCTGGTCTAAGAAGCCAGTGAGAGAAATCTCGTTAGGGTTCAAGTCCCTATATTCGCACTATGAATAAAATAGATATTACAGACAAAGTTAAATTTTGGAAAAGTTGGGAAGAAGAAGAACTTTTAGCACTTAAATACTGTCCTGAATGCGGATTTGATTATGGTGATGATGATTTGTTTATTTCTATTGATGAAAATGATCCTTATGAATGTAAAAATTGTCACACAAAATTTATAATTGTTCAACATAAAACAAGCGTTTTTAAGTTAGAAAATGGACCTATAGCTCAACAGTAGAAGCACTTGGCTTTGAACCAAGGGATAGTGGGGCGGCACCACTTAGGTCTGCAATAACGGGGTCATAGTTCAAACTAGATTGCTTAATGGCTGAAATACTGGCTTAAGCCATTAAATATTTCATTAAACTATTTTGAAGTCTAAAGAACGCTCTATCATGAAAGTAGAGAGATGCTGGTAAAATCCGGATGGCTCCACCATTTATTAGTAAAAACGAAAATCTATATGAGAAAACAACTAAAGAATAAACGAAGAAGTTGTCCTTTATGTAAACCCCATAAAACTGGGCATTCCAATCGATGGAAGCCTAAAGAACATGAAGATAGAAAATTAACAGAAAAAGTTATTCAAGAAACAGATATAGAACAAGCCAAAGAAGAATATGAAAATTTGCATCATGTATATGTAATTCAATCATAGATAAATTAAAAAGGAGATACCATGAAACCTGGAGATTTAGTTGCTATAGGGTTAATAATTTATATGATTGTAGGATTAACTTATTTTTGTTTTAGCAAAAAAGATCCTCTTGATAGATGGTAAAATCCGGCATAAAACGAAGCTGGTCGCATTCGCCTTGTCTTATAAGCAAGTTTAGGTAGGTTCAATTCCTACTATGCCGACCTATGAATTTAATAGGAATGATTTTCGGAAATGGTGTAAAAGCAAAACGCTGTCGTAGAGGTTTTGAAAAGAATTGGAACAGAGCCTATGATCCACTTATTATTTTGTATAAGTGGAGACACTATAAAGATAAAAAGTTACGAGGACAGTATCTAAAAAAGAAATATTCTGAAAGAGGTTAAAATGTTCTTATGTGATGAATGTCTTAAAAAATTTAATATTGATGATTTTTGGGCAGATATAGCTTCAAGAAGCAGAGGCCCATGTGAAAATTGTAAAAAGCCAGCAATTTGCTATGATATACATCATACAGCTATCCGTCCAGCAAAATATAAAGCTACTGAAGAAAAACAAAAAGTTATAGAAGAACAAAAGAAAGTAACAGATTTAATGAAAAAGATTGGTTATTAATGTTGGGCTCAAAGCTCTAATAGTGGAAAGCACCCGGCTTTTAACCGGGAGGAGAAGGGGCGGTACCTTCTGGGCCTACAAAAAATTTTTGTTTACATTTAATACTTAATATTTTATATTTATTATTATGAATGAAGTAGATTATTTTAGTGGTGATAGATTTGTTGCAAAAATGATTATTAAATTGAGAGATCAATTCAATATTGATACTGCTATTGAAACAGGTTCTCATATAGGATGTACATCAACCTGGTTATCAGAGAACTTTAAACAAGTTTATGGAATAGAAGTAGAACAAAAACATTTTGATCAAGCAAAAATTAATTGTAGCAAAATTTCAAATATTAATTTTTTCTTAGGAGATTCAAGAAAAATACTTCCAAAACTTTTAGATGAAATAAAAGATAGATGTTTGTTTTTCTTAGATGCACATGGTTATTATGATACTCCAACTTCAAAAGAATTAGAAATAATAGCAGAACACTGTAAAGTTAAACCAATTATTGTAATACATGATTTTTACAATCCAAACAACCCTAAACTTAAATTTGATACTTTTTATGATTTTGTTTATAAATGGGAAAGTATAGAAAAATTAGTTAACCAAATTTACGGAGAAAATTTTGAATATTGGTATAACAATGAGTCTGAAGGAGATAATGTTGGTGTAATTTATATTGTTCCTAAATTGCCTGTTTAGCTTATCCGGATAAAGCGCTTCGTCTACACCGAAGAGACAGTGGGTTCGACACCTACAACGGGCACATGGAAAAAGAAAAACGATATCAATGTGAAGATTGTAAAAAGAAAATTTGGGAAACTCAGCGATTAAAATTTCCAAGTATTTCAGATCCTTCAAGATTTTTATATAAATGCCCTTATTGTAGAGGAAAATTAGAAGAAATAAAAGAATGAAAAAAACATCTAAAATTTTTACTTTAGCAGCTATTGTATTAGGTTGCTGGTGGACTTTTAAAATTACAAAAAATATTTTAAAAAATTTAGAAGAATTTAATGATATTGATTTTTCATAAATAAAATTACTCAGCGCAGCTGGCCGCTAATAGCCAGAAATGTCGGATTGGTCGAGTAGCTTAGGCATAGGTCTGCAAAACCTAATACATCAGTGCAAATCTGATATCCGACTCTAAAAACCGGTAATGTAAGTCCGAATCTTACAGAATTTACCATTAAAGTATAAGTATATAATAAGTATTTATAGCTGGTTTTTTCTTCGTCTAAAGGTAGGACACCGGAATATTTTAATGAAAATGATTCTCAAATATAATGATTATATTGATATTCCTGAAAATTATCGAAAGTTAAAAGATTTTGAAATAATTTATGATTGTGATTTAGCTTTTAGACCTGAAACAAGACAATGGACTCCTGTACATCCAACTGTTGTTGGAAGTCAATATATTGCTAAATATTATTCTTTAATTGTTCGTTCAAAAAATTATAAAACTGAAATTGCAATATTAATGCAAAAAATAGGTTATGATACACATGGTGATTGAACTCAAACGGTGCGAGGGTTGGCTGTGAACCAATTGCTAGCGGGTTCGACTCCCGTCTTTCACCCAAAAAATAATGGCCTACTAGTCAAACTGGCAAAGACGATAGCCTCAAAAGCTATGGCATACACAGAAACAATTCAGGGTTCAAGTCCCTGGTAGGCTACTTTAAACATAATTAATTAAATAGTAACTAATAACTAATAGAAGGGCTCCTCTTATGTCACAACTCAAATGGCACAAATCTGACTCAGATGGCTATCCCATTTGTGGTCAAACGCAATACACAACAAACGTAACAAAAACAAATTCAAAAGTAACTTGTAAACGCTGTCTAGATAGAATTCCAGCTAAAAAAACAGTTACTCAATCAGTTGCACAACAAAATGCACCTCAAATAACAAAACCTCTAATTAATAGAATTGCTCTATTAATTGATGCTTCAGGTTCAATGCAAGGTCTCAGATATGATGCAATAAATGTTTTAAATTCTCAAATTGACACAATTAGAAATGAAGCATACAAACTCAACCAGCAAACATTCATTTCAATCGGAAAATTTTCTACTGGTTTTGAGTGGATCTGTAAAGATATAGAATCAAGAATGATACACCCAATTAAAGCTAATGATTATGAACCAAATGGTGGTACAGCTTTAATTGATGCAGTAGATACTGCACTTATAGAATTAGATCATCAAGCTTCACATAATACAGAAGATATAAGTTTTCTTCTCATCACAATAACTGATGGACAAGAAAACAGTTCACGAATCAGTAATGCAGCAAATATTGCAAAGAAAATCAGAGATAAACAAGGAACTGATAGATGGAGTTTTGTATTTAGTGTTCCTAGAGGTGATTCTCATTATATTCAATCTTTTTTTGGAGTACCAGCTGGAAATATTACTGAATGGGATCAAACAAAAATAGGAATCCAAAATTTATCAGTTGCTGCTAATATTGGAACTTCTAGTTATTTCCATGCAAGAAGTTTGGGTCAAACATCTACAAAATCTTTCTTCACAACTGATATGTCAAAAGTATCTAAATCAGCTATTCAAGCTAATTTAGATGTCATGAATAATCAATTCAAGAAATTACAAGTCATGAAAGAATGTTCTATCAAAGATTTTGTAGAATCAGAAGGTTTGAATTTTGTAAAAGGCAATGGTTTTTATGAACTAACAAAGCCTGAAAAAGTTCAAGATTACAAAGAAATTTTGATCATGGACAAATCAAATGGAAAGATTTATGGTGGTGATCAAGCAAGACAAGTTCTACAGATGCCTTCGACTACAGTATGCAAAGTAAAACCTGGAAATCATATGAATTACAGGATATTTATTAAGTCAACATCTTTGAACAGAATTCTTGTTCGTGGAACAATGTTACTTTATAAAGTAAAATAAATCCCCAGTCTTCTCTTTGTAGAGACTGACTTATAGTCTTTTTCTTGATTTTCTTAAAAATCAAGTGGCGGCGGGGACAGAACTTGCTTTATAGTTCAGTCTACTTTCCAAGTTTAGCCTTGTACTTTGAACAAGGCAATGGAAGATGACGATAACGGTAATCGGCTGGTTTGCTAAACCAAGGCCTCGGGAAATCGAGAATGCGTTCAACTCGCATATCTTCCGCTGTAAATGGCCCAGTGATGAAATTGGAAGAACATATCAGACTTAAAATCTGATGCTCGTTAGAGGGCGTGAGGGTTCAAGTCCCTCCTGGGCTACTATGAAAATACAATATTTCCCAATATTTGAAACTGCTTCTATAGACGATAGACGTTTTCTGCTAATTGCTAAAGTTCCTATAGAAGGTACTGAAGAAAGAATAAAATCAGGAATTAATTTCTATAAAAAATTTCTAGATTGTGAAGTTATTCTAAAACAAAATGACCAACCAAATACGTGGATTTTCGCACAAGAAATTAAATTAGCAATTTTTGAAGACATAAAACCTATTGAAGAGATTAAACAACTTGAGTAATATTTTATTTGTTGATGATAATAAAAAACCTGAATGGTATGGACTTGACTCATCTACAATGCATATAGCTACTTCATTTGAAGAAGCTATCTCACTTATAAAGAAAAATTCATATTCAATCATATACTTAGATCATGATTTAGGTTCAATAGAATCTGATGGTTCAATTTTGCTACAAAGATATATAATACTTAAGAATGAATTACCTCAAAAAGTATATTGTATTTCTTGGAATCCTATTGGCATTGAAAGAATTAGATTAGTTTGTGAAGATTTTAATATTCCTTTTGAAATTTTTCAAGCAAAAGGTTTACATTTATCTGATAAAGATTAAATTATATTATGCAACCCATATTGAAAAAAAAGAATCTTCAAGAAAAAGAAATATTAGAACCAACTAAAAAGAAAAAAATTAAAAAACCATTTATTATTGAATGTAAATGGATAAGAAAATGGTGTTGGTCTAAAAGAGATAATGAATGGCATAAACATAGCTCTTATCAAACAGAAAAAAGTAGAGAACAAGCTTTAAAAAAATTACAACATACAAAATCTTCATTTTATGAAGTCAGAATAAAATCAAACAACAATTAAATTAAGGAAGACAATGATTTATGATGAGTTTCGGAAATGGGACGGCACAAAAATTGCTGATGTTAGAGAATATATTAAAGCATATTTGAGCCAAAATGCAAGTGCAAAATTCATTATAATGATTGGAGTTGATAGTATTCCTCATGGTTTATTCAGGGGTAAAGCAGTTTTTAGTGAAGTAATTTGTTTGTGGAAATGGATAGATGGAGTAAGTCATGGAGCTCATATTGTTTATAGAAGAAGTAAAAAAGAAAAAGTAACAATGTATGGTGGTGGTACTCATGGGAGACTTATGACTGAAGCTTATAGACTAGTAGAAATTACTCAATTACTTAAAGCTGCAGGAATAGAAAACATTTCAAATGTTAAGAAAATAGATCCTCAATTAGATTTTAATAAGAAAAAAGAATGGGAATCAAACAAATACTTAGCTGAAGCAGTAGGTTATGTTAATGCAATGGGTTTTGAATGTAATGTAAAACCAGATTCACCAGCTGCAAGTTATGCTGCTGATCATATTTGTAGATATAAAGAAAAGAAAAATTAGAGAAAAATATGAGAGCTGAAACAGGTCCTATGAAATTTAAAGATGATTGGACAGGCATATTCATTAGAGGTGATAATGCTTATGCTTATGCAAATTATCTCTATCAATTTTTACATACTCCAGGTAATGATCCAACTAGAGAGCTTTATAAAAAGCTATTAGAAAATCTTATTGAATTACTTAATCAATCTAATGAACATCGACAAATAAAAGACGATGATATGAAAACACAAAACTTAAAATCATTTCAAGAATGTATAGAATAAAATTGGAGGCCTTATGGCAGAAGTATCATTAGCAAGATTGTTAAAGATTAAATCACGATTCACAAATGAATACAAAACTCTAATTGCAATTTTGCATAGAGAAAATTCAAGATTGAAAACTTCAACTTCAAAAGTTGATAGAGGAGAAGTTTTTGCTAACATTAAAGATGTTGTGAGCAGAATTGCAAAAGCAAAAACCTTAATTTCTCAAGCAAATTTTGATATCATTGCACAGATTTATGAAATGCAAGAAGCAAGAGGGCTTTTAGCTCAAGTTAAAACCCTTCCAACAAGAGATGGAGACTTTCTTCAAAGAGATCCATATTCAAGAACTGAAATAATCAAAGAAGAATATGAAGCATTTCTTAAACAAGAAGCTGTTGATCAATTTGAAAAAGAAGCCACAAAAAGAATAGCTGAACTTCAAGATCTTATTGATAGCTATAATGCTAAAAAGAATGTAACAATTCCTGATGAATGGTTATAAGAGGGACTCAAACTCCTCAGTGCCTGATCAGCAGGATCGGCAATTTTATAATAAATACTGAGCATTTAGCCTTTGGCTAATTTATCGTCCGTGCATAAGATATAGATAGAGATTGATGAAAATGAAAAAATCAAAGCTCATGCAGTTACAACTAAATACTTAATTGTTATTAGGGCGTCGCAAGATTGCCTGACGTTAAAACTTATTTAGATAAAACTCTTTATTGTTATAATTTTGTTTGGTTCTGCTGATTTATTTTTCAATTTTATGAAAGGATGTATTATGCGCAAATTATTGCTTTTAGTCTCTTTAATTATAGTATTTTCTACTATAGTTCAAAGTCAATTTATAAAAATTCCCAATAACAATAGATGGGAATGGACACAACAAAAAGCTAATTTAACTTATCTATTTGTAAGAGAAAACAATCTCAAAGATACAGTTATTAACATGTATATGAATAGAAGAGTTTTATGGCTTTACAAACCTATAATATATCCAACTAGTACTGATACTGTATCACATATAGATTTTCAAGTAGATACTATTGTAGGAAGAGGAGACAAAAGACAAGCATTATTCAGAATTCTTGTCAAAACTGCTGATTCTACTTTATGGATCATAACTAAAGAAAATTATGTAGCTATTGGAGATACTTTAACTCAACATAAAGTTGATACTATAGGAACTACAGGAGATTTTACTCATCAAGCTCTTGTTTGGCTAACATATACTAATCCAAATTCAGTTTATACTTTAGCTGAAAAAGGAAAAGGAAGAAAAGTTACTTGGTATCTTTCAGATAATTATTCATTAAATATTTGGCTTGAAAAAATAACAGGTGATCCTACTAAATTTCAAGGTAGAAATCAATTGTGCCTCATTCATTTTCAATTAAAAGAAGAACCTACCCAAGAATGGTTAAATGCTCAGAATGAATAAAATGTCAAAATATTTAATGAAATTTCCTTTTGCAATAGATCATGTACAAATCATAAAAATGCCAAAAAGTGCAAAAATTCTTGATATAGAAGTAATTCATGACGACTTATTAAAAAAAGATGTTCAGTTATATTTAATAGCAATAGCAGAAAAAGACACAACAAAGTATATAAGTCAAAAGAATTATAATAAAAATTTAGAATCAAGAAAGTTCATCACTTATGGTGTTGGTAGCTTAATGGAAGAAACAGGAGAAAAACTTAAATTAGTAGGAAGATATTCACTTACTTTTAGAAGATTTGAAAATTTTCCATTGACAAAAAGCTTTTATGTATTTGAAAAGGAGAAATAATGGCTAAACCAACAAATTATTGGGAAATTCCCCATTATGGAGATGATAAAAATAAATGGTATAAATGGGTTAAAGGAATTGAAAAACCCTATGATGATACCGCCGAAAAAGACTGGAATGATTTATTTCAACCTATTAAAGACAAAGAATCAGAAAAACTTAAAGACGATTTTGAAAAACTTAAAGAAATCAATAAAATACTTAGATCAACTTTAAAGAAAGCTATTGAAGATTATAAATCTCGATTAAGAAATATTTTGATTAATGAAGCTGGTTTTCCTGAATCTGAAGCAGACGAAATTATAAAAAATACTTTTAACTGAAGGATCTATCGCTCTACCTTTCGACTAGTTCAGAAAGATGAGAGGAACCTCTAGACATATAAAGGAAAGGGTAGGAGAGTCTTGACTTATAGCGCTGGGGCAGTTAACCCGAGAATGCTAGACTCGCTTATACTACTTAGCATGTATGCAACGCAAACAGTATTAGCTTGGCACTTTTCTTAAGCAAATAATACGGGTAGCGGCCACAAGACAGATGATAGAATAAAACAGAATCTAGGGTACACTTGGTTAAATTAAAAGATATTTATTAACAGGAAGAATATGGAAGAAAATCAAACAAATCCAGTTTGGATGGGAATAGTAGCAGTAAAAAAAGATTATAAAGGCCTTAAGAGACTCAGAAATAGAGTTGAAAAAGGGAAATTTCCAACTTATAGTTGCGAAAATTGTAAATGTAAAAGATTTTCACCTTGTAATTGTATGAAGAAAGAAACATAACGGCCCAGTACGAGAACTGGCATATCTATCTGACTTAGAATCAGAAATCTATGGGTTCGAATCCCATCTGGGCTACTTAATGATGGCCTGATTAGCCTCATTAATGACAAATCTACTTTTGCTTTTTAAAGTAGGATTGCGGTACTACCGATAAAACATAAATCAAGCTTTACCCTTAATTTCTACAATTTTATTCATTTTAGAAAGGAGGACACAAATCAAATGAACACGAGGAATTTATATTGGTAAAAGGGCTTACTGGTTCTTCCTACGAGAACCAGTTTATATTCCCGTAGCTCAATTGGACAGAGTCACAATTTCCTAAATTGTGTTGTAGCGGTTCGAATCCGCTCGGGAATACTATGAAACTTTATAATGTTCCAAGAAATACAAGAATTAAAGTATGTAAACAATTAGCAAGTGGAAAAAGAAATTGTAGAAAAATTCCTCCAGCTGCTCCTGAAATTGAAGAAGATGAAATATTAGATTTTTATCATATAGATGGAATGTATTCACTTTGTAAAAATATGAAAAATGAATGGGTCCATCTTGTTGCTTGGGCAGAAGTAGAAATAGTTAAAAAATGAGACAAAAATGAGATCAGAAACTAAAATATTAAAGAAAAAATCAGATCAAGAAAATAGACAATATGAAATTCTTGAACCCCCTTATACATTTCAAGAACATGTAAGTAAAATTATAGTTTCAAAAAATAGTAAATCAGATTTTATGTCTTTGATTCAAAATTATCCTTTGAAATGTGATTTGATTATAAAGTAAAAGCTTCTTTTGTCCAAATTTCAAAAGAATACTTATTTTCTATACAGTATTTTTCAATATAACTTAATGAATTAAATTCATGATGTTCAAGTTGCATTCCATCAGGGCGTATTAAAATAAGTTTTTTAGTACCATCATTATAAAAAACTTCAAGATCTATTGCTATATGACTAAATTTATCACGCAATAAGTCTTTATATTGAATTGCAACAGTAAGAAAATTCCAATTTTTAATTAAAGGGTTATCATCTAATTTTTTAAATGCAGTTAATTGCCATTGAGTTTTATAAGGTACTAGATTACTAGAATCTTTAAAATTTCCTTTTCTAGATTTATAAAATTCTTTACATATTTTTTCTGCATTTTGACGGTTTCTACCTAAAGTTATTTGTTTTGAAAGGATTACACCGAGGATTGGAGTCCAAGATTTTTGTTTAGATATGCCTTGTTTTCTTCTAACTTCAGGAGTGAGGCGTTTAGATTGAGTAATTCCTAATCGTCTTCTATTTTCTGGATTTGACCAAAATTTTTTAGATAATTCTGATCTTTCTTTACGATGTAATTTACACCAATTTTGTATTTGATATTTTTCTTTTTTTGTTTTTTCTCGATTATTCATAAAAACTACAATCCTTACTAATAAATATATGGAAGAACAAATTAAGTTAGAAGAATATTTTACTGCTAAAACTTTACAGATTATTGATTCTGTTAAGTTAAATGGCCCTACTATTGATCCTAAAAATCAAGAAGCAATTATGCAAGACGTACATTTGATCTTTCAAAATAATAATATACCTCTACCTATAGCAATAGCAGTTTTATCTGAACTATTAGCTACCTATCTATTAGCTTCATCTGAATACAAACGTATTACATTCCAAAACAGTTCATCAATAAATTAATTTTTGTCAGTTGTTTACTATGAAGGATTAAAGTGTTAGATTGTTCTATAACATAATTATTAAGGAGTAATACCAATGGCCAAAAAAACAAATACTGCAATGCTAAAGGTTGTGAAACAAATGGAAGAATTGAGAAAAGGTTTAAAACTACAAAAAAGAACAATTGCAAGAGTTGAAAAACCAACTCAAGAACATGGACTTTATAGAGTTTGGTTTTCACAAGATGGTCATGAATTCCCCGCAGATATGACTGAAAAGTCTTACAAAGTTTTAATGATTGAAGAACATCTCACTAATAAATTAGGCTATGATAGAAAAGCTTTACAAGAATATAGAGATGCTATTGTTGAAGAACGTGATGAAGAACATGAATATGATGAGGATTAAAAATGTTTCTATGGCCTTCAAAACCCAAAATTATCTACAATCCAGATTCTATTATTGAGAATCTGAGAAAATTAGATATTCTTAAGAATTATAAATTTCAACTTAAGAAAAATGGATCCAGAACAATTCCTGAGATTACAGACTCTAGAGTAACAATGTGGGATAGAAATCATACAACTTTAACTCCATCCATTGAAAGTGATTGGAATATTCTTAAAGAAATTTTTCAAAATGATACTTTACTTGATGGAGAATTGATTGGAAGAAAACAAGGAGAAATTTCTAATAGACTTTACCTTTGGGATATTCCTGTTTTCCAAGGAAAAGATTTAACAAAGCTATCTTACAAAAATAGATATGATATTTTAACTGTAGTTTTCAAAAACTATGCTCTTAATCAAGGTAAGCATATTTTAGAAGCTCCTGAACAAATTTATTTAAACTTAGGAAGTGTGGTAATTGGTATTGCAAAATCTTTCGAACTTGAATCTTGGAAAGATTTTTTAAAAGGAATTAAATATGATGGATCAACAGGAGAAAATGAAGGATTAGTATTCAAAGATTTCCAACATAATCTCTCTTGGAGTTTAACAAAAACAAAAGAAATTAAAGAACAATTAAAATTTCTCTTAAAATATGCAAATATGAAAGGATGAAGTATGAAAGTATCACCAATTCTACAAAAAGATGGATATAAAGTTGGTCATCGATTCCAATATCCATCTGACACCAATATCCATCTGACACACAATATGTTTATTCTAATTTTACACCCCGAAAATCTCGTACAAATTTTGATTATGTAATAATGTTTGGTTTACAATACTACATAAAAGAATATCTCATTGCTCAGTTTAATGAAAAATTTTTTAGCCGGCCAAAAGACATTGTTTTGAGAGAATACAAACGTCGGATCAACAATTACTTGGGAAAAGATGCAATCAAATTTGATCATATAGATGCTCTTTGGGAATTAGGACATCTTCCATTGAGAATCAAAGCAGTTCCTGAAGGAACCTTAGTTCCTACTAATGTTCCACTTTTGACAATTCGTAATACTAAACCAGAATTTTTCTGGTTGACAAACATGATTGAAACTCAAATGTCAAATATTTTATGGAAACCCTGTACTTCAGCAACTACAGCTTTTCAATATCGAAGAGCTTTTGAAATATTTGCTAAAGAGACCGGTTCATCAAGAGATTTTATCAAATGGCAAGGCCATGATTTTAGTTACCGGGGAATGTCAGGATTAGAAGATGCTGCAATGTCAGGTGCAGGTCATCTTCTTTCTTTTACTGGAACATTCTCGTTTGGGTTATAAAGAACTTAATCCGCATATTGGTCTCATTTATGGAGATTCAATTAATCTTGAAAGACAATGGCAAATTCTACAACAATTGAAATATAAGGGATTTGCAAGCACAAATATTGTTTTGGGAATAGGCTCTTACATTTATGAATATGTAACAAGAGATTCTTATGGATTTGCAATGAAAGCAACTTGGGGTCAAACAGTATCTCGTGGACAAGTTGAAATTTTCAAAGATCCAAAAACAGATGATGGGATGAAAAAATCTCACAAAGGAATGATGAAGTTGGAAAGAAATGTTGATGGAAAAATTTCTGTCCAACAACAAGTTACAATGGATGAAGAGCATGATGGCTTGCTTGAAACTGTTTTTTTGGATGGGAAATTAATCAAAGATCAAACTTTACAAAAAATTCGAGAACTTATTGAAAGTCAATTATGAAAACAACTATAAATGGACATAAAATTGAAACTTTCAAGTTTCCTGATGGGCAACCACATGTAAATATTCCTGAAGGTCTTGTAGCTGCACCAGATTATACTATTAGATGTAGTATTAGAAACTCAGATGAATTACTTAACATAATGCAGCTAAATGAAATCCTCCGCAGAAAAGCTTCTTATGTGAATCTTGAAATTGCTTATCTTATGGGTGCTCGGATGGATCGTCCAATAGACGAGAATCAACCTTTTACTTTAAAAGTAATTACTGATATTCTCAATTCAGCCAACTTCAACAAAATAACTTTATTTAATGTTCATTCAGAAGTTAGTGAAAAACTTTTAAGAGCAAAAAATATTTTGCCCAAAAATCAAATTAATGAAGTTCTAGCTTTATATCCAGGAATAAAACTTGTATCTCCAGATAAAGGAGCTTTTCAATGGCTCAATCGAATAATGTCTGTTATTGTAAAATGTTCTAAAGTAAGAGAGATGGCAACTGGAAAATTATCTGGATTTAAAATTGAAAAGCCTGAATTAGTCAATGGAGAAGATGTATTAATAGCAGATGATTTATGTGATGGTGGTGGAACATTTGTTGGATTAGCGAAAGAATTGAAAAAAGCTGGAGCACAAAAAATTATCCTTTATGTCAGTCATGGAATATTTTCTAAAGGCTTACCTTTAGAAGGTATTGATCATATTTATACTACAAACTCTTATAGTGATGAACTTGTTCCTGATAAGCTTAAAAACTACATAACAATCAAAAATATATCATGGTCATAGCATGTTTACATTAAACGGAAAATATACTTCAGCAAAAATTATGATTGATAGTGTTGAAGAAGAGTGTATAGCTCAAATTACAAAATTTATCAATCATCCTGCATTTACAAATCAAGTTGTTATCATGCCTGATTGTCATGCAGGAAAGGGAAGTGTTGTGGGTTTTACAATGCCATTAACTGATAAAATTATTCCAAACACAATTGGAGTAGATATTGGTTGTGGTATGTTAGCTACTAGAATTAAAGTAGAAGATATTAACAAAGCTCTTATTAATTCTGAAATAAGAAAATATATTCCTTTTGGGCAAGAAATTCATAATAGAGCTATTCTTAACTTTGAAAAAGAATTTCCTTGGGAAGAAGCAAATAAAGCAGTATATAAATTTAGCGGAACAGAACTCTTTAATATGAAATGGTTTGAAGATAAATGTAAACAAATTAATGTAAATGTTAAATATGCTTGTAATTCAATTGGTACTTTAGGTGGTGGAAATCATTTTATTGAAGTAGGAAGAGATTTAGAAGATAAAATTTGGTTAACTATTCATTCTGGTTCTAGAAATTTTGGTTTAAAAATTGCAAATTATTGGACTAAAGTTGCACAAAATAAAGATAAAACTTTACTTGATTTAGAAATGAAAAAAGCTACTGATTTAATAAAAGCTAATGCAACTACTCCTGAACTTAGACAAAGAATTAGTCAAGATATCAAATTAGCTAGATTAAAAATTTATGGTAGAGCAGATAAAGTTTCAAATGAATTAGAATATCTTATAAAATCAGATGCTCAAGGATATTTAGAAGATATGATTTTTGCACAAGAGTATGCTAAATGGAATAGAAAACAAATGCAAAAATTGATACTTAACAAAGTAATATCAAATGCGAACATAGATGAAGAAATTGAATCAATACATAATTATATTGACTTCAAAGATATGATTATTAGAAAAGGAGCAATTAGTGCTCATAAAGATGAAGTTATGATCATTCCATTTAATATGAGAGATGGCATTCTTATTTGTAAAGGAAAAGGAAATAAAGAATGGAATGAATCTGCCCCTCATGGTGCAGGAAGAGTTCTTGCTAGAGGTGTAGCAAAAAGAACTTTATCTTTAGAAACTTTTAAAGAACAAATGAAAGAAATTTATTCTACTTCAGTAGTTAATGCTACACTTGATGAAGCACCAGATGCTTATAAGTCAGCTTCAGTAATCGAAGCAGCTATTGAACCAACTGCAGAAATAATAAATAGAATTAAACCACTTATCAATCTAAAAGCTCTTAATTGAAATATTTTTACAGCTTATTTCTTTTGTCACCATTAAGTATTAGATTTACTTAACAAAACAAAAGGAAAAATATGGATATAAACAGAAATAAAATGAAACCTGAATCTCAACAATATGATGGATTCAATAAAGAAGATTTTAAAAGATGTTTTTCTTCAGAAAAACTTTCATTTTATCAATTTGTGTTGAACCATTGTATAACAGCAAGAAAATTTGATTTGTTTCCTAAAGCAATTTTACAAATTCCTTTAGATATGGATCATCACATTTACAAATTTATTTTTGAAATTCCATTAAATGAAAAATTAAGTGTAAAGCATGGAGTTAAAACTGTTTTTGTTCAAGATTTTGGATGTAAAAAATTAAGCTGGATAATTGGTTGTACAATAAATGATCCAGAGGTTTTTGAATTCATAAATAACTTATGACTCTTAAAGTATGGTGTAAATAGATGCACAGATAAGAAACAATCCTTATGCGTGGAAATATGCATTGGGATTGCGGCCATGCCGATATTGAAATTTCTTATCAAGAGAAGGAGCAATGCCTTCTACTTTAAGAGTCTTTAAATTAATTTCAAAGTGGAGAAGTTATGAATGTAAAACCAGGCGTTCCTTTTGTAAAACACCCAAATTTAAGTATTAGAAGTGATATCTATTCTCAATTATTAATAATCTCAGATCTACAAATTAACATTCCAGAAGTTGGTCAAAAACTTTCAGTTTTTGTTCCAATGAACCAACAATCAAATAAATTAATCATAAAAAATCTGCTTAAACAAATTGGTTTTGATGGACTTATTTCTATAAATGAGATAAATTCTCCTGAAGGAACAGAATTCATTGTTATTGTAGAACACTGAAAAATTATTTCTGCCATATATTTACTGTTAAGTTGTTAAGTATTAAATTATACTTATCAATTATAAAGGAGTAGTTCAATGGCCAATAAAACAATGTTAAATTCTCCCATCATTGATGATTTAGTAAAACAAATCAGACATCATAATGATTTGTATTATAATCAAGACTCACCAGAAATTTCAGATTTTGAATATGATAATCTTGTCAAAGAACTGAAAAAATTAGATCCTAATAATTCAGTTTTTTCTGAACTTGGTGAAAGCACTTTTGGTGAAAAATTGAAACATGAATTTCCAATGGGAAGTCTTTTGAAATGTCATACTCCAGAAGAAATTTATGATGAATATACTGGCAAAACTTTAGTTGCAATGCCCAAAATTGATGGTTGCTCTCTTTCACTTACATACGAATATTATGGTGGAATTTATAATTTGAGTAAAGCTGTAACTAGAGGAAACGGATTAATTGGAGAAAATGTTCTTGATAATGTTAAATTTATCAAAAATATTCCAAAAAAAATAAATTCACCTGTTCCACTAAATAGTAAAATTGAAATTCGTGGAGAAATTTATGTAGATAACAAGTGGTTTTATGAAAATGAAAAAGAAATACAAAAATTAGCTGGAAGAACTGAACCTTTCAAGAATCCCAGAAATTATGCATCAGGTTCTCTCAAACAAAAAGAAGCAAAAATTACAGGACAAAGAAATTTAAGTTTTGTTTCATATATTTTATTTGATGAATCTACAATTAACCGTAATAAAGAAGACGAGTTGATTCTCCTTAAAGATCTCGGATTTGAAGTAGTAGAATATAAAATGTTATCAACAAAAGATATAATTTTAGTTGATGAAGCAATTCAATATTTTACAGAATTTAGACAAAAATCTCATTATGATTTAGATGGAATTGTATTTTGGGTAAATAACAAAAAAGAATTCAATAGTTATGGAATTAAAGATTATACTCCAAAAGGAGCTCTTGCTTATAAATTTGAAACGGATAAAAAAGAAACTGAAGTTTTAGATATTGAATGGTCAACAACTAGGACAGGAAAAATTGTTCCTGTAATGCAAGTTAAAGAAGTTCAAATAGCTGGAACATCTGTAAGAAGAGTAACTTTAAATAATATTGATTATATCAAAAGTAATGATGTTGCAATTGGAGATACAGTATTAATTGAAAAAGCAAATGAAATTATTCCAAAATTAGTTTCAGTAGTTTCTCGCCCTAAAAATCGAAGATTAAATATTCCGAACCACTGTCCTTCTTGTTCATCACCAATTATTAAACATCAAGGTGCTCATTTAATTTGCTTAAATTCTAGTTGCCCTTCACAAATAGCTGCAACTCTTTTACACTTTTTTAGATGTCTTGAAATAGAAGGATTTTCAGTTAAATCAATTGAAATGCTTGTAGATTCAGGAATACTTGATTCTAAAGATCTATTTGAAATTAGTGTTGAAGATTTTGCTAAAGTTGGTTTTGGTCCTACTCAATCTGCATCACTTTGGGATCAATTACATAACATCAAAATTTCAAAAAGCAAATTTCTTAAATCATTAGGAATCACAGGAGCTGGAGAAAGAACATTTTCTAAAGTTCTTGAAACTATAGATTTTGATGATTTAATTGACAAAAATTTTGACTTAACTCAATTAAAACTTATTGTAGGCCCAAAAACTGGAGATGCAATTTATGAAGGACTCTCAGACAAACAAACATTTATTAAACAAGTTCTTCCTTATATTGAAATTGAAGAACCAGCAGCTCCAGTTGCTGGTAACTTAACAGGAAAAACTTTTTGTATTACTGGAACATTAAGTAAGAAAAGAACTGAAGTTGAAAAAATAATTACTGATAATGGCGGAAAAATAGCCGGAGTTAATAAGAATCTTGATTACTTAATCGTCGGTATAGATCCCGGTTCTAAATTGACAAAAGCAAATCAACTTAATGTTCAAGCTATTTCTGAAAAAGATTTTGAAAAGATTACAGGAATAAAAATATCTTAAGTTTTTGTTTACATTGAAAATCTTAAGTATTAAATTAAAATGAAAATCAAAAAAGATACTATTCTTCTAGAAGATTGTGGTTGTAAATATAGAGTTCTTAAAGTAAACAAAAAATCTTATAAAGTACAACATATTTCTGACAAAGACATTTTCAATTGGGATAAAAAAGATTTAGAAAAACATTTTAAAAAACACATGAAAATTTTATGAAAACTAGAAAAGGTTTTGTTAGTAATAGTAGTACTACATCATTTATGGTTTGTTTTAAACCAGAACCAAAAGATTTATCTTTTAAAACTTTTGAATTTATTTTAAAAAGAATTACTAATACTGCTCATTCTTCACAATTAGAAATCTTTAGAGACACTGTAAAAAATCGTAAAGAAGATCTTTTAAAAGAACAAAAAGTTCTACTGAAAGATGAAAAATTTTTAAAAGAAAAACTAGCAAAAATATCAAAGTATAGATTTGATACAAAATTGATGCAGAAACTTGATGAAATTGAAACTATATGTGATGATCTTGATAGTGTAAGACATGCAAGAATAAGCAATATAGGTTAATTAAAGATCTTCCAGATAATTCTATAATTGCAAGATGGGAAGAAGATTCAAATTTTTCAAGTATTTTAAAAGATTTTGTAGATGAATTTGAATCCGATGGAAGAATTTTAATATTAGAAAGATCAACAAACTAAACCAGAAAGATTTATGGACACAAAAAAATATGAGAAAAATGTAGACGAAATAGCCGACCTCAAAAAAGATCAATATTCTCGTAGAACAATTTTCAAAGCTTTAAGAAGTATCTTCGATAAAGTTTTTAACCGCCCACCAAAAGAATTTGAAGCAGTTTCTGACATGATATTTTGGAAACAAGGATATCCAGCTCCTGATAATGAAGCAAAACTTAATAAGTTTTTAGATAAATTTGTTATTCTTGTTAATTGGTATGGGTTTATGAATAATCAAGAAATCAAAAAATATCTTAAAACTAAAGGAATTACTATTGATTATGATGTTACAATAATGGATAGTAATCTTTCAGCTGCAAATTTTGATGTAGGTGATTGGGATGAAGCTTTTGGAGCAAAAACAAATTATCCTGATTCTGCACTTGAATTAATAGAAATGTTAGTAAATCGGCGAAATGAAGTTTATGATGAAGTTTTTAAGCTTAAAGAACAAATTAAACTAAAAGCTGAAGCTACTGAAGTAGAACAAAATATAAAACACTCTCATGTAGAAAAAGCAGGACAGATGAGAATGAAACAACTTCTTAACAAAGATATTAAAAAAGATTTGAAGAAAGTAGAAGAAAATATTGCTTCTACATCTGCTTCTATTACTATCTTTGATAAAAAATGAATAAAAAATTAACTCAACAAATTATAATATTTTCTATTCTTGGACTTATTTTAGGTTACTTCTTATATTTAGCATTTATTAATGAAGTAGATCCTACTCCTGAAACTTACTATAAATATGAAGATCCAATTTTAAAAAAAATTAGAGACTTAGAAACATCTAAATCTCAAAAATTAATTGATACTATTTCTATTATATATTTTGAAATTAATTCAAGTGAGATTTTAGATTCTAATGTAGTTCTATATGTAGCTCAACATAATTTAGCATCAATAGTAATTGTAAAAGGTCATACTGATAATTCAGGATTAGAAATAACTAATTTAAAACTCTCCAATAAAAGAGCAAATAATGTATGTGAATTATTATCAAAGTATAAGTGTCTTGGTACTATTTCTGGTGAAGGTTTTGGAGCAAAACAACCTGTAGCTTTAAATGATATAGAAACAAATAGAAAATACAATAGAAGAACAGAAATATTGTGGAAGAAAAAATGAAAAAGAAATCAAAAATACTTAATATTTATCCAATAGGTACTCAAAAATATGTCATTTTAGAACATCTTAAAATTCGTGGAATTTCTCAAGTAGAAGCCCAAGAAGTCTATAAAATCAGACGTCTTGCAGCCCGAATTTCTGAAATGAAAGATGATAACTATCCGATTAAATCAGTTCTAAAGAAGGATTTAACCAATCAAAGATATGCTAAATACTACCTTTGAATAGAGTTTATTTTGGCCAGTTATTTACTGTTAAGTTGTTAAGTATTAAATTATCTATAACAAATTAATAAAAGATAATTGGAGCAAAAGTCATGAAGATAGGATTTACAGGGAATCGACAAGGTTTCACTTTTGCACAAAATAAAGCTATGGCCAAAGTATTTTCAAGTTTATCTGGTCATAAAATAGAAGAAGTCCATCATGGAGATTGTTTTGGAGCCGATACTGATTTTCACTTTTTTGTCCGAAACAATCTAAAAGATGATGTCATTATAGTAGTTCACCCTCCAACAAACTCTACTTTACGAGCATTCTGCCCTGGTGATAAAATTCTTGATACAAAAGAATATTTGATTAGAAATAAAGACATAGTTGTTGAATCAGATTTAATGATAGCAACTCCAGCTGAATCTAAAGAAAAACTTAGATCAGGAACTTGGTCAACAATTAGAGCTGCTCGAAAACATAGAAAGCCTTTAATTATTGTTTTCCCTGATGGAAAATTGCAAATTGAACGAGTTAAAAAATAATTTATCTAAAGTTGTTTACTGTTAAATGAACATTAAATAAATTAGAAAGAAAACAAAAAATGAGTAGAAGAGGTTTTAGACACCCTGCAATTTTGAATCGAACTGATATTAAAGCTTCTAAAAGTTTTGATAAATTTCTAGCAGGACATTTAGTAAAAGCTACTGAAATTCAAGATAAAAGCAAAGAATTTTTTGGAATAGTAGTTCCCTTTGACAAAATTAAAGAAGAATTAGAAAAAGCAGCAAAAAAAGATGGCAATTGTGATTGGGAAAATTGTATTTGGGCAGTTTGGAGTAAATCAATTGAAGTTGCAATTAAATGTTATGAGAATGTTGATGAAGAAAAATTTGTGCCAAGATCTTTTTCTGGAGATTTAAAATATTTATCTCCTCGTTTTTATGAATTTGAAATTCTTGATCTTGATGATAATTTAAAATCTATCTATTCAGAAATTTATAATACAAAATAAATGCTTAAGTTATGGAACATATATTACCTGAAGAACCTACTGATTATGTTCCCCATGAAGATTCTCATGGGAATTATTATTGGACGTCCTCAACTGGACATAGATGTGATGTGTTAAATTGCGAAATAAATAAAAATCCTAGAAGTTTACAACCGGTCATTAATTACTTATGTACTAAAGTAAAAAATGATGAGACAAAAAACTAAAAATACTGTTTCTTATCCGCCATTTGATCCATTCAAATCTAAACCTGGATTAACTGAAAAAGTACAGTTAACTCCAGATGAAGAACAAACTCTTCAATTATTCTTTCAATTAGTAACTGATGAAGAACTTAAAACTGCACTTGATACAAAGAAATCTGGTCATTTTTCAAAATTAGCAATGCTTTATGATATTACTCAATGGTATGATGAAAAGAAATTTGTTACTAAAAAACAATATGAACAACTTAGAAAACACATTTTAGTAAAAGATCTTAAAATTCAAGCTGAAGCTTTGGAAAATAATAAATGAACTTTGAAAAAACTATATTTAAAAATGCTTTATTAATTAAGCCCAAACAATTTATTGATCATCGTGGAAAATATGTTGAAACATTTAATGAAAGTGATTTTGTTGATATTTTATCACAATTAAATATTCCACAAATTAAGTTTGTTCAAGATGATATTTCATATTCAAGATGGAATGTTTTAAGAGGATTACATGGAGATCAAACTACTTGGAAATTAGTTTCATGTTTACATGGTGAGTTCAAACTTATTATTGTTGATTGTAATCAAACTTCAAAAACTTATGGTCAATATCAAGAGTTTATCTTAAATGAAACTAACAACCATCAAGTTTTAATTCCACCTTTGTTTGCAAATGGTCATTATTGTATGTCTTCACATTGTATATTTCATTATAAACAATCAACTTATTATGAAGGACAAGAAAAACAATTTACTGTAGCTTGGAATGATCCAAAATTAAATATTGATTGGAATATTACAATAAAGCCTCCCATACTTTCTAAACGAGATTCTGAAGGCCCTTTTATAAAATTATGAAATTTTTTGATGATATTAAATAAAAAAACGTTTGTAGAAAAGGAGTTGTTTTTGGAAAAATTTCTTGTTATTGATACTGATAAAATGAAAATTGTTAAAAGTAAAAATTACAATTATACTTTTGATAAAAGAAATGGATTCTTTCAGAGATGGGGTAATACAAAAGAACAAGATCCAGAATTTTCAATGTTTGGTCCTGAAATTCTTGATATGGAAATTTCTGAAGTCTGTAAAAGGGGTTGCAAATTTTGCTATAAAGACAATAAAGCATTAGGCAAAAACATGTCTTTAGAGCAAGTTAAAATAATCTTACCAAAAGTAAAACATTCAATTTGTCAAGTAGCTTATGGAATTGGAGATATTTCAGGCAATCCAGAATTATTTGAAATTCTAAAGTATACTCGAGAAATTGGATTAATTCCCAACATCACTATTAATGGACGAATAACAGAAAATCAAGCTGATGAAATGTTAAAGTATATTGGTGCTTGTGCTGTTTCATATTATGATATTGATGAATGTTATAATGCTGTAAAAATGTTATCTGATAAAGGATTAAAACAAACAAATATACATTATTTTCTATCTCAACAGACGTATGATGAAGCATTTAAAGTTTTGAAAGATATTAAAACTGATACTCGCTTATCTAAATTAAATGCAATAGTATTTTTAAGTTTAAAGAAAAAAGGAAGAGCTATTCAGAATAACTATACTTCTGTTACTAATGAACAATTTAAATCATTAGTAGAATATTGTTTAAAAAATGATATCAATTTTGGTTTTGATAGTTGTTCTGCAGTTAAATTTGATAATAGTATTGTTGGACTAGAAAATGAAAAGCAATTATTACAAATATCTGAAAGATGTGAATCTTCTTTGTTCTCTGCATATATTAATGTAGAGGGAAAATACAGTCCTTGTTCTTTTTGTGAAGGATGTCAAAATTGGGAAGAAGGATTACAGATTACTTCAGAAACTGATTTTAGTAAAGATGTTTGGTTTAATCCAAAAACAGTTGAATTTAGAAATAGTCTATTAAAAAGGAATAGAGAATGTCCGATTTACGAAGTATAAGATGGAGTTCTGATGGAAAAATTCCATTTGAAAAATGCTTTGAAGACATTCATGTTTATGAATGTAGTATTGGATGTCCTGAGAATACAATTTGTGAATGTGGTAAAACTAAATGGGTATTTGAAGTTTGCCCTCATTGTAATCAAAAAAGAGGAAAAGCAATTTCATTATGAACAATTTTATTATAGCTTTTGGTATAGTTATCTATCTTTGTATTGGCACTATTGTCGCTCTAATCTTTAGTGCTGCAAGTAATACTCATGAACAGAGTAATAAACATTTAATAGCAATAGTTTCTATACTTCTATTGTTGTTGTGGCCTGTTTTATTTATTTATAGAGAAATACGAAAATGAAATGCAATGAATATGTACTTGATTTATTAGAATTGTAAGTTCCAAATATCTCTTAGGAAATAATTATGAAAGCAAGAAATGGATTTATATCAAATAGTAGTTCATCATCTTTTGCTATTCTTGGAATAAAGCATCAATTATCAAAAAATGAAGATGATGACTTTGATGAATTTATACAAAAAATAGAAAAAACAAAGCTAGAAATTTTAACTGATGATGGATCATATTGCTTTATTGGAAAAGTTATTGTAGATGGTGAGGATGCTTTTGAAGGTAAAGAAATGGAAATAGATGAAATAAATATTGAAAAGTTAACTCAAACTTTAAAAGATTTGGGTTTCACAGAAAAAATAAAAATTTATTGTGGAACAAGGAGTTGCTAAAATGAAAACACGTAAAGGATTTATATCAAATAGCAGTACAACATCATTTTGTATCTATGGAATAAGCATAGATCCAAATGAAATCAAAACAATATTAAATTTGCCTGATACTGAAGGTATTTATGAAGCAATAGAAGAAGAATCTAAAAACAAAGATATATCGCTCTATTTTATTGATGGTAGCGAATATTCTGACTGCTTTTATATTGGTCAAGCATATTCTTCAATAGAGGATAATGAAACAGGAGCACAATTTAAACAAAGAGTAAAAGAAGAAGTAAATAAACTTTTTGATAATCAAATTGAAGAAAATAGATTTGGGACTATTGAAGAAGCTTGGAGAGATGGATAATGAAATTAAAAAATATAAATTAAAGGAGAGAATTTTATGAAAACTCGACTCGGTTTTGTTAGTAACTCTAGTTCAAGCTCATTTGCTTGTATTGCTGCAAAAACTACTTTAGAAGAAATAGATTCTAAAGAACTCAGTAATACTAAATATTTAGTTGAATTAGAAGGTCAAGAAAGAGAAGGAAATGTCTATGCTCATATCACTAGTAAGAAAATGATAGATTTTCTTATTCAACATGGACACACGGGAAATGTATATGAAATTCTAGCTGAAAGTGATGAAGGAGAAACAGATCTTCCTGATATTTTTTCTACTAGTAAAACTTTAGTATTAGTTTCAATGATAATGGATCAATATACACCTAGCAATTTAAAAGATCTTGAAGAATTATATGCTAATGAAGGATTTTAAAGAAGTATGAAAGATGGTCTTTATAGAATTTGTTATAAAGATATCTGTGCAGGATTTGTTATTGAAAATGAAAAAATTATACAATGTGCACCAATATTGTGGAACAAAATTGAATATTGGAAAACTATAGCTGTATGGATAAGTGAAACAAAGAAAGGAGAAGTAAGCCAATGTGGTAGCGAGAGTCGAAAGACTATAAATAAAAATTAAGAGAGAAATAATAAAGAGAATATAAAAGAGACAAATCTATGATTCCAGAAAGAGATGGATTTGTAGGATTGCGGCAATGCCGATAAAACATAAATCTCAAAATATTAGTTAATAGAATTAGATAGAATAGAAGATAAGACAACTGATAGGTAACCATTAAATTTAAAAAGAAGGCTCTGCCTATCAGTTTTTGTTATTTACTTTAATAGAAAAAAATATTAATATAGACTTATCCACAACTTTGTATTTTAAATGAAAGGAAATTTAAAATGGGTCGTAGTAGTTATTCAATAGCAAGTAGAACTTCTCGTGCTGTTTCTGCTGGTTATGCAACAAAAACACTAAATGAAAACTTACATAGCTTGTATCTTAATAGCAATTTTTTTGTTTGGTTTTGTAATTCCAAGTATTATCGGGATTGGAGGTTTTGGCCCAACAGAAATTTTAGATGTTACAGTATCTAGAGCTTATGTAGATGTTGGTGGAACAAAAGATAATCCAGAATCTTACTATGTTGTAGTAACTGACAAAGGATCTTTTGAAGTTGATAATGGTATTTTATTGGGAATTTGGAATGCAGATGATTTGTTTGGTCAATTAAAAGAGGGACAAAAATATAGAATTACCACAAAAGGAAAAAGATATCAAAATTGGTTTATGCAAGAATTGCCTTACATAATTAAAGTTGAATCAATAAAAGGAAATTAAAATGAAAAATTTAATTTTAATAATATTTTCTATTTTCCTATTTCAATGTTGTAGCGAAGTAAAACCAGAACCTCCTATTGAAAGAGTTGGAATTGTAAGAGATCTAATACTGCAATCAAGTACTTATACTATTATTTTTGAATCAAATGCGCACGGGTTAGAATCTTTTTCTTATTGTAGTAGCTGTAATAGTGCTCCACCATTATGGAAAGATCTCAAATGTAAGATTACTTTATCAGAAAAAAGTGGCTGGACTCAAGCCTATCAAAAAATTAAAGTAATACGTTCTGAATAGAGAGGAAAGAATGAAATCCATCAAAAAAGAAATTAAAATTACAAGAAAAACAAAGAAGGGCAAAGTTTTTCGAATCTTAAGTGGCAAAAATTTAGAAGCTATTCAAGATTTTATGCGATATTATTACTTAAAGCAAGGTTGGAAAATTATTGATTTTAAAAAGACTATTTTCAAAAACTATAAATTCACATTATTATACAATGAAAGGATCTTATAATGGGTGCAGATCGATTTTCAAATCCAAAATTAACTTTGCGTCAACGGATTTCAAGTGCTGTAATGGCAAGTGGAGTTAAGATTGATGCTACAGAAATTGGTAAACTTGCTGATTCAATGGAAGCAGCAGTACAAGAACATTTAAAAGAAAATCCTTCAGTCTCTTCTTTTTTAATTCCTATTGAAAACAAAGCAGATCTTGATAATAAAGTATATGCTGCAACTGTAGGAATTTGCGAAGATCGAGAAGCTAAAGGTTCTTACACCGGTAATGGACATCATTTAGCTCAAGAAATAACTGAAAGTGTTGTGAAAGCTTTAGTTATTCCAGCTCCTTCAGCGGTAATTTTACCTTTTCAAGCTCCTGTAATAACTGAAAAAGCTACAGAATAATTATGGAACAAATATTTTTATCAAGACGTAATCTTCAAACATTACTGACAAAACTAGACCGTAAAGCAAAGGGCGAGTTTACAGCTTGTACCATAATAAAATGTGACAACCAACATCCAAAATATCCTCAAACAATGGATCGCTGTATAATTACAGCATTAGAAGATGAAGAATATTATACTGATAGAGAACCAGGTCCTATGTTTGAGGATTTATTATAAGAAAGAAAATTAATCATGACAAATGAACAACTTAAAAATTTTTTTATACATCCAGTTACAATTGTAGTTTTTGGTGTATTATGTTTTGGTCTTACTATTGATATAATTCATAGTTGGACTTTAGGTATTTTAGGGATAGCTCTAATTATCACAGGAGTTGTTGTTGCTGTAATAAAATATGGAGATAATTAATTTTTGCCAAATGTTTACTTTAACTACTTAAAGTATTAGATTTAACTATCATATTATAATAAGGAGTAATATGGCAGCCATTTGGAAAAAAGATTACAGCAAACAAAATATTAGAGTTGCAGTTAATAGAGCTGAACTCTATGCTGAATATCCAAAACTCTATAAAATTTTTGACTTCATTGACATGATTATTGTTGATGATGAAAAAATTTGTCCTACATTAGGTGTAACTCCACTCTATGATACTACCAATGAACTCACAGGTAAATATGAAATGATGTGGAATCCAAACTTCATTGATGAACTCACTGATAAGCAACTTAAGGGAGTTCTTCTTCATGAAGCTTTGCACATTATTTTAGATCATACAACTTCACGTACTCCTGAATATAAATCTAAAATGATTATTGGAGGGAAATTAGCTATAAAAGAAGATGAAGATAGAGTAAAAGCTGAAGCTTGGAATATTGCTGGTGATCTTGCAATTAACCAAATGATTCGTGATTTACTTCAAGATAAAGAAGCAAAAAAATGGCATGGTGGTTTATTTCCTGAAAACAAAGAACTACAATTACCTCCCAATCAAAATGCAGAATTTTACTACAAAGCAATCATTGATAAAATGATGAAAAATTATAAAGACGCAAAAGCTTTAGCTGATGCTTTGGGAAAATTATTCAAAGATTTGGGAATTGGTAGTCATGGTAATTGGGTTGAAGTTGATGAAAAAACAGGACAAGTAATTAAAGGAAATTCTATTGTTCCAATACCTGCACCTGATAAAAAAGAAAAAAAGGAGGGTGAAGGTGGAGATGAAGAGACTGAAAAAGAAAAAGAAGAAAAAACAAAATCAGACATAAAAACACAAACTGGTTTAGATATTTTTGTTGAGAGTCCAGCTGGAGTTGGTCATACAACATCAGATACAGTTGTTCTAAATGTAGGTGTTCAAAAGAAAACTCCAGGATGGATGAGACAAACTAAACATGCTTCAGTTCATGGATTTACAATTCTTCCTTTACTTACTCGGAAAATTCCTAATCGAAGATATGGTTTACAATTTCCTGGAAAAAGAAGACAGCAAGTTGGTCATAAAGTTTTAGTTGCAATTGATGTATCTGGATCTATTGATAAACCACTTTACAATGATTTTTGTGCGCATTTAAATAACCTTCAACGCTATGCAAAATTTGATATTATATTTTTTAATGATGAAATTTTAGATGCATCAGGAAAATATTATGATAATAAAACTTCAGATCAAGCACCACGTCCATTTAAGAGAGGAATGTCTTGTCATATAGGTGGTGGAACTGATTTTGAACCTGTAATTACTTTATATAATAAAGTAAGATCAAAATATGATTCAATTTTTATTTTCACTGATGGATGTGCAAGTTATACTACACCTCCAATTCGGCCAAAAGAAGTAAATTGGATAGTTTATAATACAAATCCAGATTATATAAAACAAGTTTTAAAACATGGTAATGTTCATCTTATGCAAAGAGGAGAATATAATTGACTAGTATTAATATTTCTGGAAATAATGTTATTGTAAAAAATGGCAAGGTAATTGTTGATGGTAATGAAGTTTCAGCACAACTTGAAAATCTAATTATTAATATTTCAGGTAATGTTGAAAATCTAGATGTAGATGCCTGCAAAACTATTACTATTACTGGCAATGCTAAGAAAGTAAATACAGCAAGTGGAGATGTAATTGTTCATGATGTTGATGGCAATGTTCAAACTGTTTCCGGTGATGTAAAAGCTAATGATGTTAGTGGTGATGTTGAAACAGTTTCTGGTGATGTTAATGCAAATAAAATACTTGGTAATGTTGATACTGTAAGTGGTGATATCAATGGCTAAACTCTTTGACATCTTCTGAAAATGAGCAGGAGATGAGTTAGAGAAAGCGGAATGGAAGAGGGTTTCCTACTACTCCTTATTCCCTTAACTGTTCCGCTTTTTATTTTTGAAAGTAAAAATTATGGGTAAAAAATTAACAAAAAAAGAAGTTGAAATTCGAGCTAAAGCTGAATGTTATGATAGAGTTTGTCAAACTTTAGGCATTGAAAAAGATATTTTGGGCTATATTGATAATATTATACATCCAGAAGAACAAGATTTATTTCATGACAATAAGTGGTTAAGAACTCCACCTGGTATGAGAGGAGAATATTTTGGATTAAAAATAACTACAAGATCTATTTATTTTTACAGATATGTAGTTCCTGGCAGGTGTGATTCTTATTGTTTTAGATGGGGAAATTCTCCAGATAATGATATTCCCAAATTATCCTACTATTCTGAATTTGACATTCCTATGTCTAAATCGATCAACCAGTTTAAAAAAGATTTAAGAAAGAAACAAATCAAACAGCTTATTAGTAAAGCTTCAGAAAATGACTTTTGTAAAAGAAAATTAACAAAAGTTTTAAATTTAATTTAACGTTGTGGAGTATAAAAAATGAAAAATACATTAATAAAAATTCTAGTTCCTTTTTTATGTTTTATCATTATTGGAATTATTGTAGCTATAGCTCAAGATAAAACAAAAACAGTAACAGGTTCTCAAGATAAAGTTAAAATAAAAAACTCTCAAACTCAGACTATTTGGGATAATGATGATAAACAAATTGCAATTAAAAAAGCTAAAGTAGATAGCTTATATAAAGAAATTGCAAAAGCTAATCAGTCTATAAAAAATTATTCTTATGAAATTGTTAACTTACAAAAAGAGATTAGTTTATTAGAAAAATCAGTATGGGAAAGAAAAATGAAGAAATAATATTCTTAATGGAGATAAAGTAAATGAAAAACAGAGCTTTAGTTGGTGGATGGATCTTAATTTCACTTTCTACAATATTTGCTATTATTTATGCCTATGTTGCAGATACTTGGCATAGAGAAGCATCAGCAGCTGGACTGTTAAGTTTCTCTATTGCTTTTTTAATATGTGGTATGGTTTTGTTGTTTGGTCATTTTGACAGCAGTTGGGATAAGTAAATTTCAACTATCAAATATAAAAATTATGGAAGAAACTGATTATTCATTACTTCAAAAAATTGACCAAACTGATAGTCATGTATTTTTTACATGGCTCGGAATGTATTTAGAAGTTAATAAAAGTGGATCATTACTTGATGCATTTCAAGAATTTAATAACACAATGGAGATGTTAAGATCAATGGAAACAACAAAACAGGAGAAAACATGAACACACTAACAAAAAATCTTTTAACTGCTTTATTTATTGTTGCAGTTATAATTATAAGCTTTTGGATTGGACATTCTACTCAATCTATTCCACAACCTGAACAAAAGCCCATGACTCATGCTGATAGTGTATGGGAAGCACAATACGCGGAATATGAAGCAGATCTTAACAAAGATACTGCATGTGTTCGCAAAGGCTGTAATATTCCTACATTAGGTGGATTTATAGCTTGGAGAGAACATAAAGCAAAAGAAGCAGCTCTTATAAATACTAAATAAGTATGGCAGTCACTTTAAATTCTGTTATAGAGATACATGATAATCAATTTTTTCTTTATCATGTTGTAGATATTTCAGACAAAAACGTAAACGGAATAACTTATACAGAACTTAAAGTTTGTGCTTGTGCAACACGCTTCAAAAATAATAGAGCTACAAATCAATGGTTTTATTTTTCTGAAGAAGATGAAAAGCAGAGAAAAACATATAATTGGGTTGGACAAGCTAAAACATTTACAGGAGAAATTGGATCTGATCAATTTGTAAATGGATTTAAAGTTAAAAAATTAGATTTAATACAACAAATTATGCGCAAAATAGGGTATGAAATTCTAGATGAAAAAACAAATAATTAAAAAAAGGATTAAAATATGAAAACTACAATATTTTTGTTTTGTGTATTATTGCTTTTTAATTGTCTTTTTGCTCAACAAGAAAAGACATACACATTGAAAGAATCCCAACTAACAGAGCAGCAAAAAGCCTTAGCACAATCTGAACAGAGTAAACAATCAGTAAGTTCTTGGGTTGGTGTTGGAAAAGAAGTTGGAGTAGCAATGAAAGAAGGTTTATCTGCTCTTAATGAAGAAGTAAATAAATTTAGTGAATCACCAGCAGGTAGATTTACAATGTTTATTATTGCTTGGAAAGTCATGGGCGGTACAGCTCTAAGAGCAGTAGTCCTTTTACCACTATTTATATTTGGGACTATTTATTTTATGTTTGTTTTTTATAGAAACTGTGTTAATCATAGAATAGTAGTTAAACGAGAAGGATTCTCATTATGGGGTAAAAGAGAATATGCAGTAGCAAATATTGCTATCAATGGTGATAGATCAAGTTTGGATTTAAGTATGGTTAGATGGGCTCATTTTGTTGCTTACATGATTTTTCTGATAATTATGATAGTAGGTATTTCAGTATAAGAATAACAGAGACATTCTTTAAACAGAGGACGAAAACATGATATACATGTTGTAAACTCCCGATATTGTAATGCGGCTTATGCCGATAAAAATCACAATAAATAGATTATAAATCTCTGTTTAATTTAAAATTTCTATGACAGGATATAAAACAGAACTTCAAGCAGAATCAAAAGCTAAAGATGTAATTGATCTTAAATTAAAAGAAAACAAATGGCAACTACATTTGTAAAAATAATAAAATCAGCTCTGTCTAGCTATTGGTATGCAGATAAAATAAATCAAGTCTTTCAAGTTTATAAGCATATAAATCATGATGGTCAAGATTGCTGGAAAGTTATTAATAGTAATAACCCTTCATTTAGCATAATGCTAATCCAAAAAGCTGATTGTATTGAAGTTGATAAAGATACTACTACAATTGATGCTTTAATGGATAAAATGGGTACAATGGATAAAATGGGTACAATAACATCAATAGCTACACCTACACAAAGGTTACAAATACAGTTCCAATTTTTAGTTGAACACTTAGTAGAAAATAACTTAGCAAAACCAATCGGTTCTTTTGCTATAATTGTTAAAGTAGATAATGTGGGTGCTTGGGGTTTCTGGAGAGAAACTAAAGAAGAAGCAATTAGATGTTATGAAAATTATGAACCTGAAGACTTTAGAGAGAACGGAACTAAACCAAGTACAGGAAAAGTTCTGTTACAAGTGATGCCATTAAATGAATGTTATCAATTAAAAGTCATTGATGAGGAGATTATTGTTTTGTATGGATGCCATCGAAGAAATACGAAATAAAAAGCACTTGACATATTCGGAAGGATTTGTTATGTTGTAGTAACACTACAACAACAACCATATATACGGAGAATGTTATGGGATACGGTCAAATGTTACGAGATATTCGGACTCAAAAGGAAATCACTTTACGTGAACTTGCCCTGCGATCCGATATTGATGTCGCATATCTATCCAGAGTTGAGCGTGAGTCTGTCTTGCCTCCTCAAAAAGAGGAACTCATAGATGCAATAAATGAGGCGTTGGAACTTGATACTAAATCGGCAAAGGCGCTTAAGGATCAAGCCTCATTAGATAACAAGATGCTGCCGAACGATATCGCAAAAAAATTGAAAGCGATGGAAGGTGTCCCGATGTTGTTAAGAACCGTGGCGAATAAAAAGTTGGACGGAAGCCAGATAAAAAAATTGACTGATTTTATCAATGAACAATAACCAAACAGTTTATACATGCTCTAAACATAACTATTCAGGTATAAATGCTCCCTGTCCAGACTGTATAACTCTATCAAAACCTCTTACTCCAGCTGAATTTGCAAAATGGCTAAATAACTGGCTTAAAGTAGTAACTCCTGATGAATCAGTTAAACATACTCTGCGTATCGCAGCAAATAAGATCTTTACTGAATTCAACATACATCGAAAAGCCTAACCCTTATCTATTCTACCGCGGGGCATGATAGCAAAAATGCGCGTTTTACCGCGCCTCTAGGTAAAATCATCTTTTGACTCTGTTTATATTTCAGTCTCCTATTTACTTTTATTATATAAAGTATTAGATTATACTTAACATTTATATAAGGAACTGAATAAAATGAAAATTATGCTTCAACCTGGAAATCTTGTTAAATGCATAAACAGTAAAGCTTCTTCATCACAAAATACTACTTACAAAGAAATAGAAAATCGAGTATTAGTAGTAGATTCAATTGAAAGTGATGGAATCATGCTCCGAATTGAAGGGATCCATTATCCATTCAGAGCAGACCGATTTGAAAAGTTAAATGATGATTCTATTGAAGCACTCATGTATAAGATGGGATATAACAAGATAAAACTTACTTAACGAGAAGCCAAATCTCCGGAAGTCAGCTCTCTGTCTGCTAACTACTTAACAGAAGTCATGCGCAGAAAGACAGCCCTCTGCTTGAGAAGCCTAAGTCTAGCTGACTGCACTTTCTCCCTATTAAATTTCTAGTTGTTTTCTGCACCAAACGCTTACGCTATCGCTTTTTCAAATTTTTCAGGGAGTTCCCGCACTTTCTTTTTCTCCAATCTCTCCATGATCATACACAAGTTGCTGATTATCAAACCGTACTACGAGAACTCCCGCAATTCGAATTACTAGAGCATTTCTTAGTCTCAACTCTCGTCTCTATAAACCAAATTCAGCTATCTAATCAAATTTTGATCAAAGTAAATAGTTGACAGCACTATACATGATATGCGATTGGTTGCTAAACTGTAATTAGCATTTAGGGTATATTTGAGTGTCCTGTAATTAATTGCTGTGAGATGTTTACTTTGAATTGATTAAGTTTTAGATTATACTTAACAATTTGAAGGAGTAACTTAAATGGCCCTATATAAGAAAGAAGTAACTAAAGCTCATTGCGGCCCTGGTGGTATCAAATGTCCTTGTTGCAGTTCTGGTAGAAATTCAAAGAAAGCTAAACAAACACATAATCGCATTATAAGACGAAGAAGTAAGAAGGATTTTCAGAAGCACATGGAATCAAAGTTTCCTGAATTCAGTTTTTCAGCAATTGAACACTAATATTTAATTTAAACTTAACGGAGTAACTTAACGATGGCCAACAATGATATGAATCATTCCCTCCTGTTGAAATTCATCCTTGCAGATGTCCTGTCACCTGAAGAACAGGATTTCAGTTTTATGATAGAAGGTCCTCATGGGATTGGTAAATCTGCAATTGTTACCGAAGTTTGCTTATTACAAGATGGATTTCTTATTGACTTAAGATTAGGGCAAAGAGATCTTGGAGATATTTTGGGAATGCCTGCTATAGTAGATATTCCTGCAGTTTCTAATGAAGTTAAAGAAGCTACTAAAGATCTAGTAATAGATAAGAGATTCCAGCACATTAAGCCTGATTTGATTCGCAATGCTTTCGTTAAAGATCTTTCTCAATTAGGGGTTATGGGAGATGAGAATGATATGTTAGCGAAGATTCGCTCTAAGGACAAAATTGGTCAACCTTATAAGTTCATTTGCTTCTTTGCGGATGAATATAACAGGGGCACTAAAGATGTCCAACAGGCTATGTTCGAATTAGTATATGATCGGAGAATGAATGGTAGTAAAGTTCATCCTCGTTGCTTTATCTTTGCTGCTTGCAATGACAATATGGAAATCTATACTATCACCGAAGGAGATCCTGCATTTCGTAGTAGATTCAAAACCGTAAAGTATTGTCCTACAGTTGATGAATGGTTACAATGGGGAAAGAAGAGTGGAGAGCTTTGTGAAGAGTTGATTCATACTATCTCTACTCAAAAGAATTTAGCTGATCCTCCAAAGAAATCTGATTTAGAGTTCTTAAATCAACCCCATCCTAATCGTAGATCTTGGCATCATTTTTCGAAGTTTTTTGTTAAAAATAGAGAGAAATTTACTGAATCAGAAATGAGAGATTGTGCTGCAACATTTGTTGGTGGTGATGCTGCAGAAATATTCAGACTTTGCACCGTGAAGATGAAAAGCACTCAGGCTAAGAAAGAAGCAGCAATGTCAACTGAGGCCGGTAAAGCTAGCGAACTCTTTGAAAATTATATTCGCTATATGAGATGGAGTAAAGAAGTTGCTAAAGCTGAAGTTGATAAAATGAATGCTTCAGAATTAGCTACACTTGAGCAGCTTTTAACCAAGCAACTTGGTACTTACAAATATATCACAAAGTCAACTAAACAGAGAGTAATTGAATTGGTTGAACATGTTCTTCCTAAAGAGACATTTGCTCGAATTTGGAATAATGTAAGTGATCTATACCAGTTCAGAAATAAGATGAAAGAACAACTCAGAAATGATGGTAAAGCTAATTACTTTGATCAATTTGAGAATTTGAGTAGCGGTTCAAAAGTCCCAGTTAAGCCCTAGTATCGTTGCTCATGGCCGAGTGACGGTTACTCCGAGGGAGGACAGTTAAGTTTGCTATTTTCCAACTGTTCCTCCCTTTTTATTTCTATAGCCTATTTACTGTTAAGTTGTTAAGTATTAGATTATACTATCAAATAAATTAAAACTTAAGGAGTATACAATGGCTTCAGAATTAAGCAAAAAACTACAGAAAATTGCTTCTTCATCTTCGAAGAAATCCGATAAGCCCAATCTTTCCAATATGAAATCTTTAGTTGACCAAACAGTCGGTATGAAGAAAGAATTGGAAGATCTTAAAGCTCAATACGATTCGACTGAAGGAGCTCTTATTGATGAAGCTCGTAAAGTTTATAATAAAGCCCGAACAAATCATCAATATGCTTCTTCTATCATGTGTGAAGGTGAAAAGACCGATGGATGCATGATAATTTTCCAGGACAAATTCTCTAACCTTCCATCTGATCAAGAACCCATCCTGCGCAAACTCGACAAAGACTATGAAAAGCACTTTGTTGAATCTCGCAAACTTGAAGTAAAACGCACCGGTAAAACTATTTCTGATGAAATCATCAAAAAGCTAATGAAAGCTCTTGGAGATGAAGCATTTGAAGAGATCTTCAAAGTAACAATTGAAATCGGCACTGTAAAAGGATTAGCAGAAAACTTTGATGAACTTCCTAAAGAAGTCCAAGACATGCTTTCACAGGCAAAAGCTTCGCTTCGCAATGTAACACCTGATGGAAAGGTAATCTAATGAAAGACTACAAAAAATTCTACGAAGAATATCTTCGATATATGAAATGGGATCTTGCATTAGCTAAAAAAGAAATTGCAAAATTCAATGCTCAAGAACTTAACGAGCTAGAAGCTTACATAATCCAGTATTTCAATTCATACAAGTATGTAACTGCGGCTGTTAAAGGGCGTATAGTTGAATTACTTACTGAAGTATTGCCTAAAGACATGTCTATTCGAATTTGGGCAAATGTAAATTCTAAATACGAATTTAAAGATCGAATTGCTAATTACCTTGAGATCATCGGCCGGGAAGATGTACTCGATATGCTTGACAACAATCTAAAAACCGGTAAAGCTACTTACAATTTATACAAGGGCAAGCCCGGTAATACTCTTTCCAAACTTAACGATTTTCTCAAATCACTTCTTTTCAACAAATCAAAAAATGAAAAGCAAGTTGAAGCTCTTGCAGATTACTTACGTCGAGCTCCTTTATCTACTTTACAGAAGTTTGCTAAAGAAGTCGAGAACTTAGATCCTTCAATTAAAGTTGAAGTTAGCAAAACTCCTGAAGGAGAATCAGAAATAACGATCACTCATAAAAATGCTTAAAATTCTCTACTATAGAATCCAGCTTAAGCTCATAACTCTATTTTTGAAGGGCACCAAAAAATCAATCGCCCGAACGGATCCAAAGTTAGACTTCCCCTCCGGAGTCTAACGGTGCCCTTCTTTTTAATGAAAAAGGAAAACAAAAAATGATACAAATTATCTCAATATTTTTTATCATTATCGCAATGCTAAACTTGATTGAAACAATTCGAAATGGAGATTCAATCAATGCACAAGGCTGGTTTTGTGCAATACTTTGGTGCATTAACAGTAATTTGCCATTTCTCAAAAAAGTAAAGTGGAACAAAATTTTCAACTATAATTTTTTCATGGGAACAAAGAAAGATTAGATCTCTACTTAAGAGAGTGGGCTCAGGCTACTTAACGCACCCTACTTAAGACTTAATGACTTTATAAAAAGAAAGTAAATCATGATTGATGAAAAACGATAGGATTTATCGAATGGTTAAAGAAACAATAAAAGGAATAATATTATGAAAAATACAACAACAGTCATAGCAAAAAATTCCGGCAGATATGGCAGTACAAATATTGTCATAAGTGTTAAAATGGTTCATTCAGAACTATCCAGAGACGAAGGGAGTAGAGTTCAAGCCACTTTTACAAACGGATTAATAAAATTATTATTAGAAAATACAAATGCAAAAGATATAAAAATACGTTGAGGAATGGTTAAAGAAACAATGACCGGAGGAATAAGATGCCAATATAATAGTAATTGCATTTATAGACGGGTATCTTGTTTGTTATATCCAAGCGACCTTAAGTATGGCTCTATTCGGAGTGATGAATTTGATACAATTATTTGGTATAATAGATAGAAGAGATTCAAAAAATGAAATTATGGCCTAGAAAAAGTTCACACTATAAAACCAGAATTCGGAAAATGCAGATAGGAGATTTACTTGAAGATCCTTATGCAGGGTATAATAAGAAATCTGAAAGGATTCCAAGTATTCTTAGTAAGAAGTATAATCGCTTAGAAAAGCATTATGCTAAAGTCATTAAGACTTCTGAAAAAGGAGTATTCTTGGATGCGGGTGATTGTGGCTATTATATTTCAATTAAGCGAGCTGATGGTAGAAGAGTTAGTAAGCAAAATCCGAATATTGATCAAAGTAAGCGAAATATACTTAAAATCTTTCAAACATTCTGGAGGATCAATGATTCGCTTATTATTCGAAAGAAACTCTTTAACTTTACCATCTAATTCTACTTTATTAAGCCATTCTTGAACAGGTATAAGCTTACTTAATCTCTTTCTATTCTTAATAAGCCACATCCAAGCAGAGAAAGTTGGGAAAAGTTTTCTAAGTATTTTCAAAAGCATAAAGATAAAAACATAGATAAGATAGTAAAGAAATGCGCTACTTATGTAGGGAAAGATGCTTCTGAAATAGTTAGAATTTATTTAAAATGAAATAAAGGAGAGATAATGAACTCATTAAAAGATGTAGATAGAAATTTACCATTTACTGGAAGTATTGAAGTTGACTTTACAGTAGTATGTGCTGATCCTGATGATAAAGAAAATTACTATTCTGAAGGTAGTATTTTTGCTAAGTCTAAAGAAGATTATATTAAGCAGTGTAAAAGGTGTCATATTACTCCTAACAAAGAATACAAAGTAGTGAAAATTATCGGAGTTGGTGATGTATTTGATGTAGTGATAATTAATGATTTGGGAACAAAAATTGAGTTGATGGATACTTACTTTAGAGATACAAAATCTCAAAAAGTACAAAATAATTTTGAAGTTGAATTCAATACTGCTGAATTAGAAGATTTCAGTAAGAAAATTGTAGATCTTTTATTTGGAGCACTGCAGCAAAAGTATTCAAGTATAGAAATTCCTGTTAAGTCTGGAACATTAATCATAAGTGTAAAAGAAAGTAAATAGCTGTTAAGTTAAAAGAGGAGAATCACATGTTAGAAGAAACTTTTAAAATTGAAAAGGGAATAGAAAGACCTGTTAGGGCAGGTCAAGGAAAACCTAGAAAATATCCTTTCTATAAAATGGAAGTAGGAGATAGTGTTTTTATCTCTGGAGTAAATAACCAGAAAGTATCAGGTTCTTTTACAATTTTAAGGCCTAAGAGATTTTCTGTTCGGAAATGGAAAGAGGGAGAAGTAACTGGAATCAGAGTTTGGAGAATTGAATGAATGAGAAGAAGAAATATACTGATGCTGAAATTGAAAAGTATGTTAAAGATTTGAGTGATCAAGAAGTTGAACAATTGGTTACTGAAGTTGGACAAATTGTTAAAGATTTGAACTTTCTGTTTGGGTTAGAATTTGGAAAGATCCGAGCAGAACTAATAAAACTGGGAGTAGAAGATTTTAGCAAGTTAAATAAAGATGATCTTCATACTTTAGTATTGATGAAGAAAATGGGATATGATGTAAGTAAAACTTAATCTTTTAAAAGGGAAGAAGGAAAGTAAAAATGACTGATGATAAAGTAAAAGAGAAAATCAAAAATTTATTAGAAGAAGCTTTAGAAACTTTTAATGAAGATGGAGCTGACATTACTGTTCTGAAAGTTGATCAAGAACAAAATAAAGTAGTTGTAGAATTCAGTTTGGTGATCATTGAAGATGATGACTATGCAGGGTTTTGTGGATATTAAAGGAGCAAAGGAGCAACAATGAGTAAAAAGGAGAGTTGTATGAAAGACAAAACAAGACCAATGACATCAAAAAAGTATCAGAACATAGATGCTGAGCCTATTGTAAATTTTCCTGAAGTATGGAAGTGGTTTTTTAAAGTGCAAAATAACATCTTATCAAGTAAAAAGAATATATTGGCTGAATTTAATAGGAATTGCAATCTTCTTAAAGATAATCGTAAAGCTTTTCTTAAGTTATTTGGCTCAAAACACCGATTTATTTTCCAAGGAGAATTCAAATTTCATTGTTGGGCAATTGAGTATTATCCAGGAGAAATATTGATTCTTCTTACTGCAAATGAAAAAGGTACATGTTATGAAGTAGTATGTAGTAGCAGTAAAGAAAAAGTTACTACTTCAAAGATTATTGAATTTTTAGAAGTTCTAGCAAATAAAGTTTGAAGAAAGGGCAACTTTATTTTTCTCACTTATTTACTTTATCACTGTTAAGTATTAGATTATATTTAACAAAATAAGGAGTAGCTTATGTTAAGAACAAAAAAATCTAATTCTTCACAAAAGCTTATTATTGATTTAGATGGGCCAGATGGTAATGCTTTTGTTCTTTTAGGATATGCTAAAAGATTAGCTAATTCTATGGGATTAAGTCCTGAAGAAACTTCAAAGATTTTAAATGAAATGAAATCAGGTACTTACATTGTACTTTTGTCTGTGTTTGAAAGATATTTTGGAGAATTTGTTATTTTGGAAAGTAAAACAGAACATAAGTTACTGAATACGGAAGAATTAGAAATTGCTGCATCTTTAGAGAGAATAGGCTATAAAAATGATTCAAGAATAGTAACTTGTTAGGAAAGGAATATTATGCTTGATTTTTTAAAATGGATATTTGGAGATTTTTGGAGGTTTATAGGATTTGTTATGATTATTGAGATAATTTTTCAAATTCCCTATAAGCTTATAAGACGATATCTACGCCATTTAGATATTTCAAAAAATGGGTGGCCCCCTAAGCATATTGACGCAGATGGAGAATTTGAAAAAGAAGAAGATTGAAGAAAACAAAATGTATACTTTTGAAAAAATATTTGATCCTAAAACTCAAATTAGTTATCCTTTTATGTTGAAATGTGATAATGAAGAATTGTTAATAGAACATTCAGAAATTTTCATGCAACAAGAAGTAAAAAAAGGAATTTATGACTTTATAAAAGAAGGAGGTTCTAAAACTGTTTGGGGCAATTGGATGAAAGTTTATCAAAATAATTTTGGAAAATCTGGTTTAGAAGTTAGCTCTGAGTTAGAAATGAAAATTTTGCTTAGTAAAATTCAAAGCTTACACAAATATGGAGCAATTTATTTAAGAGAAAATGGAAGTTATATGATTCTTAGTAAAAATATGACTATTGATTATAGTATTGAAAGTGGTGAAATGAAATATCCTGAAGATATCAATGTGTTTAAATTAATGGAAAGAATTGGATATGAACAGCAATGATTTTTTCTTCATAAAAATATTTCAAAATACTGCTTATGAAGGTAAAAATTGTTGGTATAACAAATATGTTCTTCATACTTTTAAAGTTAGAAATGGAAATGAAACATCTGTTGATTTTCTTGTTGAACAAAAATTAAATTTGGATAAGTGTATTCCAGTTGATACTAATGGTTGTGGGATAATTTTAAAACGAGATTGTGTTATAATTAAAGAAGAAAGTGATCTCATAAATTGTGAAATTAAATTTTTAACAGCAAAAATGGGATATAAATGAAACCTTGTATTCAAATAAATGGAATAACTAAACGTCATCGTTGGAAAGTCTTTGGAAAATCTAAATCAAAAAGATGTATTTATTGCAGAGTTCCATACCCAAAGAAAAAGCACAAAAGACATTCTTGGGTAAATCCTATTAAAGCATTAGCTCCTTTATATCCATTAGTTCAACATAGAAAGATTCAATATTGTAAGTACTGTGGAGTAAAACGATTTAAACCAGATAAAAGAATAGTGAACAAAATTTTTCCTCATTCTTATCATATTACAAAAAATGATATTGAAATAATTGAAAGAGATCCAATTAAGAAACACTTAAAAAATTTAGGTTATGAATCATGCAAATAAAAATTGGTCAATATCTTAGATGTATTGAGCGGGGCTTTACAGGAATTGCAGACAAAGAAGGAAAATTTCACTTTGATTTAACTATAGGTGAACTATATTGTGTAAAAAATATTAATCTTATTTCAAAAGGAGAAGTTAAATTAATCAGTGTACAAGAAATAAGAACTGGTTTTTATTTTGATAATGTACAAGCTCAATGCTTTATGAAAAATTGTGAAGATTTTGAAGTTAAAAAACTTATGAAGAACTTAGGTTATCCTGAACATTGAAGTGAGAAACTTTATGAAATTCAAGCCATTAAAGTGGATTCCATGTTATGATATTCATTGGAAACGAAATATTGAAGTTAGATGTGGACAAGCTCAAGTTGCTTTGATTGTTTGGCGATCTTACAAGAAAAGCACTAAAGTTTCGGCAAAGAAAAATGATAAAAATGGGCATTGGTCTGTTTTCTTAAGATTTGAGGGAAGTGGTGCAGAACATGCAATTCCTACAAATGATATTGAAAAAGCAAAGTTGTTTGTTAAAGATAGATGGAAAGAATTTAAAAATGAAATCACTAAATAATTGTGACTTATTTACTTTCATTTTTCTAAATGTTAAATTATCTTAACATTAAGAAAGGAGAATAAAATTGGCTCTTATTCATAATATAAAACAGCAACAAGATTTAATTATTGCTGAATTTAATGATGTTCTCAAACAAATGTCTGATGTTTTGGGCATTGATTGTAAAATTCGCGATTTGAGAGTTCATGGAGATTCTGGCACTTTTTACGTAGATTTACAACTTATGCATGAAGATCCTTCAGTTGAAGGAGCTTATGTTCCTGTAAGTAAATATGAATTCGATTGGGATAATAAATGTAAAAAACATTTAGTTCCAAAAGAAATATTACATAAAAAATACAGAATGAGCTTAACTGGACTACCTAAAAATCGTATATATGAAGTTCTTGGAATTTATAGCACTAGAAAACAAAAATATCCAGTTATAATTCAAGACACATTAACAAAGAAAATTTGGAAAGTTTCTGTTGATATTCTAATAAAACATTCTAAAAATGGATCAGAAGTAAGCGGAATAATATAATGCATCATTCTTTTACTATAAATGAAAAAGTAAGACTTATTTCTTTTTCTGATGTTTCAGAAAAGGATGAATTCAGCGCACTTGATGGTTTGAAACTAGGTGAAGTGTATGAAATTGAAAGGTTGGGCTCAAATGGATTTATTCAATTAAAGAATCAAAATGGTTATTTTCATTCAACTAATAAGTTTGAACCTGTAATTGTTGAAGATCCCTCAGTTAATATTCAATGGGATGGAAAATGCTTTGAAATTGATGGTATAAGAGTTGATCCAACTGTATTAAAAGAAATTTTATCCAACTATGAATTTGATAATGATGGTAATTGTATTGATATTCGAGTAGAGGAAGATGATTGTAATTGTTATATTGATTTAAATACTGGTAAAAAGATTCACGAAAAATATTGCAAATATTATCCTAAATTCTAGGCAATTAAAATGATAATTTCTCATCATGCAATTGAACAATTTAAAAAAAGAAGTGGTTCAAGAAAATCTAATCAGCATATAATAGAACAATTAACATTTTTCATTAATCATTCTAAAGAAGCTAGACCTGTTGGTAACTATGGAGCAGTTCAATTGTTGAATCATGGATTAAAACCGGCAACTTATTTAGAATATGGTGGATGGATAATGGTTGTTCAAGGTAATGTTTTAAAAACAATTCATCAAAATGAATCAAAAAGATTTAGAATAAAAGAAAAATGAACAAAAAAATACGCATATTAATGAGTAAAATAGGTTATGATACTTTAAAAAAACATTATTATCGTAAAGAAAATCATTTTTGTTTAGATTTTTGTCCAGAACCTAAGAACAATCAAAATCAAATACGGATAGGTTCAGCAGCTTGTTTTGATTGTAAAAATTGTATTTCTCATGGAGAAAAAGGAGATAATTGGATCAAATGTATCAAAATTGAAGAATCAAAAAATGAAAAAAATTGAAATAATACAATGTAGTCTTAAAAAATGTAAATGGAATAAAAAGAATCAATGTTCAAAAGAAAAAATTGAAATAGATTCTGCTGGACAGTGCACTAAAATTTTTATTGAAAATCCAAGATATACTCCTGATGAAATTCCTAATTATATGAAAAATAGAGAAAAGTAAATGGATTCTTTAAATAAAAATGAACTAGATGAATTACTTCAATTAGTAGATTCTGATTCTGATTTTAAAATAGCTATAAAAATTGCTAAAATCATCAAAATAGAATTAATAAAAAAGAATATTATTCTCTTTATTCATACTTTAATTTATTGTTTTGCTATGGTTTTTATATTTCATTGTATTTTTTATGTTGAAATAAGTTTCTTTTTTATAATTGTTTTAAGTATTATAATGATGATAGTAAATAAAGCTTTCCTAAAAGGAACAGATTTAATTCATCAAATTACTAAACTTGCGATTTTAGAAAGATTAAAGATTTTCTTAAGAAAACATTATAACAAAAGTTCAATATGAAATTTGTAAAGTTAAAAAAAGAAGGAAGAAGAGCTAAACAAGCTCCTTTTAAAGTAATAAAGCTTACTAAAAAAGAAGCTAAACAAAAAGCAGAAATAGTTAAGCAATTAAAAGAAAAATCAGAAGAAAAAGAACTTTTTGTTGAAGATATTTTAGAATAGAGATTTTTGGAGTAAAGTATGCGTGAAATAGTAATAAAATTAGGAGTAATTTATAAAAATACTCATGGTGGTAAAGAAGTCATTATGCCTGAAAATGAAGCAAAAATAATTGCTGAAGCAAATAGCTTTGAATATGTAGAAGATTTTATTAACCAATATAATGGTAAAACTTTAGTTCTTGATAGGTTAAGTCATATAATAATGCATAATTGAAAAGATAATTAAAATGAGTGATACATTTTGTATTTGTTTACCAAGTGGCAATAGGTTTGAATTTGATAGTATTGAAACTCAATTTCATAAAAGAAAAATTGAGTACACTAAAAAAGATTTATTATCTGGTGGAATTATTTTTGAATTTGATCAGAGCCAAATTGTTAAATTGCCCACAGATGATTTGGGACCCTTTATCCCAGTAGATGATCTTTCTGGATATACTTTTTATAAAAAAGGTTCAGATGAAGATTGTTTTTATAAAGCAATATCTCAGTTAGAAACAGGGATGAATTAAAAAATTGCTGTCATGTATTTACTGTTAAGTAGTTAAGTATTAAATTATCTATAACAATTTGATAATCATATACTTAAGGAGATTTACAATGAAAAAGTTATCTTTGTTACTGGTTTTGTTAAGTCTAGTTGGACTTAATCTTGTTTTTGCTGGAGTTCAAATGTCTTCATTTGTTCAGACAATTGACTCAGTTAATTCAAAAGTTATTTTTGAATGGACTACTTCTTCTGAAACAAATAGTTACGGATTTCTTCTAGAATGGAATTGTTACAATGAGCCTGGAAATTGGCTTGCAATTCCTGATAATATGGTTTCAGGAAGATTAAGATTCAAAAGCCCAGATAATGGTGGAGCTTCATATTCTTATGAATGTGCTCTTAGAAGTACATATGAAGGTAACACTTATCGATTGAAACAAATAGATAATGATGCAACTTTGGCATACTATTATCCAACTGTTCAAATAATTTCAGTGCCTCCAGTAATAGAGCCTCCAGTAATAGATCCACCTGTTGACACAACTTCAGTGCCTCCAGTAATAGATCCACCTGTTGATACAACAAGTGTTCCACCTATAGATACTACAACTACTCCGCCAACATCAAGTGTCGAAGATGGTGGAAATCTTCCAAATAAATTACATTTGAGTGCAAACTATCCGAATCCGTTTAACCCAAGCACTCATATTCAATTTTCAGTTCCAAAATCAGGTTATGTTTCTTTAAAAGTATACAATGTTGTAGGCCAAGAAGTTGCAACATTATATTCAGGAAATGCAATTGGAACTATTGTGGTAAAATTTGATGGATCAAAGTTAGCTTCCGGTGTTTATTTTGCTCGAATAGAATATAATGGAAAAGCTCTTGTTCAAAGAATGCTTATGACTAAATAGAAAGAAAAGAAAATGGAACAAAATCAAGTTGAAATACATATACCAATAGAAGAAGAATTAAACAAATAAAAGTAGAGATAAGTAGTAGAGGTGTAAATGCTCAAAATTAGTGAAAAATTTTATGTTGGGTTCAACAAAAGAACCAATGAAGAATCAAAAGAAAAATTTCTTTTAGCTTATATAGTAAAAGATAAAACTCTTAGAAGTTTTGATTCCTGGAGAGATCATCACATTGCTATAAAAGAAATTGATAATCAGCCAAAATCAGGATTTAAGATTTTTGGAGATACAAAAAGAAGTCGAGATTGGTTTGGCAGTGGCCGCTCAATGCTTTATATTGAACATCCAGAAGGTTTTGTATTTGAAATATCAGTCAATAATTTAACAAAAATTTTAGATCATTGTGATATTGTAAAGAATGAGTTTACTGAAAAAATGATTCTTGCTCATGAAGGGAGTAAGTTGATTCTTATTCCTACTAATTCTGATTTGTATCAAGAAGCTATTGCTGATACTAAAAGAATGTTAGAAACAAAAACAAAATCTTTAGTAAAACCCTCTTCATTGAAGATTGGTGATATTGTTGAGTTTCCCAATAAATCCAAAGTACTTTATCTTGGGAAATATAAAGCATTTACACTACTTCACAATGTTGGACAAAATAGAGAAACTACATATACTACATCAAAGCAAACAAAAGAACGGCATTTTTATCTTGAAGGTGCTGACACAAAATATCCATTACTCCGGTCTGTGCAAACCATAAAAATTTATCGAGTGACATCACATGAAAATATCTCTCAAGAAAAAGCATTGGAAATAATATGTAAAAATTATCATTATTATGATAGTTATATTCCAATTCTACCTGATTCAATATTTCATGTTGAAAATAGAATTTGGAAATCTCATGAAAAGTGTTTGGGATATTGGATAACTTTTGATTCAACAATTACTGGTCAGAATATCACTTTCAAAAGTATTTCTAAATTTGATACACCATTTAACAAACAACATAATACTGAAATTATTTGGATAACTTTAGGAAAAAATAAGCTTTATATCAATATAAATGCTGATCAATTATCTAGATTAGAATAAAATGCCTAAAAATGTATGTGTTACTTGTGAAATAGAATTAAAACCAGAAATTAATGGTGTGGTTGTAGCTGAAATGATGAATGAAGACACTGAACTCTATAAACTCTGGTTTGCTGACCTTTACAAATGCCCCAGATGCGGATTTGAAATAGTTTTGGGATTTAGTGTAACACCATTAATGGAACATTTTGAAGGAGATATTGATTTGAAATTTAATCAATTAGAAGCATCAGGAAAGAAAATAATATTTTTAAAAGAAAAGGGTTGAAATAACTTACTAATGAATCTATCAATTCTTGAAAAAGCACAAAAGTCAGGATTAATCCATCCTGATACTATTGAACGACTTAAGAATCGACAGTGTCCTTTATGTAGCAATTCAATCAACTTTGAAGAATTCAAAGATGAATTAGCTCTTAAAGAATTTACTATTAGCGGAATATGTCAAAAATGTCAGAACAAAATATTCAAATGACAAAAATACAAAAGGTTAATCAAAGTCTTTTTGATAATCTTGTTAAATTTCTTCGAAAAAATGGTTACAAAGTAAAAATTGTTTCTCGTTTTGATCCTGATTATCGATTTGCTCAAGTTAGTGGCAAATGGATCAGGGGTGGATTTTGTGAATTTAATGAACATGTTTATAAAGATGTTAATTTTAGATTTGCATTTGATAATACAAAATGTTTTGATAAATGGAGCAAGTGTCCCTTCTCATTACCATTGCCTATTACACAATTAGAATACAAATATATTTTAAAAAATCTTAGATTTTTAGCTACAAAAAAGGGATATAAATTATCAAACAATTATGACTTACCTTGGATAAAAGAATATCCGAGAGGAGTAGAAAATCATGACAATCCAAGAATTTGAAGGAAGACTACTTAAAGTATTTGCTTGGGGAGGTTTAGCATATACTATTCCTTTGTGGCTAATTAGATATTTGTTTAAAATAAATTTCTATGATATTGGATCATTAGCACTATCTTTTATAATATTTCAAGTTGTTTGTTGGATTGTAGGAAAATGTGTTCAAGTTCAAGGAAAGATAAATGCAGAAAGAAAACTTATTTCTGAAGTGAAAATGTTAGGCAAAAAAAATGAAGGAGATTATTATGCAAATAATAGTCACTCGTCATAGTTTAGACCTTTGTGAACATAGAAATCTAAGTGAAATTTCTATGACAGATAATTTGCCAGCAATAACTGGAGACATAAGTAAGTATTATGAAGCATTTTGTAATGATTGTGAAGAAATTGTTTATTGTCAAACTGGATTAGTTGTTATTCCTTGGACAACTGTAAGAAATATAGCTTGGAGAGACACATCGAAAGACAAGTCAAAAATAAATGCATAAATTGCGGTTATTGTTGTAAAGTAGCACCTTGTGCATTTGGTATTTGGGATTTTCAAAAGAAGCAATGTAAATTCTTATCTGAATCAAATCTGTGTGATCAATACTCTAAAATTAAAGATCTTCCAGGAGCAGAATTGAATCCAGCTTTTGGTGCTGGTTGTTGTTCAAGCTTAAATTCATATAGAAAACAAATACTTAGAGAAAAAGGTTTACAATTAAGTAGTTAAGTATTACTTTAGATTTAATATGACTGATGAAGAACGTAAAGCACTAGTAAAACAATACTTTGATGCTGATGAAAATGATGAAGCAGAAAAGGATTCTGATATGAAATGGACTATAAATTTTAATTTCATTTTTACTTTACTTGTAATAATTTTTCTTGGAGGTTTTGTTCTCTGGAATGAAGCAGATAACACTACAAAGATAAGAAATGATATTAATAAGCTAAACTTGAATATTGACACAGTCAAATCTCAGTTAACAAATTTAACTATTCAGTATAAAAAACATGTAAAGTCTGATTCATCAAAAACAAGTGTTTTATATGGAGAACAATGCAGAGTTGATTCACTTCAAGACGCATATCTTGATAGACTTAAGAAAGAAATAGAAAAATTAAAGTAAGCATTTTTATTTACTCTTAAGTAGTTAAATATTAAATTGTATAAATTCAAATTTAAATGAAAGGTGAAAAAATGGAAGAAAAAGAAAAGAAATATCCTCAATATTCAGAATTCAAAGGTAACCCCGTAATGAATCTCTCTCAATTTTTTGGTTTTGGTTTATCTAAAGCTAAATTAATTGTAGAACATTATCCCGCAATTTTAAAATTTGTTGAAACTACTGAAGCTAGTAAACAAAAAACAACTCCCACTGAAAAGAAAGTAGATTAACATATGCCCTGCAAAGATATTACAATTGAAGAAGCCAAACTTCGTTTTCAGAAGAAATGGGCCCGACTGAACATACCAGAAACAATTTTAGGAACAATCATAAAACACAATGAACAAGAATATGAAGTTCTTGGACTTGGATATCGTGTTCGACAAAATGGATTAGTAGTTAAAGATGTGAAAACAGGAGAAATACATAGACTCCCAATTTCAATAGTTCAGAAACAATCCATTGCACCCAAAGTATAAATGAAAAATATCGCTAAAGTAGTTAGAAGAAAATCTAAAACTTATAATAAATCAGATTATGAAAAACTTTTAAGATATTGTTGGTGCACTACTAATTTAGATTATAATGTAGAAAAATTTTTAAAATCAATATCTGACTTAACAGTATTATCAGAAAATCAATATCAAGCTTTACATCAAATTGCTGTTGAATGTGTTGATGCTAATTCTTATTGCACAGTATTAAGAGATATTAAATATGAATCTGAACATAAGTCATAAAATTAAAATTTTAACAGCAGTTTTATTTACAATAATTTTTGTATTACTTCTTAGTTTATTTCTATGGTGGCCACCTTCAAAACAACAATCTAAAGAAGAATATCATACTCTAAATGAGTATATTTGCGATGGCAAAGCTACTGCATTACTTTTAAAAGAAACACCAATTCTTTGGTCGGGTTTCACTTATCGTTATGATGTTTGTATTAAAATAGATAAAGATCATTTTGCACCATATACGATATGGGTAGACAATGACAAAAAAGTTACACAATTTGGACCAGATCAAAATAAATCAAAATAAACAATAACAAAAAGGAGATAAATTTATGGCGTTAAGATTAATAGAAATACTTTTCTTTTTACTTTTTGTGTTAATTCTTTTAACACAAATTTTTGTGCCTATCAAAAATGGTACACCAATTTTTCCTTTTTTACGAAGAAAAAAATTATTAAATAAATTGGAAGAACTCAATGACAAAAAAGAAGAATTTGAAATCGAAAAAACTATTGAGAAAACTCAAAAAGAACTCGATGATGAAAAAGCCAAATTTGAAGAAGAAAAAGCAGCAAAGAAAAAGAAAAAATGAACAAGAAACAATTTTAACTAACAATCTACAACAAAATTCAAACAATATGAAAGGTATTAATATGAACAACAATGCATCAGGTACATCTGGCAATGGTATCAACCCAGTATATCTTGGGCTTGCTATTATTGCTGCAATTGTTTTAAGTGTTCTTCCATTCAAACTCTGGGAAGATTTGGATGCTGGAGAATTAATGGTTGTTCAATCACCATTTGCTGGAACTCTTACATGGTCAACTACTCCGGGTGTTAAATGGCAGGGTTTTGGAGAAGTTACAAAGTATAAGCTTCGATCTCAATATTGGTTTTCTAGTAAAGATGACCAAGGGTCTGAACTTCAGCAATCTATTAAAGTCCGATTTAATGATGGTGGACATGGAAACATCTCTGGTTCATTAGCTTGGGAAAAACCTTTAACTGAAGAATTTTTAACTGCTATGCACAGAAAATATGGAAGTGAAAGTGCAGTTGAACAACAACTTGTAAGAACTGTAATTGAAAAATCAGTTTATATGGTTGGTCCAATGATTTCTAGTGCTGAATCTTATTCTTCACGAAGAACTGACTTGTTAAGATATATTGAAGATCAGATTCAAAATGGAGTTTATCAAACAGCAACAGAACCAGAAAAAATTCCTGATCCTATGACTGGAATTTTGAAAACAGTTAATGTTGTTAAAATTTTAACTGATGAAAAAGGTAACTTCTTACGCCAAGATGTTTCTCCTTTAAGTTTATTTGGAGTTAAAACATTTAACCTTTCAATCAATGAAATTGCATATGATCCCACAGTTGAAGAGCAAATCTCTACACAGCAAAAAGCTACTATGCAAGTTCAAACTGCAGTAGCACAAGCTAAAGAAGCAGAACAGAAAGCTATTACTGCAGCCAAAGAAGGTGAAGCTAATGCAGCAAAAGCTAAATGGGAACAAGAAGTTATTAAAGCTCAGCAAGTTACAGAAGCTCAGCAAAAGCTTGAAGTTGCTAAGTTAAATGCTTTAGCTCAAGCTCAAAATAAACAAGCAAAAATTTATGAAGGTGAAGGTGAAGCTGCAAAACAAAGACTTATTATGCAAGCTAACGGTGCTTTGGAGATGAAACTTGAAGCTTACAAAGAAGTCAATTTCAGATATGCAGATGCTCTTAAAGAAGGTAAGAGTAATTTTGTTCCTTTAGTAGTAGGTGGTGATGGTAAGGGTGGTGGCCAGGCTGGAAGTGTTAATGAATTAATTCAGTTATGGCAAGCACAGACTGCTCACCAGTTGAATCTTGATATGAAAGTAAAGTAGTCCTCGACCGGTCAGTTATAAAGCAGGGATTTCGTAAAAATAACGAATTTCCCTGCTTTTTTATAGGAGAAAAAGATGATGGATTCTACAAGATTAGTTTTAATTCTTCTAGGTGTATGTATATACAGCCTTTTGATAGGGATAAACCAGTGAAAGTTGTTAAAGTTAATTATCAAATTTGGCTACAGTTAAAAGATGGATCTATTCTAAAGTAAAACTTTATTTTTGCTGCCTGTTTATTTTTAATCAACTTAATATTAAGTTATATTAACATAAAAAATTAAGGAGAATTAAAAATGACACTAGTAAATGAATCATATGTAACTGCTAAAGAAGCTTTGAAAGCAGCAAAGCTTGATTTCAAAGTTGAAAAACATCCTATCTTTGCTCACATTTTCCCTAAAAACAAAAAAGAACCCGGTTTTGATTCAAAGCGAGTTCTTGACCGCTATGCTACTATTCGAATGGATACAATGACTCCAATCGGTGATGTTGGTTCAGTTTATACAGTGGTTCAGAATGAAGATGCTTTCGAATTCATTGATAGTGTTGCAAATCAATATGAAGTTCTCTTCAAATCAGTCTATGAATTAAGAGATGGTGCTCTTATCTCAGTTAAAGCTCATCTTGGTGATTCAGTTGGTTTGAAAGAAGATGTTGTAAAGAAAACTCTTATCCTTTCTAATTCTCATAATGGCACCAGAAAAGTAACTGTAAAATTTGTAATTGAGAATGTAAAAACAAAAGCTATCCTCCCTTTCACTCTTCCTACTTTAGATACAGAATTAGAGATCCGGCATACACATTCAGTTAATGATAAAATGATGGAAGGCAAAAGAACAATGCAAGCTGCACATAATGCTTTTGCTGAAATTGTTAAAGTATTTGAAAAGATGGCTGAAAAAGAAGTTGATTTGAAAGATGCTTATCTTTTTGTTGAAGAGTTACTCCATCCTGACAAGAAAACTTCTGTTTCTACAAGAACCAAAAACGTTATTGATGCTATAATGGGAATCTTAATGAGAGAAAAGAATATCAATCTCTGGAAATTGTATAATGCAATTGCAGAATATACTGATACTCAAAAAGGAAGTAAAAAACCTGAAAGCAATCAAATTGATAGTCGATTATTTGGAAGTGGTAATGGTTTGAAAGAAAAGAGTTTTGAAAAAATAGTTAAATTAATCTAAAAAGAGATTTGCAATGGACTATCAAGAACGAAAAAGTACATATATTTTGATCAAAGATTTTTCTGACTACAGAAAATCAATTATAACTCCTTACTTTCCAGGTTGGAAGAAATTTAAAACTTCTCAACTATTAAAAGATGCTCTTGAAGAGTTTAATAAAAAAGAACATCAATATGGAAAATATATAATCCCAGAACCTGCACAATATCCTTGTATTGTTGAAATTTACGAAGATAAAGATCCTGAAGAAACTTGGGATGATGGATTTAGAATGCAATTTTTGTATAAAAACAATCTTACACAATTTAGAGATTTATTTAATGAATGAAATTAATGCTTTGCTCGTCAAAATGGGATATGAAGTTCCAAGAGAACCAGAGAAAAATCAGATCTATACTTTTTGGAGTGCAAGAATCAATTATCACCGGAGTAAAGGAGAGAGATATGAAACAAATAATTGATAAAATAGAATTAGGGGGTTACTCTTACGCTGTTGGCTGTTATGGTGTAACCGAAATTAAGGTTAGATGGGAAAACGGCGAAATGGCAGGGGTTAGATGGTTTGAGATATGGCACGGCAAACGTCATTTAACCGATATAAATGGCAAATATGTCATATCTATTTCTTATAGAAATTCTAACGATAAATTTTAAAGGACTAATAATGGACTCAGTTAAATCAGCGATAGAGACATTGAATATAGAATTATATAAACAAATAGATACTCTCAAGAAAGTAAGACGAATTATGAGCGAAAATTGTATAGGTATTCCAACAGTAGAAGAAGAGAAAATTATTGCCGAACATCGCCTTGCAATCGAAGTGCTGGAAAAGTATGAGAAAGGAGAGTTGAAATGAATTATGTGCCAATGTGGTGCTGTATATGGTTTTTATTCGCAGGACTTATGTTTGGACATACAACCGCCAAATATACTCGGAGTAAGCAGATAACAAAGATATATGGAATAATAATGTTATTAGTCGGTTTATTCTTTGTAATTTATTTTTCAAAACCATTATAGGACACTCAAAATGATAGACTATGAGAAGCAATACATTGAAGAGAGCGGGGACAAATTACCGCTTAGATCAGAATATGTCGATGTTGTTGCATGGGTAGCCGCTTTAGAAAAATGGCAAGAATCTTTTATTGTCTGGCTCTGCAAGCGATTAGAGAAGGCGGAGAAAATAAATGCATTAAGAATAGGTAGGGCAATAATAATTAACGATGAATTTAGGAGTGATACTGATACTTATTAATCAGGAGTAATCCAATGGTAAAGGATAAAAGATATTATTATAAACACAGAGGGGTGGAGTGTCTCGAACAATGACCAAGTTCAACCATATAAAGAACGAGGCGTTTATATTGGAAGTGTAGCCTGCCAAGTGTGTCCTAATTTTATAGCAGGAAACACTAAAAAAGAAATACATCCGTGCAAAGTCATAGCCAAAGCAACTGGGAAGGAGTAATCCAATGGAAGAGTTAAGAAAAGCATTACAAGATATGATATGGCTTGCAGAGGGTTTGAATGAAGATGAAAAAAAATTCGAAAAAAAATGATACAATATTTAGGAAAGAATTTTGTTTGGGAGTTAGCTGTATCTGTTTATTGGGATGAAGTACAATCAATTGAAAATTTTTACAGAACAAAAAAATAGCGGCTTGTTTAAGGCCGCTATTCTCATATCTATTTCTTCAACGATTAAATTGATGCAGGTGAGCCAATAAAGTCTAAGTCAACAACTCTAATAACTCCGTACATTTCAGGTCTAACCATTTGTTTTGCATATCGTGTCATTACAGCTCTTCGTGGTGTGAAGTCTTCAGGAGCAAAAATAGTAGGTGTTACTAACAATGGGACATAAGGAGCATATACAAATCCTGTTTCCAAGAATGAACCGCCTTTATATCCAAGCAACATCAAATCAGCTGGGAAATAAGGATCTTTGTAAACAGTGTATCTGCTTGACAAAGTACCTGTCTTTTCTGTTCCAAAGCTGTATTCAACTTCAGAAGCGTCTGATAAGATTGTTGGTTTGAATCCATTAATTGATTCAATGACTGAGCTAATTTCAGGGCTTGTAACAATGAAGTTAGCACCATGTCTCAATGATCTCTTATGGATTTCATTACTTACTGTAGTAACTGTTTCACCAAGTGTTTGATACCAATCTTGTTGAGTACCATAGAATGCTTGGTAGCTTCCTTGTGAAGCATCTGCAAGTGATTTAGTAGAAACTATAACACCATCTGCTGAAAGTGATACATATTTACCAATTTTTCGTGACCAAGCAGCTTTTACAGTTGCACCTTTAATTAATTCACCAAGAATTTCTCGGTCAATTTCAAGTGCGATGGCTTCTGAAAGAATGGTTGTTAATTCAACTTCTGCATCTAATGCGTGATAAGCATTTAAATCTTGAGCTAATTCAGGAGTCCATTGAGTTTTCAATTTTCTAGTTTGTGCCATTACTGGTACGCTAGAAATACTGATGTTCAATTGTGGAATACCTGTTACAGCTTCAAAATCTCCAAGTACAGTTGATTTTGGATTATCTTGCAAATCAGTCTTCATTGGGCCATAAACCAATACCTTACTAGTTCCTGAAGCTGCTGCAGCTGTTATTGATTCTACTGCTGTAGAGTTACAATAAAATGTAAGTTGGTTTGCACTATATCTAGTTAATGAAGGGTCATATGTTCCCCACAATGATTCTGCTGTAAGATTCTCAACAGGTTTTTGTGATCTGAAAGTTGTAGTTCCAAGATTAAATTCACTAGAAAGAGCAAGTCTCATATTAAACAATTGTGCCAAATCCATAGTTGCTGATGCTGCACCAATTGTAAATCTAACTGGTGTAACTTGACCAATAAGAGCTGATGTTACTGCTTCTGTGAGCAATCCACCAGTTCCTGTAATGCCATTTGCTGACAATAGATAACTTCGTGTTGAATAACCACTATTCAATTCATAGAATCCACCACCTGCAGTCATACCACCAACACCTTCAAGTGTTTGATTAACTATAGGTGATTTGTTACCATAAACTGATCCACCTGAAGCAAATCCACCCTTGTATCTATCGAAATAGAAATCCAAGTAGAAAAGCAAACCAGATGGTAAGCTCATTGGTTGTACTGAAACGATTTCATTTGCAATCAATTGTGCAAACACTCTTCGAACTAATGGGAAAGCAATTTTATTGAAGCCAGCGATATCTGATACCGTTGAACCTTCATTCAATTGTTTCAAACCTCTTGCTTCTTGTTCAAGCAAGTTAGCCATAATTTGGCCGTTACCTTTTGAAAGTTTCTTCAAAAGATTGGTTTTACCCCATTTTTCAACGAGACGTTTGGTTATTGAAGCTCTTGACTCGAGTTCAGATCCAGCCATTTCTTTGATAAAATTATAATCTGACATTTATTTATGTCTCCCGTTATTAAAATGATTTTGTTTATTAATTTTTTACAAACCAGCTAATTCAGACATTCTATCAACTTGAGCTGTTTTCAACTTAGTTGATTCAGAAAGTACTGACTTAGTGTTAACGTTCTTCAATGGATTCTTTACTGTTTTAGTTACAGAAGGAGTTCTTTTCATTGTTTTATAAATGAGCTGAGCTTCTCTTGTAGTTTTTGCAGCATCGAAAGCTTCTGCAATCTGTTTCTTCTCATTACGAGTCATCCCTGGTTGAGTCATAAGTTTGAAAGCATAAGCAAGTTTTGCATTGAAAAGATCAACTTTTTCAAATTTATTTTTAAGAGTATTTACAGCTTCACGAAGGATAGCATTTTCTTTCTTGTATTTACGTGCGATTTTCTTCAAATTTTCAACAATTGCATTATCATTTGATAAGTCACTTCCATCTCCATCTTTTTCAACTGTTTCTTCTTTCTTTGCTTCATCTTCAGGTTTCTTTACTTCTTCTTCATCATCAACTACTTCTAAAACTTCATCATCATCAATATCATCTTTCTCTTCTCCTGGCTCTCCGAAAAACTCATCCAATTCTTTATCATCGTCATCAGCTTCAATAGGAGGAATTTCAGCTTCAGGAATTTCATCGTCAAGTTTAATTTCATCATCATCATCAACAGGAAGAGCTTCTTCTTCATTAACATCTTTACCTTCAGGATAAGTTTCAACTGGACCAGCTCCGGTGCCTTTATTAATGTTTGTTCCATCACCCATAGCATCTTGATCTTCTTCTGGATTATAGCCACCTGGTTGATCATTGCCTGTAGAGACTTCTTCATTAATAACAGCAGAAAGCATATTTTTAATTTGTGGTGAAAATTCTTTTATAAACATGTTTTTTGCTCTCTCTTCGATTACTGAAGTTACAGTGTTTGCATCTGCAATAGCTTCTTTAATTATTGACATTGTAGCTCCTAAGAGTATAATGTGTTAAACTTTTGTGAATTAATGTGGTAAAACTTAATATTATTACTTTACTATCATTACTTTACTTAAACATATATATCCTTAAGTTCCAATTAGTTCCTTAACAGCTAGTTAAATTTAAATCAAGTTTGATGAATATTTATACTCGTATCCCTTTCATTTTCTTCAGGAGAATAAAAATGTCATTCAAACGATTGTTTAGCACCGAACTTAGCCAAACTGCTTCTCCATCAGATTTTACAGTTAATTTTGGTGATAGTAGCAATACTGCATTATCCGGAATTGTTAGTTTAGGTGCTTTAAGTGCTGAAGCACCTCAAATAGTAAAATATGTTAGATATAAATTAGGTGAACCTGTACTTACTGTTCATTGTGATAACAGACAAATATTTCTTGCTTTTGAAGATGCAAATTTGAAATATAGTTCAATAGTAAATACTTATCAAGCAAGAAGTTGGATGATTCAATATTATGGATTAGAAAAAGATTTTAGTACTAATGATTTAACAGGAAAATTACCTGCACCGTTTTCAAATTTTGTAAAAAGATTAACTGAAAATGTTGCTTGGGAAATGAATCCGCCTGTTGGAGGAAATATTTTAGGCAATGTTAGAAAAGCATACATTAATTTAATTGGAGGTCAACAGGACTATGATATTTATAATGATATAATTGATAATACAACTGCAACTTCAATTACTGCTTCTTTAACAGCAATAGGAATGACAAATTCATCTAAAATAGATTTAAAAACAATTTATCATTATCCTTCAGTAACACTTTATAGATTTTATGATCCTTATTCTTCAATTAACTTGCTTTCGCAAGAATTTAATTTTGAATCATTTAATACAGAAACAATATTTTATGTTTTGCCAATATGGACTGATATTTTAAGAGCTCAACAATTGAATATGAATGATAAAGTTAGAAGAAGTAATTTTTCTTATGAAAGAGTAGGTAGAAGATTAAGAATTTTTCCTGCTCCTAAATCAACTACAAAATTATGGATTGATTATGTTCCTACTCAACAAGATCCATTTGACTCTAATGATGCTTCAGTTTCAGGAATAAGTAATTTTTCTCAAATACCATTTACAGATATTGCTTATGATAAAATAAATGCTCCAGGTAAATATTGGATTAGAGATTTTACATATGCTCTTTGTATGGAAATAGAGGGAAGAATCAGGAGAAAATTTGATAAAATTCCAATTCCTGGAAATGATATAGTACTAGATGGAACTGCATTAGTACAAGAAGCAATTACAAAACAATTAGAATTAGAAAAATTATTGCGCGATGATTTAGAAAAATTAACTGTAACTAATGTCATGAAAGATAATGCAGAAATTGCAAAATTAACTAAAGAACAAAATGATATGATCCCAAACTTTATTTATATGTTTTAAGAGAAAATTAATGACACCAGTAGAAAAATTTCAAAGAACAAAATCTGTAATTAATCATATAATAGACGCTATAATGTCTCCTTTTTTTGATTCAAATGAAGTATTTTCATGGAGAAAAGGAATGACTGCTGTAGTTACTTTTGTATTTGCTTATGCTTGCATTGGTTTTTTAAATAAACATAATTTTGAACCCTTACCTGGTGAATATGTTTATCTTATTGTTCTTATTTTTGTTGCTTACTTTGGTAAAGATATTCCTCAAGGATTTATTGAGATAGGTTCAAAATATCTTGATTTGAAGATTGAAAAGCAAAAACAAATTACAGCTGGTGGAGTAAATGGAGACAATAAATAATAAAGACCGAAATCCAAGTCTTTTCATCGGAGACCGTGAGAGAGTATTTTTTGATAGAGTTGCAACTGAAGTTGTTGAATGTGTAACTCAACAAAAACTAAGATATTTTGCTATTGATTCTGATAAAACTGTAAGTGATGATTTATATGGTGAATCAACTCAAAAAGTATTTAGAAAACCTCTAGAAGTTTATGCTCTTATCCTTTACAATTCTCCTATAGTTAGTACTGGAACATTTTCTACTGAAACAACTTATTTATTAAAAGTGTATATTCAAAAATTTAGAGTTGAGCAAGACCTTAAAATGACTCCAAGAATAGGAGATTTTATAGAATTTGGACAAAAATATTATGAAATTTCTAAAGTAGTAGAGCCTCAATTAATAGCAGGTCAAGATATTTCTGGTTTTAAAATGGGAATATATGTAGATGCACAAAGTACAAGAGCAGATGTATTTTCTCCACATAAAGCTATTCATAATGATCCACACGTGAATCCCGATACAATAAGGTAAAAAATGCCATTAATAGATAAAAGTAGAGATTCTCAAATACATGAAATAAATCTTAAAAGTATTGACCAGTCTGTAGTTAGATGGTGGCAAAAAGATTTTCCTGTAGTTATAAATGGTAAAAATGTTCCAGTTATATATGCAACAGCAGAGCGTTGGGCTAAAGCTCAAATTGATAAAGGTTTTAGAGATGAATCTGGAATATTAATCTTACCTATAGTTTCTATTCGTAGAACTACTCCTGATCATTTAAAAGAAAGATATGTACCAGCTAATACTGATACAAATATTACTTTGACTAGAAGAATAGCAACAACTCCTTTAAGTGAAACTGAAAGACAATCATCAGTTTATTCAAGAGTAGCTGATCCAGATTATGTTAAATCTGCTGATGATGTAATATATGAAATCGTTCAAATAGAATTTCCTTCTTTTGTTAATCTTGATTATGAAATAACTATTTGGACTTCTTATATGTCTCATCAAAATTTGAATCAAGAAAATATTTATAAAGAATTCAGAGGAGGGAGACAATATTTTCATGTTGATGATTACTTCTTTTTTGGTAAATTAGGTAGTACACAAGATCAAAGTAATCTAGATGAATTTTCAGATAAAGAAAAAATCATTAAATATAAATTTAATCTTGCTTTACAAGCTTATTTTGTTGATAAATCAAAAGTAAAGATTTTTAGAACTGCAGGAAATACTAAAATAAATATTTCTTTTAGTGAATTAAAACCAAGAAGAATAAAACCATCACCATTTCTAAATGTACCAGATCTTTTAAATTTTGGTGAAGTAGATATTATATAAAGGAGCATAGATGTCAGTTCTTAATTATAATATGTTAGGAAATTATTTAGAACCTGTAGATGGAAATGTCAGTTTGTCTTCTTCATCAACTGCATTTACGATTTCTTTATCTGCAGATGCAGGATTTACTGGAAATTTAGATGTTCCTTATGTGAATAGTTATGTTTTTTCAACAATTTATGTAAAATTTCTTCCAACAGAAGCAATAGATTATAGTGCGATTATTAATCATAAAGTTTCAGGTATTTCAAAAGATTTAAATGTAATAGGAACAGTTCCTGATCCTGAAGTTTCAGTTTATCCAGCATTTTTATCATTTGGTGATGTTCAAATAAGTACAACTTCAACTGAACAAACTTATACTATAAGTGGTTCTCATTTAGGATTAAGTGGATCAATTACAATTTTTGCTCCTTCTGGATTTGAAATTTCTCAAATAAGTGGCTCAGGTTTTAGTTCTTCATCAACAATTTCATTTACAGGCGGTTCTTTCTCATCAACAACAATTTATGTACATTTTGTTCCTTTAATTGAACAACTTTATACAGGTAGTATTACTACTAATTTGGGTTCAACTGTTTCAGTAAGTGGAAATGGAGTAGCAGAAGCTCCTGATCGATATTGGGTAGGTGGAACGGGTGATTGGTCTGATGATGAATTCCATTGGGCACTTGTTTCAGGTGGAGAACCTGGAATTGGAAATTTACCTAATTCAGGTCTTAATGTATTTATTGATGCAAATTCTGGATTTGAAGAAGGTGGATATATAAATACTGCCGATTTTGCATTTTGTAAGAATTTTACAGCTAATTCTGGACATACTTATACAATTTATGGTGACTTATACATTTATGGAAATGCTATATTTGAACCAGGTCTAACTTTCGAAACTATGGGTACATAATATGTCAACAATTTATTTTTCTGGCTCAGGATCTAATACACTTGAAGTAAACAATGCTTCTATTGAAAATTTAAGCATTAGTGGAGCAGGAACTTTAACATTACAAGATGATTTGGCTTGTAGTCAAGAATTTCAAGCAAGATCTGGATCTTTTGATGCAAATGATAATAATGTATCTGCAAATATTTTTAGTTTAATGGATTCTTCTATTTCAATGGGAGCAAGTGGATGGCACATTACATCTGATAATGGAAAATGGTTAGAAAATAATTATACTGTATTATTATTACATATGAATGGTGTTAATGGAGGTCAAGTATTTATTGATGAAACAGGTAAAAGAGTAAGTGCTGAAGGAACTGCACAAACATTAACGGCTCAAAAAAAATTTGGTGTTTCATCTGCAGGATCATTTAGCGGAAGTGGAAATCAAATAATTGTTCCTAATAGTATTGATTGGACATTAGATGGAGCTAGTGGTGCTCCATTTACTATTGATTTTTGGATTAGACCTACAGGTGATACAACTACTCAATTTTTAATGTGTAGACCAAGTGAAGATTATACATATTATTGGGATTTGTTTATAAATACTGCTATAAATTTTAGGCATGATGATATTTTTTCAATGTCGTGCCCTATTACTGCTATTTCAGCGAATGAATGGAATCATATTGCTTTAGTTAGAGTTGACAATTCTAATAGTGTAAGTGGATGGAGAATTTTTGTAAATGGAATTTCTCAAACTTTAACAAAAGGAAGTGGGAATTGGAATGAATCTATAGTTGATACTGATGGAATATTATATATTGGTGCTAATCCTGTAGGCTATCCTTCTAATCCTTTTTTGGGTTATATTGATGAAGTTAGAATTTCTAAAGGTATAGCACGTTGGACTGAAAATTTTGAGCTTCCAACAACAGAATGGGGAACAAAAATTGTAAAAGAAAGTTCTATAATTAAATTTATTTGCTCCAATATTGGAACTTTTAAAAGTAATAATCAATATAATGATTTATGGGTTACTGGCTCAACAGAAGCTTTATATATTGAAGGTTCAAATATTTTTAATGTTTTAAGAATTAATGAAAATAAACAATTACAGTGTTCTTTAAGTTCAGTACAAGGAGTAAATAATCTTATTGCTTCTGGTTCAACTGGTAATTTAATATCAATGATGGGCTATAATCCTGGTGAAGGTTGGAGTATAACTTCAGCAACAGGAAACATTTATTGTGATTTTTTGGATCTTAATTATTCAACTGCAACAGGAGGAGCAAATTTCTTTACAGGATTGTTTTCAGTAGATAGTTTTAAAAATTATGGTTGGCTTTGGCCTTGGCTTAATATTCGTTCAGTAAGTTCAAATGAACAAGGAGATATATCAGATACTCTTTCTTCAGGAACTGCTTGGTGGAATGGTTCAACTTGGAATTCTACTGGAGAATTAGCTCAAGTAGGATATACTTTTGTTGTAAATAATGAAATTGTTACACCATTATCTGCTGTAAGTTGGAGTTCATCAAATACAGCACTAGCAACAGTTAATAGTGAAGGTTTGGTCCAAAAAACTGGTTATGGGGGATATGGTTCACAGGTTCCTGTCATAATTTCAGTTTGGTCTGTTGATAATCCAATTTATTTTGATTCAGTTTGTTTTAATCAAACATACCCAACATAAAAAATTTTATGGAACAACAAAGAGGAAAAGTTGTAACAAAATTTGGGATGTATCAACAACCATCAATGAGTGGTAGTTTTGCACATCTTAGCTTGGGTAGTTTAACTGTGAGTTCTTTAACTGCTTATAATCAAGTAATTAAACAAACTACTACTGTAGACGAATTACAAAGTATTCAATCGATTTCTGCAAATTCTATTACTTCAATAACTGTTTCTGCAATTTCAGTTTCAGCAGGTTCTATTACTTTGCCTCTTTCAGGAGTTTTGGTTAGTGATGGAATAGCAATTAGTGCAATACCTTGGACAAATTATAATGAATTTTTGAGAGGTGATGGAGTATTTGCTCCAGCTGGTTCAGGTGCAACTGCAAACTATGATGCTCAAATTGCGGCACTTAGTTCAACAGTTACAGGTCATACTGTTCAAATTGCTGCTTTAAGTGCTGCATTAACTTCTGCTACTAGTTCACATGCAGCTGTAACTCTTGGAACTGCAAATGGACTTTCATTGTCTGGTCAAATTTTAAGCATGGCTCTAGCTTCATCTTCAACAACTGGAACTTTGTCAAATGCTGATTGGAATACTTTCAACAACAAACAAGATTCTTTTGATTTGGCTGGTTTGAGCTCTACTGTAACTGGACATACAAATCAAATATCAAGTTTAAGTTCTAGTGTTACTAGTTTACAATCAGCAACAGGAACATTAACAAGTCAAATTAATTCATTAAGTTCAACTGTAACTGGTATTGAAATAAATATTTCTTCACTTAGTTCTTCTATAACTAGTTTAGAAACAGCAACTGGAACTCTTACTTCACAAATAAGTAGTTTGTCTTCTAGCATAACTAGTTTAGAATCAGCTACAGGAGCTTTAGATAATTCAAAAGTTCCTTATACAGGTGCTACTGCTAATGTAAATTTAGGAGCATATTCTATAACTGCTGAAAGATTTTATGCTTTAAGTAGTACTCCAATTGCTTCAAATGAATTAGCATCTAAAACATATGTTGATTCATTAACAACTTCACCAATAGTAAATAGTAGTACAAAAGGTTTTACTTGGTTTGCAATATAAGAGAAAATTATGAAAACACTAGTCTTAGACTCAACTAACAAATCTATTACAATAGAGTTATCTGCTTCTGCAACAACTCTAAATCCCGATTTTACATCACATTGGGCTGATGATAGTACAAATGCTTTTGTTGAAGGTTCAACAGGAGGAATTTTAAATCATACAACTCCAGTAGTTGTTGTTGATTCACCAACTGCTTCTGTTAGAAGAGTAATAAAAGAAATTACACTTAATAACTGTGATACTGCTCCTATTACGGCAATTGTAAAATATGTTGATAGTTCTACTGGTCGAGTTTTATATAAAATAGCATTACAAGTTAATGAAACTTGGACATTAGATGCTACATATCAAGTAGATGGAAGCATAAAATCAGGAATACCAATTGGAATTCATAATGGGCTTTCAGGAATACAAGGTGGTTCAGTTTCTCTTAATCAATTTTATCATTTGACTCAAGCACAACATGCTATTGTTGACAGTCTTACAGGTCTTAGTGGAGTAACTTCAGTACATAATTCTCTTATTGGTTTACAAGGTGGAGCAAGTGCTCTAGATCAATATTATCACTTACCTTTAACTGCATATTCAATTGCATTACAATCTGCTTCAAGTGATAAGAATGGTTATCTTACTTCAGGTGATTGGAATTATTTTTATTCTATAACAAGCACTATATCAAGTCAAATTAATTCTATTACAAGTTTAAGTGGGGCTGTAACTGGACAAACTGCTAACATAGATTCTTTAAGTTCTAGTGTTACAAGTCTTAGTGCAACTGTAACTAGTTTGAGTGCTTCTTTGACTTCTATAACAGGTAGTCATGCAGCAGTTACGCTTAGCAATTCAGCAAATGGTTTATCTTTATCTGGTCAAGAATTAAGTTTAGCTTTAGCATCTTCATCTACAACAGGTTCATTAACAAATACTGATTGGTCAACATTTAATGGAAAGCAAGATTCTTTTGATTTGTCAGGTTTGAGTTCAACTGTCACTGCAAATTCACAAAATATTTCTTCATTAAGCTCAACTGTAACTGGATTACAAAGTGCTACAGGTACACTTACTTCTCAAATAGATAGTTTATCATCATCTATCACTAGTTATTCTTCTGACATTTCAAGTTTGAGTTCAAGTGTAACAAGTTTATCTTCTACTGTTACTGGCTTTACAACACAAATTAATTCTTTAAGTTCAAGTGTAACTTCACTTAGTGCTTCAGTTACTAGTTTACAAACTGCAACTGGTTCTTTGACTACACAAATTAATAGTTTAAGTTCAACAGTTACTGGAAATTCTTTAGATATTAGTGCTTTAAGTTCAACAGTTACAGGACATACACAAGATATTCAAACATTAAGTGCTGCAATAACATCATCAACAGGAACACATGCTCCAGTTACTATAGGTGTTGCAAATGGATTAACTTTGAATATTCAAGAATTGAGTATGGCATTAGCATCATCAACATCGACTGCAACAGGAACTATAACAAATGCTGAATTTAATACTTTTAATAGCATCACTAGTGTAAGTGCAGATTTATATTCTTTATCTTCAACTGTTACAGGACAAACTAATCAAATTACTACTCTTAGTGGAAGTATAACAAGCTTGAGTGGAACAGTTACAGGCTTCACTTCACAAATAGACAGTTTGAGTTCTACAGTAACTGGTTATGGTTCTCAAATTACTACATTAAGCTCATCAATTACTAGTTTAAGTTCTACTGTTACTGGATTTACAAGTCAAATAAATGATCTAAGTGGAAGTGTAACTAGTCTATCTTCTACTGTTACAGGATTTACTTCTCAAATAGATTCGTTGAGTTCATCTGTTACAAGCTTAAGCAGCACAGTCACTGGTTATTCTTCTCAAATTTCAGATTTGAGTGGTAGTGTTACAAGTCTAAGTGGAACAGTTACGGGTTATACAGATCAAATTAATAGTTTATCTTCTACTGTTACAGGTTATGGTTCTCAAATTTCTAGTTTGAGTTCTAGTGTAACTAGTTTGTCAGCAACAGTAACTGGTTATACAGACCAGATAAATGCTCTTAGTTCAACTGTAACTGGACACACAATACAAATTTCTGCTCTTAGTGGCATAGTTACTCAACCCACACAAAATGTAATGTATGCTGGTACTAATGGTGGTGGAATATTTAAATCTACAAATGGTGGAGTTAATTGGTCTGCATTTAATACTGGATTAGCAAATCTTTATGCTTATGCTTTGACTGCAAATACTTCAGGTGATGTATTTTTGGGTGTTGGAAGTGGCAAAAAAGTTTATAAAAATTCTAACAATGCAGCATCATGGACTTTATCAAATACAGGATTAGATGATTTAGCTGTTGTTTGGAATTTCTGTATAAGTGGTTCAATTATTTGGGCAGCTATAGATTCTTTAGGTGGTAGATGTTATAAATCAACAAACAATGGAGCAAGTTGGGCTGCAAGTAATTCAGGTTTACCAACAAATTATGATGTTTTTGCTATTGCTCTTATGGGCAATGATTTATATGCTGGTACTTATGGAGCAGGTATTTATAAATCTACTAATGGTGGAGCTAGTTGGATATCTTCAAGTGCTGGAATGTCTAGTTTACAAGTTTATTCTTTATTTGTTGATGGAACCACAATATATGCTGGTACTACAAATCATATAGAAAGATCATCTGATAGTGGAGCTAATTGGACAACAGTATATACATCGGTTTCTAATAATGATTACATGGATTTTGCAAAAATAGGTACTACATTATTTTCTTGTGCAACTAATGATATAGGAGTAGTAAGATCAACAGATGGAGGAAATACTTGGACACAATGCTCAACAGGTTTACCAACTTCAGCAAGTGCACCAGCAGTAAATGCTTTAGCAGTTTCAGGAACAGATTTATTTGCTGGTGAATCAACTTGGGGTGTTTTCAAATCTACTAATTTAGGTGACTCTTGGACTGCATTAACATCTGGTATGACTAATACACAAATCAGAAAATTACTTGTAGTTTTGGATGTTGGAACTACAAGTTTAATTACTAGTTTGAGTTCTAATTTAACAACAGTCTCTGGTCAAGTTTCTACATTAAGTTCTAGTGTAACTTCTTTAAGTGCTAGTTTGAGCAGTTTATCAGCAAAAGTTATATCACTTAGTGCTTCAGTTACTAGTTTATCAGGAACAGTTACTGGTCATACAGTTCAAATAACTGCTCTAAGTGGAAGTGTAACTAGTTTATCAGGAACTGTAACTGGATTTACTTCTCAAATAAATTCTTTGAGTAGTACTGTTACAGGTTATGGATCTCAAATAACTGCTTTAAGCTCATCTGTTACTAGTTTGAGCTCAACAGTAACAGGTTTTACAAGTCAAATAAATGATCTAAGTGGAAGCGTAACTAGTTTAAGTGCTTCATTAACTGCTACTGGAATTTCAGGCAGTGGAGTTCCAACATTCATTGCATTATTTGATAGTTCTTCTACTTTA